GAAACTTATAGAGACCTTCTTATATAATACCTATAAACTTAAACCTAAAAAATGATTCAAGCACTTTTTACAGAAAAATATCGTCCTAAAAATCTAGAAGACCTAATCCTTCCAGAACGTGTAATGTCGAAATTTGAAAATGGATTAACACAGAATATGTTATTGGCAGGTAGCCCTGGAACGGGTAAAACCTCAACAGCAAAAGCTATTGTTAACCAATTTGGATTACCATACCTCTACATTAATGCATCTACAGATACTTCAGTTGATGTAATTAGAACCCGGATCACTGATTTCTGTTCAACGATGTCAATCCTGGATGACCAAGGAAAATTTAAGGTTGTAATATTAGATGAGGTTGATGGTGTATCTGACCAATTCTTTAAAGCACTTCGTGCAACCATGGAGCAGTTTGCTAGTAACTCCCGTTTTATTGCAACTTGTAATTATGTTAATAAAATCCCAGATCCAATTCTTTCCCGTTTTGAAGTTATTAATTTTGACTTTGATAAATCCGAAGAGAATGAATTGACAAAGAAATATATTAGAAGGGTTTATGATATTTGTGGAAAGGAAGGAATGACAATCGAAAAACCAGCCTTAGTAGAATTTGTTAAAAGAAACTTTCCAGACCTAAGAAGTACTCTTAATAAATTACAAGGATATAAAACTCAAGGTACTCAAAATATTACTGTTGATGATGTTAAAAAATTTAACTCAGTCTATAAAGATATGTTTGACCTAATTTTTAATCAAATGGACCCTGTAGTTAACTATAAGTATATTGTAGGTGAATATTCAAATAGAGTAGATGACGTGCTGCAGACACTTGGTCAAGAATTTATTGAGTATATTCAAACTGAAAAACCTCAAAACGCTCGACACATTCCACAAATTGCAATTTGCGTTGCAGAACATCAAGCACAGAGAACATTGGTAATTGACCCAGTAATTACGTTGCTTGCATGCGTATATAAAATTCAAACAATAGTTAACGGTTAAGATGGAAAAAGTAGCAATAATTTGTCCAATCAAAGATGAAAATACATTCATCCATAAGTTCTTTGAGTACTATAGTCAACATTTAGATAAAAAAGATATTTACATTCTAGATTTTGGCTCGTCTGAAGAGTACATAAATGATGTGATTAAACCAAATGCAAATATAATGCACACTAAGGTAGATATTCTAGATGCAAATGCAACTTTCTATGAAATATATTTTGCCATGGAAAAACTAAAATCTGAAGGATATGATTTTGTGATGTCGTTAGATGTTGATGAGATAATATACTATCATGCCGAAGGTGGACTAAAAGGATTTCTAGAAGGCTTAACAAAAAGCGATGATATAATAACATGCAGAGGTTATGAAGTAATCCACATTCCAACCCTACAAGAAGACCTAAAATTAGATGAGCCTTGGTTTCCACAAATTAAATATTGGTACCCTGAACAGCAGCATTATGGAAAAACATTATTGTCAAGAAAACAACTTGACTGGGGAATAGGTTTTCATAAATATAAAATAAATAATGTTTGGCAATCTAATCCTCCTGCAAATGAAAAATTATTTTTAATACACATGCATAAAACTAATTTTAAAACAACTATTGAACGTCATTTAAAATGGGCGGCAATGCCATGGTCCTCTGAAACTATTAAATACGGATATAATCGCCATTATAGAATGACTGAAGAGCAAAAAGTAATAGATTGGTATTTTGAACCAATCCTAAACAATATTATATCCAATATTCCAGAGATAATAAAAAATAACATAAAAATATAACACAAAATATTTTACCGTGTCAGATTTTTTTATTATATTTACATAAATAAATTATAGAACTATGAAACTAGGAAAACACACACTTATTATCGACGGAAATTACTTCGTACATAGTAGACTTTTTGTACTTCCACGTCCTAAAAAAGAACAATTATTAGGAGACAGAGATGGACAAGAACAATTCATGAGAAAACTATGTATTGACTTTGCATCAGAGGTCAGAAAAATGACTCCATTTGTCGATCAAATTGTAGTTGCAGTTGATTCAAAATCTTGGCGTAAAGACTTATTCCCAGCAGCAGAATATAAAGGTACCCGAGTTGCTGATAGTTCAGTTAACTGGGAAAATGTATTTAATGTTTATACAGAGTTTCAAGATATTCTTGCAAAGCAAGGTGTAATTATACATAAAGTTCCTGGCGCAGAAGCTGATGATATTTTATTCGGATGGTCGACCCAATTAAACAATGAAGGTAAAAATTGTATTGTTTGGACAGGTGACCGTGACCTTATTCAATTAGTTAATTATAATGAAGCAACAGATGCATATACCCTATGGTACTATAATTCTAAGCGTAGATTGTTAGCATTCGAAGGTTTCGAAAACCTTATTAACAAACCTAATGAGGTAGAAATATCAAATGATGACTTGTTATTTAACATGGGTTCTGCTGATGTTCTTAATAACCAACTTAAAGGTGATTTTATTAGTTGGATTGCTAAAAACGGAGTAGAAATAGAAGAGATTAATTGTGATGATTTTATCTTCTCTAAAATCTTACAAGGTGATAAAAGCGATAACATTCAATCAGTTGTTTCATGGACTAAAAGAACTAGTACTGGTTCTATCCGAAACTATTCAATCACTGAAAAACAGGCAATTCAAATCCTAGAAAAATATCGTGAAATTGAAGGTAACTTCCACATTGACCATTTTTTCTCTGAGGAACAAGTTAAAACCATAGTTAATATGATTCATGATGTTGTTGGTAAATCTACAATTGATGAAATCCGTTTGCGATTCAATCAAAATCTAGACTTAATGTTACTTCACTTTAATACGATACCTGGTGGAATTCTAAAAGCAATATATGATGAAATTGAAAAAGATTTTACAGTTGAAACAAGATTGGCCGGATTAACTCAGATGGAAAAGATATTAGAAGGTACACAGTGGAATTCAAAAGGTGCAACCGGAAGTGGTGCTCCAAAGAGTTTTGACCCATTTGCAACGTTACAACTAGACAAAGTTTCTCAACAACCTGAAACTAAAAAAATAAACACGTTATTTTAAAATGACTAGCGAGGATATTTTAACAGAATTACTAATTGAAGCGCACAAAGACGGCGACTTTGACAAGGTTATTGCTGAGGTAAACAAATTACAAAAAACCGATATAACTAGTACACGAATTGAACTTTTTAAAAAAGCAATAAAAAATGTTAGACGAAACAAAACTGTTTGATTTTATAAAAATAATATTCACCAAACCTGCTGAATATAAAAAAATAAGTAACCATAATAAGAAGCGACATCATTTCATGATTAATCGCTTCTTTTCGATTCAATACCCAGCAAATGCCCAATTATTTAATAAAAATGGGATTAATCCACTTGCAGTAATTGATAGTTGGTCTCTTGTTGCAGCCCGATTTAAAAGTGTACCGGGTTGGATTTATACTAAGACCAAAAAGTCAGAAAAAGAAGTGACTTCAAAAAGCAAATATATACCCTCAGAAGAAGCCATCTCATTCTTTATGCAAAGAAATGAAATTGGCAAAAGAGAATTTAAAGAACTTGAAAAATTTGCTAAAGAAGAACTTTATACCTCTTTACAGAGAATAGAGAATTCGATGCAGGTATATTAATATCCGACTATGCAACAATTTGAATTTAGTTCGATCCCAACTGCGATCGACGTTACGCTGTACAAATATAATTACATTGACAATAAATTATGGGCACAAATCCAAAACGATATTGATTTTATCGAACTTGGAAATGACTCTATAATGGTATCGTCATCTCAATTAAAATACATATTAGATACATATTATCAAAATTCTATCAATAAAATTAAATCGGTTGGTTCCGATTTTATGCATAAAGAAATCAACACAGTCTTTTTTCTTTTCCAAATATTAATAGAAATGGAAAATTTACAATATATCAAATTAACCCTCAATAAGGATAAAAAGTACTCCCGAATAATTGAAACTGATGGTATAAAAATGATTCAATTCAGTTTTAAACTACTAACTGCAACTCTGAGACTTTATGATTTATATGAAGACACAGAACTTCCATTAGTTAATAAGATTCTAGAAGAAATTGAAGTATTCGAAGAGGGAATTCCATTTGCTAGACTTAATGCAAAAGAACTCTATGATAGTATACTTTTCTATCTTGATGAAAAAGACCCTGAAGATTCCGATGCTGGAATAGTTACCGACATTTTAGATATACTTGAGTCAAAAATTGAAAAAGAGGACCCATTAATCCTATTAATTACCGACTACTAATATTTCGTGAATATATAAAAGAAAAACATTTAATATGAATTTCTTTAGTAATTTCGGTAAAAGAGAAGCATTAATCTATATTATAGTAACTCTTTGGGTAGGTATGGGACTTTTTGGAGCCTTTAAAGAGGCAAGCTTCACAGACCTTTCAGTATATTTTGGATCCCTAACAGCATACGCTGCAACTTATATATGGGCTGAATCCAAGAAACCAAGCTCAAAATCAGCAATTCTTAAGCCGGGACCAAACTCTCGAAAAGAGGTAATGATATATGTTATTGTTATTCTTTGGGCTATCGCAGGTTGCGGAGCCATTTGGTTTAAAGCAAACTTAAATGAACTTGCACTATATTTTGTATCATTAACTGGATTTGTAGCATCTTGGCTAGCTGGAGAGGTTTATGCTCCACAAGACGAGGTAAATAAAAATAAAGACTAATAATGGTAACCAATTATACAGCAAATGAATACGGAGATTTCTTTGTCGCATCTATCCAACAACCATATCTTAATACAACCCAAGTTGACAACTGGGATATTGTTGTAGGTCTTAAAAAACCTCACATGACTGGTAATGTTACTGGTTCAAGTACATCATTGAATGTTTTTGGATATGAAACTCAATTCACTACGTCATTTGCTTCTGGAGATTCTATAATTATTGGTAATATAACATACGAAATCGACGTTGTTATTAGTGATACTGAATTGACTGTTACTGAACCCTTACAATACAATTTTACAAATGCTAAATATTATACAACACCAGACCTTGTAAACTTTTTTGAATATGAATTTAGATGGTCCAAATCTGGAACAATTTTCTCTGAATTTGCTCCATTAAATCATGGAACAGGCTCTGGAGATATTCAAGGAATTACTTTTGACCCTACCAAGCCTCTTTATTTTGATATTAAGGCAGAGGTTGCTGGACTTGCAACTGGAAATACGTTAACATTTCTTTCAATTACAATTTCAATTATAACCGGGGATGGTATAATAGTATCATGTCCAAATTTCTGTACTGATTGTACCGATCCTTTTGCAATGAATGGTTGCGCAAATATTCAAGTTACATGTAATGCATCAAACCAATTTAATCCATACGCTCTTACCAAATCAGTTAAAATGTATAAGCAACTTGTTAACATTGTTAATGGAATTTTTGGACATGAGGTTACCTACTTTAAAACTGAACCTGACGCAAGAACATCTGATGTTATTTTGATGGAATATTCATTACATAATGTAACTGACAAGCAAACAATAAAGATAATGGTTCCAGATAATGAATTCCCTACAGAAGCTAGCACTTATGATATATTTGGAATTGAATTAGAGGACTTTGAAATTCATATAACTGCTGAAGAGTTTGAAACTCATTTTGGGGCAGGAAAATATCCAAGAAACAAGGACTATATGTTTATTCCAATTATTAATAGAATGTACGAAATAAACTCTGTTTCTTTAGCAGATGAATTTAATAGAAGCCATTCATATTGGAAAGTTAAACTTGTTAAATACCAAGACCGCGGAGATGTTATCAAAGGACAATTTGACGACGATACTGACGTATTAATAACTGGAATTGAAGAAATATTTGGAGAAAGAATTCAAGACGAATATAAAAAGAATCTTAAGCCGGAAATATTCCAAACAGTTATTAATAAATATAACGATGGAATCCGAACCTTTGTTGATACAAAACTTGGAATAGTTGATTATGACTTAAAAAATAGATGGACTATTGTCAGCAAAAATCATTACAATTTTTTAAATATGACACTAGGAGATTCTGCTGTTGTTTACGAAGCTCAATCTGAAGTTAAATCAGGACATGGAATTGCATTCTCTTCATGGTTTGCCCCTCGATTTGCATCTAATTCAGTTTTAGATTATAGATTAATTGGAGATACTGCCGACAAGTTTTCAATAACAATAAGTAATACCGAGTTAATTGTTACAACACCACAAGGAGTACAATACTTTACACATGGAATAGCTTTTAACCCTGCAAAATGGTATGGTTATGTTGTTAATATCAATAATGAATTTCTTCAAATGTCTGCATCAATATATAGTCTTGATACGTCAAACAATATGATGCTTCCTCAAAGCGCTGGAAATAATTTAACTAATGAATTTACCCAAATAGTACCGCAACTTGAAGAACAGATTTGGACTTCTCAAGCAAAATTTGAATTACAAGCTAATAATATGATAATGACCAATATTAGAGTATTCGATACTCCTGTTGAATTTGAACAGCATTCAAATATTTTAAATCAATACGTTGTAAGAGATAATCAGCACGCAATTATTGTTGATAATGCAATTCCAAGCATAGGATTCCAAAAATATGCCAATGCTCGTTAATTTCGATATATAATTTAATAAAACAAATTTATATGTCAGAAAATAAAAGTATAAAAGACCAGGCAGAGGATATCCGAAAAGACCTTGACGAATTAATCGGGGCAGGAAGCGGAGAAATATCTGAAGTAATAGAAACTGATGTAGCACTTCCGGCAAGAAGAGCACAAAATCATGTAACTTTTGCCGAACTTAAAGAGAGCTCTACCCGAAAGGCTAAGAAAACTATTACTGCCTTAATGAAGTTCTATTTGGATGAGGATATTATAGAGCGAGATGAGTATATTCAAGCTAAAAAGAAGATGGACGAAATGACAATGAGTTCATTAGTTTATCAACTTCAAGCCGGAGAGCGGGCTCTTACAACCTTGCTTAATGCAATTGAAGATGGCGAAGTTGCTCCTAGAATGTTTGAAGTACTTGCAACCCTACAAAAATCAATGCTCGATATAATCAAATCTCAAACAATGTATTTAATGGCAACTGAAGAGAGCGCCAAAAGAATTGCACGAGATATTGAGATATACAGAAAACGAGATAACATCAGAGAAATAGAAGTTTCAGGCGGAGACGCAGGTTCTGGAAATGTTCAAAGAGGTACTAAAGACCTAATGAGAATGATCCGCGAAGGAATCGATTCTTCCGAAGCTGACATTCAAGATGTTGAAATAACAGAATAATATGGCAAACGAAGGATATGTTGGAGACAACAAATGGATTCCCTCAGGAGAATCAGACCAGGATGCACAGAAACTAGTATGGTCAACTAAAATCATTAATGATTTAATGGTTGCGCTTGATAAAGGTTATAGACCCCAAGTCAGCATGCCATTCTACGAAGGAAAACAATTCCTACGAAGAGGTAATATTGTATTTGAATATACTGATGCAGAACTTAAAGAAATTGCAAAGTGCGCAAATGATATCGTTTACTTTGCAGAAACCTATGCGGTTGTAATGACCGATAATGGTATTCAACAGGTAAAATTACGTGAATATCAAAAAGACCTCTTAAGGGACTTTCAACACAATAGATTTAATATTGTCTTAGCATCCAGACAGATGGGTAAAACTGTAACTGCCAGTATTTTTAATGCATGGTACCTTACATTTAACTATGACAAAACAACCCTACTACTTGCAAATAAATCTGAATCAACAAAAGAGATTATTGACAAGGCTAAAGTTGTAATTGAGAACCTTCCATTCTTTATGAAGCCGGGAATTATCAAATATGATGTAATGAACGTAAGGGCTGATAATGGTTGTAGACTTGTTGGTCAGTCAACTACAGCTAAGTCAGGTATTGGTTTTACTATTCACAATTTATATCTTGATGAGTTTGCTCACGTTCACCCAACGATTGTAAACTCATTCTATGAAAACGTTTACCCTACGCTTTCTGCATCGAAGATTTCGAGGATTAATATTACCTCTACACCAAATGGATTTAATAAGTTCTATGAAATTTATGCCGATGCTGAAAAGGGACTTAATGAATATAAAGCAACCCGAATAGATTGGTGGCAACATCCTGATAGGGACGATGCCTGGTATAAAAGAGAACTTGGAAACTTAGGTTCTGAAGATGCTTTTAATAGACAATACGGAAATGAGTTTACAAGTTCATCCAGTTTATTATTAAGTCCTGGCACTATGAAAAATATCCGAAAAAATGCCAAGAAATTTGTTTGGCATGATATTGAAGAGTTTGAAAATGCCCATATTGATACTCAAGGATTTCTTTCATTTAATCCAAGTTTTGATATTGAAGAGGCCGGAAACGAAGAAAAATATTATCTATTTACAGTTGATATTGCAGAAGGAAATGGAGGAGACTATTCAGTTATAAATATGTTTGAAGTTGAACCACTTCCGGATAAAGACATAGAAAATTATATTAATCCAGGAGCGATGTATGATTTTTTCCGGATTAATCAGGTTGGAATATTCCGAAGTAATGAGCATCCAATCGAAGATTTTGCAAAAATCTTATACATATTAGCACTTGATGTATTTAATGCTGAAAACGTTAAATTGATTATTGAATATAATACTTATGGAAGTATCTTATTGCAATACCTTTCAACGGTTTTCCCAGGTCGAAATGAATTTGAAGATGAATTGGTCCTAAGATTTAAACACAGGCATGATGCAAAAGCACCAAAACCTGGAATACGACTTAAATCTGATAATAAATCAGTGTTTTGCCAAAACTTTAAAAAGTTTATAGAAATTAATCGTGTTAAAATAAATGACATTCAAACAGTTCAAGAGGCAAGTCTTTTTGGAATTGTTAAAAACGGAAGTTATGGAGCCCAGATGGGAAATGATGATTCAATCATGACATGCATTACCGCAACCGAATTTTTTACAACAGTTGATTATGCCGATTATGTTGAAGAACTATTAGATATTATAGAGCCTGAAAAGCACTCTCTCATGGAGAAAATATTATATAAAAATAATGAAACAAGTGGAGACCTTCAGTATGACATATACGATTTGTTGGGATAAAATCCATTTTAATTTAGATATATAATAAAAGAAAAAAAATACACTTAAAATTATGGCACTAAGTCCGCAATTATTAAATTTTAAGAGCTCAGGAGTTTATAGACTTGAGTTTGATAAATCTCAGACAGCAAATATAAATGTCGAGACTCTTAGATTAATGGTAGGTCACTCTAAAAAAGGTCCTTACAACACACCGGTTTTGATTGATTCAGTTGAAACTCTTGTAAATGTGTTTGGAAACATTGATAAAAGTTTAGAAAAAAAGGGAATGTTTTTCCACAGATCTTGTATCGAAGCACTTTCAAGAGGTCCTATATTAGCACTAAATCTTGAGCAATTTGTTCCTGGAGATATTGCATCTTACCAAAGTCCAGTAACCTGTGGAGGTGCTGGAGCAGTTAACATTACATCAGATAGTGGTAATTCAGGATACGCAGATTTCTTTGATAATGATAAATTCATGGTTCCTTCAGATGCTGAAACATTAGCAACTATAGTTCCTGATAACGATCACGTCTTAAACTTTGTTAATATTAAACAAGAACCAATCACAATCATCGTAAGACAGGCTCAAGAAGTTAAAGAATTTGACTTAACTGCAAGAGAATGGTATGGTGTTGGAAATGTTCCAGAATACTTAAATGATTTCGATAAAATGTCAGATTTTATGGTTGATGTATTTGTATTCAAAGGAGAATTCGATGCTGCTGCAATGATAAATGACCCAATCTATTCTGCTTATTTTACAGCAGACGGTTTAGATAAAACAAAACTTGCACAATTTGCAAACCTTAGACAGGTTAGTTTAATTGCACAATACACAGGTTCTATCTTACCAGGATTTAAAGACCTTGAAGGTAGAAACTTATATATTGAATCAACTATTAACGCAGAAGCTAGAAGAACTGGTTTATTCTGTGCAGTTAATGAAGATGCAGTTATGGACGAACAAGGAACTCAAGTTGATTTTGTAGGACATGTTCATAATAGTGCTAATTCTTATGAATTACTATCTCACTATGTTCCTGCAGGTGATAGAGAAACTATATTTGATTTTATAACTGATGGCGCTACTATAGGAACTGACAATACATTAGGTAGTTCAAATTTCACTGTAACTTATACGACTGGAGATGAGCCTACAACATTCCCAATTACAGTTGGACAATACGTTGATTCTGAGAATCTTGGAACTAGACTTGCAAGAGTTAATAGAATTGCAAAAGCAATAGTTGGCGGAGATACTATTTTTACAGTCTATACTGATGTAGTACCGGATTACCAAAGTAGAATTATTAAATCTTATGAATCAGCTTCTCTAGTTTATAAGACATTTGTATTACAAAAAGCAAATATAACTGGAAAAGAAATAAGCGACTATTTATCTGTTCTTTCTGGAGGTAATGGAATCTATGATGCCCTAATCGACAAAGACATTATTGATTTTAGATATGTTGTAGATACTTTTACATCTTTTGATGTGAATGGTTTAAACAACAAACGCAATCTTTCTCAATTAGCAAAAGATAGACAAAATGCTGCCGCAATCTTAAATGCACCAACAATTGAAGATTTCAAAAAATCTACAGACCCATCTTTCACAGATGCAAATGGAGCTTTTGATACTGCTTATATTGCAGATGGTGGTAATCAAGATAAAAACCCTACTAAAATATATGCTCTACCAAGTATAAATGAAGGTGCAAATTATGCATTCTACTACGGACCTGGTTTAATTGTAAGCGACAATGGAAAAGACATTATTGTTCCTCCAGCTGCTTATGTTGCTAACAACTACATCGACAAATACACGAACGCCCTTCCATGGTCAATCGTTGCTGGTCCAAGAAGAGGAGTTGTATCTGGTACAAACGTTAAAGGAGTTGAATATTCTTTTGACAAAGGTGATAGAGATATTTTAGAGCCATTTGGTTACAATCCAATTGTATTCCAAAGAGGAACAGGTTTAACTATCTTAGGTAATAAAACTGCGCAACAATCTATTAAATCTGCACTTTCTTCTGCTCACGTAAGAGAGGTACTTATTTACATCGAAGATGGTATGGCAAATATTCTTAAAGATTACGTATTTGAATTTAACACTGCACAAACAAGACTTGAAATCAAGACCCTTGCAGATTCATTCTTACAAGGTGTTAAACAAGATAATGGTATTTATGAGTTTAAAAATGTAATGGACTCTACGAATAACACTAATGAGATTATCGATAACAATATGGGTATAATTGATACTTACGTAGAACCAGTTAAAGGTTTAGAAATTGTAGTTCATAGAACAACAGTTTTAAATACTGGAGAAATTCAATCAGGTAACCTATAATCGTGATATATAAAAAAATAAAAATTAATTAACATGGGATTACCACACTATAATCAAGACCAAACGTCTAGAAAAGGTAGAAATTTTGAACCAATCCAGCCTAACCTGTTTGAAGTTACAATACTTCCACCAGCTGGTGTTGCAGATGCTCCACTTTTATTACAGCACGTTAATTCAATCTCAGGATTAGAATTATATAAAGACATTGCTGCAGTAGAACAAAAATACAAATGGGTTACTAGATCGTTCGCTGGTATGCCTGATGGAACTGCAGTTGATGTAACCATTAACTTCTCATTAAACTTAAATGAAGCAAATCAAGCTTATTTATACAAAGCAATGAGACAATGGTATAACTTAAGATACGATCCGAATACTGGTACAATGGGTCTTAAAAAAGATTACGTAGGTACTATTGTTATCGTACAGTTCAACAGAGCTGGAGATATTTATAGAACAGTAACTTTAGAAGATTGCCAAATTTCTTCAGCTTTAGGTTTTACTACTGAATTAAATTACGATTCTAAGGATGCTGCTACATTAGAAGTAGGATGGAGATGTGATGCTTGGAAAGAAGTTCTAGCATAATTATTTTATAAAGTATAGGGAATAATTGATTTGTTCCCTATATTTTTTTGAAACAAAAACATAATATAATGATAATATAATATATTGATGGATAAACTAACCAAAAAGTTACAGGTCTTATTATCAGAAGATGAAGTAACTTTAATTAATCGAATAATACTTACTGAAGCTATCGAAACAGGACAAAGACCAATTTCAATCTCAGCATTTATTAGAGATGTTATAAGAACCGAAATAGACAAGAGAGCAGATACAATAACCAAATTTAATAAAATCGACATTAAAAAACTTAAAAACAAATAATTTATGAATACAGAAAATGATTCAAATCTAGAAGAACAATATAAAAATATGGTTCAGTCTGTAGAAAACCAAGAGGTTTATGTAGAAGTTCCGGAACCAGCACAAGAGGCACCCTTAAATCTAGGAAAAGTTAACATGCAAAGATTTACTGGAGATAAAGCTGAAGATGCAGATTTTCACCTAGGTTACCACACAATTCCATTACTTTCATTACCTTCAGGTGGTATGTTTTACCCGGAAGGAACCGAACTTTCAATTAGATCTGCTAAAGTTGCAGAAGTTAGACATTTTTCAACGATTGATGAGACCAACGTGTTAGATATCGATGAAAAACTGAATACAATAGTAGATTCATGTACAAGAATTACATGTTCAATAAAAAGATTATCTTATAAAGACCTTTTAGAAGAGGACCGTTTTTACGTTATTCTTTCTATTAGAGACTTAACTTTTCCAGAGCCAGAATCAAACTTAAAAATTGAGCACACTAGCAAAAAAGGAGAGAAGCATGATATTGAAATTAAAAAAGATTATTTTCAATACTTTAAAATTCCAACAGAACTTGACAAATATTATGATTCTGAAACAAAATCATTTCAAGTTGAAACGCGTTCATTTGGTACTATTGAAATGAAACCACCTGCTATCGGAGTTATGCAAAAAATTACTGCATATATTAAAGAAAAGCAGCAAAAAGGACTTAAAGTTGACCAGTCAGTACTTCAAATCATTCCATACTTACACAAAGATTGGAGAACTTTTAATGACAAAACAATTTTTGAATTTGAAATTGAATTAAACGGTTGGACAAATAAAAAATACAATCTGGTTTATACGTTGGCTGAAAAAATGAAAGTCGGAATTCAACCAAACATGCTAGTACAATTAGGGGACGAGGAGGAAGAGGTTCCCATCAGTTTTCGCGACGGAATCAAATCTCTTTTCATTGTTCAAGATATCGCTGGAGAACTTCTTTAAAACGAAGTTTCAAATATATCTTAAACTCCATACGCAACCATCGGAACTTGAGAGAATGGAATACTATGAATTCCATTATCTTGTTAAAGACTTGATAGAGCATATTAAGGAGGAGAATAAACAGAACACTAATCAAAATGATGCAGCATCAGGAATGATGGGTAATATGAAAATGCCTAACATGAAAATGCCAAATATTAGCATGCCGAAAATGTAAAACAAAGGGTCCCTAATCGGGCCCTTTTTTATTTGGATATATAACAAAGATAAAACCTTTATCCCAAAAAAATCGACAATAGGTGACTCAAAGCAATAAACAAATTGGATTACTAACAAGCCCATTAAATAAAATTCAAGACGCTACCGAAGCAACTGCGGTTATTCTTAATAGAATCGCTGAAGTTGTTCTTAACGGAACGAGTAGTAAATCCGGAGAGACCACTTCAGATGAGCTTAAAAAACAAACAACAATACTTACCGATATTCGAAGCATCTTAAGAGAGCAGAATAAAGTATTAGCATCAGGCGCTGGAGCAAAAGGTGGCGCTGGAGGAGGAATGTTCTCCCCAATGTCGGCTAAAGATGTTGGATTAACAGCGCTAATGATAGTTGGAGTTGCTGGAGCAATTGTTGGAGCAGCTGCAATATTTACATTAGTTCCAGTTATTTCAATAGGACAATTACTTACAGTACTTGCAGTTGCAGGTATTTTTGCACTTATTGCACCTACATTTGTTAAAATAGCAGAAGTACTTAGTGGACAAAAAGACCTTGCTGGAAATGGAAAGGGAGTAGATTTAAGTAAACCAAAATCTATGTTTGCACTTGCAGGAGCAACGACTCTTGCGATGGTAGGAATTGCAATATCTATAGTATTAAGTGGAGCAATATTTAGTTTGATGCCAGTTATTACAGGTGGTCAATTTTTAACAGCATTAGCAGTTGCAGTTATAATGATTCCAGCCGCTTTTGCATATTCAATGATTCTTAAAGCATCCAAAGATATTACAAAAGAACAATTAATGTTTGCAGCAGCAGCAATTCCATTAATGGCACTTGGTATTGTTGGAGCAGCTTACGCGTTTATGTTATTACCAAAAGGAGACAATTTAATAGCTCCAGATCCTATATGGGTCCTAAAATCTGCTCTTGCTATTGGATTATTTGCAGTTGGTTTTTATTTTATTATGAAAGCAATTAAAGGAGCCAGTCCTAAAGAACTTCTTTATGGTGCCTTGGCAATTCCATTAATAGCACTATCATTAGTAGCAATTTCAGTTATATTTATGATGCTTCCGCAAGGAGACAATTTAATGGCGCCGGATCCTATATGGACTCTTAAATCTGCACTTGCAATTGGACTTTTTGCAGTTGGATTTTATTTCATTATGAAAGCTATCAAAGGAGCTTCTCTTAGAGATATTATATTTGGTGCAGTAGCAATTCCAGTTATGGCAATTGGTATTGTTTTGACATCTTGGATTTTTATGGCTCTTCCGGAAGGAGACAATTTAAAAGCGCCAGACCCTATGTGGGTTCTTAAAGCTGGTTTTGCCATGCTTATTTTTGCAATTCCTTTTTATATAATTTCAAAAGCAATCAGTGGAATGAGTCTGAAAGAAATGTTATTTATGGCAGTTGCAATTCCAATAATTGCATTTGGAGTTCTTGCAACCGCATGGATTTTTCAAGGACTTGCTGGGATTAAATTTGAAGCACCCGAACCTGAATGGAGTCTTAAAGCCGCACTTTCTGTTGTCCTATTCGGAGCTATGATGTATCTTTCAAGCAAAAGTATTGGAAAATTAAGTATGGGTGATATGCTTAAAGCCCTATTAGGGGTTGTTGTAGCATCATTCGCAGTAATTGCAGTTGCATTGTTATTTTCAATGTTACCAGGTACATTTATTGCTCCACCAATGGATTGGACATTATCTGCCGCTTTAGCAATTGGTGCATTTGCCATTGTTATTTCGGGAGTTGGTATAGCTGTACAAGCATTGAGTCCAGCGACACTTCTTTTAGGAGCACTAGGTATTATAGTAATTGCAATAACAATCGTGGCAGTTGGTTGGATTCTTTCCTTATTAGCACCGGCTATGCCAGCGCTTAAAGGAGTTGCCAGTGGATTTGTCGATATTGTAATGATGCCGGTAAATGCTATTATCACAGCATTTGCCCGATTTAAAGATGAAATTGGAATTGAAAATATGATTCCTCTTGCTATTGGTGTTGCTGCCTTAGGAGGCGCTTGGTTAATATTTTCTGCTGCAGTAGCTGGTGGAGATGTTGCAGGATTACTTGGTTCGGCAGCCGGAGCAGTTGGAGCAATTTTTAATGGAATCTCATCTCTTTTCGGAGGTAGTACTCCTTCACCTCTTGATATATTAAGGGAACTTGCAACGCTCGGACCACAAATACAAACACTAGCAGCACCGCTTACTGCTGTTGGTACTGGATTTGCTCTTATTAATAAATCAGCAAACGGAGTTTCTAAAGCATTTGAAAGCGTTACTAAATTTGTCGGAGACACTGATGCTGATGATTTAACTGCAAACGCAAAATCATTAAGTAGTATTGCAAACTCTTACGCTAAGATTTCAAATGCAAGCCGAACATTAAATGTTAAAGCAATTGAAACTACTACAAACATGTTTAAAGCCCTTACGGATCTTGCCAAGAATAATGGACAATCTGCAATGGGAGTCTTAGCCGATAAATTACTGGTTGCTGTTAAAGAACTTACTGGAGCAGCTAAAAATCTTGAAGATAGTGTTGCAAAACAAGGAGATAATACTAGCGCTGCCGCAGATGTTGTTTCTGGAGCATTTAACAATATTAAAGAAACTGTTACTGGAGTTAAAAAGGATGTAAGCAAAATGACAGCCGATGCAAAAGGTGTTATGGACCTTCAGCCACTTATTGATGCAATAACATCATTAGAAGAACGTTTTGATACATTCATTACTGTTAAGATCAAACCAGAATAAACAAACCACGCATTTTTTATATAATATAAAATTTATAAAATTATGAAATACCTTTATTTTAGTGCACCGTGGTGCGGACCTTGCAAACAATTAGCACCAAAAATGGAATTAGTTGCAGAAAGTGTTACTGTTGAAAAAATCTTAGTAGATTCAGACACAGAAACAACCGAAAAGTATGGAATCCGAAATATTCCAACAGTAGTATTAATTAATGAGAATGGAGTTGAACTTGAAAGATTTGTAGGAGTTAATCCAGTTGAATTCTATCTTGAAAAATTTGAGAATCATGCCAACTAAAGAATCAATTGTTCAACGATTATTAGACGAGAAATTAATAACTGCTAAAGAAGCAGTTGTCTTATTAAAGACTGAAAATACTAAATGGTTACCAAATCCAAATCCATGGATTGGTCCTGGAACAACCTTGCCGTATCAGCCATACACTGCTCCAAATACACCATATAATCCAATGTTTCCGCAGTGTGATTGGACTTTTCGACCAGAAAACCAGCCGTTGTATGGGAAATATACAACACATACAGGAACTGCAAACCCTAATTCATTTGCGCATACTACAAACGAGAACTTTTGCGCTAAATAAAAAAGCCAAGGTTATTTACCTTGGCCTTTATAAGCTTTTTTGTATTTTTGGGCTCCTTTATTCTTAGTACTTTTAGTTTTAGAATGAACCCCTTTTCTTTTCTTTTTTGGAGTTGCGTTGAAAGCCCCTCCTGTAGTGCCTTTTGCCATGATGTATGAATATTTTTAGATTAGATTATTTATCTAAACTTTTTGTAAAAAATTATTGAAAAAGTTTTACCGCGTCAGGTTTTTTGTTTATATTTACACTATAATTAAAATATATAGAATATGAAGAAAATTAAACTATATGAACAATTTATAGAAGAGAGAAGCGGAGAGCTTTTTAATCCTAAGAAAAACAAACCAGTCATATTAAAACCGACTAAAGATACAGAATTAGAAAAGGAATTCTTTAATCTTATTAGTACAGCGTACTCTGAGATTGGAGGACATATCAAGGTACAATCACCTAGTGATGTATTTAAAGACCCTGATTGGAACTATTGGGAGGGAATAGATATTCACGGCAGTAATGATTTTGATGTTATCATGTTTGGTGAAAAAACCCGATTTGGACTTAAATTCTCAGGAGTTGGCCATGATGGAACCAAAGATGCTAAGAGAGATTATATGGATAGACGAGGAAAAGAATTAAAACAACTTGGATATTATATAGAAGTTTCTGGTAAAATTGCCGAAATCTTAATTAATAAGTACCAAGTACCTATTGTAACCGACCAAGAAACAGTAGAAAAGGTCTTGGGTAAAAAGGTCGATTGGATTGGAAACCTAGACGGTGGAACTGGCGGAGGTTGGTATAGTCGAACTATAGGTGGAGGAGCCCATGAAAAAGTAATGTTAGGTAAACCAAAGGTATAGTATGAAAGCACTATTTTTACATGGTCTTGAAAGTAAAGCTAGGAGTCAAAAGTCAGAGTTCTTAGCAAAGTTTGATGCCGAATGTCCTGTAATGGACTACAAAAATCCTGGGATGTTTAATGAAATCTTAGCAAAGATACAAAATAATAGACCAGACGTTTTAATTGGAAGCTCAATGGGAGGATGGTTTGCATATTGTCTTTCAACAATCACTGGAATACCAACTATTCTTTTTAATCCAGCAGTTCATAGTCGTTCAATGGAACCAGCAGTACAAATTGGAAGTATGAAAGCAAATCATACTGTTATTCTTGGTAAGAGGGATAATTTAATTAACCCTGAAGGGACAATTGAATGGGTTAAAAAGAATCCTGGAAATTTTAATATTCACTTTGAAAGTAATGGACATCAAACACCAATAAATGTATTTAAGAAATATGTACTAAATTCTGGCTATCTTAATGAGATGCAGAGAATTAAAATGTTTGAGGAATTCAAAAACATAGATTAAAAACTTTAACATAATTTTAACACTCCAGATTTTACCGTCTGGAGTTTTTTGATTATATTTACATATCTAATTAAATTAAACACCATGGAAAAGAAAAAACTTACAAAAATAAACTTCACATTAGAGGAATGGTTTGATGCCCTAAAAGTACCGGCACCGTATCGTAATAAAAAGAAGTATTATAAGAAAATAAAGCATAAAGATAAATCCGAGGATTTATAAAAACTTGTACCATTTAAAAATTAATAATAAACGCCATGAAACAAAATGTAAAAAGCAATCTCCAGTTTGCATTATGCTGTATTATTGTCTTAATACTTACAGCTCTAGTTGCTCACTTTTCACCTGTAATGTAATATGAAAAATTATATTTTATTCACAAGATGTAAAAATAGTATCTTGATAGCCATACTATGCATTAAACTAAGTTGGAATCCCAAACCCCACGGGGCAGCCAGAGCATTGGACAAGAAATATAAGGCTAGCACTTTTGCAATATGTTAATAACTTTAACAAAAAATTAACACAAAATAGTTTCCGGATTCAAAAAAGTTGATTATATTTACATATCTAATTAAAACAAAGAAATATGACGACATTTAAGTTCAATACAGTATCAGAAGCAATGGGTCAATTAAGCCACTTAGGTTGCACCGATTACGAATTCACTAATACAAAGACCCAAATCACAGTGATAGGTATTAATGGCAAAAAGAAGGTTGCAAAAGCAATAATTAAAAAATAAAAGCATGGGATATTGGACAACCGCATTTGGAAAACGTAAAAGATTTAATCGAATAGGACATCAACATTTGTCTAACATCTTATGGTTCAAAGAGGTCTTTAATAATGCAACAATCTATAATGATAGGGCTTATGGAGAATTACTTTTAGAACTTCGTATAAGATACGATGGCAAACGAAAACCATGGAAACCCTTACCAATTCCAAATGAAATCGATTGGTTAATTCAAATGGGTCTAATTATTAACGAGGATATAGTCTTCAAAGGTACAAAAATAGGTTCAATCAAACATATTAATTTAACACTTAAACAAATATAAAAACAGCATGCGTAAATGCAAGCAATAATTAAAAAATAAGACTATGCTAGACGAATTACAAAAAGTTTGCACAAAACAAAATGCATTAATGTTATCAATGAGTAAAGAATCATGTGATGATATTCATTCAGTATTAAGAAGTAAACAATTAGCCGAAAGCATAATTGAACTTGAAATTAAAAAACAATTATTAATAGATTTAATAGCTAAACTAGTTTAATCATGGAAAAACTATCAAACTTAAAATGGTACCTTGCACTTCCAATATGGTATGCAATAATGACAACGGTCGTATTTATAATATGGTTTGGACTCTCTCAAGCAATGGGAGGACCTGAAGATGTATTTACAAATCCAGTGACATCTCTTAAATTTTCAAGCCTAATGTCAATTCCATTTACTGCTATTGCCCTACTTATGGTTAGCATGTCAAAGTCCAATACATTATTCTGGGACAGGGCCGAAGAGGTTAGTGAAAGAATCGAAGCTGCTGAAACTTCAAAGGAACTGCATGCAATAATCAATGATGAATTTATAGAAGGTGGAACTCTTAGAAGATTATCAGGTGGAGGACCCCACTATGATAAAATGAAACAAATGCTAGCCATTATAAAAACTAAAATTAAATACGTAAAATAATGGACGGAATTATTAAATGGGAAGTAGACCATGATTATACTGTTGATAGTTATTTATTAGTAGGAGATTACAATGGACACCGTTTTGTAAAACCTGTCTTAAAATATTTCTGGGGAATTCCATTAATGTATGCAAAATGGTGCATAACCAGAAATTACACTATTTTATATCCTGAACAATTTAAAAAAACAAGTAATGAGCAATAAAGAAAAAAACATCGATGATGCATTAGAAGGATTAAAATTAATGAATGCTTTTATTTCAAATTCAGGTGGAATGCTTGAGAGTATCTTTGGAGGTTTACATAAACCTGAACCGATAGAAAAATATCCATACCAAAAATTAGGAGATGGATATGAACTTCGACCGATTCCTCTTACAAAAAAACAATCTGAAAACTCTAGAATTGTAGGGATGAAATATTCTCACCTATATCATAATGACCTTAAAGTATCGGACTTAATCTTTCGTAAAGGCGGACTTGGCGGAACTTTTAAAGATGGTTATTGCTCTTTAATTAATTACGTTAAAACAAAACAACCAAAAAAGAACGATAATGGTTTTTCATTTGGAACCCATGTAATTATTAATAGACTTGGAGAAATTTGTTTAAATAGGGAAAGTTTAGATTATCCATACCATATAGGAGGACATCTTGCTTCGATTGGTAATTACATATATGATTTACGAACTGGAAATGCAATTGCACCTAAAAGTTCACCAACAATCCAAGGAGTCAACTGTATAATTATCAATCATACATATAGTTGGTATGACAAAGAGATAGCATTACCATTAGGAATCTACCGAATAGATTTTCAAACTGCCGAAATAACTAAAATTGACGAAGTAAAATAAAAAGATATGAAAATAGTTAAACGAAGCATTTTTTCGAATCCAATAGGGTCTATGACTATATGGTTAATACCAACAATGTCCTATTTTTTTGGTAAAGTTGGAGGAATTGAATATAATAGAGAATGGATATGGTGGGTTGGAATACCTACATTAATTTTAGGATGGTTGGTATTAAACTTTAAAATAAAGAAAATATGAAAGTAATCTACATGGAACACACATTAAACCTGATGGCTACAACCGATTTAGAAGTAGTTAGGAGACTTGTAACCTATGGAACGGTAAAACGTACTGAGGTTGGAACTTATTTAGTAATTGAAACAAAACCCGAAGAACAAATATAATTATTATGGAAAAATTAACTACAGGAATCGGATTAATCTTTGCTGGGATAGCATTATTAGTCGTGGCTGCAATCTTATTTGCATGGCCAGTACAATTATTATGGAATGGATGTTTAATTAGTGCAGTTGATGGAGTTCACCCAATCACATTTTGGCAAGCTCTTGGATTGAATTTCTTATTTTCAATCCTATTCAAAGGAACTTCAACCTCAAGCAAAAAATAAAATGATACACAATATCATTTTGTACTTATTATTTGGTGTGTCCTATTCATTTGGGATGCACCAACTAAGAGAACTGTTAAATGAGAGTAATCCGATTGGAATCCATTTAAAACCATATACAAGGTTTGAACATGTCTTATTGGCCGTATTTTGGCCATTCTTTCTAATAGTATTTATTGTTTCATTTTTTAAATCTTAATATGCCAGAATTAGCAGAACTTAAACTTACAGCAGCGTATATTAATACAGTATCTGAAGGTCTTTTTTTTAATAAGATTGAAAAGAATCCCGTGCATAAAGGGGTTGAAATTGATGCAGAATCTACGGTTTTTAAAATTAGTGCAAAGAGCCGAGGAAAAGAATTGATGGTGTATTTAATCTCTCCAATCGGATATGTTTCTCTCAGAATGAACATGGGTATGGCTGGACATTTTCAAATAACCCCAACAGGTAAAGAATCAAAACATGCCCATCTTAAGTTCTATTCAGAATGTGGAAAGACCCTGAGTTTTGTAGATGTTCGACGATTTGGAAAGTGGAAAGTTGAAAGCGACTGGTCAGCGGACAGAGGACCAGACCCCACACAGGACTTTGAAGGATTCCAAAAAAACATAATGGACAATATTGACAAGAAGGAATTTGATAAACCAGTTCACTTGGTAATGATGAACCAGAAGTACTTTAATGGAATTGGAAACTACTTACGAGCTGAGATTTTATATAGAGTTGCAGATGCAAATCCATTCCTTCCGGCTAGAGAGATTCTGCAACAATACCCTGACATTTTAACCTTATGCCGAGAAATACCGCAACTTGCCTACGTAATGGGAGGTGGAAGTATTAAAGACTGGAAAAACCCCTTTGGATTAGACGCCGCTCCAGAACATTTCTTTCAATGTTACTCAAATCCAACTATGGCAAATATAGTTGATGCCAATGGTCGAAGATTTTGGTACGACCGGAAATGGGACCTTGTTGAATTTGACTCTGATACTTGGTGTCACTATAGCGGAATGCCAAGCCCTGAAGCATACACTAAAAAATAAATATTTATATGACTGGAAAAATTGCAATTGTCGGAGCTGCTGCTACCGGTAAGGATTACTTAAGAAAACGAATGATGGACAAGGGATTTGTGTATGGAGTTTCATGTACAACCCGTTTACCTAGAGAGGGCGAAGTTCATGGAAAGGACTATTATTATCTAACAACTGAGGAATTTGATTCTAAAATTGAAAGAGGAGAATTTGCAGAATGGCAAGAATTTAATGGTTGGAAATATGGCCTAACCAAAGATGAATTTGAGCGATGCGATGTGATGATTCTAAATGCTGAGGCTGTTACTCTGCTTGAACAGGACTACAGAAACAGGGTCTTTGTAATATACTTAGACATCCCAGAAGAGATTCGTAGAGAGCGCCTAGGTGATCGAAATGATAAAAATGATTCAACTGACAGAAGAATTTCAGCAGATAATGAACAATTTAGAAACTTTTTTGATTTTGATTGTAAAATAACTAATGAAAACTTTTAATAATATATAATACCTAAAACAATTCAAATGGCGAAAGCAAAACAAAAATCTACAGCAGAATTAAAAGACCTACGTTCTCAATTAGAAATTGAAGTTAACGAGGCACAAAAAGACTTAGCAGAAAAGAAATATTCTGTAAATCTTGAAAGCATCCAAAACATTAACGCTATCTTAAAGCAAATTGACAAAAATTACGAGTGGAGTATTAAAAATGCTGCTTTTGTAATTAACCTTTATGATGCATTAGCAGACCAAAAGAAACAATTCCAAATCGCAGACAAGGGAGAATCTACTGTTCAACTTAGTGGAGTTCAACTTAATCAATTGTACACTATTATCACAAACATAACAGGTACTGGTATTGATGGAGCTAAAATCTTTACTAGATTACTAACAAATGTAGGTGCTCAAATCTCAAATGCCTTAAATGAAATGGCTGAGGCTAACAAGGTAATCCAAGAGAAACACGTTCAATTAGCAGAACTTGATGTTGCTATTGATGAAGCAGAAAAACCTGAGGTTGCAGTAGAAGAAATCGCACAATAATTATGAAATTAGCAAGTAAATCTAAAAAACGTTTAGATTTGCTAGAAGCTATCCAAGACGGCATTACTACTCGTGATGTTTTTGAAACAATTGGCTACAAGAATCAAAGTGAGGATAAAATAATTCAATTTATTTATCCTCACCTTCTTACTCAGTTGACAGAATATGTCATGGAAAAGAAGGGCTTTAGCAGATCTCTTGCCAAAGAAAAAGCAAGAACAATGATTAAATGGGAGGGTAATGTAAATACCACTGTGAAACAAATTCAATTCATGGGGACTCAAAACCGTCCGGATATGACAATCCAAAGCGAAGGGGTTACTATTGCCATCGAATTTAAGAAGGGAGACAGAGGTTCATCCTTACGAGAAGGATTTGGACAATCAATAGTATATTCAACTGCTTATGATTTTGTTATTTATATGTTTATTGATGTTAGTGAGGATGGTAGAATCGTCAAAGGCTCATCTGCAGTAAATGAACAAAAATTCTTAGAGAATTTGTGGGATAATTTTAACGTAAAATTTGCAATAGTTTAATGAAAACATTCGTAACATCAAATCAGCAATTTGGCCGACCAGGTGCCATAAAATCATATAAAAGACCCTTCGAGGATGTCCAAGAAATGAATCAAACTCTTTTTGAATCATGGAATTCAACAGTCTCTCCGGAAGATATAGTGTACGTTTTAGGTAACTTTGCATGGGACCCAGAAACTGCGGAATATTTCCTTAGAAACCTGAACGGGACTATTATTAATATAGACGGAGAATTTGACCAGGCCCTTGAAGAGCTAGAAGAGACCGCCTCTGCCCTAGATATTGACTTTTTTAATGGACTATTAGAAGTCTTTTCAGAAGAGAACGCAGTTCTTTCATATTGGCCTCTCCTTGAATGGCCACGCAAATCAAAAGGTGCCTATTCAATCATAGGATTTCCGAATAAAAAGTATGCAAGTAACCATAAGACCAAAACAATTAATTGTTGTTGTGACTTTTGGGAATTTAAACCCGTAGAATTATCCAAGATAATTGAGCTCTTCAATGAAGTAGAATAATGTTAATAACTTTAACAAAATTTTAACACTCTAGTGTTTCCCTATTCAAAAAATTGTATTATATTTACATTATAATTAAAAAACAAAAACAAATATGGCATCTAAATCTTACAGAGAATTAACAGAGAATTTTTTATCAACCCGTTCTGAAGCAGACTTTACTGCACTTTTTTACAAAGTAAAACCAGGACTTACGACTTATATTAATAAAATAGTAAAAGATCGCGAAATGGCTGAAGATATTGCCGTAAACACTTTAACAAAATTGTGGACTAAAATTGATCAATATGACCCACAATACCAGATCACTACATGGTTGTACCGAATTGCATTCAATGATGCATTAGGACATATCAATAATAGAAACAAACAATCCTCCCTGGATGCCCTATCTGATTACGGTGTTGAAGTAAGTGAGAATGGTGAATTTGTAAGTGGCTCAAAAGGATTAAATGGTGCTATTGAAGATTACGTAATGAAAACCGAACAGGATTTCCTTGAGGAAGATGACGAACTTATGGCAAAGTATGGTCGTGCTCTTACTGAAATTGAAAACCTGAAAGGAATGTACCGTGAAATTGTAATTGATCGTTTGATTAATGAGATGAAGTACGAAGAAATCGCAGAAAAACATGACTTACCGCTACAAACTATTAAAAACCGTATTCGTAGAGGTAAAGCAATCATCGAAGAAAATATGATGTCGTAATGGTTGTTGTTGTCTATAGAAAATCTAGCAGTTCAAAAACAAAATACATGATTGTGTTTGAGAATGAACAAAACCCGGATAAAATTATAAATCTGAATGCCAGGAAACCAATGATTCCGAATAATTATATTATCGATGAGATTGGAGTTGGTGGCAGTTTTATAGAGAGCTATAAAAAACAACATAAAATTAAAAAACATGAAGTTTGTTAAATTGTTAATAACTTTTTGAAAATAATTAACCTGACATTTTACCGTGTCAGGTTTTTTGTTTATATTTACATATTAAATTTAATTAAATGAAAGCAATAAAACTAATTGACAACATCTATTTAATTGAAGATATATTGGACATTGATAATTATCCAAATCTTTTTGATAGTGTTAAAGTAGAAGCCAGTTTTGATAAACCCGGTCGAGGTGGTAGAAAAATGTGTAGAATGACCGATAAGGGTATTACATACACACTATTTGGCAAAAAGTATGGTCGAAAAAACTACTCTGAAACTGTTTTAAGAATTAAAAAAGAATTAGAGGAGAAGTTACCTGTTAACGCTGATTATTTTAATACATGCACTCTTAATTATTATAATAGTGGAAATTGTTCTTTTAGGGATCATACCGACAAAATGCCAGACCTAGAACAACCAATGATTGTTGCGACACTTACACTCGGCAATTCTAATCGTAAAATGAGATTGATTAATAGATTTACCAACATTGGATACGAGGTTGTACTAAAACATAATTCTATGTTATTTATGGGTCCTGGTATGCAAGACATATATTTACATGGAATTCCAAAAGAAAAAAATGATGTAGAACCTCGATTAAGTTTAAGCTTTCGAAGACAAAAACTTTAACAAAAAATTAACATTTTAGATTTTCAGGATTCTAAACTATTGATTATATTTACATATCTAATTTTAACAAAGAAACACTATGAAAAATTTTAAGGTACTTTCAATCGAAGACGCAGACGAATCAGGAACATCACTTCAAGGTTATATTGTTGCAACTTATAGTCAATTACTAGAGGCACTAGGAGAACCTACATACAATGAGCCAAGTGGAGATAATAAAGTTCAAGTTGAATGGGTTGTAGATTTTGAAGGTGATATTTTTACAATATATGACTGGAAGACCGGTTCAAGAGAATACACTGAAAATGAATTGATGAAATTTAATGTTGGAGGTAAAGTATCAGCATCAGATTTTATTCAAGAAGTAGAATCTCAAATCAACAAATAAGATGGGAGACAAAGATACAAATGCAGTAATTTTGATAATTGCTTTAATGGCTTTCCTATTTGGATTCTTGGTCGCAGAAGCAATTTACAATGAAAGGCCAATGACTGAAGAGGAATATTATGAACTACAAAAATCACAATGGTATGAGTAAAGAACTATTTTTATTAAGAGGACTACCAGGAGCTGGAAAATCTACGCTGGCAGAATCATTAAATTGTTATCGTTTAGAAGCAGACCAGTATTTTATGAGTAATGGTACTTATGAATTTAATGCAACTAAATTAAAAGATGCGCATGAATGGTGTAGAATCCGATGTGAAGAGTTTATGCAAATGGAACTTAAAATAGCAGTAGCAAACACATTTACCCAAGAATGGGAAATGCAAGCCTACTATGATTTGGCTGAAAAATATGACTATAGAGTATACTCCTTAATCGTAGAAAACCGACATGGAGGGGTAAATGAGCACAATGTTCCGCAAGAAACATTAGAAAAAATGAAACAAAGATTTGAAGTAAAACTATAAAGGATGGAAAACATTTTTAAAGTTGCCAAATACGAAAAGACGGATGAAGGGTTTAAACACCTTGGATATGATGAGTATCAAATCACATATCTTAAAGGTAATAAACCCCATCAAATCCGGGTAGTTGTTAATGGTATTTTAACAAATAGAGTTATTAATTTAATCGATGGTAATTCTGGCTATAAAAATCAAATACTATCCGCAATTAGTGATGTTAAAAATGTTAAAATAGATTTAAAAACAAGACCGTCAGAAAAAAAGAAGGTAACATTAGCATACATTGGAACATTTTATAGTAAGTTAATCGTTAAAAACGTTAAGAACTATTTGATAGGAATTAACAAAGAAGAGAGAAGAGACACATTAACCAAATATGAATTAATATAATGGAAAATCAAAATTCAGTTTGCTACGTAGCAAAAATAAATGAAGTTCGAGCAATCGAAGGAGCAGATAACATCGAATTAGTTATCGCAGGTGGATGGAATGCCATCACAAAGAAAGGTGAATTTAGAGAAGGTTCCCTAACAGTAATTGCAACAACAGATGCAGTAATACCTGAAGCCCTTTCTGAAAAAATGGGAGTTGCAAACTACCTAAGAAAAGGTACAAGAGTCCGAACTGTAAAATTGCGTGGAGTCTATTCAGAATGTTTAATCATTCCAGTTACATATATTAGAGCAAAATCTATTGTAGAAGGAAAGGATTTAATGGAAGAGTTAGGTATCACTAAATATGAGCCACCAGTTAAACAAATCCAATTAGCATCTGGTAGAAAAATCAAATGGAGAGATAACCAAAACTTCCATATCTACTACAAGTTTCCAAACTTGAAAAATGTGGCTGGATTATTTACTGAAGCGGATGAGGTTCAAATCACCAGAAAATTGCACGGAACAAATGCACGTTATGGTATTGTAAAGAAATCTAAATTGACCCTTTGGGACAGAGTAAGAAAATTCTTAAGAATTGCTGACGAATGGGTTAACTACGAGTACATTTATGGTTCTCATAATTGTGAGAAAGGATCTGATTCTCAAGGATTTTATTCAACTGACGTTTGGAGAACAACTGCCGAAGAATATGGTATCAAAGAAAAACTTTGGAGAGCTGTAAAAAGAAAATCAGTCGAAGAAATTGGTTCTGGTTTTGTTTTGTATGGTGAAATCTATGGTGCAGGAATTCAAAAGAACTATGAATATGGTTTAAAAGATACTAGATTTGCTGCATTTGATTTAACAATTGATGGAAAGTATATGGACCCTGAATTAACAGAATACATTGTTGAGGAAGTTCTAGAACTCTCTCATGTTACAGTTCTTTATGAAGGATTATGGAATCAAGAGGTACAAGATGGTTTGGTTTTCGGTAACTTCATCGACGGTACTAAAGTCCCACATGAAGGAATTGTAATCAAGCACATTACTGGTGAAAGACAAAAAGTTGCGAAAGTAATTAATCCAGACTACTTGATTTATGGTGAAAAGAATAACGTAGGAGATTCTCACTGATATGGCAGTTGATTACAAAAGAGTACTTCTAGGAATGCTAGGAGAAAAGATAGTTGCAAAACACTTTAGGGATTCCGGACATCAGGTCGAGGAATCCCTAAACGTTTTTGATTCGGATAAAGATATGATAATTGATGGATATAACATTGAGGTAAAAACAAATGCACCCTTAATCTATTACGATTCGTTTTCATTTCCAAAGAGCCAACATGATAAGATTATGAATTCACATCGGGTTTATTGGGTTTCAGTCCCATTACAAACTCAAGAGGACCAATTTGCGGGTTGCATTTTTGAAATGGACCCTAAGGTCGCAAAACTGCATACAATTAAATTTAATTCTGGAACAACTGCAATTGGAATCCGTCGACAACAAGACGGAATGAAGGTGATTCATAAGATTGAAGACCCTACTATATTAAAACAACTTAAAGAACTTTCGTCTTCGTATTTATAAGATATATAATACATGAAAAGAATTAAATTATTTGAACAGTTTATTGCAGAGAAGGAAGACAATTCCGATTTGCATAAAATCTATTTGGCTATTAATCCTGATAGTGGGCATAGATGGTGGTCTTATAAAGACTTCGCCGGAGATAATTTCTTTGTACAGGTAACACTTGATAATTACAAAGACATTAACATCAATTCAGAATACCCAATCCTTACATACAATTCTAAAGTAACTCAAAAGCTCCTAGATGAAGGGTTAATTAAAAAAGAAAATGTCTATAACCTACCAGAACATATCAAACAATCTGGTTCCAAGGCAGAATTTCATAAGTTGGTTGATGGTGATGAAAACATCCCAAAAACTGCGCATAATGAAAAAGATGCCCTAAAAATTGGATTCCCATTAATTGGAAAACCAGCAGAAGGACACTCAGGACTTGGTATTCAAATCTTTAAGGACCAGAAATCATGGGACGATGCAGACCATTCGAAGTTGGATGTTTATTCAGAATATATTGACAAAGCAGCCGAACACAGATTGATTACATTTAAGGGTAAACCATTTTTCTGGATGGAAAGAAACCCATTGAATGCTAAAGCAAAATCTGGAGAAGGAAAAGGAGACGAACAAATGATGTTTAAATACATTAAAAAGGACGTTACCAAAATACCACAGAAATTTAATGACCTAGTTGAAAAATTCGGTAAAATATTCTCAGACTTGCCATATATCTGTTTTGATATTATGGAAGATAAATCTGGAAAACTATATATAATTGAAAGTAACAGTCAGCCGGGAGTACCATTTGATTCTACAGTTCAGGCATACAGACAATTATTTAATGATTTTTACGGTCGTGATGTAAATCCAGCGGCTAACACCGAGCTCGAGAAATTGAGTGACTATATGATTAAGAAAACCCTGGACTTTGACCCAAAAAGATTTGAAGTAGAATGAAAAAAGTAAAATTATTTGAAGAGTTCCTAGACGAAAAAAAGAAGGGTCTTTGGGACAATATATGGGCTAAAAGAAAGCGCGGCGAAAAACCTGCAAAGCCAGGTGATAAAGATTATCCCGATGAAGAGGACTGGGAGGACGCGCAAGAATCTGTTGTTTTAGAATCAGAAGATACTTACAATGACTATCCTGCTGCCGCAAAGGAGAATGCAAAGAAGGCCCTGGATTGGAGAGACCAATATGGACGTGATGAAGTAACTGCAGGTACTCCAGTCGGATGGCAACGCGCAAATCAGTTGGCAAAAGGAGAAAAACTTTCGCAAGATGTAGTTTCCCGAATGGCACAATTTAATCGACATAGAAAGAACTCGAAAATAGCACCAGAACATAAATCAGAACCGTGGAAAGACAATGGATATGTTGCATGGTTGATTTGGGGTGGAGATGAAGGAGTTGATTGGGCTATGAAAAAAATGGATGAAATTAATAAAAAAGAAAATAATGAAAAGAATTAAACTATTCGAAGAGTTCTTAAATGAAAAAATAAAAACAACACATGATTTTAATTGTGCAATGTTATATTTTGACTTTCCAGCAATGGCAACTCTACATCAATCAATAAGACCTGAAGATATTTTCACAGTAGAAGCTGATGAAAGTTACGGTCTTGAAAATGAACCACACTGTACTTTATTATACGGACTTCACCCTGAAGTAACTGTTGATCAGGTTGCAGACAAATTAAAAGGGATTAAACTCGGAGAGTGCAAAGCCTACAATCTTTCTCTTTTTGAAAATGATAAATTTGATGTCCTAAAATTTGACATGGAAGGTGATAATCTTCATAATGCAAATAAATCACTTAGTGAACTTCCGCACACTACGGACTACCCAGATTATATGCCCCACATGACTGTTGCCTACTTAAAACCAGGTAAAGGTTCTGAATATTTAAAGATACTAAATTCAGGAGAACATTCACTAAAACCGCTGCATATTACTTATAGTATGACAGATGGCTCTAAACAAAAAATAGATTTATAATTATGACACAAGAATCATTAGACAAAACATTAGGATTTGTTAGACACATTTTAACATTCGTAGGAGGTTACCTTGTAACTTCAGGAGTTTTAACAGAAGTAACACTTAACACTGGAATCGGTGCAGTTGCAACTCTTATCGGAATAGTATGGTCAGTTATTGATAAAAAGAAAAGAGAATAATTTGAAACAAAAAGGTTTTAAATCATATAACTTTTAAATTAAATAACATTAAACTAAACCAAAATGAAAAAAGTATTTTTAGCGATTGCATTTATGGCAACACTAGTAGCTACATCTTGTAAGCAAGTAGAAACTACAACTACCGGAACAGATTCAACAACAGTACAAGTTGATTCAGTAAAAGTAGACACCGTATCAGTAGACACTACAAAAGTAGACACTGTAAAGTAATTAAACTTTAACAAAATTTTAACACTCCAGACTTTCGGGTCTGGAGTTTTTTGTTTATATTTACATTATAATTAAAACATCAATTATGATACGAAGTAAACAAGTCAAAACCACCCCGATTATTATAGACCTTACAGGTCCTGATGGAAATGCATTTGCTCTTATGGCTTACGCTAAACGATTTGCAACCCAGTTAGGATGGAAAGATAGAGGTGAAGCACTCATAAACGAAATGATGAGCGGAGACTATGAGAATCTCTTACAAGCATTTGATAATGCATTCGGTGAATTCGTAATCCTAGAAAGATAATGGCTAAATATAAAATACCTAGAGACCGGGTCTTTAAAGACTTTGGAATTATGAGAACCATGTTTGGTACCTATATATGTCCGGGTTGGATTCCTGTAGATGAGGGAACAACTAGAGATGATGTAGAGTTCGATGACAGTATAATTATTGAGAAACCAATAGTTCCAACCCAATTGAAGGCTGAACCACAGGTGGACCTAGAATTTAAGGTACCATCATCAAACGGAAAGTCAGAATATTTGGTCAAGTTTCAGAGAGGGGTTTGGAGTTGTAATTGTCCCGCATCGAGCTTCCGAAGAGGAGATTGTAAACATATCAAAGCCCTTTCAATTGAAAACCAATCATCTAAAAATAAATAAAAAATAAATGGAATTTACATTGAATTTCATGAAACAAAAAGATATATAATACTATAATATACATAAGAAAATTAAATCTTATATATAGATTAGAACAAATAAAACAATTACAATGCAAGCAATTCAACAACATATCATTTTTATGGAACAACCAGTCCTTACGACAGGTAGCCCGATATGTGCCTCTTATAGAAATAATGGGGATTGGAAGCATTATGGTTCTTTTGAAACAAAATTAGTTAATATGAGTTAAACTCTATTAACATACAAATATTCAAAAGGACCTTTCAGAAATGATTGGTCCTTTTTTGATTTTATATGTCTCTGATGGTTATGGCGACCGGTAGCATTGCAAACGCTACAGATACAGTTCGATTCTGTACGGAGACTCAAATTAAAACTTTAACATAATTTTAACACTTAAAGTTTTACCGATTGAAAGAATTGTTATATATTTACATAACAAATTAGAACAAAGGTTCTTTGACATACTGATAACCAAATTTGCAGATATCGTATAATGGCCATTACTTTAGACTTCCAATCTAAAGATGGGAGTTCGATTCTCCCTATCTGCTCAAACTATACTGCTCGTCATTGAGTAAATATTAAGGGTATTAAATTGATATACCACAGTGTAGCTATTATGTAGTGTAGATGGTTAGCACGGGTAGAGGTAATAGTCTTCCAATCGCAGGTTCGAATCCTGTCATGATAACTAAATTGATTGCCGGTCACAAGTATCGGTTCTTAACGGGAAATCGCTCTCGAGGTACTGTAAATTGTATCGTGAACAGACTGGAACGCTTTCGTAACCGCATCCAAGTGGGCAGTAGGGGATGACGAAAAGAAATAAATTGTATAATGGCGAAAATATGGAATCGGCCGATAAACATAGAAGTAGCATGAAACGAATATCCAAAGGAGAATATTCTCCGGAGAATAACGAAGCTCAGCGGTATCAATCAAACACCTCCTCGCGGTGATACTGGAAATTTAATTAGGCAGTTCATTCAATAAGCTTTAAGAATGTTCCGTTACTTTGAAAATACAAGTGATGCGCTCCGAAACCTAGTTAAAAACCAAGTTTGAAATAATGCTTGTTCGTATAAAGGTAGTACAATGCTCTTTGACAGCATCGGAGGAGGATCGTTACCTCCACAGGCAACAAATAATTTCTGGATGTAGAGGAGCCCGGTTTATCTCGCTGGCCTTGGACGCTAGAGCACGCAGGTTCGAATCCTGCTATCCAGACACAGATGAGATTGTTACTAATTCATAGAACTACATATTGTGAGCATAGAATTAGATTTGCCCTGGTGGTGGAACGGTAGACACGCTAGTCTTAGGAACTAGATATTGAGGGTTCGAATCCCTCCCTGGGTACAAGGATTAAAGTTAGCTTAGTAGTAAAGCACCGCACTGATAAAGCGGAGAAGGGATTCAAACACCCACTTTAATTGATTTGCCTCTAAAGCATAAATGGTGATGCGCTTGTTTTGTACACAAGATAACAGGGTTCGATTCCTTGTAGAGGCTCTAAATGTTGCGTTAGTGAAGGGGTAAACACGTATCACTTTCTATGATGAGGCATGGGTTCGAATCCCATACGCAATACTACGTTGGTTCGCACTAAACAGTCGAGGAAGTGCATTTGGGGTTATAGTGAAATTGGCATCACGATAGATTTGCATTCTGTTATTCCGGGTTCGAATCCCGGTAGCTCCACAAAAGGTCTTGTGAGCCCCATTGGTCGGGGAATTGCACTGTCACTGCTCTAAAATGAGGGTTCGAAACCCTCCGGGACCGCAAAATAATCGAGGTGTAGTAGAGTTGGTAACAATGTCGCCCTGTCACGGCGAAGGTCACGGGTTCGAGTCCCGTCATCTCGGCAACAAACTGGATAGGCAAGTATAGAATCTGCAAATTCTATCGGGACTATAAGGTTACTACATATGATAAAGAGTACTTTGCAGACGAAATTTATTTAGTAGTTTTCTCTTTGGTGAAATTGGCAAACATGGACCACTATTGAATGTGGTTGCTCAACGTAAGTTGATGAAGGTTCGAGTCCTTCAAGGGAAACAAATAGCGGGTTGGTAGAAGTTGGTATCTCGTGAGCCTCATAAGCTTAAGGTCGGGGGTTCGAGTCCCTCACCCGCAACAAAGGAATAATTACTCCAGTATGATTGGTAAGCGCCGGGAACTAAGGCCCGGTTGGCAAAGTAAATTATTTAGAGGTAAGCAAAAGACTAAATTGGATCTTTAGCTCAGAGGCAGAGCGGTTGTTTGTTAGGCAACGGGTCGAGATTTCGAAATTCTCAGGGTCCTCAAAATTCTTCTCTCGTATAAAGGTTATTACGGATGACTGTTAATCATTTTATCTAGGTTCGAGTCCTAGGGGAAGAGCAAATTACCATTAAGGAATGATACGAGCCTGCAAAGTTCGAAAAGAGTCAGATGGTAATCAACTAGTGGTATAGCTCAATTGGTTAGAGCACTTCGCTGATACCGAAGAGGTTTTAGGTTCGATTCCTAATATCACTACAATAAGGGTAGCAAAAGTCGTTCGGATACGGCAGCCGGTCTGTAAAATCGGTCTCTAAAGGGAGTGGTTCGAGTCCACTGCTGCCCACGTAAAAAAGAGATGTTGGTTCGAATCCAACCTGGTCCTGGGAAACTGGGTCGGTATTATAACGGATATTATACTTTTATGGACCTTTGGTATAGCTGGTGCGTACGCTAGTCTGAAGAACTAGAGGAGTAGGTTCGATTCCTACAGGGTCCACCAAAATGTCCGTAGTCAATGGTGACAACTGGATCTTTTAACTAGTTATGTATGGAACACTTTAGACGTAAGGTGGAAAATCATGAAGAGTTAAATAGAATATGCCTCTGAAAGGTCGACAAGATGAGAGTATTTGACAAGATTCGGTAGACAGGTTCGATCCCTGTTACGTGGCTCTAAAATGCGATGTTGGTCAGAGACGGTCTCATGAGCCGTATCGGTAGATATACCCTCCAGAGGTTCAACTCCTCTAATCGCAACTAGGTCAGATATGTAGCTCAGTGGTAGAGCAATCCTCAGTACTTCGCAGTTGCAAGGAACATGGACGTGCCGGACAGTTCAATTCTGCCCATATCTACAAAAAAATCGTCTTGGGTCATTTAATATGATTTAATGGGTAAAACCTGGTAGGTTAAGCGATATCCTACATATTTACGGGTGTAGTGCAACGGTAGCATTCTGGTCTCCAACACCAGCGATGGGGGTTCAAATCCCTCCACCCGTGCTGTAAGGTTCTTGTAGCTAAATTGGTGAAGGCGCTCGGCTCATAACCGAGAGATATGGAGGTTCGATCCCTCCCAAGGACACAATTAGTCTATTAGTTCAACGGATAGTAACATTCGACTACGGATCGGAAGATGAGGGTTCGAATCCTTCATAGACTACTAAGGCAAATTTAAAAGTTCGAATAATATGTAGATATATATAATATGAAAACATGTGAAAATTGCAACAACGAACATGAAGGAACTTATGGTTCTGGCAGATTCTGTTCAACAAAATGTTCTAGAGGTTTTAGTACTAAAGCCAAAAGAAAAGAAATTAATGAAAAAGTTTCTAAAAAAATAAGTGCCAATGCAAACCCTGACGTTAAACTATGTTGCATGTCATGTCAAAATGAATTTACGGTAAAATGGCACAAAAGAAATTCTAAATTTTGTTCTAAATCATGTGCAGTTGCACATCCTAATCATTTAGAATACAGTAGAAGAGGTGGATTAAATAGCGCTAAATCTCAAAATAAAAGAAGCAAAAATGAAATACTATTTGCTGAATTATGTCAAAATGAATTTAAAAATATTTTAACAAATGAATGTATATTTAATGGATGGGATGCAGACGTTATAATACCTTCAATAAAAATTGCTATTTTATGGAATGGTAAATGGCACTATGAAAAAATTACCAAAAATCATTCATTAGAACAGGTCCAAAACAGAGATAGGATAAAAATCCAAGAAATAATTAAATGTGGATATGTTCCTTATATAATTAAAGATTCTGGTAGATATAATGAAAAATTTGTATTAAGTGAATTTGAAAAATTAAAAAATGCGATATAACTCAGAGGAAGAGTACTCCGCTCATATTGGAGATGTCAGGATTTCGAAATTCCTTATCGCAACAAAATACAATCTCTCGAAGCTCATGTGGACGGGCACTCCGCTTTTAACGGAGGGGTAGATGGTTCGAGGCCATCCGGGGGAACAATTAGACTGTTAAGGTAGGACGTCAGTCACGGAGAGGTGAGCCATACCTAACCCTCTCAAAACTCGAATTGGCGTAATGGTAGCGTATTTGTTTTACATGCAAAGGGCAGTGGTTCGATTCCACTATTCGAGACTAATATGGTGTTTCTAGCTTAATCGGTAAAGTGCTACACTGTGAATGTAGAGAACAGGGTTCGAAACCCGGAAACACACGACGATACCCAGAGGGTATAAGTCCTGGTCAGAGATTTATTCTTGCAAACTTGGTACCTAAAGCCGAGCGGCCAATCTACGGGATTGGCTTTATGCCCCTATAGCATAAATGGAAATGCAACATCCTTCTAAGATGTTAAATGGAGATTCGAATTCTTCTAGGGGTACAAACAAATTGGAAGATTAAGCCGAAAGAGTCTGGGTACCGGCAGCGCACTTGAAATGCGTCGATCATTAAAATGGTGTGGGGGTTCGAATCCGTCATCTTCCGCAATTAACTTGGAGAGTAATCTGAAGTGGCTTCAGTGCTGTTTGCTAAACAGTTGGTCCGGGAGAACCGGATGGGGATCGTAACCTCTGCTCTCCGCAAATATTTAATATCATGAACATTTTTAACAAAACATTAGTAATCGATTCGAGCTATATGCCTCGAAGTGTTATCAGTAGTCTTAGAGCATTTTCAATAGTGTATAAGGGAAACGCAAAAGTGATTTGGGAGCATGATTGTAAATTTGGTCTATGCGACCCTGATGCTGAAATCTATAAGCCTTCGATTATAAAAGTACAAAAGTACATTTATACTGAGCACCGAAACGTTCCTCTAACCAGAGAAAATGTCTTTAAGAGAGACAACCATAAATGCGTTTATTGCGAAGAATCCGACAGAAAGAAACTTACAATAGACCATGTTATTCCCCAATCAAAAGGAGGTCCTAACACCTGGGAAAATCTTACCACTGCCTGCAAAAAATGCAATGGTGAAAAAGCAGACTTAAGTCTGGAAGAGTACGGTAAGACCATTCCGCAACCCAGAAGACCTCATTTCCTTATGTTAATGAAACATATCGAAAACATTCCAGACGAATGGAAACAATATCTATTTTTCGACAAGTAGATTCTCAAAGCCCGGTTAATGCCGGGCTTTTTTGTGTAAAATTGTTAATAACTTTTTGGGATTAATGTTTCCTGATAAAAAGTTTTTGATTATATTTACATATCTAATTAAAACAAAGAAAATTATGAATGCAATAGAAATATTAATGTTAGAAAATCAAATAGTGATGATGCAAGCATTGTATGACATGTCAGAGTTGTCTCACTCAAAAATGGAAGAACTGAGACAACAAATTAAAAAATCTAAAGAATTATTAGCTTTTTATAAATTATAATTAAAATAAAGAAACAAAAACCTACCCATTGAATATAACTTAAGTCTTTAAGCCTTTGGGTAAAATAAACAAGCAAACTATGAAAAATGTACACTTATTAGCAACACCGAATCCAAGCAGATTATATTATCTAGGTAATAGTTCTGAGTTAACTCTTAGCAAATATACTTCGCTGTTTAGGGCCTTTGAAAGAAGTACTCAGCAGCTCTATATTACTGCCAATGGTAAATTTAATAGAGGAGATTACGTTACAGACGGGATTGAGGTAATGAAAGCCAGTCCAAAGCTGGTTGATGCTCAAGGTTTAATTGATAGAAGAGAATGGAAAAGGATTATCCTAACAACGGATACTGCTCTTATTAATGAAGGGGTTCAGGCCATTCCAGAGGAATTCTTAAAATGGTATATTAAGAATCAAAATTGTGAAAAGATAGAAACAGTAGAAAAGAGCAGATGCTGCGGTCGATGTAATGGAGTTGATGACCTTTGTTTTACAGACATGACATGCACATTGCATCAAGGTCGTGGATGCGAAACTTGTTATGGAAAGAGGGTTGAATATTCAATAAACCTTCCCAAAGATGAAATAATGGAAAGGTTTATCCAAAATGCTAAACAAGAAACACTTGAAGAAACTATTGATAAGGCATCATTACTAGAATTTCCAATTAAGGAATGGTATAGAAGTGATGATTATAACAGAGAAGAAATAACTGCAGCTAGAGATGGATTCAAAAGAGGTGCTAAATGGCAACAAGAACAAGATGCAAAAGAAATAAAACTTCTTAGAGAAGAGTTAGCATACGAAAAGAGAAATAAAACAAGCAAACTATGAGAGAAGTTATATTTGGACTATTAGGAATTACAGCAGGATTATTTATAAGATTTGTAGTTATCGAACCGCTTAAAAAGGTCCGAATTAAAAAGTTACTAGCAAAGCGCAAATGGAAATGTTACGAATTTCATAGAGCTAATATGCCGCAGTATGGATGTACTCTCCAGTGTAAAGAATGCAGGCAACATCAATATTTTAAAATAAATAAGATATGAAACAATTATTGCTTTTACTTGTATTACTATTATTAACCTCTTGTTCTGTAGAGCAGAGAATCTATAAACACTCTTACACTAATGAATGGTGCTATACGGATAATGAAAGGTACCAAGTATATAAGACCGCTCTAGGCACTCGATATATTTTAGTCCTGAATGAGAAACAAACCAGATTTAAAAGACAATATATAAAATTATGATAAAATATCTAATTTTACTGTTTTACTTAACAACATACTCACAAGAGGTTATACTAACATCTGGTCAATATGAATACAGTATTGGTCAAATATTTTATGTAGCACCTGAAGGGATACAAATTTCTGATGAAGAACCTAAGTTAAATTTACTAAATAACTTAATTTCCGAAGTTACTATTTATCCAAATCCTACTAAGAATAATATAATTGTGAATTCTAGAATTGATGAGTCTATAGACTATGAAGTCTATGATTTAACTGGAAGATTGATTAAAAGTAGTAGAATAAAAAATGAAGAAACTATTTTTTTTGAATCCCTGCCCAATACTTTATATTTAATAAAAATCAATAATAGAATTTATAAACTACTTAAAATATAAAAAATGAGCAAAGTAAAAATTGTACTTGAGTACATTATAGACAACGAGGATTGGACAGACCAAGAGTATGAAGACAATCAAGATGTAGAAAGAACTTTGGAAATAACCGAAGAGATGCTAAGAGCTTTAATACTTCAAAATGTTGAACTGCAACCTGGAGACTTTATAGACCAAATTATAATAAATAAAAAATAAGATGAGAATCACATTAATTAGCGACACACATACTAAGCACGGTTTAATAGACCCTAAATTGGACCTTCCAGGTGGAGACTTATTACTTCATGCTGGGGATTTAATGAACTCTGGTTATAATAAAAATGACATTAAAGATTTTTGTCACTGGTATAATTCGCTTGAGCATTATGACCAAAAGATATTTATTGCCGGAAATCATGATAGAACCTTTGAGGATTTTCCAGATGATGCAAGAGAGATTTATAGTTCTTATAAAGGCATTACATATTTACAAGACGAAAGACTTGATTTATGGGACGAGGATGACCAACAAACAGTTATTTATGGTACTCCATGGCAGCCATGGTTCTATGACTGGGCTTTTAACCTTCCGAAAGGCGGACCAGGATTAATGAGCAAATGGGAAGCCATTCCGGAAGACACTGATATATTAATCACTCACGGACCACCTCAAGAGATTTTGGATATTAGTGGACCTCCATATAATGAGCCACTCTTAGGATGCGCCTTATTGAGAGAACGAGTAGATGTAGTTAAACCAAAGATACATGTTTTTGGGCATATTCACGGTAGTTATGGTTATAAGTTCTTGAATGGAACTCATTTCTTTAATGCTTCAATCTTGAATGAAGAGTATAAGTACACGAACAAACCAGTAACATTCGATTGGGACCCGGTTACTAATGAAGTAACATTCATAAATTAACAAAACATTAACACTCCAGATTTTACGGTCTGGGGTTTTTTGTTTATATTTACATTATAATTAAAACAAACAATATGTCTGAAAAAGTAGAAATTACCGTAGTTAAAACAAAGCCCTTAAAATCCACAACAAGTGTTGAAGGAGTATTAGTACAATGCAGTGATAATAAATGGTACGCCATTTTAACAATGAGACCTAGTAGAAATCCATGGTATATGAAGGCTGTAAGTGCTACTTCTACCGGAAGAACTAATATTTCTGACGAACTATTCTCTAAGAGATGTACTGGAAGTGTTAAACCTGATGTAGAGGAAGGAACACAAATATTATTAAACGCCCTAAATGGACTTGAAGTTCCAAAGGACAAAATCGCATATTAAAATGATAAACAACCTAGAAATAATCAAACCACTCCTAAACTTTGAAAACAAAGGAGACTTTTATATGCTCTATGTTTTTAAACGCAAGAAGGACCAGCCAGCAGAAGAACGAGATAATCACCAATCAGTAAGGACTATTAAGACTTATTGTATTGAGAGTATCGACCACCTTGAAAGAAGATGGGATGAGGTTATTCAACTTTGTGAAATGTTTAAAGCCAGAGCCTATATCCACGTACAAAAACAAAACCACTTCGATGTAAGTCTAAGTATGATGGTTGACTTGGCTCAACGTATCCAAAATGGTCAACACAACCAAAAAGGTCTATTCGATTCGGTTGTAGGACAAATCAAAACCGGAGAGAAGAGATGGATAATCGATGTTGATGATATTATGGAAGCCAGTCCTATAATGATGGCCTACATAGACCATGAATGCGGACCATTTGGAGAGTCAAAAATCGAGGCTATTATCCCAACCAAGAATGGACATCACTTGATTACTAAGAAATTCAATGTGTTAAAGTTTAAAGAGAAATATCCCGACCTGGACATACAAAAAAGGAACCCAACCTTATTGTATTACCCTAATAGTTTGGACCTATAATTTAAAATATGGTCGTTTTAAATGGATATATACTTTAAATAAAAAAAAAGTTAAAGTATGTCAATATTTAAAACGACTTTAAGTGTAGAGTCAGCCGATCAATCTACACCTGTTAAATTTACCACTTCATATAACAACGATCTACTAGATAATATTGTTATGAGCAAGGTAACAGTTAATACTAATCCTACAGAAATTCCATTAGGCGGTGGTAGATCTAGAGGTTCATTCCTTTATGTTAAATCAACTGCAACAAACCCAAAGCAAAATATAATTGGTATTGTAACTGGTGGAGGCGTAATCACTCTTTCTCCTGGAGAATTTGCCGCTGTTCCTCTTTATACATATAATGAAAACGAGGGTCCTTTTGGAAGTAACGGTATTGGAGCATTTACAACAAATGGAACTGCAGAATTAGAATATTTTACTGGAAGTCGAGGAGAAGATGTTGGAGAAAATGTGCTTGTAAAATTCAAAGACTCTGGTACTACGTGGAAATATTTTACATTAGACGCTAATACGGCAATCCCTGGACAAGGGCCTAATATATTTATGAACGGATCAATAGTAGATACTACAATTAACCACACTGACTATCCAAATGAGACAATTCAAGCAGTTGTTAATCGAAAGGGTTATATTTGGAGATTTTTTGATAATGCCGGAAACAATATATTTGTTTTTGTAAATAGTAGAGGTTCTATAATCGGTGCTGAAAATATTAATCAAACTTTTAACAGTTACAATGGAGATGGAAGAGCCAACTTAATAACTTGGTATGACGGAGATGATGGACATGCAATCTATTTTGATGGTGATAACTTTTATCAACATGATTTTATAGGTATTAGTAATATCTACGTTGAAAATAACTGGGATAACTGTACTGCTGATGGAACTTTTACTGTGTATGTTGAAGGATATAATGGAACAGTAAATGAAGCCGTATTTTTAATTAAAGGTGCTAATAAAACCTTAATCAAAACCACCAATCCAATCACCAATTTTACAAATTCTTACGTATATTCATACGGTAACTTTATTGTAGTTGAAACTTTAACCGAAGGAAATACATACGATGTTATAGAAACTCTAGAAATATTCAACACTGATGGTACACTTCTTAAAACTGTAGATTTTAATAATATTGAAATGACACAGCGTGACTACTATTTCTATGGTTCGGGTAAAATGCAAGTGGTATACACAAATAACAGTTCTGGAGATTTCATATTCTTGAACTACAACCAACTTACTGGAAAACTTATCGGAGAGGACCTAACTTGGACTTCAAATCATAACGCTTATGAAGTTATCAGCAATACTTATCACACTGGAGCTGGAAGGGACTACAAACCAGAATCAGTTGCAATTATTTTGCATGGTAATTATTTTGTCAATAACAGTCTTTTATTAGATACAGACACTGACGGAGACCTTGAAGTAACTTATATTATCAATAATGATTTGGAACAAAGAAATTATATTGTACCAAATACTGAAGACAATTTCTATACAAGTAACGATTGGAACACCAAAATCTATGCAACTGATAAAGATTTTATATTACTATCAGGCGATAGTAACTTAAGTGGACCATTGGTTGCAACTCGTTTTACATCCGGAGTTGAACCAACCCGTTTTAACCTTATTAATGATTTAAGTACTTATGATGCTTCAAATTATAATACGGATTGTTTTGGAGATTATCGTGCATTATGGCTTAGACCTGATACTGTTTCACCATACACTCGTGAAATAACCGTTTATGATTCAAAGGTACTGGACAAAATTTTAATCAGTAATGATGATGACTGGTCTACTGAATTTAATACATTGATCGCCGTAGATTACGCTGCTGACAAAGAGTGGTACTTTAATACCTCTACTAAAAAATGGACACTACTTCCAACATTTACTAATGGAAGTTATTGGAACGCTAATTCTGAAGGTGACCAATACCCTGTAAGTCCTGGTAAAATTTTATTAGTTAGACCTCAATTCACCTCAACATTAGACACCTTATATTGTAGAATGATAACCAGAGGAGCTGCGGCTAATGAAAAGGAATTACTTAAACTTGGAAACATAAACAGTTGGAATTTAGACATGAGCACCGAAACAGTAGTTTTAGCCTATAAGGAAACCTCAAATATTAATTGGAAAGTTCGTGTCTTTGACCTTAACCTTAGTTTTTTATATGAAATCGATACTGAAAAACCAAATTATGATAATTATACTAACTACGGAAAATTAAATTACTGGGTATTTTATGACAACAATGGTAACTATACTCATTATAAATTTGGGAAATTGCTAAGCTCGTTAACTACAACCCATCCTAATGGATACAATTATGCTTTTGATAGCAACGGCTGGTGGTAATCTTTAAAATTTAATATAAAACAAAAACATATAAATATGAACTATACAGTTAACGCAAACATCTACGAAACAGTAGATGTAAATTATAAAAAGAAAGATTCAAAAGGAGTACAACTTCTTTCTGAATATAAAAAAGAACCCGTTAAAAAAAGAGCTTTTAGTTTATCAACAGAGGCTAATATTGAAACATACACTGCAGATGAAATTATCACATCAGTGAAAGCCAAATTAAATCTTCCAGAAGGGGTAGTTGATGTTAAACTTACAGCGCACGGAAAAGATTTAGTTGGAACCGAGGCAGTAACCTCTTACGGAGTAAAATTTGAAGCAACTCTTCCACTTAAAACAAAAGCAGAAGTTCCTGTTGCTCCAGTAGTTGAAGAAACTCCAGTAGTAGAAGAAACTCCAGTAGTAGAAGAAACTCCAGAAAACCCTGCATAAATAAAAAATAATATAAAGAGATGGCATCATTAAAAACAACAATAACACTGGATTCAAGTACTCTTTTCCCAAATCCATTGTCAATAAAATCAACAGATACTGAGACTATTAATGGCGATTCAACATCATTAATTACTAATCAAATTCAGCCATCTGCTACAGAAGTATTATTAGAAACTAACGAACAATCTGGAAATTTTGGAATTATTTATCTATATTGTCAATCTGCAAGTACTAATTCAAACTTCGGAATTGATATTTATTTAACACATAAAAGCGCACCTACAGTTACCATACATTTCGCAAGATTGCTATCTGGAAATGCAACATTCCTACCAATTTATGCAGCAGACATTGCAGGTTTCAAAATCGATATTAAAAATAATGACCCGGTTAGCCCAGCAACAGTAACATATTTTTACGGTTCTAAAGACTAATTAAAAGATACATTTAATACAGGAGAGGAGCAATATTGCTCCTCTTTTTTTGTTAATAACTTTAACAAAATTTTAACACTTAAAGTTTTACCGATTCAAAACTATTGATTATATTTACATATCAAATTAAAACAAACACATTATGAAAATAGTAGTTAACCCAGGACAAAGAGTCTTTTTTACTTCAGACACTCACTACAACCATACAAATATTTGTAGAGGAGTTAGTAAATGGGATGGTGCCCGAGGTACTAGGGATTACAAGACATTGGACCAGATGAACATCGACTTGCAGGACAATATAAACATGTTGGTTATGGAAAACGACATCCTGATTCACTTGGGTGATTGGAGCTTTGGTGGTTTTGATTCTATTGTAGAATTTAGAAACAAATTAAACTGTAAAAATATCCACCTTTTCTTAGGAAATCACGACCATCATATCCTTACAAACCGTGGAGATGTTCAAGACCTTTTCGCCTCAGTAAATGAGCAAAGAATGGTTACAATCGTTATGCCTCCATTGGTTAAAAACGGACCAAGTGCAAAACACCGATTCGTAATGAGTCACTACCCTATGGCTAGTTGGCAAGATATGGGACAGGGAGTTATGCACATCCACGGACATATTCACACACCTCACCAGTTTAAAGTTGGACCTGGCCGAATGATGGATGTTGGAATCGATGGAAGTCCTGATTTTCAGCCATACACAATTCAACAAGTTTTGAAACTAATTGGCAATAGACCTATAAAATCTTTATTAACCCATGAATTTGACCACCATAATGACGCGGCAACTTCTTAATTTTAAACAACTATGAATACATTTTCTAAATTTTTCTTGATGATTCTTGGTATCTTTATCGGAATCGCCGGAGTATTTCAACTCCAACAAATTGCATTTGAACTATTAAGTGCACCGGACGATGGTCTCTTCTTTCTGGGACTTTTTTATCTAGCAATTGTAATTTTTATATGGGGAAGTGCCGTATATGTTATAGCTGACTATTTAATAAAGTTAAAGAACAAAAAAGACTCTGAATGCACTACATGTAAATGTGGAGCAAAAAAAGTAAGTAATAAACAAAAACCAAATAATTAATTTAAAACAAAAAAAATGAGATTAAAATCGATTGGAATTATTTTAGCAGTAGTAGTAGGTATTTTCGCAATGTTTAGTTCATGCGAAGTAATTGATGCAGGACATGTAGGAGTAAAGGTTAACATGTATGGCTCAGGTAAAGGGGTCAATAATGTAACAGCATGCACAGGATGGGTATTTTTTAATCCTGTTACAACAAAGATTTATGAGTTTCCAACATTTATTCAACATAAAGAATATAAGAACTCAGAGGAAGGAGACAATTCATTTACTGTAAATACAAAAGATGGTTCGGAGTTCCGAGTTGCACCTATCTTAAACTATTCAGTAGCAGCCGACAAAGCACCTTCAATATTTGCCAAATATCGTAGAACCTTACCAGAATTGGAGGAAGGTTTCTTAAAGACGGCAATATATGACGCATTCCGACTTGCAACTAATAAATATTCAGCAGAACAATTAATATCAAATAGAGCCCTTTTCGAAGTTGAAGTAAGAAGGTTATTAGAAGCGCAGATTGTTAAAGAAGGATTTATAGTTAATCAATTTACATCTAACTTAGAATATCCTACATCATTTAAGAATGCCATTAATGCTAAGAACAACGCAGTTCAGGCAGCCCTAACCGCAGAGAATCAAGTACAAACTGCGACAGCTCAAGCTAAAATTAAAGTAGCAAAAGCACAAGGAGACGCTGAAGCCCTGTTAACAAACGCAAGAGCAGAAGCAGAGTCTAATAAATTAAGACAATCGACCTTGACTCCGATGTTATTACAGCAACAATGGATAGAGAGATGGGATGGAGCACTTCCTACAACTCAATTGGCAAGTGGAGCTAATACTATGTATGGCTTAAAATAAATTGTTAATAACTTTTTAAAAATAATTAACCTGACATTTTACCATGTCAGGTTTTTTGTTTATATTTACATTATAATTAAAACAAACAATTATGACAATCTACACAGTTTTACCGTACTTTTCTAATCCAGATGACGGAGTATTCTTCAATGATGTTAAGAGCTTTACTGATTATGATGAAGCTTACCACTATGCTACAAGCTACTGCTCTGGAAAAACGTTTGACATAATCGAAAACCAATTAGACTAAAAAATATGAATTGTAACTACAGAATACTAAAAGACGTGCATATCGGACAGAGAGTTCGTAAAACAAAGGACAAAACTACAGTGCCTTTCAAAAATGACCCGATGACGGACGTAAAAATCATGAAATGGAACCAATTAGGGTTTCAACTAAGTCACCCAGACTTACCAAAAGATATTTGGGTTGATTTCCATCAATTGCCATTAGACACTATCCAATTAGAATATGGTGTTATTAAGAATCCAATCACATTCGTAGAAGAGGTAATGGTCGGAGGTTCGATGGTCCTTGTCCGCGCCGATACATTGGATTACATGGAGATGATACATGACAAGAAGGAGAAAGAGGAGGCTGCAACCTACGGTGTTAGAGCGTTGACTCCAGGTGATAGAGTTATTAGTGCAATATGTAAACATGGAAATGTAATGGTGTACTTAGGTACATTTAATATTGCAACGTACGGCTATTCTAGAAGTTATGGTTATAGAAGTGATAGCAAAACTTTCTATTATGTTAATGAAACTCCTGAAAGAGCCTTCTTTGCATACGAAGACCCTGATGGGAAGTATAACATCAAATCATATCCTATTCAAAACAAAATTGTCAAAGAGAATTATTTAGCATCTGATAAAGATAGAGGAGATAGAGTAGACCCTCAATTCACCGACGAATCACAAAATCTTCAAATGGTCCTGGATTTGGCATTAGCCAGAAGATATGAGGCAAAATATTCTGATGAGAAAATCAAGGAGATTAAGGAACAATACCCTAAAATGAAATATGGTGAATATGACCCTATTTGTTACATACAAAAAGGTAAAACCAACATTAGAGAAAATGCACTAGGTTTTATGAAAGAAGGTAATTTAATGGAAACTACCCGATTGTATTTAAACGAACAAGAGGCAAATACAGCATATAGCAATTCTAGAAGATACTAAACTTTAACAAAATTTTAACACTCTGGATTTTCCGGATTCAAAACAATTGATTATATTTACATATCTAATTTTAACAAAGAAACATTATGAGAAATTCAATTTTAACAATTCAAATTTTAGTAGTAGCAATTATTATCGTGGCCATTGGTTTTGGAATCACTGGATATGCTAACGTAAACACAGTTACCGCAAAGGTAGAAGGTAAGGAGAGAATTACCGAACAGAACGGAAAAACAATCGACTCTTATTATTTAGTGTACACTGACAAAGGTACATTAAAATTAGAAGATGACCTTTTCCGCGGTAATTTTTATTCAAGCGACGAGTATGGTAAACTGAGACAAGATTCTACGTATACCTTCAAAACATCGGGTTACCGTATCGGTTTTTTGAGTTCATACCCTAACATTATAGAAGTAAAGTAATGTTAAGCGCCGCAAAATACGTAATTGTTGATGGATGTGCCATCATATTCTCAGCAGCTATCCAACATAAAGATATGGTTGGACACAACGAAATAGCAACTGGAGCCGGATTTGTCAGATTTATCTTTGATGAAAAAGATGATCAGATTAAAGCAATGGCTTATGGAAAATCAATATCATTAGGAATCGGGTCGCAAGAAAGAGACACACATATACTAACAACACAAATAACTAATACCTATTAAGATGCAAAAACATTATTTTGAATTAGACAAAGTAGAATCAATTACTTTAACACTAGAAAGAGAAACGGCTTACCGATGGTATCCAGAGATTCCTGCAACACCTAAGATGTTCTTAGGAATTCCAATTGGTACTAATAAGGCAATTCCAGCAGGTTGGAACGAATACAAAGATTGTGCAGGAAATGAAAAATGGCAGTGGGATAGAACTAAAACATCATATTTTGAAGGTTATTCATCATATCGAATTGATGAAACCAACAAAAGGATTTACAATAAATCTCATGTTGAAATCCGACTAGGTTACAAACAATCTTTTGGAAAAACATTCGACTCGAATAATGAGGCTCAAACTTATGTAGATGACTTAATCCTAAGTTCAGACAAAAACTTTCACGTAATCATTAACAAATAAAACTATGAAATTAAACATCAATTCAAACACAGCACAATTGTACAGATGGTTCTATGGAACTTCTAGAATGCCAGAATCCTTATGTCCATACTTCTGGAAACTTGTCCTAATGTGGACGTTTATCCTACCATATTCGATTCTATCCCTTCCTGTAATTATTATGGAGAGACTAGATAGAAGCCAAACGCATTCGACTGGAGAACGTGCAGGTCTAGGATTTATTGCGTGGTTTATTTTATTTATTCTAATATGTATGGTATCATGGGTTGGTTTACTCTTTGTAGAACCTGTTAAAGACACCTTATATTATCATTCAATTGTAATCGGAGGAATGGGATGGGTACTTTCTTTTGGAATTGGAATTGCTACTGCTTATAACTATTTAACAAAACTATGGAAAAACCGAAACATTAAATATGATGAACACGGCTACCGAATTTGGAATCCTATTGTAGAAGAACAAGATTCGATTATTGTAAGTTTTGTTAAAGCATCGTATAATAAATATTGTCCTAAAATAGATTGGAACCATAACAAATAAAATTATGAAATACATTTCAATAGCACTTATATACATAGCATTCTTTGGTTTAATCGGAGGTGCATGTTATTTTACAAGTTCAGGATTGCCGTTATGGGCACTAATATTTACTCCACAATGGTCTTCAAAATCTGACGATGATGAATAGTAGAAACCAATTCTTAGAAATCGATGGCTTATATTTTGAGTCTGGAACACATGAATGGTTCCATGATAAAACAACCACCAATTACGCCCAAACCGATAATGGTATTTTTAAAGATGCCCTAAAAAATATCTATTGTTTTGTTACAAGAAGTAAAGAAACTGGAGAATATGATAGAGTAATGATGGACTCAAAAACTAATGAGGTTATCTATGATACAAAATCATTAGAAGCAATGGGTGCTGAAATTGACAAACTAAAGTTAATGAAACGATTTAAAATTTAAACATGGAAGCAACAGACGCACTAGGAAATCCAATTGAAATTGGACAAAGATACGGATATTCACAACAAAGTAGCGGACATGTTACTATAGTTGTAGGAACTGTCGAAAGGGTAAATGAACTTAAAGTAACATTGAACAATGTGCAAGAACGTAGAGGTCTTTGGGGAAAGATAACTGAATCATTTAGTACAGAAACAAGAAGACGTTCTGTTAATGCATGTCACCTATTTAAAATATAAAAATATGAACGCAAACGAAACACTTAAGCAAGGATTAGAATATATGAAGAGTCCAGAAGGACAAAAATCGATGGAAGACTATTTTAATAAACTTGCCCAACGGGACGCTATCGAACAGGCAAGAGCCAAGAGGTTATTAGAAATGTATGGTGTTTGTGACGATTCTACCTTTGATTATTTAATGTTGGACATTTTAGTGAAGCAGGAGAAATATGATGCAAGACACTACTCAACATACGCTGAAAGACCCCTACACCTTATGAATTTAATGTGGGAAATTGCATCAAAAGAAGGTGTTGAAATAGACCCAATCGATGGTCTAACCGAGAACTTCTCTTCAATGGTTTATGATTTTTATGGGTACCAATTCGCAATCACGCACGGGCAGGGTTCAGTGTTGAGCGTTTACCGTCAAAATGAATTAAGATACCGTAGCTAATGAAGATTAAAGAACTATTAAATCGTGAAGTTGACCTAAAAACCTTTTTGTTAACCGGACCTCTTGGAGCAATCTATAGTATGTTTAGCCGTAAGATTATTAAAGAGTCTAAAAATACTAATATCGTATATGATATTCGACATGGCAAACCAGTTGTTATCCAATCCGAAAAATACATGAATCAATATGACAAAACATATGGAGCTGGAGAGGCAATGAGACCCGGATTCGCACTTGATTCTGTTAAGTATGGAATGAAACGTGAAATTTGCGACCAAATTATGAAGAGCGACCTATTCGAATGGTCAATTGATGAAACTATAACAGGAACCCGAGTTGCTGCCAGAATAATTGTTAATAAGTTTTAAAAATAAATTGATTAAAGTTTTACCGATTAAAAACTTTTGTTTATATTTACATATAATTAAAAACAACATATCAGATGATAATATTAGACTTGGTTAACCCAGAAAAATCACAGATTAAATACAAAATTAGTCAATTTCCTGACGGTCAGCAAACAGTAGACCTTACGGATTGGAAAGACTTATTAAGATACGAAGACGCTGTGAAAATCAATTCACGTTTAAATACCTTTAAAGACTTAGAACTGATTATTTGCGCAACTGCAGCCGTTCGTAATATTAAACCAACCAGAGAAATTGCACTTTATGTTCCTTATTTTATAGGAGCCCGTTCAGACCGTAAATTTGTTGAAGGCGGAGTTAATTACTTAAAGCAAGTTATTTGCCCAATTATCAATTCCTTAAACTTTGTAACAGTAATTACATTAGACCCTCATTCAGATGTTTTAGAAGCATGTTTGAATAACTACGAGAAGGTAGATAATCACACACTTGCAAAACATGCACTATCAAAGATTGATAATAAGATTGGTGCCCAAGACAGAATTTGTTTAGTAAGTCCAGATGCTGGAGCCTACAAAAAAATCTATGATGTTGCAAAGAAGTTTGGAATTGAAAATATTATTACCGCAACTAAGGTCCGTGATATGCGAAGTGGAAATATTCTAAGAACTGAGATTCCTACATTGAATCAACACGATGACTTAAAATATGTTATCATTGATGATATCTGCGATGGTGGTAGAACCTTTATTGAACTTGCAAAAGCAATCAAAGGAAGCAGACCAACTGCTAAAGTTTATCTAGTAGTAACTCATGGTATTTTTAGCACCGGATTTGGAGAATTAAACAAATACTTCGAAGGCATTTATACTACAAATTCTCATAGAAATGTTGCAGATAATGAATATGAACAAAAAACAAACACAACACAATTTAACGTAATATAACATGTCAAAAAAACCAAAAACAATATTTGTAGAGCAATTAGTATTAGTTCAGGACCCAATTTTAGGCTCTAAATATGAACTACAAACGGTAGAAGTAGTAGAATCAGAATTCTTTCAGCATCTTGGAATTGATGCAACTACCGAACTAGAAAGGATATTAACTGAAGAAATTAAGAAAGCAACTGATGAACAATAGAGACAATAGAGAATTTAGAATGTACGGACTAGTTCCTTACAATATTAGTCCAATTCAGCAAGGCATCCAGTTCGGTCATGCTGTTGTTGAATACGGACTTGAATTCTCAGAGACTCCAGAGTACCAGACATGGGCCCGAAGAGACAAGACCTTTATAATTCTAAATGGAGGTACTACTAACAATACGGCTTTTATCAAAGGAACTCTTAACAATCATTATTTTACATTATATGACCAATGCATCCGTATTGGAGAATTCCACGAACCAGATTTGGGAGACCAATTAACTGCCGTAGTTTTCTTAGTTGATGATAGAGTATATGATAAAGTTGCTTGGCCAGATTATGAAGGAGATGCTATAGAAGAAAAACTAGGAGGTAGAAGTCTTGAAAAACAATTTTATGAATGGAAGATGAATTTTGCCGAAACTGAAGAGGAAGCAGACCAAATCATATTCCTAAGAGATTTCCTTAAACAATTTAGATTTGCATAATGGGATATTTGAACGAACAAATAGTATCAGCGATGGGAACAAACTATCAAGAAATCCAAGGTGACCTAATCCGTTTGGCAAAACAGGGTACATTTGATGTAATCACCCATGGGTGTAATTGTTTTTGTACTATGGGCGCCGGAATAGCGCCTCAAATGGCAGATGCGTTTGGATGCGATGAATTTGAAATGGAACTAACTCAATATATTGAGTATGACGACGAGGGTTACGAGCATTTGGTAAAAACCAAAAATCGTGGAGACATTAATAAACTTGGTACTATTGATTATCAACACCAATATCTATGGTTTAAGCATCCATCGGTTACAGAACCCGGAGTTGCAGTTCCAATGAACTCAAAGTCATCAGGTCAACCAGGTGTTAAAGATATTATAGTTGTGAATTCATACACACAGTACAATTATGGTGCTAACCATAAAGATGGTGTTGCCAAGCCAATTGATTATGAGGCACTTGCGCTTTGTCTACGTAAAATCAATAAGACTTTTGCAGGTAAACGTATTGGACTTCCAAAAATTGGAGCCGGACTGGCTGGTGGAGATTGGAACAGGATTAAAAACATTATTCAAACAGAATTAAGGGACATGCAAGTGTCAGTTGTAATTTATAAACCATGAGAAATTATAAAGTAATACACAAGCACGATGGTAATACTACCATACAAAAAATTGAATGCCGAGAAATGACAATTGAACATAGTTCTTATTGCTTTTGGACTGGAGATTATGGAGCAACCAATAGGCTTGCATGGGCATTTCCAATTATGTTTACAATTGTAGAAGGTTTACCAGACCCTGAAGAAATTTAACATAATTTTAACACTCCCAATTTTACCGATTTAAAACTATTGATTATATTTACATTATAATTAAAACAGATACACTATGACAGAATTACAAAAATGGGAAGCAGTTAATCAATGTAAAAATGCAAAACAATTAGCAGATTTAATTCTATCCTTTGCAGATTCTTTAGGAATGATACTAGGAAGAGATAGTTTTCATGATGCAACTGAAATGTCTAATAATGTTATGGTTGTTATGCGTGATGATTATGCAGACCGCTTACTTACCCGAGAGTATGGAATTAGACAACAAGCAATTTATTTAAGAACAATATCTAAATATTAATACTATGAACCCATTATTTTTAACAGACGGTTACAAAACAGGACATCACCAACAATATCCAAAAGGGACTACGTTGGTCTATTCGAACTTTACTCCTCGTAGTAATAAATATGCTCCTAAAGGTTGCAACCAACTAGTAAGTTTCGGCCAACAAATGGTAATGAAACAAATCCACGAGGCTTTTGACAAAGATTTCTTTAGCAAACCAAAAGACAAAGTTTGTGGCGAAATGAAAAACGAATTGTCAATGTACTTAAATACTGACTACGATGTTAGCCACTTTGAAGCCCTACATGATTTGGGTTACCTACCAATCGCAGTTAAATCGATTGAGGAAGGAGCTACAGTACCAATGAGAGTACCTGTCTTGACAATTTACAACACACATCCAGATTTCTATTGGATTACCAATTACTTGGAGACAGTTATTTCTAACTTGTTATGGAAACCAATGACAAGTGCAACTATTTCCCATGCTTACCGTAAATTATTTACAGAATGGCAATTAAAAACTGATGCCGAAAAAGGTTGGTTCGTAGATTGGCAAGCCCATGATTTCTCAATGAGAGGTATGGACTCTATAGATGCTACAATCTCTTCAGGATTAGGACACTTAACAAGTTTCTCTGGTTCAGATAGTTTACCTGCAATCTTTGGAGCCCGTAAATATTACAATGAAACTGGATTTGTATCTGGTTCGGTAAATGCAACAGAGCACTCAGTAATGTGTGCTGGAAGTAAAGATGATGAGATTGGAACCTTCCGTAGATTATTGGAGACATATCCAACAGGAATTCTTTCAGTAGTTTCTGACACATGGGACTTATGGAAAGTTTGTACTGAACATATCGTTACCTTAAAAGAGGAAATCCTTGCAAGAGATGGTAAATTAGTTATTCGTCCTGACTCAGGAGACCCTGTAGATATTATTTGCGGTGCTAATATAATCAAAACAAATGTTCATAGCGATAATGACGTAGTTGCTTACTTAGGTGGAGTAGCAGAAGTTAATCCTACTGATGAATATTTAAACAAACCAGAAGTAAAAGGTGTTATTGAATTACTTTGGGATGTATTCGGTGGAACTATTAACGACCAAGGTTATAAAGTATTAGACCCTCATATTGGAGCAATCTACGGAGACAGTATTACATTAGACCGTGCTGAACAAATCTTCACAAGATTAGAGGCAAAAGGTTTTGCAAGTACAAACATTGTATTAGGTGTTGGAAGTTTTACATACCAATATAACACTAGAGATACTTTTGGTTTTGCAATGAAAGCCACCTATGTAGAAGTTGATGGAGTTGGAAGAGAAATCTTTAAAGACCCAATCACTGATGATGGAGTTAAAAAATCTGCAAAAGGTTTATTAAGAGTTGCTGGAGCTGTAGAAGATAATTTCTACATACTAGAAGACCAATGTACTTGGGAAGATGAAAAGTCTGGATTGTTAAAAACTATCTATTTGAATGGTCAATTTGAAAACCAAACAACTCTTACAGAAATTAGAAAACGTTTAACTAATCTATAATGAATAGACAGTACTCACCAGTACCTTTAATAATAGTAATTTTGGCTGCACTAGTAATCTTTATGGTTACTAGTTGCAAACCAGATAATTATAAAGACCCACATCAAAATACTAGTGCTAGTCGTTACGAATTAGATAGTACTTCAAAATATTACGATCAACGCTATAGAGTTTATACTCTTGAAGGTTGCGAGTATATAGTTGCAGGTTCGGGAAGTTCTCGATGGGGTTCACATAAAGGAAATTGTAAAAATCCAATACACGAATGCAAATAACAATTTACACGGTAGCATATAATGAAGAACTTATGCTACCGTTTTTTATTAAACATTATAGAGCATCATTTCCGGACTGCCGAATTGTTGTATACAATAACCAATCAACGGACAGAACTGTAGAAATTGCAAAAGAATTTAATTGTGAGGTTATTCAATACGACACTGGAGATAATTTTTCTGATAGAAAAAATCTAGAAATTAAAAACAATTGCTGGAAAGATTCAAAAACCGACTGGAATATTGTCTGTGATGCTGATGAACTTGGTCTCATTACTAGAGAACAATTAGAATATGAATCTGGACTGGGAACATCAATAATAAAATTTACCGGTTGGAATATGGTTAATATGTCCGAAGACCCAGCAGATATTAGCATTGATACCTTACAATATGGTGAGTATACTCATTATTATAATAAAAGTATTGCATTTGATAAAAGCAAAATCTCTGAAATCAATTTCTATCCAGGATGCCATGAGGCAGCCCCTCGGGGTGATGTTACATATTCATTAAATCAATATAACCTACTGCATTATAAATATATTGGAGAGGACTATATGGTTAATCGATACCGTCTATTCCGTTCAAGACTATCGGAAGATAACATAAAACTGGGATGGGGTTACCATTATAATGAAGAAGAGGAAAAACTTCGACAATCATTTAAAATTAAAAAACACAACGCAATTAAAATAATATAAGTATGCAAGTAATTAAACCAAATAGCAGGTACCAAAACCAAGAAAATAAATGTTCAGTATTTTTAGCCGGTTCTATAGAAATGGGAAAGGCAGAAGATTGGCAAAAGAGAATCGAGAACAATTACATTAATACCAATGTAACACTTTACAATCCAAGACGTGATGATTGGGATGCTAGCTGGACTCAAGAACAATCAAATCCTCAATTTAACCAACAAGTAAACTGGGAAATGAATAGTCTTGAAAATGCAGATATAATCTTCATGTACTTCTCTCCAGAAACTAAGAGTCCAATTAGTCTCCTAGAATTAGGTTTACATGTCAGAGATAATATTATCGTATGTTGTCCTAAAGGGTTTTGGCGAAAAGGAAATGTCGACATTGTATGTACTCGATATAACATTCCAATCTTTGAAAATCTAGACGATGCGATTGGCGCACTAACCACAAAGATTAATCAAAAACTTTAACATAATTTTAACACTCCAGATTTTACGGTCTGGAGTTTTTTGTTTATATTTACATTATAATTAAAACAAACAAATTATGGCAAAGATTTACCGTGTTGGAGGATGTATTCGAGATAAATTCCTTGGATTGGACTCTAAAGATATAGATTTCACTTTCGTGTTGGAAGATACTAAAGGTTTTACGGTTGAGGATGGTTTTCAAATCATGACAAACTGGATGACGGACCAAGGTTTTGAAATCTTCTTAAGTACTCCAGATTGTTTTACGATTCGTGCTAAGTTTCCAAAAGACCATCAGTTCGCCGGACTGGTTGCAGATTTTGTAATGGCCCGTAAAGAGGTTGGATATGTTGAAGGAACCCGTAGACCTATCCTAGAACTTGGAACATTGGAAGACGATTTAATTCGTAGAGATTTTACCCTAAACGCCCTTGCAGAAGATGTTGATGGTAATCTTATTGACCTATTCGGTGGAGTAGAGGACTTAAAGGCTGGAATTTTAAGAACTCCGATGCACGCTAGCGCTACCCTAATGGATGACCCACTTCGTTTGCTAAGAGCACTAAGATTTACTATCACTAAAGATTTTCAAATGCACGCTGATATTTGGAATGCGATGAAGCAACCAAACATTTTACAGAAACTAGAACAAACTGTAAGTGGAGAGAGAATCAGAGAGGAAATCATAAAAATGATGAAACATGATACTCCAAGAAGTTTTAGACTACTTGCTGACGTTGACCAAGATATTCCAGGATTCTTAGATTTAATCTTTAAAAATGGGATGTGGCTGAAACCAACTTTTGAAAAAATATAATTATGAAAAAGTTTTTAGAATTTATTTGGGAATTGGTTGGACCGACAGTTACGTTTATCGCAGGAATAGTTGCCGGTTTTCTAGGATTAGTTTGGGTATTTACCGGGTTTGGTGTATTAATATTGTTAGGTCCAGATACATTCCCAACACCAGACTTTGTAAAATGGATTATAGCGATCTTAGATTCTTTCTGTGCAATCATGATAATCTATAGTTGGATTTACGGAGCTTACAAAAGAGTTTATAAACAAAACTAGTTTTTTAAATATAATACTTATGAAACAACTTGAAGACAAAGAAATTTTAATATGTGCATGTCACTCGACTGACCATCAACTTATTATCTTATATGATGAGGATGAGGTTGAAGGACACAGATATCCAACATGTTACTTTCATATACATTTAACTAAAAGACCATTTTTGGAACGAGTTAAGTACGGATTAAAATACATTTTTGGAAGACAATGCAACTACGGAGCATTCGATGAATTTATATTTAATCCAAAAGATGCCGACAAACTACAAGAACTTGTTAACTATTTAAAAGATTTAAAGAAATGAAAAAAATTGTTTTTTATCACACATATCTAGATGGTAATTACAAAAGTATAATCCAAGACCAATTGACTAAGTTATTTTTAGGTGGTTTATACGATGCATGCGATTCAATACAATTGCATATAGCATCGCCACATGGAGACAGAATTCAATGGCTTTTAGATATTGTTAAAGACTATAAAAAGATAATTCCAACTGTCATTGAAATTGATAAATCACAATATCCAAGTGATTATCGAGAATCTAAAATAACACTGCTAAATCTTAAAAAAATGGCAGATGAAGTTGAAGGATATTATTGCTATTTTCATTCAAAGGGCGTTACTACCCGCGAAATATTTCAAGATGATTGGAGAAATTCATGTGACTGGGTTACATTTTGCGACTGGCTACCTAATATCCAAATGCTAGACGATGGATATGACGCTATTGGCCCTAATTACAGACGACATGACGAAGGGTATGATCCACATTTTAGTGGAAATTATTGGTGGGCAACCCATAAGCATTTAAGAAACTTAAATGCTGATTTTTTAATCGATACTACCAATATATACCTAGAAGAATTTTGGATAGGTTCCGTAGAAGCAAACTTTGAATCTACATTCGAATGTGGATCGGTATATCCTCCGCTAATTGAAACAACTATTAATAAATATATAAAAAACAAAAGTATGCACACTATTTTTACTCCTCAAACTAGAGAATGGCCAAAGTTGGCAACCCAACAACCAACAGCTTGGGGAAATATACCAACAATCTTGCAAGATTTAATAAAAAGATCAGGTATAAAAACAGAAAAAGCGATCGAATTCGGCGTTGAATTTGGATATTCAACATCTGCCTTTGCAAATTACTTTAATACAGTAGACGGGGTCGATACCTTCGTTGGAGACATACACGCTGGATTAAGAGAAGATATGCTTGAGGCTACTAAATCAAATCTTGCGGAATTTACAAATATAAATCTTATTAGAAGTTCATACGAGGATTATATTAAAGATAATCCTGAAGTATATAATATGGCTCATGTTGATATTATACACACATACGAAGATACTTACAAGTGCGGGGAATGGTGTGTTCAACATGCAGAAATTACCGTTTTTCATGATACCTTGTCCTTTCCAGAAGTGTATAAGGCATGCGAAGATTTAAGTATTAAATACAATCTTAATTTCTATAATTATGAAGAATCTCACGGTTTAGGAATACTTACAAAATTAAAACTTTAACATAATTTTAACAGTTAAAGTTTTCCCGATTCAAACTTATTGATTATATTTACATATCAAATTAAAACAAACGCAAAATGATTAGAGTATATTTAGATGACGTAAGAACACCGGTTGAAAAAGACTGGGTTGTTGTTAGAAGTTACGATGAATTTGTAGAAAAAGTTACCGAAATTGGACTTGAAAATATTGACTTGATTTCATTAGACCATGACCTAGGAGACACTGCAATGGCCGAATGGCATAAAAATGTGTACCACAATTACGAATTGAACTATGATAATATTACAGAAAAGACTGGAATGGATTGCACTAAATGGTTGGTCAATCAATGGTTGGATGGAGCTAATGTTGTTGATGTTGTAATACACTCTGCAAATGCAGTTGGTAGTGCAAATATGATGGGTTATATTAATAACTATAGACATATTCATAGATTGCCTCAGAATTGCATCCGTGTAAGAATCGAACATACTGTATAACTATGGCATATTATAATGGACCTCGTAGAAAGAAGAAAGTTGACCCAAGTACGGTAAGACGGAGGACATCCCAAGAGGACTTTGAAAACGTACTTGGAAAACTCAAGAAAGAGGAAATCAATGTAGACCCTCATTCACAATTCAGAACTATTAACGGAATCCCACATAAGTTTAAAGACGGACAATGGGTACCACTAACAAAATTATAGTATGGCAGCAGAAGGAAATACACCAATGGAAATCGAGGAATGGATAGTTAAAACGATTAATTCATGCACTACAATGCAACAGATAATTCGTTCCAGAAATTTAATAGATTTGTACCATAAATGGCTTTCAACCCAAACAGATTTAAGTTGGGAAGTTAAAAGACATCTTAAAGATAAACTAGTAGAGCACTACAAGAATACAAAAATAGAATTAATTAGAAACTAGGATGAAAGTAATATTTTTAGACAATGACGGAGTAATATGCCTAGATAATAACTGGGGAGGTCGTTCAAAGAAATGGGCTAAGTACAAAAAACTTAATCCTGAAGCGACTAGCGATACTATAGCTCCGGTTGACATACGATTTGACAACTTTGATAAAAAAGCAATTAAGGTATTAAACCAAATCTTGGAAGAGACTTGTGCCGAAATAGTAGTAAGTTCCGACTGGAGGTTACATGCAAACTTAGAGGAAATTGGAGAATACTACGAATCACAGGGAATCTTAAAGAAACCTATCGCATTCACTAAAAGATATATTGGTTGTGATAAACCAGATGAATTTGAATGGACCCGAAGAACAATGTACGAACAGCAGCGTTCTATCGAAGTTCGACAATATCTAACCGATCATCCAGAAATTACCAATTGGGTTTGCGTTGATGACTTAGAATTAGGAGAAGCGGATTCTCATGGAAAGGAACAAGTATGGGGACTATCTAACTTTGTTAATACTCCAAAAATGGCAGAAGGAATTAAACAGCAAGGTGTTAAAGAAAAGATTTTACAATTTTTAAAATAAAAGGTTATGTTTAGAAGAACTAAGATTAAATTTGCTAAAAAATTTAGACAAGAATTATCTTCGGAAGACTTAAGAGGTTACCGAAATATTCTAAAGTTGTTGTATCACCCTAAGGCTGAAACACCTCTTAAAGATCCGGATGTGGCAAAATTTTATATCCAAGTACCATCGCTTCACCTTGACCTAATTATCGATGCCGAAAAGGCAGAAATTGTTAACACAAAACAAATCTATCCATTAAATCTGAATGCAAAAGTAACGGAAAGAGCTGTTAAAAGAATCAGAGAGGAAGTATCGAAACAGCGAACAGACCTTGAAGAGGTAATCCGTGGTAAAAAAGAGACAATATTAACCAAACTTTATAGCCAAATAAAATAATGAAGAACAATAACTATATGACCGATGAGGACTTTGAGGCTTTTTTAAAAGGCATCGGAGGACTTGAAAATGGTTACTACACTGGACGGGATCCCATTACTGCTAGAGGTTACTTTGCCGTAGATAATGGTTGGCTAGGAATCTTAAAGAGACTTATAGTAGACCTTATTGAACTTGGATGGGACAAACAGATTTGTCAAGTTAAAGAAAAGTTTGGAGGACTACGATTCTATACAAATGGAGTTAGTGAAGATGTTTACAGTCGAATCCGTTTGGCTGAAGATGCCTCATATATTACTTGTGAAAAGTGCGGAGAACTAGGAGAACTCAGAGGTGGAAGTTGGCTTGCAACCCTATGTGATGAACATGCTGAAGGCCGACAGGTTTATAATAACACATTTTAATGATTAAAACACCTAAAGTATTAGTGGCTCCGCCATATGGAGAACTTGAAAAGCAGATGTACCGCGAATGGTTAATTGAAAATGGTTTTAAACCATATTTCTTAGGAACCGAATGTAAAAACATCGATGCTCCATTAATACTTTGCGGAGGTGGAGATATTGGTAAAAGTCCTAAAAGAGATGCTAGAGAAACCGAATGGATTACTAGTGCCCTTGAAAATGGCCAACCAATTATTGGAATTTGTCGAGGAATGCAACTCTTAAATGTTTACTTTGGCGGAGAGGTTGAAAATATATCCGAACATCTTACTGAAAATCATCTCAATGATACATTTGACGACGATGACGATCATTCATTTAGACTATCCCAGTTTCATCAAATATATGATATTGATGGAGATTCAAAGACCGTTAATTCACGTCACCACCAGCACTGTCGTTGGGTTCCATTGAACTTTGAGATTACCCACAGGGCTACTGATGGTACTGTTGAAGGATTTCAAGACTTAGAGAAGAGGATTTGGGCAGTTCAGTGGCACCCTGAACGGGACGAATGCGAGAACAATGAATATCCACTCAATAAACTTTAACATAATTTTAACACTCCTGATTTTCCGGAATCATACATATTGATTATATTTACATTATAATTAAAACAACAATTTAAAAACAAATCACATGAAAACAGTAATTGGAAGTATTTTGGTAGAATTAAGTGTAGACACAATCATGATTAAAGATGCTAAGACATTAGACTTGATCAGAGCTAAAACAGTTAATGCAAACGACGCGGTCGACACCTACAAAGAATTAGTAGTGACACTTACTGAAAAACATAGAAATTTAGTAGCAAAAGAACAAGAAAATGATTAAAACACAAACAAACATTTATGATTCGTCCACGATTAAAGCATCGACATACGAGTATGAGAGTAAAAACCTTTATGTGGTTTTTGGCCATGCGACTTACAGATATATTGAGGTACCTGCAGGGGTCTATCAAGAATTTGCGAACGCCGAATCGCAAGGAATTGCCCTAAACAGTTTGATTAAGGGTACATATGAATTTGTAAAACTAGAGGAATAAGATGGGAAATTTCATAGTACATAAAGACCTTAAAACGGTAGAAATCTTAATGAGCTTCCAGCGATTAGAAGATGGCAAAGAACTTCCAAGTGTAATTGCGCTTGGAGCATCAACACAAAGACCATACGTTTCACCAAAATGGGGTAGGTTTGAAAAAACAACCTACAAGACTTCTTATAATAAGAAGACTGGCCAAAAGGTATCGAACTATTATTTATTTTGGGGAGTTGATGACCGATTCGAAGAGTCAGGATTCGAACTATTAACTACCAGAACAGGTAGAAAAGTAAGCATGAAAAGTGCCTTAAAGATATTCAATGATGCCAGAAAGGCGACAGAATTTGTAAACTTTTCACGAATTTAAGATATAATTATGACACTAAACGAAAGATTCCAACAATGGTTTATTAATGATGTTGAAGAGCATTATGAAGGTACTGTAGAGGAAGTTGCTATTGAACATGAAAGGCTAGCAGGTGAATTTGCTATTGAGTTTGCAGAATGGTGTATATTTAATGAGGTAAATAAATCTCCTAACTATTCTTATAAAAAACTATTAGAAATATATAAAAAAGAAAAAGGATTATGAAGTACATTTCCATCGATATCGAAACTACAGGATTAGACTCTGAATTTAATCAAATCCTTTCAATAGGAGCAGTGATTGAAGACACTTTAAATCAACTTCCATTCGAAGACCTACCAAAATTCCACGCGGTTATAAAACGCGAAAGTGTTTATGGTAGTATCTTTGCCTTAAATTTAAACAAGGATTTAATTCAGGCGATGAAGGACTATTCTGAAGCCCGTACCGAAGATGAAAAGAAACTGGTTGAGGAATCATTTGGAGCCAAGTTTTATCATGAAGATGAGGTAGTAGAGGCACTATATCAATTTTGTTATAGAAATGGTTTGGTTGATTTAGACCCTAACTTTTTAAATAAACAAATGAAAATAGTCGATGGTATTCCATATCCAATTTTAGGTTCAAATATGGTAAAAACCTACTTGACATGTGCTGGTAAAAACTTTGCAGGATTTGACAAGAAATTCTTAGAGAAACTTCCAAGATGGAAACAAGTCTTTTCAATTCGTAGTAGAGTATTGGACCCAGGAATCCTATTTGTTGATTGGATTAACGATGAGAGCGTTCCAGGATTGGACGAATGTAAAAAACGTGCAGGAATCGATGGTGTGGTAACTCACAATGCAGTCGAAGATGCAATGGATGTAGTAATGTTACTTAGAACGTGTTATGAGCTATGACAAGAAGTTTTACATTAACCGAAAGACAGGAGGCGGAACTCCAAGAATGGCAAGCAAAGATTAAAGAACTCTTTGGAGAGTACGGTCACTATGATTATACATTCACCCCGTATGGAATGGGTATGGGAGTAGTGGTTAAGAGCCATAAAACTGGAACAACATTAGATATAAGTCACGAAGAGGATTGGTAATGGAAGAACAATATATAACATTCGAAGTAGCCCAATTATCTAAAGAAAAGGGATTTAATGTACCTGTTAATAATGCTTATGATTTAAAAGGAGAATTTGGCAATTATTACGATATTGTTAACGAGTCTCCATTTGATTATGAAGATGACCATATTGATTATGATTCTTTAAGATATTCTGCGCCGACTCAGGCCTTATTGCAAAAATGGTTGCGAAAAGTACATCAAATCTATGTAGACGTAGATATTGACCAGACCTCCGCTCCTAAATTTTGCTACATGATTAGTAGATTTATTGGCAATCCAATGAATTTAGCAGCTGAGGAATGGGATTGGCAGAATCTTCCAAATGGAGTTGATTGGGGACTTCACCGAAAATGGGAAGATGCCCTTGAGGAAGGATTATTTGAAGCACTAAAATTAATATAAAGATATGGAACCAGAATTAGACATTTTTGACCAATGGGCAGATGAAAGAGCCAAAAAACCTTGGATTGTAAAAAAACTTCGATACATTCCGATTTGGTGGAATCATGATGGTAGGTATATGCATACAACATTTAAACGAGGAATAAAAAGCGTTTGGTATTGGTTGCCTATTATTTGGAAGGACCGTCACTGGGATTCTCACTATATCTTTGAGATAATGAAACATAAAATTTCAGCACAGGCTGATTACATTGGTCGTAGAGATTTACATACCAGAGCCCAAGAGGATGCCCGTACTATGAGATTATGCGTTAAGTTAATGGGACTGGTTCAAGACGAGTTTTATAGTTCTGAGTACTCCGACTATCACAAAACAAAACATTGGTTTGAACCTGTTCCGGACAAACCAACCCTATCTTCTTGGGAGTCCAAATTATTAGAAGAGAACTTTGATGACTACTTTAAGAAATATCCACTGATTTATAAAAAGGTTCTAAACGGAGAAGGAGTTTTTGGTAGAAAGGGTCGCGAAGAGGACAAACAAATAATTGCAATGAACATCGGACACATTAATCATGACCGAGCAAGAAAATTGTTATTCAAATTAATGGAACAAAATATCGAACGATGGTGGGACTAGCAGTTATAATTTATTTTGTAATTGTAGGTATATATGTAGCATACGAATTACATAGGGCTCCTCATTTAGATGATAATGGAAATGAGATTAAAAAAGAGACTAAGACGGATAATCTTCTTGATTTCGATGAAGACGAAGAATTTTTAGGTTAACAAAACTTTAACATAATTTTAACACTCCAGATTTTTTAGTCTGGGGTTTTTTGTTTATATTTACACTATAATTAAAACCAAAAATATGAACTACCAACAACTACAATTAGTAAAACAGGCAAAAGATGGTGTAATTAATTTAGGCACCGCAAATGGATGGAACAAACAAACGGGTGAAGATTATCGAGCCCTGCAAGAATTCAAAGTACCTGGTTCGGGAACTCAAAGAAACTTAGGCAGATGTTATAATGAGTATGGGTTTGATGTCCTTATTGAAGACCAGACCTACACTGTAATTCATACTGTAGATTCAGGAGATTAATATGACACGAATTAATGCACATATCCGACCGATAAAATTATGCGACCAGCACCTTGTTGCAGAGTATCGAGAAATCCTGAGGACTAATGCTCTTGCAATTAAAAGGGCCAGGAAAGAGGGAAAGTCGATGTTAGGTAATATTCAACAATCTTTTACACTTGGAAGTGGACACGTTACATTCTTTTATGACAAATTGTTGTATATCCATCTCAGGTTTAATGCTCTTAGAAGTGAACTGATTAATCGAGGGATGAATGCCACAATTGAATGGCAGTTAGACGAAATAAAGGAGTTCAAATGGTTATACAATGACTGGCCGGAAGACCAAGAGGCTGATCAATTAATTGTTGCACGAATCTTGGAAAGAGCCCGAACTATGAAAAAGATTTCGCACACTTCTAAGAATATTGACTACGAAACATATTGTGAAATTTTAACATAAATTTAACACAAAATAGTTTCCGGATTCAAAACTATTGATTATATTTACATATCTAATTAAAACAAAGAACTATTATGTTTCCATATTCTGCAATTGCCGCTTCACAATTATTAAGAAATCAAAAACCTTATGTTGCTAAAGAACCTAAGATTTCTACACTAGTGGATTATACAAAAACAAGTCCTGAAGACTTCTACAAATTACTTACAATAAGAGCTAAGAGCGCTGGTATATGCGAAATGGCTGATATGATTAGTAACTGGATGGATTTTGATAATTTATCAGATAAGAAAAAAAGAAGATTCGTTATTGAAACAGAAACACCAGAGTACTATTCAATCCAAAACAGATTTAAAAGATTTTTTAACTTAAAATAATATATCATGACAAAAACATCAGCAATCGGGCTAATTGAATTAACAACCGAAAGACAGGCAAATAATGGAACTCAATGTTTTCATGACCCAATTACTGGGTGTGATTATTTAAGTTATGAAAGTGGATATGTCCGCCGTAAATATTCTGGTTTAAGTTATCGTGGATATGGACAAAGTACAATATATCAATTGAACAAAACTAGAAAGGTCAAAAGAGAATCAACATACACTCCTGGTAAATTTTATGATTGTGTTGAACGTATTATGGAAATGAACCCTGAGAGCAGAATCGATATAATCGTTAGAGCAACTACAAATTTCCGAAAATATTTAAGAAAATAATATGAAACTATTCACAGAAAAACAAGTCAAAGAGCTTTTAGAAACTCAAAGAGCTAATTGTTACGTTGCAGTTCTTTCAGCAGCCAAATCAATAGAAGTTGCTGAACATGCATCAAAGGCACCTCTTCCTGGAGGAGAACAATTCGATCAATTCTATGGAATCGACCCAGAAGCCCTGATAAACGAAGACATTGAAGACGGAGAATTACAAAGAAACTTTGAAGGGTTTCAAAGGTCAAGAGAATCTGCAAAGACCTCTTATAATGCAACAGTTCCGACCCTTAATTCAATGGTGGATAAAATTGTTAACTTGAAGGAATTGATAGTAACTCTAGCAGTACAGGGTCTTCCAACCGAGAAAGTGGTAAAACGTCTTGCAAAACTTGATAGCAGTTTTACGGCTCTTGCAAAAAAATCAGAAGCATATAAACAAGAATTGGACAGACAGGATGCCTTGATTAAGAATTATAAAGATTGGAATGAACGCAAATTGTTTATGCATTGGAAATATTTAACTCACTTCGGAGTAACCTCTGAACCTTGGTTAGATTGGAAGAAACAATTTGTTGATGTAATGATATAATAGAAAAGAGATATGAAAAAGTTTGATGCTAAGGAAATTACTGATAAATTAGATGATATTGGTGTTATCTATACAGTAAATAACAATCCAACACCGGAACAGCTTGAAAAACTAAGAAAAGGTGTTGAATCAAGAGATTTAAGAATTCAACAAATGGTAGAAGATTATCACTCAGGCAAGTATGATGAGTTAATTGAATCCATGGATAATGAAGAACCTGCTACATAACACGGCGCCAAATTAATTGTGACATGTACTATCTGGAAGGTCAGGTCAGGTTCTTTAGATTTACCAATGCTCGCTGTTAATTGAGAGGTAGAGCGCATAATTTCCGAACAAGGGTTAACAGTAGGAAGACGTCGCCCATTGCACTCAATCAGTAACCCTGCTCTTGTTCTTCTAATGTGAGAAATCCTGTTAGTTAATAAGAAAGACCAAGGTTGGTAAATTAATCGGTTGGTGTAACAGGAGTATTCCTGCTAGGGTTAACATGGACGGTAAGTCCGGATAGGGGTTCGAATCCCTTACCGATTTCAAAAATAAAACGGCTCTGCAGAGCTAGGAGAGGTCTGGTTAAAGTGGGCAGTGCCAACACAGGAAGTTCGAATCTTCCCTCTCTACTAAAAACTACTTGAGTAGGTGGGAGTGGTCAATCAACAACTCACTGAAGTTTCAGGTAAACTTATATTTAAAACGGGACGGGCGAGCCTATTATAGAGTAAGTAGCAAGTTAATGATTTTTAGGAGGATTGGATCAGTTTTTAACATTAGCGAAGGAGTCAGGTGGAGAAATGGCACCAAAGTATAAAACAAAGGGCAGGACGCAAAGTCACTGAACATAGAGGAGAGGTTGAGGAACTTCCATTACTTGTAGGTTCGAATCCTACACTGACCACAATGAGTTGATTACTCAGATGATGTGCGTATCTATAAAACGTACCGACATACTCTTGGGCGTGAGGCAAGAGCGGGTTTTGAAATTCAGTTGCGCCGTTACGGAAACTGGGCTTGGAGGGCAATAAACTTCATGAGGTCTAATCAACCATAATTGCAAAAGGTCAGGTGGCGGAATTGGAGAGACGCAACTCTATATGGAGTGGAGGTGAAAGAAACTCATACAGGTTCGAATCCTGTCCTGACTACGCTAATTAAACTAGTTTATGAACAGTCTTTGAGGTGCGATGCCTCCATTAGAACGGAAGTCAGGTGAAAGTAGGCTAAGACGAATTAAGTTTCGCGTTGCAGGTTCGATTCCTGTCCTGACTACAAATTGTTAATAACTTTTTATCAAAAAGTTTTACCGATTGAAATATATTGATTATATTTACATATCTAATTAAAACAAATATGAACTTACAAGACATTCAAGATTTCGTTACTGAGTCGAATCAAACTAACTCTAATACTGACAAATTAAACGTACTTAAAAAGTATGCCAAAAACGATTCAGTACTTCTTGCTCTTAATTACACCTATAATACTTTTAAACAGTATGGTGTCTCCTCAGAGAATTGCAAAAAGAATTCTAACTTGGTAAAACAAAACTATCCGAACCTATCACAATTGCTTGATGATTTGAATGACCGTAACATTACCGGACATACTGCAATTAGTTGTGTTAATGGGTTCATCGAAGCAAATAGGGATTACGAGGAGTTGATTTTTAATATAATTGATAGAAACCTTAAGACCCGTTCGACAACATCTATGATTAACAAAGTGATTCCAGGGTTGATTCCTACATTCGATGTTGCATTGGCTAATTCTTACGATGAGAAAACGGCAAAGAAGGTAGACTTTGATGATATTTGGTTTGTAAGTCGTAAATTGGACGGATGTAGATGTATTTGTATCATTAATGAAGATGGAGAACCTACATATTTCTCTAGAGCTGGAAATGAGTTTATGACTCTTAAGAACCTGGACGCTGAGATTATCTCATTAGGCCTAAAGAATATGGTTATTGATGGAGAAATCTGTATATTGGATGCTAATGGAAATGAAAACTTCCAAGGTATCATTAAAGAAATCAAACGTAAAGACCATACAATTGAAAATCCATTCTTTTATATGTTTGACCTTTTAACCATGGAGGAATTCATTAACAAAGAAGGTACTACAACCTTTGGAATCCGAAATGTTCAATTGGATAACCTTTTCTTTCAAAGAGAATTTACCAAAATTGACTACCTACCCCAGACTATCTTATTAGATGAGAGAATGCTAACGTATCATGTAGTTCAGGCAAAAGAAAATGGATGGGAAGGACTAATGTTACGTAAAGATGCTCCTTACCAAGGAAAACGTAGTAACGATGTACTTAAGGTAAAACAATTCTACGATGCAGAATATGTTGTAGTTGACATCGAATATGCAGTCAATAGAGTTATCGTAGATGGTAAAGAGGTTGCAGAGATGATGATGCGAAATGTTGTAATTGAGCATAAAGGTTATAGAGTTCAAGTTGGTAGTGGGTTCTCTCACGAACAAAAAAGATTCTACTTCGAGAATCCTAACGAAATTCTTGGAAAACAAATAACAGTTCAGTACTTCGAAGAGACAAAAAATCAAAATGGCGGAATATCTTTAAGATTTCCAACCGTAAAAGCAATATATGAAAATGGAAGAGATTGTTAATCCTTACGCGGAACGTTTCTTAGAGAGAAACTCATTTAAGAATGTTGGTCCTAATAAATGGGCCAACGATAAATGTTTAATAACAATTCTAGAGGACTGTTATATGGTTCAATTCACTAATTTTGATGGAAATTGGGAAATGAACACTGATTCATATTCACTTCCGCATTTGGTTGGAGTACTAACATGGCATGACCTTTTAGACCGTAACTATGCAAAATAATTAAGATGACAATTAGACACTATAAGAAAGCATATTGGATAGGAAGAGATTCTTTTGGCAAAATGATTTATGATGGAGATACTGTTGAGGTTTGGTTACCTTGGGAGACTGGAAGTCCACACCAATCTAAAGTATTTTGGAATCGTATGGATGGAGCATTCATTGAGTCACATCCGGCGCATAATGCAATTCATGGAAAGGTACATCATCGAGACCTACGTTCATATCTCAACACCGAACCTGTTCCTACTTGGAGTTATGAGGAAAACGATGAAGGAACTATTGTTGGCTACAAACAAGGATATGTAAAGAAAGTTAAATCATTTTATACCGAATAATATGGCAAGAGAAGTATCACTTACAATATGTACAAACTGCTTGGATGATTTTCCTAGCAAGGACCTTTACACAGTTTCCAGGAAATCGCATCGAGGAGTCGAAGATAATCATGACGAATATTATGCGCCTTATTGTACAAAGTGTCTAAAAGACAAGGCATCATACCTAAAAATTATTAGTGAGCCTAAGAGCATGAAATTAAAACAAAAGAAATAACATGGAAGAACAAGGATTAATATTAGAAGAGGCATCATTCCGTTTCTCACAAGATGGTAATTGTATATCTGACCCTGATGAGTTTGAATTCCTAGAAATCGAAGCCCGTTCAAGTCTTGGAATTGACCGAGATAATGATTGTTTCTTTGTCCTTAAAACCAAAAAATGGTCAGTAGATTCTATAGAAGACCTTGAAAAATTATTTAACAGAATTAGAAAAGTAGTAATAAATGGAAAAGAATAAAGTATTTGTCGGACAAGAATTCCGAACTAACCCGCAATCAGCCATCCCAGGTGGAAGTGTAGTTGAGGTTCATTATGCAACCAGAATTAAAGTGTATGATAACATTAAGAACCCAAAGGCCTATGTTAAATACATAACATCAAATAGCGATGAGCCGGTTATTTCAATCTTAGTTGATGGAAAACCATCTAATTTTTGAAACATTATTTAAAAGGGATATATAACATCTAAATTTAAAAACTATAACAATGGAAGATTTATTAAATCAAATCGTAGAGGCTGTTGATTCTATTAGAGTAGATGCTGCTAAATTTGAAGAAAAACAAAATGGCGCTGCTGGAACAAGAGTTCGTAAAGCAATGCAAACTATTAAGACTTTGGCTCAAGATGTGAGAACTCATATCTCTGAAGCTAAAAATGCTTAAAACAATATTTTAAAGGATACGTTCAGCAAACTAAAAAACTTTGACTGTAATTCAAACAAACAGTTATCCTGTAAATTTAGGCCGGTGGTGGAATGGTAGACACATCATCCTTAAACGGTGACGCTTATGCGTGAGGGTTCGACTCCCTTTCGGCCTACAATCTTAAAACCAGTTCGCGTTGAGGTATCAAGTAGTGGCGTGCGGTAACGATGAAACAGTCGTTGAGTCTTTCAGAACAAGACATAAAAGAATTCGAAACCTTGGAATAGATAAGTATTCCTAAAGCTACCACTGAAGGTGATGTTGGTGACCTTCTAAAAACAAAGTGTCTTGGTACGCTCTGCTGTTGTGGCAACGACAAGGTCTCGGTAGGCAGAAGGCCTCTGACCTACCCAAAACTAAAGGGACTCTGTAAAGGGTCCCTTTTTTAATTTAGAAACAAATCTAAAATATAGAATATAAATATAAAAATTAGCACTATGAAAAATGCACTATTATATTGGCCTCGATTCTTTAAAGAGGCATGGATTACAAGAAAATTTTATAAAGCAGTTAAGGCCGTTGAGCCAGAACTTACCGCTGCCGGACTTAGAGTTGACATGATTGGTCGAATCTATGGTGTTGTAGAAATTCAAAATGAGTTTTTAGGTCAACCAGACTTGGTACAACAATCGATAGTATTTCAACAATTGGGACCTATCAATGATATTCTAATCAAATACGGACTTTCAGACCTTTCATACCCTGAAATAAGTAAAATTGAAGGAAGTGCACAGTATCTTGTTGTACTGTATCCTGACAATGATTACTTTACATGGACTGCCGTTGTCAGAAACTTATTATTTGCCGGAATCCTAACAGGAGTTGGATATTTTATCAATTGGATAATTTCCATGTTTTAATGGAAGAATCTATTGAACGGGTAGAAATCAATGGCCGTAGATATTACAGAGTAACCACAAATGGACTTGTACTTGGAACCTATCCAAGTATGACGACAATTCTTGGAAATACAAAAGACCAAAGTGGACTTGATGAATGGCGAAACAAGATTGGACATGAGGAAGCAGATAGAATCTCAAATCTATCGATGAATCGAGGAACTATAATGCACCGTCTTCTAGAATTATACAAAGGACTCCAAGGTACACCGAATCAACGACTATCTCAATTGATATTCATATCAAAGACGGATATTGAAGTCAACCAGTTCAATGAGGATCCCTTAGGGGAAACATGGTTGAAGGCTGGTTGGGAATTCTTTCTGAAGTTCTGGACACACCATCCTGATTTTTTTGATAGGGTTGTTAAGGTACTTGCCGCTGAGAAATTTATATGGTCAGGCCGAGGTTACGCCGGAACTCTTGATAATGCTTCCGAAATGGTTGGAAACAAAATCTTAATCATAGACTATAAGAATAGTCGAAAGCCTAAACGGGACGAGTGGATAGAAGATTATTTCCTTCAAGTCGCAGGATATGCAATCGCATTTTGGGAACGTACTGGAAATGTACCGAGTGGAGGAGAAGTATGGATTGCTAATGAACTAGAAGACAAACCCCAAATATTTACACTAACACAAAGTGACATAAAACATTACTTTAAAGAATTTATGAAACGATTAAATCAATATAATGAAGAAAACAAAACAATTGAAGAAAAATAAGGAGTTCTTATATAACTACCTTAATGCGTACGCTCCAGTAGCCCAAGAAGGAGAGGGTCAAAAGATCTGGTTGGATTATGTTAGACCATTAGTAAATGGAAATGTAAAAATTGATGCGTATGGTACGGCTTATGCAGTCTTCCGCGGAAAAACAAAATCTGGACAAGGTTTAGAGCCATGGACTCCTAAAGTTGTAATTGAAGCGCATTGTGATGAAATTGCATGGATTATTACAAACATCGACAGTGATGGAATGATCCGGGTAAAAAGACATGGTGGAAGCGACAATATGATTGCACCTTCTAAAACGGTAATGATACACACTCATGATGGTAGAAAATTAAGAGGACTTTTTGGATGGCCAGCAATTCATACCCGAAAAGAATACACTTCGATGGGTTACAGTCCAGAGGAACTATGGGTTGATATGGGTCTTAAAGACAAGGAGGCTGTTGTAAAAGCTGGAGTTGAAATTGGAAACTTAATCACATTTGACACTCAATTAGAAGAGATTGGAAACTATTATGTTGGACGTTCATTAGACAACAAGATTGGTGGTTATATTATTGCTGAAGCCCTAAGAAAACTGGTAGAAGAGGATGCATATTTACCTTATGATTTATATGTAGTTAATTCAGTTCAAGAGGAGGTAGGATTACATGGAGCCACTTTAATTGCAAAAACACTTAAAGCTGATTTGGCCCTAGTGCATGATGTTTGCCATGCAACTGATACTCCTAAAATAGATAAAGCAAAAGATGGAGATAATAAAGGTGGAGAAGGTCCATGTTTAGAGTACACTGCACAAAATCACCGAAAAATTAACAAAATGTTAAGAGAGGTTGCAAAAGAGGCTAAGATTCCAGTTCAATTAACAGTCGGTTCAATGGGTAATGATACAATGTCCTTCTTTTTAGAGGGTACACCAACTGCAATCTTGGCAACTCCACTAAGATACATGCATACCACTGTAGAAATGTGTCACAAGAACGATGTTAAATATGCCATACGATTATATGTTGAATTCTTAAAGGCATTAACACCTGAAAAGATAAAAGAAATAAATAACAAATAATTTATAAGGTCTTTGGTAGAAAGATATATTTGGTCGTTCTCTTATTTCATGTTCATATCCAAGGACCTTTCTTTTAAGCTTCATAAAAAATAAAGATATATATTATAACGACTAAATATATTTTAAAATTATGAACAAATATCACTATGTGTATAGGATTACCAACACAAAACTCAACAAACATTATTACGGCACAAGGAGTTCAAATATAGAGCCATGTAAAGATTTAGGTGTCAAGTATTTTTCAAGCGCATCAGACAAAGAATTCAGAAATGACCAGAAGAACAATCCTCAAGATTATAAATATGTTATTGTCTCTGTGTTTAATTCACGAAAAGAAGCAATGCAACTTGAGATTAAACTACATACTAAATTTAATGTAGGAATAAATGAATCTTTTTACAATAAATCAAAGCAAACAAGCTCCGGATTTGATTGGAATGGCCCATATTCATTAGAAACTAGAGAAAAGTTAAGGCAAGCACATCTTGGAAATACTTATTGTAAGGGAAATAAAATGTCTGAAGAAACCAAAGCTAAAATCAAGAAAAAACAATTAGAGTTTGATTATAAACCCTCTGAAGAGTTTAAAGAATATTTAAGAGAATTAAATACAGGAGTAAATGTTTATCATGACCCAAATACCAAAGAGAATAGGAGATTCAAAAATATTGATGAAGTACCTAAAGGTTGGATTAAAGGTCAATCAATTGTGAAAACTGCAAAATGCATACATTGTAATAGAATTGGCAATAAAGCAGCAATGGTTAGATGGCATTTTGACAATTGTAAAAAGAAACAATAGACCGATTCTTAATATAATCCCTAACTCCTGCAAAAATAAAAGAGATAAATAATAAATAACAAAATTAACAATTATGAACAAAATTAATCAATTTTTTGCAACACATGGTCTTAAAGTTATTGCAGTGCTACTAGTACTTGTATATTTTAAATCATGTAGTATTGACTCTGAGGTAACAACCTTAAAGAAAGTTAATAAGGCAAACACTGAAATTATCAATCAACTTCCAACATCAAAAGATGTTAAAATTGAAGGATTAAACGCTGAGAAGCGAATGATACAAGCAACGGATAGAAAAATTCTGGATGTTCAAAGACAAAATCAAATCGAAGCAGAAATAGAAGTATTGCAGAAATCTAAGTAATGGCTATCGAGAAAAAAACCCACGGATTCGGAACTGACCTGTCAAAAGCTGCCAGGTTTGTTAGAGCCGACATTGCAGCCGACAGGATTGCAAAGGCCCTGGGTTATGAAGATTGTGGATGTGCCGGTCGAGCTGAGACCTTAGATAATCCGGATCTTTTAGTTAATAAGATTTTTTATAAAAAACAAGAAGATGATGAAATCAACAAAGAGCAAGACAGTTAACACATTTATAATTGGAACATTCGTTTCACTTTATTTATTAGTGAGTATTATATCAACAATACACGTAGTTGACTTTTTTAGGCTATCAAATCCAGAATGGTTAGCAATATCATTAGCAGTTGGATTTGAATTAGGAGCTGCTGCATCTCTAGCTGCATTAATTACCTTAGATAAAATGAATAAAACCATAGTATGGGGTCTATTTATTTTAATCACTGGAATGCAAATGCAAGGAAATATGTACTACGCATATACAAACATTAAAGATTATCAGGGATGGGTAGAATTATTTAACCTCGTAGAATGGGAACCTATAGCACAAAAAAGATTACTTGCAGGTGTTTCTGGAGCAATCTTACCGCTTGTAGCACTTGGGTTTATAAAATCATTGGTAGACTATATTAAACCAGAGGATGTCACAACACCAACCCAGGTTGAAGACTTAGAAGTACTTCATGAAGAGGTTAGTGTAGAAGAGCAGGTTGAATCAATGAGAAATGTTGTAGAATCTTATGATGACTTACAAGAAGAGATGGATGAATGGGAAAGGGCTTCTCTTGAAGATTTTATTGATGAAGAGGATTTAATTGAAGATGTGTACGACGGAATAGTAGGTGCTCCTATCGAAATCGATCGTATAATTGTTAATGATGAATCCGGATTAATAGCTAGAACTGGAGAAACCCGAGCAGTAACCGCACCTGATGTTATGCAAGTGTATGACAACGCGCATAGAAACTTTGTATCTATTAAAGAAAAAAATGTATGCTAATTGAAGTCCTATTTGAAAAAGTAAAACTACCAAAACCATACATTAGTAAGAAAATAGATGCAACAACATTACGTGCAGTTCTTGATTCAACCTATCAAACTGCATATAGGCTTTATTTAATTGCAAATGGTATTAAAGAACTTCAGAAATTTGCTTCAATATCAAGTGACGAGTATTTACTAACTGCAAATGTTGTAACTGAGTGTGGATTTATTGGAGAGGCCAAGAGCCAAATTTGGAATGTAATTCACTTACAGCCACTTCTACTTAAAAAACCAAAGTTTATTATGAGATGTGAATTAGTTCATCTTATGTCTAATAAAACAGTTTATAGATGTATTTTTGAACATAAGAATCCTGATGCAATTTATAACCAAGTACAAGAATGTATAGATAATTTAAAAAACATATTAGAATGAGAAATTTATTAAAAAGAGGAGATAGTGGCGAAGACGTTAAGTTGCTACAAAAAGCCTTAGGTGTTAAAGTTGATGGAACCTTTGGACCTGGAACAGATTTAGCAGTTAAGAACTTTCAAGGGAGCCATGGATTGGCAATTGATGGACTCGTTGGTCCAACCACGCAGAAATTAATTTTTGGTGCTGAACTTGAAAAACATTTGGACAGTGAAATTACATTAAATGCCTTCGATATTTATTATCTTGACAAAGATGAGTACCATGCAGGTCCTAATAAACCTGAGTACTTATTCCTGCATCATACTGCCGGAGGAGAAAATCCAATTGCCGTAGTAGACCAATGGAATGATGATACTAGAGGTAAAATTGCAACAGAGTTTTTAATTGGAGGACCTTCAGTTAATGGTAAAAGTACAAAATACGATGGTGTTATTGTAAAATGCATGCCAGATGGAGGATTTGCAGCCCACTTAGGAGATAATGGTTCTCAAAGTATGCATAATAATTCAGTTGGGATTGAAGTATGTAACTTTGGACCTTTAACAAAGGTTGGAAATGTATTTAAAACTTATGTTGGAACAATTGTACATCCAGACCAGGTTTGTGACTTAGGATTCAAATTTAGAGGTTCACAATATCACCATAAATATTCAGAGGCTCAAATCGAGGCACTTAGAGAACTTATACTATTCATTAAAGACCGTAATGGTATTAATATCAAAAAAGGACTTGTTGAATGGTTAACCACTAAAACACCAAATGAAGCATTTGAATTTAATAAAGATGCATGGGCCGGAAAGGTGAAAGGGATGTTGACTCATACAAACACAAGACGCGACAAGACTGACATGTCACCGCAGCCGGAATTAATTAAAATGTTAAAATCACTATAGGGTGAAACAAACCTAAAAAATATTATATAATAATTTTAAATCAAAACAAATCAAAATGGAAAAACAAAGTGTATTAGACCAAAATCCAGAATCTGAAAGAGTATTTGGACCAGATTCAGCTCTAGTAAATGAAGGACCTCAAGCTGAGAACCCAACAAATGGACTTGGTGTTGAAGAAATCATCCCAATCTTCGATCAAATTGAAGGTATGGACCAAAATGGTGCAGTAAATGTATTAATCCAAGCTGCTCAAATGGCACAATCTTCTGGAGCTCTTACTGTAAGAGATTCAGTTATGATTGCTAAAGCAATTTCAGTACTACAGCCTGGTTCTATATAAGAATCAGACCGGATTAGATTTTTAGGAGACCTTAAGTAATTAAGGTCTTTTTTGTTTTTAAATCGTTAATAAATATAATGAAACAAATAGGACCAAACCTATATAAATTATAAATCTAACGAATGGACAGCATTAAAACTACCGTCAAAGAATTCTTAAGTTGCTTCAAACAATTTTCATTTAATGTAATTAATAAAGAAAAGACTCCTGAAATTATTAAAGTTAATAAGGACACTGAATCTTACAAGCAATCAGATTCTCATCTATATAAAATGCTACAATCTGCAAAAAAGGAACTTGCTGCTGCAAGAAAATTATGCAAACATGGCAAGATTACTACAGATGAACTTTTTGATTATGAATGGAGAGTAACTGAATTGCAACAAGAAATCAAAGACCTAAAAGATTTTACCGATAACGAGAGTGTTTAATTTTAAAACTTTATATAATGATTAACAAAATCAAGGCAATCTTTGCCGCAATTGGCTCTATTGGAGTCTTAATGTTCATAGTTAGTGCCTTTCTATGGGTATTTACAAATTACCCAGGTCCTGCAATAGAATTCTTTATTGTTTCATGGTTTGCGTATTGCGGGTACAAAGCATATAAGTACTTCTTAGGAAGATTTGACAAAGGGACTGACAACGAGCAAATCAATAGCTAGATGGAACTAAATAAGAAATATATTGAATTTATGCTAGACAATGTTATTGGTTCTAGTGTAAAGGTTCAATTGCCAAAACCCCAAGAAGGTGGAAGGGTGTTGTGGGTTAAACTTGGCCCTGTAGTTTATATGAACGTTGATTTAGAAGTTATTGAAAAATACTCACGTTCGGTTAAATTCAAACTTAAATTTGACAAATACGAAATTGAGGAATTGATATTCCTTCCAGTAGAATCGGCTCCAATGAGCATCAAATCAAAGTTAATTAGCAAGATTGAAAAATTAGTTTTTAAAACCCTTCTTGATGATGGAAGACGTGAAGATATTGTAAAAATGTATGAAGAAAAGCAAAAGCATATCAATTCAGCAATATTAAAAGTTGCAACTAAAATCAAAGAACTTGATAAATCAAAGGCCAATTATGTGCATACGACGCACTGTCCTCGTTTAAGTCTCTTAAACTTTGAAGGTGACCTTTTCAGAGTGTATGATTTACTGGATGGTAGATTTACAATTGTTAATGAAAAGCATCAAGACGTAGTTACTACAAATGCTGTTGGAATTTTAGAGTATATGATTACGCCAAAGCCTATTGTTAATTATGACGGAAAGGCTTGGATTATACCACACCAACATGAGAATGCCAGACCATCTCAAGAGGCACTTTACAAATTTCTTAAATTAGAACTTCCAACTCAAATAGTTAAATGAATGAAAACATCAGTATTAAAATCCAACACGGTTAATCTTAATGGTAGAATGTACACTGATGAATGTTTAGAACAAATGGTTGCTCAATTTAAACAGAAAGTTTCGAATGGAGTTCAAATGTTTGGAGAACTTGGTTATCCTGAAAGTACTTCTTTTACCTCTTTAGAAAGAGTTTCGCATCAAGTCGAAAACCTTCAAGTGGAAGGAGATACTCTTTTTGCAGAAATCAAAGTCCTCGATACGCCCAGGGGAAAGGAGTTAAAAACTCTATTAGATGATATTGTATTTAGACCTAGGATGATAGGACATGTCCTTGAAGATAATACAGTTAGGGTTGATAATTTAATCTCATTTGACGCAATATTAAAAGAAACAGATTCATATAAAGACATATTGTAATGAACAATTTAGATAATATTATCGTGATATATAAATAAAACAATTTATCATGATAATATTATATTTAAAAGAATCACCATTAGGTTTAAAATATCTAGGAAAATGTGTAAATACCGATCCTTATAAATATAAGGGAAGTGGCACCGTATGGAAAAGACATTTAAAAACACATAACATATCATCTAATGATATAAAAACAACAATTTTATTTGAAACTGAAGATAAAGAAAAATTAATACAAATGGGTTTGTATTATTCAAAATTATGGGATGTTGTTAATAGTAAAGAATTTGCAAATTTAATACCTGAGCAAGGAGATGGAGGTAATACTGGAGGTTTTAAAAAAGGTGTTATATTTACAGACGAGCACAGAAAAAAATTAAGTATTGCTAGAAGTAAACAAAAAGATTCACCTGAAAGAATTAAAAAAAGAAGTGAATCAACTTCAAAAACTAAAAAAGGAAAACCTTTAAGTAATACACATATAGAGTCACTAAAAAAACCAAAAAATAAAGAAAAAAACTGTGCTACATGTAGTATATGTGGAAAATTTACAACAAAAACCGTTATTAGTAGAGACCATGGAAAAAATAAATGCGATAAAAAATAATACTTTAGACAAGCAATACACCAACCTGCTCCAAGACATATTAGACAATGGAGTAGTTAAAGGTGACAGGACAGGTACAGGAACGGTCTCAGTTTTTGGACGCCAAATAAGACACAAAATGTCCGAAGGGTTTCCACTACTTACAACTAAAAAGATGCCATTCAAAACAATCGTAACAGAACTTCTTTGGTTCTTACGAGGTGATACAAATATTAAGTATTTGGTTGATAATAATTGCCATATTTGGGATGGAGACTGTTATAAGAGATATTCAATTACAATGGGAATGACTGGTCAGGTAGAATCATTAACGCAAGAAGAGTTCATCAACAAAATTAAAACAGATAATGAGTTTGGAAAGATGTGGGGTGAGTTGGGGCCTATTTATGGTAAGCAATGGAGAAAATGGGATGTAAAACCTACCATGAACTCAGAAACAGGTGAAATCTTTATTGGGAACGTATGGGTAGACCAAATCCAAAATCTAATCAACGATCTTAAAACAAATCCAGACTCAAGACGATTAATGGTCAATGCTTGGAATGTTGGAGAATTAGACCAAATGGTTCTTCCACCTTGTCATTATGGAATTCAAGTTTATACAAGAGAGTTGAGTGAAGGTGAAAGAGAAGATTTATATTGGAAAAGATATGGTTATGATTCAGTAAATATGGAAGGTAATGATTTAACTGGAATCCCAACCAGAGCAATCTCCCTAATGTGGAATCAACGTTCAGTAGATACATTCTTAGGTTTACCATTCAACATTACAAGTTATGGACTCCTATTAGAAATCTTGGCAAAAGAGGTCAATATGGTTCCTGATCAGTTAATTGGAAATCTTGGCGATGTTCACCTTTATTCAAATCATATTGAACAAGCAAAGAAACAAATAGGAAGAGAATTAAAATTCCCAGAAAGGGCAGAAATGCTAAAAGACAAAATGGGTGAGGAACAATACAATAAAGCAGTTGATGAATTAATGCCATTTGGTGGGGGTATGAGTGAGTATTTTGAAACTTATAACATTCCATACAGTACTAGTGAACCTTTTCCATTACCGACGTTAAAAATAAACCCAAACAATAAAATGAGAATAGGTGGCGGAATATTCACATATGATAGAGGTGATTTTACTGTTGAGAACTATCAATCACACGCAGAAATTAAAGCACCACTAAGTAACTAATTTATGGTAGTATATGAACTTAAGGCAAAATCTGACAATGGTGTTCAAATCTTTGAAAACATTACATCAAAAACTTTAATTAAACTAATCAAGGAACAACCTGAAACTTTAGTAGGTATGATATTAAAAATGGAAGAAAACATAAATTTAAGTTATCAAGCCACTACTACTACTGATTATACTAACTACAATTATCATCCATAGTATGAAAGAACATAAAGCAAAAGTCCGTAAAATAGTTAAGGAGTGGAAAGAAGCCACCAATAAAGAAATTTGGGAAGGGGTCAGAGATAACTTTATATTTGCTTTTATTGGAGCCACCTTAGTAGTATTTATTGCAACCAAAACCGACATTGCAGTTATACTAGGTTATTTGACATACTATTCTTTTATGGGTAAGATTTTAAATAGACCTAAATATGTTACAGATTTTGGAAAACTAATAGTGTTTCCAATACCATCAGCGATTGGAGCCTTTGTAGGATATAAATTAAGTTACATTTTATTAAATTACATATCGTGATATATAATTAATGAAAACATTTAAAGAATTTACAATTGACGAGGCCAAAACAATCGGCTTAGAGGATATTCAACCTAATAATGAAATTAATCCAGTCGAACCAGGAGATGGCGAAGACCCAAGACTGGTAAAAATTCGACAATTCAAAGGAACTGTTGCAGATTATGCATCTTACTGGGAAGACCGAATTAAAGGCGATATATAAACTGGTACTAAAACCTAAAATATCTTAATACAATGGAGTTTATCGAAGCAGAAGCCACTTTGATAGACATTCCAAGGGTTAAAGAAAAGATTAACGAGGATCAAATTAATGAAGTAGTCCGTTTTGACTGCGATTATTTTGATTTAGATTACTATGAATCGGAAGACTTGGTAATGTTTGGAGTTGGCGGTCCGGGTTAAAAGAATTAAAGCGTATCTTATGGTACGCTTTTTTTATTGAAAATAATTCAATAAAAGTTTTACCGTGTCAGGTTTTTTGTTTATATTTACATATTAATATTAAACACTAAATTATGATTTACACTTATTGCAAAGATTCTTTAGCATTTAAAAGGATTAGAACATCTATTTATTTTAAGATTGGAACCATCTTTTTAATTATGTTTATTAGCGCGAGTTTTATCGCGTACCAGATTGGACTCAGTAATTCTATTCAAAATTTAACATCAGAGGAGAGAATCACCCTCATTAATGAAAAGGATGCATTTAGTAAAGAGAAGATGGCTACTATGCTTGCTGACTTAAACGTAAGATATCCATGGATTCCTATGGCACAATCGATGATAGAAACTGGCCAATGGAAGAGCGAAGTTTTCCTTGAGAACAATAATCTCTTTGGTATGCGAGAGGCCAAATCCAGGATAACCACATCAATTGGGACCAATCTTAACCATGCTGAATATAATTCGTGGAGAGAAAGTGTCTATGATTATGCATTCTATCAGAGTAGGTACTTAGGAAATATTAAAAGTGAATCGGAGTACTATCAATATTTGGATGCAAGTTATGCAGAAGACCCTGGGTATGTTAATAAAGTTAAACAAATTGTAGAAAGTCGTAGCCTAAAGAAACTTTTTAATTAATGGATATATAACCTATAAAAAATATAATAAATTTTATGGTAAATCCAATGACTCTTAGTGACGTGGTAGTAAATACTCTTAATGCCCGAATTGGTGATGAGTACACTGCACATTATTTTTACAACGCTGCTCACAACTGGTGTGCTGATAAAAACTACAAAAATGCAACAGCTTTCTTTGCTGGTGAAACTGCATCAGAATTAGAACATGCTCAAAAATTACAAAAGTATTTAGTAGATTGGAATTGTGTTCCTGCCTTACCAAAGGTTGAACCTAATTTTAAATTTACAAGTCTAGTTGATATTGTTGAAAAAGCTTACCAATTAGAACTGGACCTTTTTAATAAATATATGAAAGATTCTCAATCAATTTTTGCAATTGATTTGGCAACCTTTGATTTCTTACAAGGTTTTAGACAAATTCAAACAGATTCTGTTATTGAATATTCTGACTTAATTAATGCATTAGAATTAATTAATGTTAATAATAAACTTGATGTTCTTCACTTCGAAGAAATATATTTCGTTTAATATTCAGTATTTTAACTAAATTAATAATTATGGACCCCGATAGTGAAACTTATACAAAAAATAAAAATAACCAAATCAAACCTGGCGACATGGTGCATGATGTTAGCCCTGTTTTTCAACCCTTTGGGGTTCGACGCCGTCCAATATTGGCTGATAGGGATGACTGGAAGTTTGCTATGGGCGAATTTCGCTTTGTATTGTATTGCGGGATCATTCTTTGGGCTATCTATGGTTTTTCGAAGATTGTATAAAAGAGACGAAAGAAGACGTAACGATAAATATTAAAACTTTAACAAAAATAATTAACCTGACATTTTACCGTGTCAGGTTTTTTGTTTATATTTACATTATAATTAAAACACTATGAAAAAAATACTTTATATTGACCTTGATGGAGTAATGGTAGACTTAGAGAGTCATGCAATCAAGAGACATGGACCCAATGCCGTTGAAAAACTTGGGAGGTTAACTTCAATTGACAAAGAACTTTTTGAAGAACCAGAACCTATTCCAGGTGCTATTGAAGCAGTCAAATACCTATGGGATAAATTTGACATCTATTTCCTAACAACTGCACCTTGGAGCAATCCAACAAGTTTCTCATCTAAAAGAAGATGGGTACAAAAGAATCTTGGTAAATATGCGCACAAGAGGTTAATTATCTCACATCGTAAAGACCTTTGTATTGGTGATTTCTTAATCGACGACCGTCCAAATAATGGCGCTGCCGAATTCCGTGGAGAATGGATTCAGTTTGGACAACCAGGATTTGAGGATTGGACCGAGATTATAAACTATCTTGAAAATCTTGATATATAAACAAAATATAATATATTAATAATATGAAATATACACAATTATTCGAAGAATTCTTAAATGAAGCTATGATATCAGTTTCTAATAAAAGTATTAATTCAAGGAAGTCTAAAATTGATACATCTTTAATAGATAAATTAGTTAAACAGATTGCACCTGTATTAAATACAGAACATAGCGAATCATTAACTAAAAAAAGATATGAAGATGTTATTATGGCTATTGCCAAAAATATTTCTGGTAGTAGTGCATTACAAGACCCGGGTTTAATCTTTGAAAGAAACTTAAATGAAGCTAAAGAATATTCATTCTCTTTTAATTACAATACCGATGAGGATGACGTAGAATACGTTCAAAACATTTTACATGATGCTGGAGTTGATGCGATTGCAGAGCCTGGAATAGATTCTGAAGAGATGATGGTTAAAGCCAAAAATGCAGTTGAATTGCGTAAGGCTAAGAAAGCAATCCAATCAGATGGATTTGAAGTTAATGAATCAGAAGTTAGCGAAGGAATCAATGTTAAAGACATTAAAGTTGGTACTATTCTAAACTTTAAAGATGGTGAAACATGGAAAGTTACTAAAACTTCTGGAATCTCTTCCGGAAAGATTTTTGCAGCCCCTTATGGCGATACTAAAAAGAGTTACGTTTCATTACCTATCGAGTTTTCAACTGAAAACTTAGAAAAAGATGTAACATCAATAGAATAATCATGAAACATATGCAACTATTTAACGAGTTCTTAGGAGAGTCTCAATCCTTTATTTATGAATCCAGTATTGGAGATATTCATATCATGGCTCAAGAGGCAGATTCTTTCACGGGATTCAGAAAGGCTTTTATGGACGAATATGGCAAACCAAAGTCAGTTAAAGAACTCAAAAGTTTAGAGGCTTGGTTACAAACTATTTGGAATGAAAATGAAAGTCTTACAAACGAGGCAAAGTCTGAAGTATATCCAGAAGAGGTTCAAAAGATAATTGATAGTCTTATTGGAATTGGTATGAAAAAATATCAATTAACTGCAACTACAAATTATGGAGTTTGGTTTATAGAATTACCAATGACCGCAATACATATTGGTAATTTAAAGAAAATTGAAAAAATTATACCAGACTTTAACATTGGAATCTGGAATGGTTATTCAGGATTATCAATTAGAACAAATATACAAGTACAATAATATGAAACACATATCTACATTCGAAGGATTTGTAAATGAATCAAAAAAAGAGAAAATGAGTGGTGCAACCTACTGGGAAGAAGTTACCATACCAAGTATTGGTTCAAACAATACTGTAAAAGCAAATAATGATTCAACTAAAGCGGCACAGGCATTAGTTAGTTTCTGGGAGAAAGGTAAATCACCTGAATCAGCAGGATTCAGTGTTAGAGACATTGCATCTTTGGACCTATCAAAAGCTAAAACCGGTGATGTAATCACTTGTAAGTTTATTGATGGTAAAACAGATAAAGATTATTTAATTAGAATGGAAGTTCGAGATACTCTATTAGGAGTTCCTAACAAAAACATATATACTTGGGTTTCTCGAGTATAATTCATTAGTATGAAAAAAGTAAAATTATTCGAGCAGTACATTACTGAAGGTAAGGATGTATTTCCAAATGAAATTGTTGGAAACGACCAAATTCTTTTTAAGAAAGAATGGGAGAAAATGAATGGTGGAAAACTTGCTGCCAAATATAACCAATACTACAAAGGTTATGATATTGATGCAGGTGGACGTATATTTAATACAGTCGATCAGTTAGAAAAGTACATTAAGGCTACAGAGCTTTCAAACAATCAATACCAAAAATATAAATACATGCCGGAAATTCCAATTAAGGAATCTAATAATGGAATTGATAGCGATATTAAAAAACTGGAAACTTTAATCAGAAAACAATTCAATGTTGTAGAGTTTAAGGCCCCATCAAAGAGACCCTCAAGTAATGAGGAATATTTAATGGTTAAAGTAAAAGACGATAAATACGGAGGACCTCAATCAGGTTTAGGTAAATTTATTAAAAGATGGACAGGCGTAGAATCCAGTTTTGTAGACAATTACGGAAATGATAAAGTATATTGGGTTTCATTAGAGAAAATAGAAAATGGACCAGGTGTTCATGAATCTACAGTTAACGAATCTACCAATATAAAAGATTTCTTTAAAGACCCAATGAATCTAGCTGATGCTAAAGGTTGGGTAAGAAATTTGAAACTATCTGATGATGAGATAAAAACTAAGATAAAAGCAGTAATGAAAGATCCGTCTAAATTTAATGATTTAATGGATGCAATGACTGATGAATTAAACTTAAAATGGAAATGAAACATGTAAAACTATACGAAGAATTTGTTAACGAGGCTAATCTAATAGATACTCTTTTACCAGTTGCTTGGGGACTTACATGGTTTTCTCCATGGATTTTTGCAATGTGGTTAGGAACTGACGCAGGACAAGACTTTCAAAACTCAACGTCTTGGAAAGACCAATATAAAAAATGGAAATCGGATGCTGCCGTTACTAAAATTGTTTCACGTCTAGAAAGTGATGAGGACATTAAACAATTTTTATTACTACCTCGTACAAAACAAAGAGGACAATGGCAAAAGTTAATTGCATCTAAATTGACTGACTCTGAAATGACATATCTTAAAAAAATAAACAAAGGACCTTTTTATTCACTATGAAAAAAGTAAAATTATTTGAACAATATATCGCAGAAGCCACAACTTCTTGGGGTAAAATGATGAAAGGCGTTAGAGCCGGAGATGGTGGACCATGGTCGATTGTAGCCATTGAGTATAATAAAGTAGTTGGACAGTCGAACAATATTAAAATTCAAGACTTGATCCCTGCAAAATATGAAGCCCTTAAAAAAGAATTTCCAAGAGCCAAGTTTCATATTGAAGATGCTGGAGGACAGGTTGTTTGGAATGAATCAGTTACTAATGAAGCCTTAGCAGCAGCCTCCCAAGATAAATTAACAAATCACGACACCTTAACTGCAAAGGTTAATGCAACACTAATTAGTAATGCTAGAAATGGAGTCCTGAAAAAAATGACAGAACCTGGTGGTAAAACTCATTATTGGAATCCTGAGACAAAAGAATATGTAGCAAAAACAGTTACTTACAATGGCAAAGGAGAATATCTTTATTCAGATGCCATAGACAAGGATGGTAATCTTACAGAATCATTTATGAATGAGGCAAAAGATTCTACTAGAGACGAATTGATGAACCTATTAGAAACTAAATACAAACTTAGAACTGTCCGAACTTCTGAAGAATTCAACGGACAAACTGAAGGAATTTGGATCGCAGGTGATAATGGAGAAGAACTTGGAGGTAATCCAATTTTTGATTACTATAGCAACTCATCAAAATATGCTAATGGAGTACTAAAACAGTTTAGAACAACAGTTGAAAAAACAGGTTGGTGGTTAGAATGGAACGATCCAGGAACTCTAATGATCTGGCCAAAAAATTAATAAAGATATGAAAAAAGTAAAATTATTCGAAGAGTTTATTGGCGAAGGTGCTATAAATCTTAATGCTGACCATTTATCGTCTTCAGAATATCAAAAAGCTAAGAAACTTAAAGATTTTGATGCTGCTGATTGGAAATGGAATGGAGATACTGAACTTTATGATAAAGTTACAGAATCTGAAACAATTATGCATGAATATGATTTCTTAGGAATGCAGGCTCAAGCTGCTAACATGACTAGAGAAGAATGGATTGCACACTATGGAACTCCTGAAATTGGCTCTGGAATAGATGAAGCAAAGAAAAGTATTTACACAGTATTTTTCGATGATACGAATGGAATGGAATGGGATTGGGAAGTTGAAGCAACATCACCTGAAGAGGCCATTAAATTACTACAAGATTATAAAGCAAAAGGACCTCACGGCGAGAATCTTCCAAGAGGAGCCCGTAACTTTACTGCAAAGTTATATAAATAATCCTATAAATACATAGTAAAACCCACATTGGGTCTTTTTAGTTTGATATATATTATAGACTAAAAAGACCCAATGCTGTATATGAAGCAAGACCAAAGCCCACAAGAAATGATTCTTGAACTGTATGATTTATTTTCTTCATTCAAAAGACGAATTGAAGACCCTAATTATATTCAAATAGAGAACACATTAGAAAAATTGATGGAGAATCAAAATGAAATGAAAGAAGAGATTAGAGGATTGAAAAAACAACTCCTGAATCCCTTTGATGGTGTGATTGTAGAAAATAAAAAGAATTCAGAATTTAGACAAGAACAAGAGGAATGGAAGGTTGAGCGTGATAAATTAATTGAAGAACATAAATCTCTTGTCAGATGGAAAAATGGAGTTGTTAAAGTACTTATTGCCTTATTAACAGCAAGTGGAGCAATAGTTACATTTCTAATGAGAAAATATTTCGTATAAATGATACTTGACAGAATATCTCTCAATATTGCCCTAAAATACTTAGACCAAATTCAACAGAATGAAGGTCCAGTTTTTAACATGCTTTTTTCTATGAGGGAACATCATACCAACATTACTAAAACTGTTAAATTTGAGAACATTGATGTTCTAATAGCATTTATTGAGCGATGGGCAAGTCCTTCAGGATTTGAAAATCTGGATTGTAAGTCACTTAATCTTTTTGAATTAAAATCATTTAGTTTTGATAAAAATGATACAGATAAAAATTTAGTCTATAATTCAGGAGAAGAATTTGTAACAAAAACTTCAAATGTTAATAAAATTTCAATTTTAAACCTAAATAAAGGATATTTAATTGACATGATAGAAGTTAAAGAACTTTTTGATAGTTTTAAACTTAATGAATATATTTTACTGCAATATAACTATATTGAATGCGGATATATTTCAATCTATTTTCAAGATTCTGTAGAAAAATTAAAGAAACTATACTATAAATATAAATAAAACGTATGCCACAAGATAATTTACAAAATTCTGAAGAACGAGGACCATTGGGTAAATATAACCCTTTATATCCAGGAGAACTTGGAAGAGCCTTATTTCACCCAGAAATGGATTACAACTTGGACTTAATTGGACAAGTTATTCATGGATTCAGAGTAATGGGAACTAATAATGATGGAACTATCGATATTGATAATGATGTTGAAAAGGTACTTAAATTATATATTGTAACCTCGGGTGATACTGCTTTAATCCTAGCTGGAGCACTCGTTGGCGACAGGGTATGGGTACCTACTGCAGTTGCTACAACTACAGGAGACCAAGGATTTCAAGGTCGACAAGGAGCTCAAGGTAGACAAGGTTTCCAAGGTTTTCAAGGTGCTCAAGGTCGACAAGGAACGCAAGGTTTTCAAGGAACACAAGGAGCTTCAGCTGTAGGTACACCTGGAAGCCCTGGAACTCCTGGAGCCCAAGGTTATCAAGGTTATCAAGGTTTTCAAGGTAGACAAGGACATCAAGGATCTGTAGGATCAGTAGGAAATTATGGTGGAGATAGTTTAAGATTTTTAGTAGGAAGTTATAATGGAGTTACTGCGGGATTTGGAGCAATTACATTTAGTAATACAACAACACTTCCTAGCCCAACTCTTACTATTATTGCAAGCAATACGGATGATGATAATGCAAATGCAACTGCATGGTTTACTTCAATGATTGCACTTGGAGGAAGTTTAAGAATTACCAAACCAGGCAGAACAACTGAATATTTAGACTATACAATAACTGGTGGAAGCACTGGAACTTATAGTACTATTGAATTATCATACGTTGGAGGAACTGTATCTGCTATTGGAACAACTTGGCCTGTAGGTACTGAACTTATAGTATCATATGCAAAAACAGGTCCTCGAGGATTTCAAGGATTTCAAGGTGCACAAGGTGTACAAGGATTTCAAGGAACACAAGGAGACCAAGGTGAACCAGGATCTTTTGGTGGAGCAACGTTTGAGTTTTATTATGATGATATTACAACTGATCCTACAAATTTGACTGCAGGACATGTAAGAATCAATGAATTTGGTACAATGATGTATATTTCATATTTAGACTATAACTCAGTGGATATCCAATCATTCTTACAGACAATTGATGACTCATCTTCTCAAATTAAAGGTACGTTTAAAATAACCTCATATACTGACCCTCTACTTTATGCACTTTTTAATATAACAGGTAACCATACTGAACATAATGACCATTTCGACGTTCCAATTGCATTTATTTCTAGCCCTGTTGGTGGAACTGCACCTCCAGACCAACGTGCTTATATTACGTTCCAAAGAACAGGAGACATTGGAGATCGAGGATATCAAGGATATCAAGGTGCTCAAGGAATACAAGGAGCCCAAGGTTTCCAAGGTGATCAAGGATTCCAAGGAGCCCAAGGTTTTCAGGGAATACAAGGAAGTTTTGGAAATTATGGAGGAGATAGTTTAAGGTTTGTTGTTAATTTTTATGGTACTTTTCAATCTCCACCGCCCGGGGGTATTGGATTTAATGGCACTACATTTGCAACTACAACAACTATCTTTACTAGTAATTTTGATGCTGATGGTGCAAGTTCCACTAGCTGGGTAACTGCATTGGGTACTAGTACGAACCCAATTAAAGGTAATTTACGAATTAGCCGTTTAGGAAGAACCTCCGATTACGCAGATTATCAAATACTTTCTACTAGCGTAAGTAATATGGGTTACATAACTGTTAGTTATATAGGAGGTATTGGTACCATGGTACCAGGAACAGGAGCAATGGTTACATTTAGTAGAGCCGGTGATCGAGGTGATCGAGGTTTCCAAGGATTCCAAGGTGCCCAAGGAACTGGTGCTCAAGGATTCCAAGGTGCTCAAGGAACTGGTGCTCAAGGATTCCAAGGTGCTCAAGGAACTGGTGCTCAAGGTTTCCAAGGTGCTCAAGGATTCCAAGGTGCTCAAGGCTTCCAAGGTGCTCAAGGAACTGGTGCTCAAGGTTTCCAAGGTGCTCAAGGAACTGGTGCTCAAGGATTCCAAGGTGCTCAAGGTTTCCAAGGTGCTCAAGGCTTCCAAGGTGCTCAAGGCTTCCAAGGTGCCCAAGGAACTGGTGCTCAAGGTTTCCAAGGTGCTCAAGGATTCCAAGGTGCTCAAGGTTTTCAAGGATATCAAGGCTATCAAGGAACCGGAGGAAATTATGTACCTCCTGCTGCTGCTCCTGCATCATCTGGTGAAATTGCATATTTTGGAACTGGTGCTCAAGGATTTACGCCAGGATCATTATATTACCTAAATTCATCATTAACATGGACATTAACAAATTCAACATCAACTACGCATTCGTTAGGAATGCTTGCTATAGCACTCGGAACAAATCCAGCAGCTGGTATGTTAATAAGAGGATATGCTAGATATAATGCAGCATCATACACTACTTCAATATCAGGATCAACCCTATACATGTCTACCAGTGATGGATTATTTACAGCAACAGCCCCAACTGCTTCAGGTAATGTAGTTAGAATTATTGGACATAATATAGATAATACATCAACAATCTATTTTAATCCAGATCAAACTTGGGTTGAACTAATATCATCAATTTTAGAATAATGGAATATAATATAACATCAGCGACAACTAGAGGAAGCATTTTAGTTGAAGATTCAGATTCCTTTGGAGAACAATTTGACCAAAATCAATGGCTATCTAACCGTGATAATGGATATGGTAACCTTCCTATTGCTAGAGTTAATCAAGATGTACAAGACTCCATTGGAGCTTCTTGGAACAATTTCACATTCGGCAATTGGCGAGCAGCAATTAGTAGATACTTTATGGCATTTTCTACAATGGACAGTGGCTTTACAACTCAAATCACTTCTGCAACATTATGGGTACACTTTGGAGGAGATCTAGCTAATAATATTATGGTAGTGCAGGCAGATAAACCATCAACTACCACAAATATTTCAGCAGCTGATTTCTTCCAAATATCAGGATACAACACAGGTGGATCAATGAGCGGTAATACTACCGATTATATTGCAACTCCAGTAGCTCCAACCGATGGATGGAATGCTATATCTTTAAATGCCAATGCTATTGATGCGTTTAACACACAACCGGATATCCGACTTGCACTTGTAGATTATAATTATGATTATTTATATCTATCGCCACCTACTGATTCTATTCTTTACACTGCATTGAACATTTCCGGAACGGCACCATACCTTGTAGTAGAAACTGGAACTCCTGGATTAGGACAATATGTATTAAGTATATCACCGGGTGCAACATTCAAGGTTAATTCAGTGCCTCAAGGTAACATTAAATTAGTTAATCGACTGGAAGTTCCTGCATTTTATCAATTTTATAGGACTCCCATTGGCGGATCCGACAACGTTTTTGAAACTAACCCAGGCTGCGCTCCTCCGTATGAAGTCACTGAACCTCTTTTTGCTGCAAAAAGTCTAGCTGCACTTTCTACTGGAGATATCGTATATACTAATTCTCTTTTAACATTTCCTTATAATGGAGGTGGTCTTTATTTTGGATTAAATCAAACTCAAGCCTATCCTGCGTCTGGAACTTATTGGGACGGTGGCTTATACGAAATATCAACAGAAGGTGTTATTGGAGACACTAGTGCGAGCTGTGGTTTTTAAAAATATCTTCGTATATAATTTTATAAAATATAGATAAACTTTTTAGAATGGGTTCATATAATATTAAACAAGAATATGACTCAAAAAACACTTGACCGAATGTCTTTAAGGTTAGCAAATGATATTTTTGCTCAATGGAATTTGGACTATCATTTAGGCAAAACCCATTCAACCTTATTTAAACAAGTAAAAGCGAATGGACCCGAATTCGACATTGATGCTACAATTTATTTTGGAAGTGTTAATGGACAACCAATCCTAGGATTCACATCATTTGATTCAACAGGAGCCGATAGTCGAGACTTTGACAATGATGACAACTCTCAAACGCCATTTATAATTATTGATTTTGGTATCGAAGCCGCTTGGCTTCCTGAATACTTTAGTGAACTATATTTCCATCTTATTGATGTTGTCCGACATGAAGTAGAACATATAACCCAAGGTGGTGAGAGCATTGGAAACTACATACCTGGCAAGCCATCTGGTGATGATTCTATGGAACGTGAATTGATACACCAAGGGCTCTTACCTCAATCAACCTACCTCATCCTACCCAAAGAAATTGATGCAAATCTAGAAGGACTCCGATTAGAATCTCAAGTTCGCGGAGAAATAATGATAAATACCCTAAATAGATACTTAGATACTCAAGGTTTAAGTCAACCGGAGAGAACACAAGTGGTCGATCTTTGGAGAAAACGTGCTAAAAAAATTGGAGCAATTCCACAATTCTAAATGAAAAAGGTTAAATTATTTGAAGAGTACCAAATGAGCGATATGGTTCAAGAAATCCATAGAATTCATGAAGGCGAACTGAATGAAGAACAAATCAATCAACTTATAAATGAGGGTTTCTTTGATTGGATTAAGGGTATTTTTTTAAATCCAATGAAAAAGAGAAAACTTCGACAATTAGCAGATAAATTGGTTGACGTTAGAGTTGAACTTGGAAAGTTAAAAATTGAACAAGACCAAATTGAGGAACTTCAAGCTGAAGCTGAAGCTTCAGCAGAAGAGGACCCATATACATATTCTGAAACATCACGTCCAAGTTCTTATAGTAGCAGTAGTACTAATAGCGGTAGTGCAGCATTTCAACTTAAAGAGGATTCATTAACCGAACTAGAAAATGCAATCATTGATAACATGGATGCTATTGGACAGGAAAATGAAACTCTTCAAAAATACGTAAGTACTGTTAAACTTGATGCCAGAATGAAGTCCACTGAAAAACTTATTAAAATGGCAGATTCTGATATTAAAAGAATCCTTGTAAAATCCTTAAAAAAGGATAAAAGCACAGTAGATTCCCTACAAAAAGAAATTAAATCTTCAATAGACTCTTAACCCTTATAAGGAGTCCCTCCTGATTTACGAATATATAATAAAAAAGAAAAAATTATGAATTTAGTATTTCAAGGTACCATTGATATTCCAGGCGGAACTCAAATAAATTGCGCCTACGATAGCATGATAATTTCTCTTCTAGTTATCAATAATATAACCGCGAGTTACAATCTTACAGTTAGCCGACTTGATACTGCTGCAGGGGCTATTGAAACGCTTCTTTACAAGTTTATCTTAAATGATGGAGATTCAGTTAGAGATGTTACTCAATATAAATTTGCAAAAGGTGATTATATTCACCTAGAATCTACACAACCCAATACCACATACTACATATCAGCCGAAGTTTCATGAACATACAAAGACTAGATAAATATGGAAATTCCAGCACAGACCTAGGTCCGGTATTCGTCCATGACAAATATGGTTCACTAAAAAATCTAGGTGGAACTGTTGACACAGGACCTCAAGGTCCTCAAGGGCCAGCTAATGGTCCTCAGGGTTTCCAAGGTGCTCAAGGCTTCCAAGGAACTGGTGCTCAAGGATTTCAAGGTGCTCAAGGAATACAAGGTGCCCAAGGTAGACAAGGTGCTCAAGGTTTCCAAGGCGCCCAAGGTTTTCAAGGTGCCCAAGGTTTTCAAGGTGCCCAAGGAATACAAGGAGCCCAAGGATTTCAAGGTGCTCAAGGTTTCCAAGGCGCCCAGGGAATACAAGGAGCCCAAGGTTTCCAAGGTGCCCAAGGTTTTCAAGGTGCTCAGGGAATACAAGGAGCCCAAGGAATACAAGGTGCCCAGGGAATACAAGGAGCCCAAGGTTTCCAAGGTGCCCAAGGTTTTCAAGGTGCTCAGGGAATACAAGGAGCCCAAGGATTTCAAGGTGCTCAAGGATTTCAAGGCGCCCAGGGAATACAAGGAGCCCAAGGATTTCAAGGTGCTCAGGGAATACAAGGAGCCCAAGGAATACAAGGTTTTCAAGGTGCTCAAGGTTTTCAAGGAGCCCAAGGTTTCCAAGGTGCCCAAGGTTTTCAAGGTGCTCAGGGAATACAAGGTGCTCAAGGAATACAAGGTGCTCAAGGATTTCAAGGCGCCCAGGGAATACAAGGTGCCCAAGGTTTTCAAGGTGCTCAGGGAATACAAGGTTTTCAAGGAGCCCAAGGTTTTCAAGGAGCCCAAGGATTACAAGGTGCTCAGGGAATACAAGGAGCTCAGGGAATACAAGGAGCCCAAGGTTTCCAAGGTGCTCAGGGAATACAAGGAGCCCAAGGTTTTCAAGGTTTTCAAGGTGCCCAAGGTTTTCAAGGTTTTCAAGGTGCCCAAGGTTTTCAAGGTGCCCAAGGTTTTCAAGGTGCCCAAGGTTTCCAAGGTGCTCAGGGAATACAAGGAGCCCAAGGATTTCAAGGTTTTCAAGGTGCCCAAGGTTTTCAAGGTGCCCAAGGATTTCAAGGTTTTCAAGGTGCCCAAGGTTTTCAAGGTGCCCAAGGAATACAAGGAGCCCAAGGATTTCAAGGTTTTCAAGGTGCCCAAGGTTTTCAAGGTGCCCAAGGTTTCCAAGGTGCTCAGGGAATACAAGGAGCTCAAGGTTTTCAAGGTGACCAAGGTCCATTAGGCGTTTCATCCGGACAGATATACTATTTTAATCAATCAGTAACACAGACACCTTTAGAATATAAACAAATAGGTACATTACCAACCACTGGATCGGTTCAAACTATTACAGTAACAACTACTGGAACAACTCCAGTATTAGTTCAAACATATATTACTGATGCAAGTGGATTAGGAGTTAATGTTATTCCACCAGGACCTCAAAAATTTCATTTACATTTCTTAAAAGGAGCAACTGGTTTTAATACAGATACATTCTGTACTATACAACTAGCAGATAGTACCGGTACACCATACGCAGCAGCGCCAATATCAACAAATCAAGTACTTATAGGTTGGATTGAATCCACTATACCAGTTGAAAATTACGTAGATTTAGTAATACCTGCATCATATCAAATTGATCCTACGGATAGAATGATTGTTAATGTCTATGTAGTCGATCAATCTTCAGGTAATCATCCTGTTACTTTTTATACAGAAGGTAGTCAATACTATTCTTATGTTGTAACATCATTAGGTATTGAAGGAACTCAAGGAGTACAAGGTTTCCAAGGTGCTCAAGGAATACAAGGTGCTCAAGGAATACAAGGAGCCCAAGGTTTTCAAGGTGCTCAAGGAATACAAGGAGCCCAAGGTTTCCAAGGTGTTCAAGGTTTTCAAGGTGCACAAGGTTTTCAAGGTGCTCAAGGTTTTCAAGGTGCTCAAGGAATACAAGGAGCACAAGGTTTTCAAGGTGCTCAAGGAATACAAGGTGCCCAAGGAATACAAGGTGCTCAGGGAATCCAAGGTGCTCAAGGAATCCAAGGTGCTCAAGGAATCCAAGGTGCTCAAGGAATCCAAGGTGCTCAAGGAATCCAAGGAGCTCAAGGAATACAAGGTGCCCAGGGAATACAAGGTGCTCAAGGTTTCCAAGGTGCCCAAGGAATACAAGGTGCCCAGGGAATACAAGGTGCTCAAGGAATCCAAGGTGCTCAAGGAATACAAGGTGCTCAAGGAATACAAGGTGCTCAAGGTTTCCAAGGTGCCCAAGGAATCCAAGGTGCCCAAGGTTTCCAAGGTGCCCAGGGAATACAAGGTGCCCAGGGAATACAAGGTGCCCAAGGAATCCAAGGTGCCCAAGGTTTCCAAGGTGCTCAAGGTTTCCAAGGTGCCCAAGGTTTCCAAGGTGCTCAAGGAATACAAGGTGCTCAAGGAATACAAGGTGCTCAAGGAATACAAGGTGCCCAAGGAATCCAAGGTGCCCAAGGAATCCAAGGTTTCCAAGGTGCCCAAGGTTTCCAAGGTGCTCAAGGAGTACAAGGTTTCCAAGGTGCTCAAGGTTTCCAAGGTGCTCAAGGTTTCCAAGGTGCTCAAGGTGCCCAAGGAATACAAGGTGCTCAAGGTTTCCAAGGTGCTCAAGGTGCTCAAGGAATACAAGGTGCTCAAGGAATACAAGGTGCCCAAGGAATCCAAGGTGCCCAAGGAATACAAGGAGCCCAAGGTTTTCAAGGTGCTCAGGGAATACAAGGAGCCCAAGGTTTCCAAGGAGCCCAAGGTAGACAAGGTGCCCAAGGTTTTCAAGGTTTTCAAGGTGCTCAAGGCTTCCAAGGTGCTCAAGGAATACAAGGAGCCCAAGGTTTTCAAGGTGCTCAAGGAATACAAGGAGCTCAAGGCTTCCAAGGTGCTCAAGGAATACAAGGAGCCCAAGGTTTTCAAGGTGCCCAGGGAATACAAGGAGCCCAAGGTTTTCAAGGTGCCCAAGGAATACAAGGTGCCCAAGGTTTTCAAGGTTTTCAAGGTGCTCAAGGCTTCCAAGGTGCTCAGGGAATACAAGGAGCCCAAGGTTTTCAAGGTGCTCAAGGAATACAAGGAGCACAAGGTTTTCAAGGTGCTCAAGGTTTTCAAGGTGCTCAAGGAATACAAGGAGCACAAGGTAGACAAGGAGCACAAGGTTTTCAAGGTGCTCAAGGAATACAAGGTGCTCAAGGTTTCCAAGGTGCCCAAGGTTTTCAAGGTGCTCAAGGTTTTCAAGGAGCTCAAGGAATACAAGGAGCCCAAGGTTTTCAAGGTGCTCAGGGAATACAAGGAGCCCAAGGTTTTCAAGGTGCTCAGGGAATACAAGGAGCCCAAGGTTTTCAAGGTGCTCAGGGAATACAAGGAGCCCAAGGTTTCCAAGGTGCTCAAGGCTTCCAAGGAATTAGAGGAGTAGCAAATTGGACACCTGTTTTTAATGGTGGCACAGTATATGGTGCAAATTCAAATATATTTCATAAAGCAATAGGTAACGATGATATTTTTGATGCTGAAGTATATTCATTAGAGGGTTATACTAGAGGATGTTATGTATCGGCTCAACCACAATCAAATCTTAATTATATACTATTTGGTTTAAGTGATAATCCTTCTGCATCGCCTAGTTTTCCAGGTATTAATTATGCATGGTATGTCACTGAATACAATAGTGTAGAAATCTATGAAAGTGGAGGTGTAATAGTTGCTTTAGGTGCATATACATCAGATACTATTTTACAAATAACATATGATGGTTATAATGTAAGATATTGGAAAGATGGTATTCTACAACGAACTGTTGCAAGGGCAATAGGTAACGCTCTATATTTTGATTCTACTTTCTTCCGTACAATATCATATACTAATGGTACACCTAATGGTTTAAAGAATGTTGTTTTTGGACCAATGGGAGAACAAGGACCACAAGGAGCCCAAGGTTTCCAAGGTTTTCAAGGTGCTCAAGGAATACAAGGAGCCCAAGGTTTCCAAGGAGCCCAAGGAATACAAGGAGCCCAAGGTTTTCAAGGTGCCCAAGGTAGACAAGGAGCCCAAGGTTTCCAAGGTGCTCAGGGAATACAAGGTTTCCAAGGTGCCCAAGGAATACAAGGAGCCCAAGGAATACAAGGAGCCCAAGGTTTCCAAGGTGCTCAAGGTTTCCAAGGAGCTCAAGGTTTCCAAGGTGCTCAAGGAATACAAGGTGCCCAAGGTTTTCAAGGTGCTCAGGGAATACAAGGTGCTCAGGGAATACAAGGAGCCCAAGGTTTCCAAGGTTTTCAAGGTGCTCAAGGAATACAAGGAGCCCAAGGTTTCCAAGGTGTTCAAGGTTTTCAAGGTGCTCAGGGAATACAAGGAGCCCAAGGTTTTCAAGGTGCCCAAGGATTTCAAGGTGCTCAGGGAATACAAGGAGCCCAAGGAATACAAGGAGCCCAAGGTTTCCAAGGTGCCCAAGGAATACAAGGTGCTCAAGGTTTCCAAGGTGCCCAAGGTTTCCAAGGTGCCCAAGGAATACAAGGAGCCCAAGGTTTCCAAGGTGCCCAAGGTTTCCAAGGAGCTCAAGGTAGACAAGGAGCCCAAGGTTTCCAAGGAGCCCAAGGAATACAAGGAGCCCAGGGTTTTCAAGGTTTCCAAGGAGCCCAAGGAATACAAGGTGCTCAAGGTTTCCAAGGTGCCCAAGGTTTCCAAGGAGCTCAAGGTAGACAAGGAGCCCAAGGTTTCCAAGGTGCTCAAGGTTTCCAAGGAGCCCAAGGTTTCCAAGGCGCTCAAGGTTTCCAAGGACCTGGATTTACAACAATAACAAACCCATCAGATAATAGAGTTTTAACTTCAGATGGTGGTACAAATACTGCTAATGCTGAAGCTAATTTAACATTTAATGGAACTGACCTAGTTAATGGAGCTGGTTCTATTATAGCACTTGGAATTGATAATTTTAAACAAAACGGAACATTAACAAATAAGGTAATAACAAGTGATACGACACAAGTAGCTCAAACACCAATATCACCTTATTTATGGCATGACTTATTTGCATTTTCTAGGTTTTCACCAACATTTTCAACTTCATCTAATAATGTAACATATAATGCAGCAACGCTTAATAAAGAAGTATTTGCGCAAAAAGAAAATCAAACAATCGAAGTTGCTGATGGAGTTACAGTAACTTCTGTAAGATGGAATTGGACAGGAATGGAGTGGTCAATAGGAGAATGGTTAGTTATTGGTTCAACTTATACAGCTACAGCACCAATAAAAAATGTTGTATATGAAACTTCTGCAGATAATATAAATTGGATAGTAAGACATACTTCGACAAATAATCATAATGCAATCGCTGCGTGGTTTTATGTTAATTGGTATGGCGGAGATGCATATTCTCGTTTAACACTTACAGCTACAACTCCGGCTCCAATTCGGATTTCGTCAATTAAACTTTTAAGTGCAAGATGGGGTGATCAAGGACTAGGTAGCGAAATTGAAAAACCGTTTACTTGGGATGGTGACAAAAACATTACAACAGGAGCAAAACTTAAAATTACAACTGTTCCAGCCGGAACAACAACCGATATTCTTGTAAAAGAAAGTGATGGGACTGTTGGTTTTAGGAGTAGTATTGCACTCGGAGGAGCCCAAGGTTTCCAAGGTGCTCAAGGTTTCCAAGGTGCTCAAGGAATACAAGGTGCTCAAGGTTTCCAAGGTGCTCAGGGAATACAAGGAGCCCAAGGTTTCCAAGGTTTTAGAGGTTCATCAAATTGGACACCATTATTCAATGGCGGAGTAACTTATGCAGAAAATTCAAATACTTTCTATAAAGCAACAGGTAATGATGCTCAATGGGATGGACAAGTATATTCTTTAGAAGGATATACTAGAGGAGCTTATGTATCAACTCAATTAAGTAATACTGGTGAACAACTTATGGTTGGATTAAATAGCGATCCAACAGCCAATAGTAGTTATACTAGTATCGATTATTGTTGGTACTGCGCAGCAGGTGATCTTTATATAATTGAAAATGGAAGTGTCACTGTTGATATTAATGGAGATGCAATAACTTATGGAGGAACTTTCGCAAATACCGTATTAAGTATAACATATGATGGTTATAATATAAGATATTGGAAAGATGGAGTAGTACAAAGAACTGTATCAAGAGTAATTGGAGCTCCATTGTATCTTGATTCTAGTCTTTATTACGTATCATCAACCAAAAAGTTAATAAATTTGGTTTTTGGACCGATGGGAGAAAAAGGGACAATTGGTAAAGGAAATTTGCCAGTGCCATCAATTAAGTTAGGTGATCCTATAGTAATTAATTCCATTAATATGGTAACTAATTCCGCCGGAAGCGTATTAACATTAGATTCTGCACCATACGCAATTACACAAGATTTGTCATCGGAAGTATTTAATGTATATGATAATATATATATAGAAATGGTTCTTTATAGAAAGAAAAATAAGAAACCAAATTATCGTCCAGGTGGAGGTTATATAGTACCGGCGCCATGGTACCCTAATGGAAGTTTTCCATATCCTGCATGGGGAAATAACTATTGGAACCGATCTGGAAATCATCAGAATAATATCACAACCGGGTTTATAGGAGTTGATAGACCTAATCATTTTGAAGTAACAGGTCATAACCAATATATAAATTTAGCTCCGATGATTTCAGGAAGATGGCAAGAGTTTTTAGTAAAGTATCGTGATCAATCAGGACAGGACGCTGACTATTATACTTATGTACCATCGGCAAATAAGCGTTCCCAGAAGAATCTGCCTACATCTAGATTTGCATATTCTCCAGTTTATATTCCTATGTATGTTGCATTTAGATATGTTGCTTGGGATGGAAATGCAGGTCCAATTAATCCTGTCACGGGTTTACATTATGGTGAAATTGTTTCCGGACCATTAAGTAGAGTTATTAAAATTATACATCATAAAGCGCCTTTCATGTTAGATTATGCCGCAAGTGCATTATATGGTAATCCATGTGCATTTATTAATCCGCTACATGTGCCAACTGTATTAAAATGTATGTTTGAAACTCACTTACCATAATATAAGTCGGAGGATAGGGAGGTAGAAGTCCGTTCTTGTTCCTTTGGGAACATAGTTGTTCGTAACTGTTCCTTCGGGAAAAATGATGTTCGTATCCCTCCCTATCCTCCGGTCTTTTTAAAAATAATAAAAATAAACAATGGCACATTACCCATACGTCGGATTAACACAAGGTTTTCAAGGATATCAAGGATATCAAGGATATCAAGGATATCAAGGAGTACGAGGTTTCCAAGGTTTCCAAGGAGTACGAGGTTTCCAAGGTTTCCAAGGAGTACAAGGTTTCCAAGGGTTTAGAGGTACTTCAAATTGGACGCCATTATTTAGCGGTGGTGTTACTTACGGTGAAAATTCAAATGCTTTTTATAAAGCAGCAGGTAATGCCGGTCAATGGGATGGACAAGTATATTCTGCGGAAGGATATGCTAGAGGATGTTATATGTCAACTCAATTAACAACTACTATAGGACTTGCTTTAATGGTTGGATTAAATAGTGATCCAACACTTAATTCTTCATACACATCTATTGATTATGCATGGTTTATAAATGAAAACATTTTGTATATCTATGAAAGTAATGTATTCATTAATCCATCTTCTACATTTACAACAGATACTATAGTATCAATTACATACGATGGTTATAATATAAGATATTTGAAAGATGGTGTAACTATAAGAATTGTACCAAGAGCAATTGGAGCTCCATTGTATCTTGATTCTAGTTTTGCTAATGTATCATCGATAAATGGACTAAAGAATTGTGTTTTTGGACCTATGGGAGAACAAGGTGCGCCAAGTGTATCAACTCTAGCTCCTATTCCTTCGGTAGCAACGGCATCTAATGCAACTGGTGCTACATTAATAAGTGGTACTTTAACCTTGCAACCAGCTACAACCGCTTTTGGAGGAGTAATTACAATAAATAACCAACAATTTTCAGGACTAAAAAACTTTACGGATAATATTATAGTAAATACAATTACTATATGGAGAGGTGGTAATAATGCCGCTACTAATATAGGAATTGGTTTAAATACATTACTCGATAACACGGGAAATCAAAATACAGTACTCGGATATCAAGCAGTATCTCAAACACCAACTGGAAGTAGTTTCACTACAGCTATTGGGCATCAATCTTTAAAGATTGTTACAGGAAATAACAATACTGCCATTGGAAATTTATCAGGCTCGCTTATTATAAGTGGGTCTCAAAACACTTTTATTGGTTCAGAGGCAGGAGGTATTGTTGGGCAGTTAGCTAATGTTACTAATAGTGTAGCTATAGGATACCAGGCAATTACAACTAAAAATAATCAAATTGTTTTAGGTACTTCAAGTACCGTTGAAACTGTATTACATGGAAGTATTAAATTAGATACAGGCCATTATTTTAGAAGAATAGTACTTCCTTACCCTGGAATTGGAAACGATGCCGGAAGTGGTAGATGGTTTGTAAGATTATACAATACTTCGGCTGGCGCCGCTTTTGCAGGAGGTAGAATCCGAGTAGGAGGTGATTGGAACTGGGCACCTATTATGGGAGTTCTTGAAATAGAATTCGGTATTTATACATCACTCGGCGCAACTTCAATAAATTCAGGACAAACGCGACTATCCGCAGCAGTAGCGTCAGCTGCGGATTACTTAAGAATAGGTAATATAGAGGTAGTAGGAGGTTGGGTAGGAGTATATATATGGGCTTCAAATTCAAGTACTCCATATGTTTTATTTGATATGTATTCAACAGTTGTACCAAGTTTTACATCAATTGCATGGGCAGCAAATCCCTTACCTGCGAAGAGAAGTACAGAAATTATTGGAGATATTTCCGCAACAACCTTTATAGGAGCCTTAACAGGTACAGCAACTAATGCAACTAATGCAGATACTGTTGATAATTACCATGCATCTACATCAACATTAGGAAATTATATTGTTGTAAGAGATGGTAATGGATATATTAATGGTAACTATATAAATATGTCTGATGATGGCAATCCAGGAAGTGGAACATCAATTAGTTCATTTATTACTAAACAAGGAGATAATTATTATCGTTCAGTATCTCCTACAAATGCGATGATTTCTATAAAAAGCGTTGCATCAGGAGATTGGGGTATTAATATTACAGGAAACTCTGCTACGGCTACAACTTCGGGACTACTAACTGGAGAGGATAATAGGACAATTTCACCAAGTGAATCAACAGCAAACAGACTTAAGTTTGGATTCACTTCTTGGGCAAACAATAATACTGGACCTTATGCAGATTTCATACATCTGAGATCATATCAAGACTCTTCAGGAGGAAATGATAACCTAGTAATGTTCAGAAAAGATGCAATAGGAATGCGTATCTGGCAACAGACATGGGGATCTGCAACAGCATATTCTTCATTTAAAGATGTAGCATTTACAGGAGTAGGAACAGCTAATTATTTATCAAAATACACAGATGGATATAGTTTAGCAAATAGTCAAATTTACGATAATGGGACAGGTGTAGGTATAGGAAATACAAACCCAAATGGATACAAACTAAATGTAACTGGAGCAGGGTACTTTTCAACAAATGTTACATCTCCTGGATTCTTTAATACATCTGATGCTAGGTTAAAAGATATTATTGAAAGAGATGGAGATACTATTAAATTTACCTGGAAGGATGGACGAGATACTAAGATACATATAGGATATGTTGCACAAGAAGTTCAAGAAACATATCCTGACCAGGTTAATAAAGGTGATGATGGAATGCTTACAATAAATTACATTGAAGTCCTGGTTGCAAAGATACAAGAATTGGAGAACAGAATAAAACAATTAGAGAAATAATGGCATGGAATGATGTTGCAAGTAATCAAATGGTTAGTTATCTAGATGCCTCGACGAGTGGAATTCCTCTGCTGTCGGGTCAGTCTCATTTTACAACACTTCCTGCGGCTAATCAATGTATGGATAAAACTGCTATGCAGGCAAAATATAGCCTTAATGCAAGTAATTTAAGTACGTATGGGAGTTTACAATTAGTTCCTAAAAGTGCTTGGGCAAGTGGAGTTCCATTGGTATATTACGGAATAAATATAGACCCAACAAATTCATGGATATATTCTACGGTTGCAGATACAATCGTGGCCAAATACGTTTCTTATAAACATACCGATTACGGCGGTCCATTAGTTCAAAATGATTCGCTTTTTGTATCATTTTGGGTAACAGATAACCCACCGGTAGTAGGTTCAATAGTATATGGTAGTAATACTGGAGGTGCTTCTGGGTTTGGAGTAGAAGAAACATATTCTCAAGGATGGTATCAACGACAAGGAGGGACAAATCCCCTTATATATTATATAGACGAATCTAGCATAATTCAAGGAATTTATACTTCAGTTTATGAAAGTCCTAATGTGGCTCCATCAACACCTCCTAACTTTACGGGAGCAAAGTCTATAATTGGAGGTACTACGAGGTATATTGATTTTACATGGGATCCTTCAACTGACAATGATATGTTGCATCACTATAACCTATATGTTAGGGAATCTGGAAGTTTTACAGTACAGACAATTCATATTGTACCTAAAATATTCCCTATACTATTTTCTACTTTAGGAAAATATACTAGACCAAGAAATATTTCTCTTCCGACGCGTTATGATACCATAGGATCTTATCTTGTTGGAAAAAGTGCAATGCGCATTAGCAATACATTCTTTGGAGGTTTTGGTGGTGGCGCCCCAATTACTTGGTGGGTTACTGCTGTTGATTTATCAGGTAACGAATCCGCAGCTTCGGCTACATTTTATATATCACAAGGAAATAGTTGGAGTACTCCAAGTCTTTCTCCGTTAGGTCAAACTTCTAGAACATGGACGTCTATTGGAGACGCGGCTAATGGAGATATATATGCTTCCATTAGTACTGGAGCTATCTATAAAAAATCCGCAGCTAGTGGCACATTTATAGCAACAGGACAGACTATACCCGGAGCAGGTTGTTTCGCAGGTGCTCCCAATGGAGACATGTATTATGCACTATATACTGGAGATATACTTAAGCAAGCAAGTGGAGCAACAACATTTACTGCAACAGGACAGACTATTAGAAACTGGAATGGTATAACAGCAACACCAAATGGGGATATTTATGCTAGTGTATATGGTGGAGATATTTATAAACAACCATCTGGAGCAACAACATTTACAACAACAGGACAGACTATTAGAAACTGGGAAGGTATGGCCACTGCAGCTAATGGAGACATATATGTTAGTGCAGGAAGTTCCGGAATGTACGTAAAACCAGCAGCTTCATCAACGTTTGAATATGCGAGCATATTTTCATATTCAAAAAGATTTAGTATAGCACCAAATACCGACATGTGGACTGGAGAATCAAGTTCCACAACTACTGGAGACATTAGGCAATACCGACCTGGAGATTTTGGTAGTGGTGGTCAAGGCCCTCAATTTACTGCCCTAGGACTAACACCTAGAAATTGGACAGATACTTGTATTGTATCAACTGTAACCGGATACGACGTATACTTCTGCGTTTATAATGGAGACATTTACAAATATTCACACGTTAATTAATAAAAATAAATAATAAAAATGATAACATTTAATTGGACAATTCCAGCTGTAGAAAGAGCTGTAAGCCTAGACGGATTATCGGACGTAATCCAAAATATTCACTGGAGATACCGTGCTACAGATGAAAATGGAATAACATCTGAAATGTATGGAGTAACCACAATAGGAGAACCAAATCCTGAAGACTTTACTCCTTATAATGATGTAACAACATCAGATGTAGAAGGTTGGTTAGAATCAATCTTAGGAGCCATACCAGAAACTCTACCAGGAGAAGAAACCCAAATATCTAAATTGGATTGGATGAAAACAAATCTAGAGGGGAAAATAGCTTTATTAATTAGTCCTACCACAATTATGGGACCACTTTTTAGTTCTCCAATAATAGAATCAAATATATAATTAAACAAAAATGCCAGAACAAACCGAAATTTCAGAAATTATCTACAATTGGAATTGCAATAGGGTTGACATATATCCGACGCTAGGAGATTACACTAATGTAATACACAATGTACATTATAATGTAATAGGAGGAATAAATTACTCAACAACACCAATTACAGCATCTAGTTTTGGAATGCAAATATTAAATACAGAAAACGTTGCAGATTTTATACCTTTTAATGAACTTACAAGTGAGCAAACAGTTGCTTGGACAAAAGCAGCAATGGGAGAAGAGAAGGTATTAGCAATAGAAACTAGTATTGCAAATCAAATAGAAGCACTAAAAAATCCAGTTTCTATTACAGTGACCGTGCCTGATCCTCCTCGCAATGCAATAATACTATAATCGTACATCGAATTAAACAGATATATAAGTTAATTAATACTTTATAAAAATACTTAAAACAATAAAGATGGCAACAAAAGTTTGGAAGGTTGATAATCAACTAAGAATAGAAACAGATGGAACAACTACATATGGAAATGCAGCGCTTTACTCAATTTTAGAGTTTACTGCAACATCAGTTACATTAATTCACACAGGAGTTACTAATATCTCCACGCTGACTATAATAAATTTTACAGATTTTCAAGATGATGCTGCAGTACCATATGCAACAGAAGCGGCAATCGCAGACTATTTAGCACCATTACTTGGATGAGACGTATAATATCATCTAGAAAAAAACAGGGACAATTTATTGCCGCTCCGGTAGTAAGTGGAAATACATCGATTGGTTCAGTGCTATCTGTAACTGATGGTGTATTTGACGGTCCAACATCAACATATACATACCAATGGTTTTTAGAGGGTAGCCCAATATCAGGAGCTACTGCAAACACTTACACACTTCCGGACATTAGTAATGGAATATTAAGATGTGTAGTTAAAGCAACCAACTCCAAGGGTAGTGTTAAATCTACAAGTAACTTTTTTACTATTAGAAATTCTTTTAATTTCGTAATCAAAACTGATAACATATCGACTGGTAGTAGTACTGCAGCACAATTCAAATTACCATTAGTTAGTACCGGTACTTACAATTGTACTGTTTATTGGGGCGATGGAACATCAGATACAATAACAACCTGGGACCAAGCACAAACAACGCATACTTACGCAACAACAGGAACATATAATGTTTATATAGCAGGAACTGTAACAGGATGGACATTTAATAATACTGGAGATAGACTTAAGATTTTATCAATTGGATGGTGGGGTCCTTTAAGACCAGGAGATAACACTGCCATATTTATGGGTTGTGGTAATTTAATGCTGGATAATGTAAGAGATGTTCTTGACACAACTGGAATGACGAGTTTTTTTCGACTGCTTCACTCTTGTACTCGTTTAGTACGAGTTAATCGGATTAATGAATGGAATACATCAAGTATTACAAACATGTTTTCAGTCTTTGATGGCAATATTAATTTTGATGACAATATCAGTAATTGGAATACTTCCAATGTTACTACATTTGAATTAATGTTTGTACACGCTGCTAAGTTTAACAACGGAGGTAGTCCCGATATTAATAAATGGGACACGTCAAACGCAACTTCTATGAGGTTTATGTTTGGAGCAGATGGAACGGTGCCAGGTGGAACTTATACGTCATTTAACCAGCCAATAAGTAACTGGAATACTTCTAAAGTTACAAATATGTCAGCAATGTTTGCAAGAAATACTGCGTTTAATCAAGATATCGGAACTAAAGTTGTAACCGTGAACGGCGTTACTTATACTGCCTGGGATACTTTAAATGTAACTGATATGAGTAGTATGTTCCAAAGTGCCGCTGCTACAGGGGTTGCTGTACCTCCTAGCAAGTTTAATAATGGAGGTTCAGACAGTATTAAGAATTGGAATACGTCTAAGGTAACATTAATGAACTCTATGTTTTCGGGTAATCCAGTGTTTAATTATGATATTGGTACCAAAGTAGTAACCGTAAATGGTGTTACTTACACAGCATGGGACACGTTAAACGTAACTTCTATGTCATTTATGTTCAATTCTTTCTTAAATACCGCAGATTCTTTTGGGATATTTAATAATGGAGGCTCAAATAGTATTAAAAACTGGAATACGTCTAAAGTTACAACACTTGTTGCTTTTTGTCAAAGACAGGCATTTTTTAATCAAGATGTTGGAACCAAAGTAGTAACGGTTGGCGGTAATACATATACCGCATGGAATATTGAAAATGTTACGAGTTTATCTAATGCTTTCACCAGTAATAGCTCAGTACGGGCGGGATCATTTAATAATGGTGGAAGCGATTCAATTAAACACTGGAACACATCAAAGGTTACTACAATGGCAAGTTTGTTTAATTGTCAACAATCATTTAATCAACCTATTGGAACAAGGGTATCTACTATTAATGGTGTTACGTATACTGCGTGGGACACATTAAATGTAACAAACATGTCTGGTATGCTTAATGCATATACTACAGCAAATACACTTAGCGGGGTATTTAATAGTGGAGGCAGTTCAGCTATTGGTAATTGGAATACATCAAAAGTAACAACATTTGCTGCAATGTTTCAAAATCAACCATTATTTAATCGCGATATAAACACAACAGTAACTACTATTAATGGCGTTACGTATACTGCATGGGACACATTAAATGTAACGAATATGTCTAATGTCTTTGGTGTTTATCGTAATACCGGAATTTTTAATCAGAATATAGATAATTGGAACACATCAAAAGTTACTACAATGCAGAGCATGTTTAGAGGACAAATTCTTTATGATAAAAGCGTAGGAACAAAACAAGTAACAGTTGGAGCTTCTACATACACTGCGTGGGACACGCTAAACGTAACAGATATGTCGAGTATGTTTAATGCAAATTTATTAAATTCTGATGCACAAGGAGTATTTAATAATTCTTCATTTAATTCTATTAGAAATTTTAACACATCAAAAGTAAAAACGTTTTTAAATATGTTTAAAAATCAACCATTATTTAATCAAAATTTAAGAACATTTAGTGTTACTATTGGAGCTTCTACATATAATGCATGGGACACTTTGGAGGCTACTAATATGTCATATATGTTTTTTAATAAGACAGGAAACGCTGTAAGCCAGTTTAACCAAAACATTGGAAATTGGAATACTGCTAAAGTTACAGATATGACTGCTATGTTTTATAACGCTGCTAGTTTTAATCAAAATCTTAATTCTTGGAATGTTTCATTGGTAACCTCATTTAATTCTTCTACTATATTAAACGAAACCTTCGCAGATGGAATAGGATTATCAACTACAGACTACGATAATTTACTTGAAGGCTGGTCATCTAGACCAGTTCTTGCAAATAAAGTAATTAGCTTTGGAACAACTAAATATAGTGCAGCTGCAGCTCCAGAAAGAGCAATATTAACATCAGCTCCAAATAACTGGACAATAATAGATGGAGGACAAATATGAGATATTTTTTAGCGCACAACGAAACCGATGTTTTTCATTATGGAGAACTTTTAGAAGGCCAGGTAGTAGAAACAGGTCAGCCGCATCTAGAGTATTTTAATTCACTAAATGAATTAAAACAAAGATTATCTTTTTTTAATATAGTATACATTGAAAATATCAATGAATACGCTGAAAATATCAATGAAGACTTTTTAGAAGAGCCAAATATCGATTTGCAAGCTTAAACATTACTAAAATTTGATATATAATACTAAATAATATCAAATGTCATGTTAAACGAAAAGTATACTACTGATAAAATCCTTATTTTTGATATTGATGATACAATAGCAATTACACCCGCTAAAATCGTAGTCACTGATACCAAGACCGGAAAATCCTTTGAACTGACTCCAGAAGAGTTTAACTCTTACGAGAAGGGTCAAAACCACTTGGTTAACTTTGACCAATTCAGATCCTTAGAGATTATGAAAGCTGGGCGATTAATCGATAAATACTTTAAGGTACTTACAACAAACTACAAGAATGGAGTTGCGATTGGAGTTATTACTGCTAGAGATAATCAATCGATGATATATGAATGGTTCCGCTTTCACTTAGGATTCCATATCGATAAAAAACTAATTTGGGCAGTTAATGACCCAGTTCACGGACTTACCGGAAACATACAACAAAGAAAACAGGATGCAATGCGCTGGTTTATTGACCAGGGTTACACGGATATCACGTTCTTCGACGACGATAGAAACAATATAAAACTAATAAAACAACTAGAGAGTGAACTTGGTACAACGATCAAGACACATCTTGCTAAACACTAGAAAATTATGAGTACAGTAGGAGATTTTAAAGCCCGTTTTGAAGCGGCATTAAACACATCAATAGATTCTGCAATAGTGAATTCTTTTGATTTAACATTAAATGAAAAGGTTAATGCAGATAGTATGCAAGGAGAGGTAGATAATCCAGGTTCTCTTCATGGAAATATGGCTCTAATTAATGCAATTAACTCACAAGGAAAAATTGTAGATTATAAAGAGTTTGCAAAAAACTATCCAAATGGAATTCCAACAACTTTCATTCTAAATTATTTTGCATCACTGAATCCAAAAGAGTCAGTAGAGCTAGCAAAATATTTATATTCAGCAATTGCACCAAAGGACTTAACCGTTTCGATGTATTCAAACAGAAATTCAGTACTTGGTAAATTATTCGACCAAAAGCCAACAGGACTTGGAAAAGGAGAAGCCCTTATTGCATGGTTAATTAAAGGTGCAGTAATTCAAGGTGGTGGAGAGAGCTATGATGTTATTATTAACAACAAAGATGCTTTTGAAGTTAAAGATTATAGTAATGGAAATTCAGCGATTAGAGCTGGTGTAAAATCAAAAGTTAGTAACTTTGAATTTTGGAGAGAGATTAGTGATACGCTATCAAGAATCGATAAACTAACAGGATATTCTGCTGGAAAACCTAAATTTGATATAAGCAAATACTTCTCTGCTGAAATGACGGCAGCAGCAAATTACCTAATGGGAAGAAAAGGAACCATTATGTCAGGTGAATGTAATAAAACCGATTTCAAAAACATTAATGCATTCTACGAACAAGCCGCTAAAGTTGAAAATAGTCTACAAGGATATACTAATGTTATTCTAAGAGGACCAAATTCAAAGCCAATCGAATTGAGTATCGACTTATTAGACCCTGCTCTAATAACAGGAGATACCATTACATTTCACGTAGCAAAAACTGACCAAACAGCAACCTACGTTTTATCAGAATTAAAGCGATTAAAATATGTCCGAAATCCAAAAGACTTAGAAGTAGACATGCAGAAGGCTGTAAACCAAATCCATGCTGGACTAGTTTACATCGTCTTCCGTAAAAATACAATAAATATCACAACAGATTTTGTACCAGCACAGGTATCAACATCATCTCTATATTTTGTAGAGAGAACCATCAAAGACCCTACAATAGACCATAATTTAGATGACTAATAAGGAATGGAAAGCGTATGTTGACACTGGATATGTACCTCAAAGATACATAAAAGAAATAGTGACGAGAATCAAGCACAATATGACACTTGATTCTCGTCATTTGCAAATATACCTAACACACAGTTCAATCATAGAACTCTACCTAAAAATCAAATAAATAAAAGAAAATAAAACCACATCATGAAAAAAATAAAACTATTCGAACAATTCGTAAACGAGGCTAAAAGTTATAGTATCAAAGGAATGATTAAGAAGGCAACCACTGATAAAACAGATAGATTGCCATACGTAACAATAAATCAAGATGTTGATAAATTCATCTCTAGATGGGCATGGAACCAAGACCTAGAGGTACTTGATTTTACTCCAGAAATGAGAGCTGAATTTGAAGACGGAATCCGTGCTGCAGGATATGATGTAGTTGATATTAAAGACATTGAAAAACAAAAAGTATTCAGTGCCCTAATGAAGGACCTACAAAAATCATTTGATTGGGACGTTAAATTAACTCCAGAAAAGAGTAATACAACACCTAATAGACCCTTAATCCATATTCCACTTAAAGGCGGAAAGGCAGGAAAACTAGAAGATGGAGAACCGATTATCGATCTTAAGATTGGGAATAGTTCAAAATCCTATTTTAACTCAACTGCCAATGAATTTAGAACTTGGTTACATGATAGAGGATATGCAATTATCACTAATGATGGTAAACCATACATCACCGCATTATTCGCAACAAGAGGAGAACCATCATACTATTAATCTATGAAACTTGTAAAACTATTCGAACAATTCCTAAATGAATCCAAAAAACAGGAAGCCGCTATCGAAAAGGTAGAAGGACTTCCAAAGGGTTCTATATTCGATGATGCAAAACGAATAGATGGTATCTTCCAAATCAGTAACCGTCCCTGGAGCGAAATAGTCCAAACATGGGAGGAGAACGAGGACAAGGCCAAACCTAAAACCATTAACCCAAAGGATATACATATCACTCAAAGGAATATACAATCTAGTAAGGTTACAGAGATGATACTTAGAGAGGGTAAAGTCAAAACAATAAATGTTATCGAATACCCAGAAGGACCTGTAATCTACGACGGCCACCACAGACTCACTAAGGCCTGGGCCCTAGGAGAAACCAAACTCAAAGTAAACTACTTAAAATTATGAAACATATCAAACCCTTTGAAGCGTTCTTAAATGAATCCAGTAAATACCAAATTGAAATTATCTATGATAAACCATTTGACACTACAACAATCCAAGGTGCATCGCCAGACGGATTTAAAGGAATTACAGTAAAAGGTAATTTTGAAACCCAGTGGAAAGGCAAGTATACTGATATCGATGCTGCCATCCGGAACATAGAAAAGGGTTTCCACAAATACGATATTATAGACATACAAAAATAACCACACAGAGGACCCTAAAGGTCCTCTTTTTTATTTAGGTCCGGCACGTCCGGAATCCACCCCTCCCCCACAATAAAAAAGAAATAAATCTAATAAACCTAAAACAAAAACATCTAAGACATCTAAACCTCTATATAGATATACAGATATAAGAATAACAGTATAAGGATATAAACCCCCTATAAAGAACCCTTCTACCCCTCCTGACCCCCATACCTGTCCAGATTCTAAGCCCCTTATGGTCCTACCAACCCTCCCTAACCCCTTTCAATCTCCAGCCAACCAGGTACCCCAGTTCTACCTTTTTTATTAAAATGATATATAGCAGGCACTCCAAGCTCGCAATGTCACCTCAATGTTCCTCTAAGGGCCCCTTCATGTTCCTCAATGTTCCTCATTGGGCCTTAAACCTCTCGTCGAGTTGGGTCACCCTCCGAGACACTCCGGACCCTCTCCACACTCCTGGGCACCACAAAAACCAACCGAAACCATGCCCAGCACCAGATTTCTACCAGTTCCTAGTGCCGCAGCGGGTGAAACAATTCTGCCTTGCCCGGCCATTGGTAATCGTCCCTTGCCCCAGCGGGTATTTTGAAACTGCCAGCCTCGGAATACAAGAATTCCGGGAACACCACACTCCCGGAAATCTCTATCTAATTAAGGCAGTTTCGGCTGCCAGCCGTATATTTGTTATAGTTCTACCAGGGTTTTTAATTCCTCAGGTACGGCATCCTTGTCGAAACCGAATAGTTTGTCGAAGGCATTACTTTCTCCTGTTAGGGCTTTTCTTTCCTCAGCTAGGACCTCGTCGTTAAATAGGTCTCTTGTATATCGGCCTTCGTCGAAGGAAACACCATCTGATAATTCGAAATATAGTTTTTTACCGACTTGACCTGTTCTGTTTTTAGAGAACTCCATGAACCTTCTACCTGAGTTTTCGTTTCCGTCCCAGTCCAACATCATCATCGCAGTTGTCATGTGTTTCAGTTTATTAGAACCAACGAAATTACCACCTTTAGATAATTGCAGGATAGTTACGAAGGTTGTATATGTTTTCGTCTTGTTACCACCTTTATTATGCTGAGTCATTAGGTCTAGGAACCATTTTTCGGTTTTACCTCTGGTCATGTTACATTCCTCCTTGATGGTATCGTTAACTTCGGTATATGAATCGGTTAAGACAACGTCCCATCCTTGGTTAAGTACACCTTCAATTACTCCTTTTGGACAAGACTCAGTGTAGTCAGATAGGAAAAGGATAGGTAATTGTCCCCAGTGTGGGAATCTTTTAAGGTAACGTGCCATATCTATCTGGTTCATTTCGGCAGATATAAATAAGACCCGTTTACCTTGAGCAGATAGCTTAGATAGAAGTTCTAATAGCACTGTTGTTTTACCGACACCAGGAGCTCCAGCAGCCATTATATTAGTTCCAGGTAAGAATCCACCTTCAGTTGAACAAAACTGGTCAAAGATAGTTCCAGTTGGAAGGCTGGTAAATAGGGAATCATCGATATTTAAGTCGTCTAATTTGGTAAGTGTAACCTCAACAGGGGCACAAGGGTTAACCGATTGAGGTTGTTTAGATGTTGAGGTTCCGTAATCGTTATTATAGTCCTTATTACTTGTCCATCTACCAGTTTCGGTGATGTTGATAATACGGTTAGCGTCTTGGTTTTGGACCCAAGTATATTTTGAATGACCAGGCTCGATTAAGAGGGTGTCAATTGGGTTTTTCGTGTTTACTAAAACGATGAATTCGTTAGGTTGTGTGCGGATTAAGTAAGATTGTCTGTTCATAATGTGGTGTTTTAATTAGATATGTAAATATAATCAATATTGTGGAAACCGGAAACTTTTAAATGTTAAAAGTTTGTTAAAGTTTATGCAACTTTCTGGGTTTGAAGAGCTTTACCCCAGATAGGAGCAAATCTCTTAGCCAACTCCTTACCGTAGGCAGAGTATGCTATACCTTGGTTCCAAAGGAAATGCTCATAGTCATAACCATAATCTTCTACAGCACCTTCAGCGATCCAACGTAATGCAGTAACCTCATCGTTTGCACCTATAGCGATTGTATTAGTTATAAGGGCACGGAACGCGATATCAGCCTCCATTTCGGCCATTTCCTCTTCGTGTCTATTAATCTTACATGTCGCTTCGAAACGGTCAAAATCAGCCTCCAGTTCCTCAGTGGTTAAGGCATATACATTAATAGTACGAGGACGGAAACCGTAGGCATCCTTATGAAAATCAGAATATAGTAAAATCATATTCTCTCTGTGAGTCAACTCGTAGTTATGAGCCAATTTAGATTCGATTTCGTTTTGTTCGGTGATTTGTGCTTGAGTCATCATGGTGTTTCTTTGTTAAAATTAGATATGTAAATATAATCAATATCCACGACACTGGAAACAGTTTTTCAAATTATTTTCAAAAAGTTATTAACAATTTCACATAAAAAAGGGACCTATGTGAGAATGGTCCCTTTAATTCCGATATGCAGACTACCAAATATTAGTTTAATAATGAACCACTACGTACTAAGTCTCTACCTCTAAAAAGGTCTGGCATAGTATTTTCGTGGTCAAAAGCTTTTTTACCGAATAGGTTACCAGATTTTACCATTAATTCAGATGCATTATAGTCTTGCATGTCTGTATCGATAATACCAGCACCATGGGTTGCAAAGTGAGTAACACCATTGATAACATCCCATACAGAAGTATTTGATTTAGCATGTTTCATCTGTTGACCAGATATGTTATCAAAACCAGCATTATAGAATGCATTCATGTTTTCAGCATAAGGAATCCAAGTGTTAGAACGTTCTCCAGCATATGGTTCAATAAGGTTATGTGCAAACTGTAATTCGCTTAGGGAAGCAGGAGTGTTATGAGCCATTCTTACACGGTCAGCAAAACCAGTAGGAGCAAAGTTATTCTTACGTAATTCGTTCATATTTTCAAAGAACTTTTCCATAGAACCTTGGTCCAAAGATTGAAGAGTATAAGACTCCTCAGCAAACGCAGTAGTTAAACCATTAGTACAAAACTGACGATTAACATAAGGAAGAACTTGGAAACCATCTTTAGGTGAATTTTTGAAAGTAACACCTCCAGTAAATACCTCATCAGATAAACCTTGAACTGCGAAATTCGCTTTAGGATTAAATGCATTAATAGTTACAATACCAGTTCCTGGGTCTACTGACCAGTTTGTTACGTTCATACCGTGGTTATCTATGATATTCTCAGCAACTCCCATGAATTGTTGGTTAGATATACCAAATTGATCTTTCTTGGTGATAGCCACTACCGATTTACTAATAGGGTTAAGTACAAGGGTTACTTCAGAAAGTTTACCACTATTAGATGCCATTGCATTTTTCATAGTGTTGATAAACTGAGATTTAGCCTCTTTAGTAAAGAGAGATTCGAATTTCTGAGCAAATTGGTTACTCATACCTAATAGACCTAAAAGATTTTTGAATGCAGTAGGTGTAAGGTTAATTTTTTGACCATTATATTCGATAGATTCACCATCTATTAAATTGATATCGCGGAATGGTACTACTTTACGAAGGTTTTGAGCCTCCAATGTAGCTACTTTACGTTGTTCAATTAAGGTGTTAGAAAGAGTTGCAATTGCCATAGTTATAAGATTTTAGATTTATATATTAAAAATTGGTTTTGTTTCAGTATTATTTGTTAAATTTTTCGAATGAGCAGAACAATAAAAGAGTACCTATCCAAAATAGACATATTGTAGTTGTCATTTCATTAAGGGTACCATGGAATGGTATGAATTTTTGAAGAGTTCCAGTTAATAAGGAATACGTAAGCCCGAACGCGATTAGGGAACCTAAGGCTGGAAGGATGTTGATGGTGATTTTCATAGTTCTTTGTTTTAATTAGATATGTAAATATAATCAATAGTTTCAAGAACCGAAACTATTTTATGTTAATTTTTTGTTAAAGTTTCTAGTGGCGTTTCAGACCTCTAAATAGAAGACGAGCTGGAGTCTACTCTTCCTCCCCTGGTTTAAAGGACCGCCCGTGTCGAATCTCTCGATTCTTTGTGCTATACGAACCCGTTATGTCATTTTGCTATTTTTCATATGTAAATATAATCAATTTATATGAATCCCGAAACAGTTTCTCAAAAAACTTATGAACAACAATTGTTAATAACTTTCTGAAAATACTTGCGCAAACAGTTTCCGGAATCACAAATAATGATTATATTTACATATCTAATTAAAACACACCATTATGACAAATTTAGTAAACACAACAGACGTACGAACAGTAAACGTATTAGGAGCCTTTCCAAACACAAAAGGTAAATTCCGTTTCATAACAAAATGTAAAGCGGGTTGGATGACCATAGTAGATGCTAAAGACTATGAAAACGAATATTTCATGACCTACCCAGAATCAATCATCACAGGTTATAATAAAAGTGCCTTACAAACAGTTGAATTCTGCCCAGATGGTGGAGATTATTACCTAACATTATTCGCCCGTAAAGGGAACAAAATAGTCTTAATGGATGAGTTAATAATGGGTAACCTAACAGTAGGTACGATTAATCAACTATATAGAAATACAAACCTTTATAACCAAGCACAATATAGCGCAGTAGGAGCTAAAACTTGGGCTGATAGAGCATACGTTCCTTACCAAGTTCCAATGGAAGCATAATATATAGAGTATAACCTAAACACATATCATCATGGAAAACAGATTACGTATTGCTCAACTTAACAAGGAGATATTGGAAACTAAAATGACGGATCCAAATAACTTCCTAAAAATCAGAAAGCTCCAAATGGAACTAGAAAAACTATATGAAGATAGGTCTAACTCAAATTAGTATAAGCGATAGGGTAAATGCTGCTAAGACTCAAACCTCTAATAAGACAGATACCTCATCAGTTCCTAGTAGTTTAAATCCATCCCCAGGAGACAGTTCAATATCTCCTATAGATGCAACGGGTATAAATAAGGCTGGAAGTGATGTTAATGCTCAAACCCAACAGGGTAATAAGGCAACCTCAGATACTGCCCGAAAGCAAAATAATCCAGCCAATCAAAATGTCCAATACGATAAACAAACACTATCGTCAAGCGATCAGGCCCAAACACCAACTAAGGAAACCGATATAGCTCAAACACCTCAACCTCGTTCTAAGGGGTTTAAAGAATCTCTTATAGATGCACAAATGGGTAATATGATAGCAAACAATACAGGTGGAGATAGAGGTTCTATAGATAGTGACTTCGGGCACGATAATGGAGACCCTAACGCAAATGTTAATAAACAACCAGATAGTGCACCTATAAAACGTACTAGCCAAAAACAATATGACCCATCTAATAATAAGGTATCGGAACCAGCCCCATTCCCTATAACAAGTTTTGACAAGACAAATACAATGTCCCCTTATAAGGCACCAGAAAGGGACCTAGGCCCAGCTTATAAACAGAAGAGTATCTCCGCGCCTAATCTCCGTTTCAACTCTCCCAGGATCAATACTCCCAGATTCAAATAGGAGGATCAATGTCCCCAGATCAATGCCCGGCGCAATGTCCAGGATCAATGTCCTGTAGCAATGCCCGGCTCAATGCCCTGTAGCAATAATCAATGCAATTCAATGATTACTCAATGTCCTCAAAGGTTCAATATGCTCAATAGGCTCAATATTGTTGTAAGGGCAATAGACCTATCTACCTGTAGTGCACTGATCAACTGTTGCAATAGGCAATGCAGGTCAATGCCTGCACAATGCAGGTGTGCTCTGCACAAGAATGACAATAATACTAATAGTTCACTACAGACACAGGGTAACTAGGGTAGAGCAGGACTCTTCCAGTCACCACTGGACTCTAGGGCACGTGTGCATTGACCCTCAATACCGGTTGGGCAGGTCTACGGAGCGGTCAGCACCCAGGGTGGATCCTTATAAAAGCCAGGTCTAGAGGTTCTCAAAGGACTGTAGGATCAAAGCTCTAGACTTCCTAACTAATATAGACCTTTGATAAATGTGTTTCATAGAAGTGGACGAATTATCCCCGTCCGGGAATATCAATACCTCAATGTTGAGAGACCCTCCCAGCGTCAATGGTCCTCTGATGGTCCTCCGATGGTAGCCAATGGTCCATCCCACCCTCAGAGTACTTCAATGTTGCCCTACCCAAAAAATTACCCAGGTCCGGAAGGTGACCAAAGACCAATTGAGACCGATAGAATGGATATCACCGTTACTAGAAACATAAAGAACCTATAATTAACCAATAAGACCGTTACCAATTACCGATGGTTGGCTCAGATTGACCTGAGGGTACTGTGTCAGGCACGAAGTGTACTGTGAAATAAAGAGTAACCCGTTGAAACTAATAGGTCCTATGAGGATATAAGAAGTATCCAAGTCTCAAAGGTGAAAGGTAGGGTGACTCACCGCTCTCTCACCTCTCTGAGGTACTCCAAGTCTCTAAGCTCTCAAAAAAATCCTATAGAAAAAAATAAAATTGACCTCTATCCCATAGAGTCCCAAAGGGGCGGGGTGGGGGCGTGCTGTAGGGATTCTAATTAAAAAGAGAACTATTCTATCTAATAGTATACGATATTTAAAAACCCCTATAGTGTACATCCGTTATTATATAGAGTATCTACAGGAAGGACACACCCATTCTGATACCTCCAATAGAGTGCTCAGTATACTGTGACGACCGATGTGCCAATAGGTATTAATAGGGCTAGGGGAGGGCCGCCCAATAGTCCCTCAATGTGACTTTATGTATTTCAAACGGCCTCAACGGTTCAATCGTTCTGGTAGATTATTTCATTTTTTTGATGATTGAAACCCAAATTTTCCCACGCAATAGGAGGGTGCACCCGGTCTGAATTACAGAATAAAAATTTTTCACTTAACTCAAAGGTTCTTTAAGTTTACCCTGAAACAAATTGGAATAACTCAATATAAATCTAAAATAAATATACTATGTGGAAAACTAAAGAAACTGAAGTTAAAGGCCGTAAGGTCGTATCGATGATTTGTCAGAATTCAGAACCGGAAAAGAGTAAATGGGCAGAATATGGGCCTGAAGATGGACCATGCGAGAACTGGACTGTTGTAGGAGCCGAAGCCACTGCATCTCTATGTCCTGAATGTGTTCAACGTTCGGTTAACAATTTAAAAGGTACCCATTCATAACAGGGATCCGCACATATTATAATACTACCATAATAAATTAATATACACAATATGACCAGTAAGAAAACAAATACTCCATTCATTGACCAATTCGGAGAGGACTTAACTAAACTAGCGGCAGATGGGAAACTTGACCCTATCATCGGAAGAGAAAAAGAGGTCCATAGAATATGTCAAATCCTTTCTCGTAGAAAGAAAAACAATCCAATTATTTTAGGGGATCCTGGGGTTGGTAAAACTGCACTAGTTGAAGCAATTGCGCAACGTATTGTTGAAAAGAAAGTTGCAATGACTCTTCTTAATAAACGTATAATTGCTCTTAATATTGCAAACGTAGTTGCAGGTACAAAATACCGTGGAGAATTTGAGGAACGAATGAAAAACATTGTTGATGAACTTAAAGAGAACCCAGATGTTATTGTCTTTATTGATGAGATTCACACAATTGTAGGCGCTGGTGGTGTAAGTGGTTCATTAGATGCTAGTAATATCTTAAAACCGGCATTGGCAAGAGGACAAGTACAATGTATTGGTGCTACGACAATCGATGAGTATCGTGAAAATATTGAAACCGATGGAGCTCTTACCAGAAGATTCCAAGAAATCTTTATAGACCCACCATCCCTTGAAGATGCAATCGAAATTCTAGACAGAATTAAACCAAATTACGAAGACTTCCATTCAGTATCATATACTCCTGACGCTATTAAAGCCTGTGTAGTATTATCTGACCGATATATTACTCAAAGAGAATTACCGGACAAAGCAATTGATGTTATGGACGAGGCTGGAGCAAAAGTACATTTAAAAGAGGTAAAAATTCCAGAAATTATTAAAGAACTTGAAATTGAAGCTGATAAATTAAAAGCCGCAAAGTTAAAAGCAGCAGATGCTACTAATTATGAAAAAGCCGGAAATTTAAGAGACCTTGAAATTAGTAAGCGAGAAGAGATAACAAAAAGAACCAAAGAATGGGAGGAGACGCTTAGACTAAATAAGAAGGCAGTAACTTATGAAGATATTGCTGAAGTAATTTCTGAATCTACTGGAATTCCGGTAACAAGAATGACCGATGACGAGAGCAGAATTGTTATTGATATGGAAAATGAATTAAAAGCGATGATTATCGGGCAAGATACTGCGGTTGAAGGTCTATGTAGAGTTATTAAAAGAAGCCGAACTGGAGTAAGTTCATCTAAAAAACCTATCGGTTCATTTATGTTTATTGGACCTACTGGAGTTGGTAAAACTGAAACTGTTAAAGCCCTTTCTGAATATTATTTCGGAAGCGAGGATTCTTTAATCAGAATCGACATGTCAGAATACCAAGAAAAGTTTAACGTAAGTAGACTTATTGGTTCTCCTCCGGGATATGAAGGACATGAGGATGGTGGACAGTTAACAGAACAAGTCCGACGTAAACCATATTCAGTAGTATTATTTGATGAAGTTGAAAAGGCCCACCCAGATATTTTCAATATCTTGTTACAGGTTTTAGATGAGGGTCGTTTAACAGATACTCTTGGTAGAACTATTGACTTTACGAATACTATCATTATTATGACAAGTAATGTTGGAGCAAAAAGAGTTGCAGAATTTGGGGCTGGAATCGGATTCTCAAGTTCAAGTTCTACGGCCACCCACAAAATGGAAATGGAAACTGTTATCAGAAAAGAGCTTAAAAACAAATTTGCTCCGGAATTCTTAAATAGATTGGATGAAATAGTATTGTTTGATGGATTAAAACAAGAAGATGTTGCTAAAATTGCAGAAATCGAAATTCAAAAAGTAATTGAAAGAATGGTTGAACAAGAATATATTATTAAAGTTGCAAAAACGGCGATAGTATTTTTAGCAGAACGTGGGTATGATGCTCAATATGGAGCTAGACCTCTTAAAAGAGCAATTCAAACGTATGTTGAAGACTTATTAGCAGATGGTATTTTAGCTAAAGAAATTGTTAAAGGAAATAAAACGTACACGATTTCATATAAAAAAGGAGATGAGAAACTTTCTTTTAAATAATTGTATAATAAACAAAAAACAAACATATGATTTATAACACTTTTACAAAAGATCCAAACGTTTTTTGGTTTTTTGATTCAATTACCAAAGTATCCGATAATAACTATAATGCAACTGGTTGGATTCTAGTAAAAGACGGTGATTCCTTTAAACCAGTTAGTTCATTGATAGTCGATGATATTGAAATACCATTAACAGTTATTAGTCGTCCAGATGTTTCTAAATATTATCCTTTAGAAGATGATAGTGTTGGATTAGTTTTTAATATCTCTAAAGGCGCAAAGATTCAAGTTAAATTTGGAGAACTTATTTATAATCCAGGAAGCATTGATAATTTTATTGCTTATTATTCTGGATTCTATAATGAAAATAAAAGTCTAATTGTAGTTGATAATTTTTATGCAGATCCTGACTTTATTAGAGATTTTGCAATGAATAATCTAGAATACAACCCCTCTGATTATCACAAAGGTAAAAGAAGTCAAACTAGGTTTATTCTAGATGGCACTAAAGAGAAATTAGAAAAGATAATTGGCCGCGAAATTATAAACTGGAATTATGAAAGTTATGCAAATGGAGTATTCCAATATTGTGTAGCAAGCGATCTACCCGTATTTCATGTTGACAGTCAGATGTATGCAGGAATGGTATTCTTAACTAAAGATGCTCCATTCGAAACAGGTACATCTTTCTATTCTGGTAAAAATACTGGTAAAAAAAGATTTGATAATTTTGAAGACTATTCTGTGTTTGAAGATACATTTAAAGGCAAGAATGCTCAAGCAAATTTTTATGATTCAACTAATTTTGATAAAATCGATGAGGTTGGTAATGTATACAACCGTTTAGTTCTATTCGATTCTAAACAAATTCATGCGCCAAGTAAATATTTTGGCGATGCTATTGAGAACGCAAGATTCTTTCACATGTTCTTTTTTGACGTAATATAATAAAATTATAAACATGAAAACATTCTCACACCAATTTAAACACATAATTTCAGATATAAAAATACACGGAGAGGTCTCTAAACCAAGAGACCTTGAAGTTACCGAATTACTTTATGCCGGATATCCAATTAATCCAAAAGAACCATTTGCTAATTTTAATAGTAGAGAGTTTAATTGGAAGTATTTTGCCGGCGAATTAGCATGGTACCTTAATAAAGATACCAATATTGACTACATTAATAAATTTTCTGGATTCTGGAAAAACATAACAAATCCTGGAACAAACGAAATTAATTCAAATTACGGTTCTCTTCTTTTCGGAGAACAATTACAATGGGTAGTCGATTCTCTTAAAGCAGACAAGAACACTAGACAAGCAATTGCTTTCTTAAATCAGCCAAAATACCAGTTTGAAGGTAATAAAGATTTTGTATGTACTATGTACCTAAACTTTTCAATCAGACACAATAAGCTAGATATGAAAGTTCAAATGCGATCTAATGATATTTTTTATGGACTTACATTTGATGCTCCATTCTTTGCATTCGTCCAACAACATGTTTACCTTTGGTTAAAGTCAACTTACCCAGAATTAGAACTTGGAGTATACCATCATTACGCTGATAACATCCACTTTTACGAAAGACATTTTGAATTAGCCGAAAGGATCGTTCACGAGCCTCTTCACGAGAAACAATACTTAATGGAATTATTAGAACCTATTTTTAATATTGAAAATGGAGTTATGAGTTTAACCCCTTCAGGAATTTCGATGATAAATAATATAAATACCACGATAGATAATGTGTTGACCAAAGAAACATATTATAATTTATTATCAGGGTATCTTAATATAAAAGAGATATGATTGAGTGCATGAAAGGAACAGATATCCCTGAATTCTACATAGATGGAGATGGGTTTAATTCAATTACAAACGATTGCGAATTTCACGACAGAATTGTAGATTTTATCGAAGCAAATATTAACAAAGAAGATAGAGAAACATTATTATGTTATTTTGTCCATGAAAATGGAGATATACAGTATGCAGATCTTCCTAAAAGTTCTTATAAGCAATCAATATTAAAAAGCCTGGACTTCTATACATTCCATGAAAAATACGAAAGATGTACTCAAATTAAAAAACTATTAAAGAAACTATAATGAATCACGGAAAAGAATTCGAAAGATACGCAATGCTAGACAAGGGCATAAGTTCAATGAACATGCACTACTATAAAAATCAAATTGAATCATCAATGACACCTTATATTCTAGAAGAGAGACAATTAAGAGCTACTCAAATGGATATATTTTCAAGGTTGATGATCGATCGATTATTGTGGGTTGCAGGGCCTGTTAATGACAATATGTCAACTATTGTACAAGCTCAATTAATGTTTTTAGATAGCACAGATGACCGAGATATAACAATGCATATTGATAGTCCAGGAGGTTCTGTAAAATCAGGGCTTTCTATGATTGACGTTATGGAATGGATTAAATCTGATATCAAAACAGTAAATACAGGAATGGCAGCTTCGATGGGTTCAGTACTATTAGGAGCTGGAACTAAAGGCAAGAGAAGTTCACTAAGACACTCGACTACTATGTTACACCAATCCTCAGGAGGATTCAGTGGGAATATCCAAGATGCCGAAATAGACTGGGCAGAATGGCAAAAAGTCAACAAAGAACTATTTAATTTGTTAGGTTCATATTGTGACAAGAAACCAGAGCAGGTTATGTCTGATGCTACCCGAGATTTATGGTTAAGCGCAGAAGAGGCACTTAAGTACGGTATAATCGACGAGATTATTAATCCAGTTAAATCAAAATCTAGAAAATAAATGAAAATCTATTTTTACGTACATTCTGGCGAGCTTGAATATTTGGATAAAATAATTAAAGGAAAATTAGATGCAGAAACGTATCCAATTACAATATCTCCGACATACTTTAAAGATTCATTCCTAGTGGATATATCATATTCTGATTTTGTAAGACTAAACGATAAAAATACATTTATTTCATTAATTTCATTATGACAAACCGAGAAAAACAAAGAGAGCTTTTTGTTGAATTGATTAACCATCAGCTTAAGGACCATGGAGTAACATACGAAGATGTTAAAACAAACCCGTCATGGTACATGGATTATAAAACTACTCCAGAGAAAGAAGAGACATTTATTAAATATTCTGTTGAAAGAATACGAGAAGTGCTTAAAATTTCAAAAGCAGCCGCTGAAAAAGAGGCAAGTTGGTTTATTCTACAATGGGGACTAACTACCGTTAATCCTAGAAAAACTCCAAACAGAGTTCAAAGCACCATTACTAAAAGAACTAAGTCCTAGATTATAGTAATATAAAACAAAAATACCTATATAATTTATTATACTTAAGATAGATATAGGTATGAACGTCTTTGAAACAAATTGGCTAATAGAGCCACCTCATGACTATGAGTTAAAATATTACAAGCTACTAGCCGGAATCGATAAAATTAAAAAAATGATTTCTGCTAATAACTTGTATTCTGCTATTTTAGAAGTAGAGACAGAACTCGAAAGACTATATAATATTAAATACGGAAGAGACGAAATTGAAAGCAAAACCAGAATAATTACTGGAATTGATGTTGATACTATGTCTTTAAAGTATGATTATCCAGAAGAAACTAATGGTATCAATTCAATGTATGATATTTGCGATGTTGCAATAGAAAAACTAGAAGATTTATATCGAACTATTAGAGATAAATGGAGAATTGTAGAATCACAGTGCACAATTACTGAGATTCCAGAGAAAAAGCATCTCAATACCAAAGGGTACATTTTTTATATCGATATTGTAAATCAAAAAATTCACGTCTATTCTTATATAGAACCTTCATCTTTTAAAATAAATTGGAGCGAGTTTAATTTAAAGAAAGTTGAAGAGTTAGAAAATTCAATCAAAGAGATTTCTGAGTTTATTAAAAGAACAGAATTAGAAAGTACTTCTTATAGATTTTTTAGATTTGATGCAAAATTTAAAACAACACCACCTCCTTACGCTGATTGTATGTTACCAATTATGAAGAGCATGCTTTTTAACCGAATCAAGCATGGTATCTAGATAAATCCCAAAAAAATATAAACTAATTTCATTTTTATTATATAAATAATATGAAAATTAGTATAATAACTCGAGCAACGCGCCTACAGAATTTAAAGACTGTTAAAGAATCTGTCTTTAACAATATACCAAATGGATGCGAAATAAATTGGCACATAGTATTTGACACTACAAATCTTAAAGATATTGATGCAGAATTACTATGTGATTTAAAAGACGATCTAACAACATACCATTTTGAAAAAGGAGATGCTATAGGAATGTTATATCCTCAATGTTCTGCCATAATTTCAAAATTATCAGATGGTTGGGTTTATTTTTTAGATGATGATAATATCATGCATGAAGGTTTCTATGAATATGTTTTGCAATCTTCTTTAAAGAATCCAGACAAAAAAATCCATGTAGTTTCACAACATGTTGCCGGAAGAGATTTTACAAACTTAACATATAGAAAAGCATATCCTAAATTTATGAAAGTGCAGGGAGTTGATTTAGCTCAATATATTGTTAGTATTGATGTTTATAATGAATATGAATATTCATATTTGCCTGATTATCAAGCTGATGGAATCTTTATAAGTTCCGTTCATGCCGAACATCCTGAATGGTTTACATTTACGGGAAGAGTACTATCACACTACAATTACTTACAGAAAAAATCAACTGCAAAAGTTCCTAAAGTATTGTATATTGGGCATGATGAGCCTGAATTAAAATCACTTAAAATACTTGACTATGAAGATGATAGTTTGGAGATTAAGTATTTAAAAAATGACAAAGACATCACAATATCCCTAGCCTCATTTAAACCAGACGTTATTATAACTAGAGGAGAATCTTGGGAAAACTTTCCAGAAATGGCAAGCATGCCACTTCAATTTAGACGAAAATGGTTAAATCTTGACAAAGAAGTTTCCACTAGAGATGCTGGACAAATCGCGTATCAGTGTTTAATGGAAAGTCTGTTGAACCCAGATGGATTAGAAGATAGTTCAATGATATCATATTTTACCCCAATATATAATACTGGTGAAAAACTATTTAATACATATCAATCGCTGCTAGACCAAACATACAACAATTGGGAATGGGTACTAGTAAATGACTCTACTGATGGTGGTAAAACATTAAAAATAGCAGAATCTATTGCAGCAAAAGACCCAAGAGTACGCCTTTATGATTTTAGAGAAAAAAGCGGTGGAAATATTGGTGAGGTTAAATGGAGATGTTGCTCAATGGCTAAAGGTTTTATTTTAGCTGAATTAGACCATGACGATTTATTAGTTCCATGGTGTACTGAAGACCTTTATAAAGCAGCTAAAAAACATCCAGAAGCCGGATTCTTTTTTAATGACACTGTTGAAGTTGATGAAAACTGGAATTCTTTAACATATAGCGAAGGATTTGCGCTTGGATACGGATCATATAGAAAAGAAGAGTATGCTGGAAAGACACTAAATGTTTCTAATCAACAGAATATTAATCCTAAAACAATTAGACATATAGTTGGTGTACCAAATCACGTAAGAGCATGGAGACGATCTACTTATTTTGAAATAGGAGGACATAATAGAAGTCTTGTAATAGCCGATGATTATGAGTTGGTTGTAAGAACTTTCTTAAAAGCAATAACTTGCAAAATACCAAAATTAGGGTATATTCAATTCTTATATAATAATGCAAATGGACAGAATACTCATAATCTATCAAGAGCAGATATTCAAAGACGAGTACGTACAATAGGTTATTATTATAACGAGCAAATCAAAAACAGGTTTGAAGAGTTAGGATTAAAAGATTGGGCGTATGACGAAAATCCAGGTGCACCGTTAAATACAGTGTCAAGATTTAATCAAGAAGAGATGGCGGCAAATATAATATATAACGAACATGAATAATACATTTGTAAAAATATGGGTTCATAATAGAGAATCAGATTTGATGATGGACTTTTTATTAGAAAGAGTTACTACCCCACCAAACTATATAATTGACCATCACGAAGTACCCAAATCTATTACTGGAGGATGGATCGAAATGAGTATATCATATGATCGATATATGATACTTCGACAGTCACATGACCACGTTGACACTACACATCTTTAAACTTTTTTATTTTTTTGTGTATAATTAGTATATGGCAAAAGATAAAAAAGAACCTAAAATTTACGTAGTTAAACCAAAGATTGGTGAGAATTACTATTTTAAATTTGCAGGGATTCTTATGTATGGTCAATTAGTTTCTTTAATTGATTCACTGACTAAATTACATGGAGTCCCATATTATTGGATGAATGAAAAGTCAGATAGAAGTGTAAAAAAATGTGTATACCCAATATCAATTTATAAGATTTTTAAAGATTTAAACGACTCAAAGAATGTATAATACTACCGAACTAAAGTCAATGTTATTTATTGACATTGAAACATCTTCAGAATATCCGAATTACGAAGAATTCTGTATTAAAAGACCAGGCGGAATAAAGCATTGGGCAAAAAAAGCAGAACAGCATAGAAATACTGAATCTCATTTGGCAAAACTTACTGATGCGGAAATGTATACTCATATGTCGGCGCTTAGTCCAGAATTTAGCAAAGTTATTGTAATTTCTATGGGACAAATTAAATTCCAAGATGGTATTACAACCTCAAAAATTCGTTCTTTCTATAAAGGTAGCGAAATAGAAATTCTTAAAGAGTTTATGGGTACAGCTCAAGCTGTTTTTAATCAAAGTCCTTCAGTTCAATTTACTGGACATAATATTAAAAACTTTGATTTTCCATATCTAATAAAAAGATCCATTGTAAACGGAGTAGCAATACCTCATCAATTTCATTTACAAAAGAAAAAACCTTGGGAAAACTGTCTAGTAGATACTTATGAAATTTGGAAATTTGCAGGTTGGAATAGTGCATCACTAGATTTAATTTGTAACACTCTTAATATTCCATCTCCTAAAACTATAATGGAAGCAAGTAGTACAACTGAAGAGTATTGGAATGGTAGTATTGAAAGAATAAAAACATATTGTGAAGGAGATGTTAAAGCCACTATGAATGTGATGCTTAAAATATCAGGAATGGATATGGTAGATGAGGTACCATTTTAAATTGTTAATAACTTTTTGATAAAAAGTTTTTCTGTGTCAGGAATTTGTATTATATTTACATATCAAATTAAAACCTTATAATTATGGACGAAGACTTTAACAATTTATTTGAAGAACAAGAAGACGAAATCGACACTATTAAAAAAGAAGCCGAAATGAATAACGTAATGTATGATTTAAAAATCAAGCTTGCAAATGAAAATTATGCTGAAATAATTTCTAAAGGAGTTGATTTTAAATTAATGGAAAAACAAGAACTTGATATTAAACCTATTGTTAAAATTCTAGGAGATATGTTAGAGCTTTTTGAAGAGCTTGAAGAGTACGAAAAATGCGCCCAAATAAATAAGATACTTAAGAAAGCAAAGGTCCTATAGGACCTTTTTTCTTTAATATATAATGTACTAATAAAGTATATCGATATGAACGAAGAATATTTAAAAAAGATTGCAGATAGTCTAGAAAGAATTGCAATCTGTATGGAAAACAAACAACTAAGAGAAATTGCAACTTATAAAAAAGGTCAAGCAGCTCTAGTTGCCGAGAAAAAAGCAGATAGCATTAAACAAGTTAAATCTGCACCAATTCCAGTAATGAAACAAACAGTTAGAGTTAGAAATTCCAAAAAATAGACTCTAATGAATTATTACGAAACTCTTAACGTTTCAAAGGGTGCTACTCCAGAAGAGATTAAAAAATCTTATAGAAAGCTTGTAAAAGAACACCATCCTGACAAAACAGGAGGAGACGACTCGCAATTCAAAAAAATATCTGAAGCATACGAAACTCTTTCTGACCCTGTCAAAAAAGAACAGTATGATAATCCATCTAGAGGACATAATCCATTTGGAAATTTCCAAAGAAACCAGGACACCACATCTGCATGGCAACACGCTTTCCATGGTTTTGGAGGTGATTTTACCGACATGTTTAATCAATCCTTTGGCGGTCAAGCAAGAGGATATGATGTTAGAGTTACATTAAATATAACAGTTGAGGAATCATATGAAGGTGTCAGAAAATATATTGATGTCGGTACTGGTGGATTTAATATCAATATACCTCGAGGAATCCAAACTGGAACAAAACTTAAAGTCCCAGGTAAAGGAGCAAATCACCCTGTAAATTCATCTGCGCCTCCTGGCGATATCATATTAACTGTCAATGTTTTACCAGACCCTGAACTTATTGTTAATGGCAGTGATATCTATGTTGAATTAACCCTAAACTGGATTGACCTTCTACTCGGAGGAGAATTTGAAATCCACACCAAACTAAATTCTATTAAAATCAAAGTTCCTCAAGGTTCTCATGATTCACAACTTCTACGAGTTGTTGGACAAGGAATGCCAATATATAACGCAGAAGGATTCGGAAATCTTATGGTGAAACTTAGAACTCTTCCTATAACTTTAACTGAAACTGAAATAGAATTACTTAAAAAGATAAAAAATCCAAATGAGCAGTATTGAAGAAGAAAGCCCGGAGGAATCAAGAAAATTTATAAAAAGACTACACGAAGCCTCTAAAGAAGATATGATGGAGGCAATGTACTCTTCTATTGTTAATGGTAAAATGGGTGCCTTAAAGCACGATGGAACTATTGAAGAGAAAATAGAAGGAGTGCAAACGGTTCTTAAGTTTTTTAAAGATAATGAAGATTATGAAAAATGTAAAGAACTTAAAAAGATAATTGAAATGTTATCAAGCAATATAATATAGTAACCTTTTTAGCCCGGATATCTTTAATTCTACTGGTTAAAATATATACTATATGTGGCTATAGCCACTTTTAAAAACACCACTGAAAGATGGGAGATATAACAGGGGAGGAAAGAGATTCTCTGATGAGGTCCAGCTATTACATACTTACTAGAAATTTTACAAAAACCATTAATAGATTTATTGTTTATAACGACGGAAGTCACACGATAGATATTCCACATGGAATTGGACAGCGAAGTAAATTCGTAGATGTCCTAATAGAATATTTTGTTGAGTTAGAGGAATATGAAAAATGTGAATCACTCAAGAAATTAAAAGAACTTGTCATGATGACTGGTGATTAAATATATACAAAAATTGTATGCAAAAAAGAACAGTGGAAAGTAAATCAAAAACAACTAAGGCAAAACCTACGACTACAAAAGCTCCAATTGGACGTCCTAAAAAAACAGTAGTAAAAGAATTAGATTTAGTAGGAGTACAATTAAAACCATCTCAATATGATTATTTTGAAAAAATCAAAAAAAATGAAATAACGTTCTGTTCAGGTCCAGCAGGTACCTCAAAAACATTTACTGCATGCTATACTTCCCTATGGTTGCTAGCAACAAAAGGAGTTTCAAAAATTATCCTATGTAAACCAATTCAAGAATCAGGAGAAAAACTTGGATTCCTACCTGGAGATATTGCAGACAAAGTTGATCCGTACATGCAATCATATATTTCAAATTTTAAAAAAATAGTAGGTGATGAATTAACCGAAGGGCTGATCGCTTCAGGTGCTATTGAATTTAAACCACTTGCCTTTATGCGAGGAGATACCTTTGATGATTCATTTATGATTCTAGATGAGGCTCAAAATGCATCATTTAAACAATTAATGTTATTCACAACCCGTATGGGTAAAAATTCTAAGGTTCTAGTTACTGGTGATATTAGTCAATATGATATACCAAAGGTTAGTGCTGGTCTTCCAGGATTTATGAAGTTGATGAGCGGAATTAAAGGAACTGGAGTCCATGTTTTTGAGAATAAAGATATTGTAAGAGCTAAAATACTTCAAGACGTGGTAGATCGTTACGACAAATGGAGAGTTGAAAACCCTGAGAAATAAGAAACTATCTGGAATCCATCTATATAATAAGTATAAAACATATAGATGGAAACCAGACAAATACTACTTAAACACTCCTATTCTGGAGATGAATCAATTATAGAAATTGGCATTGATGAGGCTGGCCGAGGTTCACTAAGTGGACCTGTTACGGTTGCCGCATGCATAATGCCATTTGGCTTTGAAAACCCCTTAATCAAAGATTCAAAATTATTAAATGAACAACAACGAAAAGAGGCTCGTAGAATTGTTGAGGAAAATGCAATTGCATATTGCATTGTACATATATCTCCGGAAGATATTGAATCAACTAATATCTTAAAAGCAACTTTAATTGGAATGCAACGATGCTTAGAAGGAGTTCAAAAAAATGCCCAATTTGACTTTATATTAGTTGATGGAGACCAGTTCCATGGATTTGAAGGAATTCCTTTTGAAACTATAATCGGAGGAGACAATAAATATATTTCAATAGCGGCTGCAAGTATTCTAGCTAAAACTGAAAGAGATGCTGTTATGAAAGATTTGGATATTGAGATTCCTGGATATGGTTGGAATTCAAACAAAGGATATGGTACTAAAGCACATATTGATGCAATTAAATCATTAGGTCCGAGTAAGCAACATCGAATGAGTTTTATTTCTCACCTACTGACCGAAACAGGAACCTTATTTTGAGAGCATTAATATATGGAATTCTTTTGTTTCTATTTGGACAATCGTTTATATGGTTCCAAACAAATGGTCAGTTCATGTGGCCGTGGTTTAAAAGAAACCCATTGCTAGTTGCTGTAATAGGAGGTTCTACAATATCATATGTTTTTATAGAAGCAACTAGAATGATTGCAGAATATTACGATGGTCAACTTTGGCCAGGAAGATTTATTGGATTTGCAATGGGTATGATTTCGTTCTCTATCCTAACATATTTTATGATGGATGAATCTCTAAATGCAAAGACAATAACTTGTTTAATACTTTCATTTATTATAATATGTGTCCAGCTATTCTGGAAATAATTTAACAAAACTTTAACAACCCAGATTTTCGAATCTGGGTTTTTTTGATTATATTTACATATCTAATTAAAACAAAGAAAAAATGACAACTTACAGAGAAATCGATTTACACAGACAAATGAAAAGTAATGGAGAAGTTACAATCACAGTAGTAGACTACGATGGTAGAGAACCTTTTGATTTAACGTTTACTAATTACGATGAATGTTTAAATGAAATCCAGCATTATGAACAAACTGCAGAAGTTTATTTTTAACAAAAAATTAACACTTCGGATTTTCCCCTTTCAACAATATTGATTATATTTACATATCTAATTAAAACAAAGAAATATTATGAGTTACACAAGATTTGATAGACAAGAAAACATGGTTGCAGAAACTAGAACCGAAATTATGAAAATCATTAGAGAAATTGGAGACAATGATTACTCTAGAAACTTAGAAAACATGATGTACGGTTTATTTGATGGGTATTTATATGCTGAAATTCAAATTGAAGCCCTTCAATTACCTACCGAATTAGCTTCAAAAGTTATGCGAATCTTCGATATCTGTAACCGTTACCCTAAATACGAACCTCAAACAAATTATTAAGATGGACACTTTCAAAAAAATAGAAGTTGTAAAAGAACTCGTTGTAAATTATCTTGCAGTAAATGGTTTGCATGCCGGACTAAAAGAATTAGCGGATGGTGATGCAAATCATATCATTCAAATAGGAACATCAATCCTATGTACCAAATGGCAAATTGGATATGTCGGTGGTGGTTTTGTCCAAGCTGTGGTAGATAATGATTTGCAAAGAGCATTTGCAAATGCAGACAATATTAATGTAAAGGCTCTTAAATTCTACTGTCAATTAATGTATAACGTTGGGATGCCCTATTTCGATGAGGAACCGTTAGATGACATGGAACAATTTATCAAAACAATTGCGGAAGATTATCAATTTAACAAATCTCATCCTGATTATTGTGGATTTTTAAATATTGAACCTTCTGCGCATACAATGGGACTAGCTTTTGTTAAAAACTGGAGAAGATATGATACTCTAATGTATCGATATGGTATTGGATTAGAATCGGCTCCTAATGAGGATGAGGCAATATTTGTATCTCTATAAACTTTTGAAATTAACTTAATATAATATACATGGGAGCTAACTACGGATATTGTTGCATAAATTTGACTCTTGACAAGAGTGGTATTAAAATCGGGCGTTCAATGATTAAAAAAACCTTTGACGCAAAAGGTATCAAATACGCTGGAGAACTTGCAGAGGCAAATATCCGCGACATGATAGAAATCATTAAATGGAATCATAAAAACGGCGTTACTTTGTACCGTATGTCGTCTAGTATGTTCCCATGGATGTCCGAATATGAGCTTACTGATTTGCCAAATTGGCCAACAATTTCAAATTTACTAAAAGGCGCGGGTTCTCTTGTACAAAAATACGGTCAGCGAATTGGATTCCATCCTGGTCAGTTTTGTGTATTGCCTAGTCCAAATCAAAAAACTGTCGATAATTCTATCAAAGAACTTAATCAACATGCATTTATATTAGATATGATGGGTCTTCCGGCAAATCCATATTATTCGATGAATATTCATGTTGGAGGTTCGTATGGTGACAAAGAATCAGCAATCCTAAGGTTCATCGAAAACTTTAAATTGTTATCACCTTCTGCACAGTCCCGTTTAATCCTCGAAAACGACGATAAACCTGCACAATACTCTGTAAATGACCTTTACCGAATTTACGAAGCAATTGGTACTCCAATCACATTCGACTACCATCACCATAGATGCTATGAAGACCCGATGTCCGAACAAGATGCTCTTCTTTTAGCAGCTCGTACGTGGCCTAAAGGTATTCGCCAATTGTGTCACTATTCAAGTGCCAAAAAACTACACGAAGACCCTAGTGTTATTATACGAGCACACGCCGATTATCTATATGAATTTATTGATACCTATGGAATGGAAATAGATATAGAAATAGAGGCCAAAGCAAAAGAATTGGCTCTTCAAAAATACCAAAAAGAATTTATACTCTGTGAAAAATAAAACAATTGAGTTAGAAAAGATAAAAAAGGATGTTAACCTATTTTTAGAGGCTCTTAAAAAAGAGGGCGTTGAAACAAAATCAATGTCTAAACTTTTAACAACATGCGTTATAGAACGTAGACCTTTAACTGACGAAGAGGGTAAAAAGTTTGCAAAACAATTAATAAATCTGGTTAAGACATTAGGTCTAGCAACAATAGTTGTAATGCCAGGAGGTTCAATATTCTTTATATTGATACACTATCTAAAACTCCGAGACTACTTTTTATCAGACAGTTTCAGTTATTTAAAAAATAAAGATATATAAAATCTAAATAAAAATCTAAACAATGAAACATATTAAACTATTTGAACAATTTGTAAACGAAAAACAAGTTCAAACTTCTGAAGAATTTAGAAAGTATGTAATCGATACTGTTGCTAAAAAATGCCCATGGGCAGAAGTTACTAGCGAAACTACTATTGAAAAAAATGGGTCAGACGGAATTACATTTGATTATGCGGTACAAATTTATTGGAGAGAAGGAGAAGATAATGACACTAGTTCTATGATTGGTGTATCCTCTAAAGGTAGATTTCAAAAAGTTGGACTTGACCCTAACAATCCGGATAGACCAAGAGTAGGAGAAGAAGTTGAAAAAACTACAGCATGGAAAAGACAAGATGCAGCAATTGCTACATTAATAAAAACTTTAAAATCAAATAGTTCTAATTCTCCAACACAAAATTAATTATTAAATAAAAATACAAATATATTATGGCAAGTATTAAAAAATTCGAAGAATTTGTCTCAGAAATGGACAGAGCCGAAGAAATAGAAGCAGACGTTGTTGCTAAAGGAACTCCTGATGTTAAATCTGAAGAAGAAACAGAAGAGGAAGCAGAAGAGGTTCAAGGACTAGACGAAGCTGGCGAAGCAAACATCGGAGATGAGGCTGAAGAAATTAAAGAAGAGACAAAACCTGTTTCTGAATTATTAAAAGAGTGTTATGAAGCAGTTATTGCAGAAGCTAAAACATGGGAAGAAGATGCGCATGATGAGCATACTGTAGAAACATATATGGCTGAAAATGCATCACTTGTTGCTAGTATGGCATCTAATTGTGTAAAAGAAATGAAAAAAGACATGGAATCTGAAGCATACGAAGCATGTTTAAATAAAATGAGCGAGGCTTTCAGTAAGAAAATTAATGAAAGTAAAGAAGCTACTGTTGCTACTGACGCTGAAGATATAAAATAAAGAAATCCGGTCCAACCGGTAAACTAAATAAAAAGTCTATATATAATATAACATATATAGACTTTTTTTATGCCCAAAATTCCGACAGAGATAATTTATATGCAAGTTGCATATCAGTTCGCAAAACTTAGTTATGCTGAACGTAGAAAGGTAGGATGTGTTATTGTTAAAGACAAACAAGTAATTTCATTTGGCTACAATGGTACTCCCCACGGGTTCGAAAATGAATGCGAGATGGTGGAAACAACTTATTGGGATAATCCTGACAACGCTGAACTTTTAGAAGATAATGGATGGACCCTTTCAAATGATAATTCATGTTGTGCTCATCGACATGTTACCAAACGAGAAGTCTTACACGCAGAATCTAATGCAATTATGAAAGTTGCAAAATCTACAATGAGTTGCGAAGGAGCCGATTTATATACTACAACGTGTCCATGCTTTGATTGTGCAAAATTAATCATACAAGCCGGAATCAAAAAAGTATACTACACTGAAGATTATAGAGATATGAGCGGTGTTGAACTACTTAAAAAAGCAGAAATTGAAGTTGAACAAGTAATAGCGTGGAATGAGTATTAATAAAATATTTGTGCCTGAAAAAAAGGCTCTTAAAGAATTTCTTAAATGTAAAGGAAGTATTTCTTTTTTTAGAAAATACGTTAGAAACGCAGATGTATTAATAGGAAGTTCAAAGTCTGTAGATTACATAGATAAATTTAAAAATAAATATCGAAATGAAAGTGATTCAGTCTTTTTTGAATTGGACTAAGAAACATTTTTTCAAAAAACAATATAATTATAAAAATACATTAAAAATGGAACTAGTGAAAGAAGATGTAAAAAAATACCAATGGAAAGCCGGAGATAACTTCGGTAAAATAGTTGAAGTAAAAGAAAGAGATTCTGAATTTACATATTTTACAGACGGATCTCAGATATACAATGAAGTTTTACCTGAATTTTTAGAAGAGATTATAAATGGTGAAATTCCATTTCCGGGAGCTGATCAATTATCTAGTATAGCAAAAGGAATTAATGTAATAAAAAATGAAGAACCTAAAGCAGCATATATTGCACCTAAGGAATCTCCATTAGAACAATTGATTAACAAACTTTCCAAAAAAAATGTTGAGCCTTTCGAAGCTAAAATTAATCTAAATATACCAAATAAAAAGGTATTTGATATGTTAATAGATAATGCAGACGAGGACAGAGAAGAACTAATCAAAACTATTGCAAAAGTAGCAGTGTCTCAAATTGAGATAAATAAACTACAAGAATATTTAACTGAAGAAGTATCAATTTTTATAAACAATTACTATAATGGCTAAAACAGCAACTGTCTCTAGAAGACAAAGAAGAGCTCAATTGAGCGCAATGGGTTATTTAAAAATCAAAAACATGTTAAGTCCACTTTCTGCTGAAGGTATTCAACTAAGAGAAAGTCTGCGTGCAAGTTCTAAAGCAGCACAAGAAGCCCATGAAAAAAGAATCATGGACCAATTAGAAGAACAATTAGCTCAAAAAGCTGAAAGTTTAAAAGAGACTTGGAAACAGATAGGATATAATGACGCAGAAATTGAAATGTTAAGCGAGGCATTTTTTACACTAGCTGTTAAAAATAAACAAACTCTTAGAGAAGATAAAAAAGCTGCTAGAAAATTAATGAAGGACGCTAAAGATTCACTAATAGAGAGATTTAATGCAAACAGTTAAGATAACACTAGCAGATAACGGTGTTATTAAAACGGTAGTAGATGATAATATTAATGCTGGAGGAGAAAGTTATGAATCAACAGTAGTATATGATTTTTCTGACCAAATTTCCAAAATTAAATTCATTGAAGACCTTTGCATCGACATAGGTCTTTCTTTTGGTAATTCCAAAAGTAAAAACCAAATCAAAATTATCGAGTCATGGGGAAATGATTATATTCCAAATGATAAAGATAAAAATGAAAAAATAGAAGCTATCAAATCCGATCTTAAAAGATTATCGGGTGGAAAGCTAACAGTTAATGAATAACTTACAAATTGATTGCGTTTGGTGTCCGTCACGAAGAGATTTTAACAAGTTTATTAAAGGTACAATAAAAGAATCGACTAAAATAATCGACTTTTTTAGTATTAAAAATAAACTTATTAAAGCTGACCCATATTGTGGGGACCCGAATGACTCAATAATTGGATTAACTATAATAAATGAAATTACGCGATGCTTACGCTCTGACACAAAGGACGTAGATCGCGTAATTTATGTATTTAGAAGCCTCGATTCTGACATTGTAAGTAACTTCAAAAAATTAATTCAAACTAATACTGAAAGAGAACTCTTAATCTCTTTAATAATTATCGATAAATATAAAAAGATTGACGAGACGATACTCTCTCAATTTGACAGTGTTAAATTAATTCCAAATGATTAGACATAAACTTTTTTCAAAAGGTGAATATATCAATGTACTAATAACTAATAATAGATATAGCAATATTGTTTTTCCTGTTAAAGCAATAATCCACGATATTGAGTTTAACGATAAAATGCCTAGATACCAGATCAGAATTGTTAAATTTTATGATGACATAGACTTTCTTAAAAGATATATGTTTGATATGAAATTTGATCGCTCATTTGAGGGAGGGAATACTATTTTCAGAATTTCTAGAACAAACATACCAAACGTAAAAGAACTTCAGAACTATATTGATTCAAAATGGGAAACTTTTTTGATTGTTGTTGACTCGGTAATGTGCGTTAGAACATACGATGAACTTAATGAGTTACAGAACAATATCCAAGACTTCTTAGTTGAAAAATCTATTAGAGACCTTTATGAACTTACTACAAGGTCAGCATATTCAAAGGGCACATATTATTATGAAAGTCGAGGAGTATTTGAAGCTCATATTAAAAAGTTCTTAGACAAAAGAGCAGGAACTCAAAAAGATTACTTTGATAAATTATTGTATAGACCTCTATCTATTGACTATGATAATTTAGAATAGCCAGTTTCGATGATATATACCTAAACAAATATATTTAATAGGAATGGCTGGAGAAAAAGGCTGGTTTGATAAAGTAACGGAAAAGGCTGGATCTGCATTTAAAACTACTAAAGAATCCTCGATAGGAAAAGGATTTATTAGTGCTGTTAAAAATGTAGCTGGATTAGATGCTGCAAATATTGAAGGTTCAAATCCAGATGGTGTACATTCGGGTTCAAAGGGCAGCGGAAAACCTGTTGCAAAAGATCCAAAAACAGAGGATCAAACGCAAAAAAGAGCTGCTTCATCTGATCAACCCTTTACAATATTAGGTGCCGAAACCGGAAAGTCCAAATACTATAGTGATATTGTAGATTCTGAAGTATATAAGTCAACTCAACCTGGAAATGAAGGTAAAAAGATAACAGTTGGTGCAAGACCATATTCTGCTTTTAATAAGTATTCGCTAATTAATTATAGAGGAAATCCATTAGATTCTTCTAAAAACGGATTTATATCTAACATTGATGGAAATACTGTTTATCAAAAAATAAATATTAATGACCTTAAAAATCCAACAGTAACTCAGATTATAGAAAGAACTTCGGCTCTTACTGATAATTATGCATATAGATACCAATACTCAGATTTTGCATTGGCAAAATATTATGGTAAAATCCCTAACAATATGCTTATTACACTTCGTAGATTCTCATATCCAGCTGCTGATGATATTGTAACTCCACAGGCTCTTGCCCAAGATGGAAAAACTATGGAAAGCATACAACAACCGGATATTGCCCGTGCAGTAACTTGGCTTGGCGAAACTCCTGGAAATAACATGGGAGATATATTAAAATTCACAAATGGATACGGATGGAAAGATGCAGAATCAACAGTGCAAACATTAAATTCACAGCAAGGAGCTGCTTCTGCAAAATTTGGTAGTATTGTTGAAGGGAATAAAATTCTTTCTGCCATGGCAAATGGAGGAGCAGGTAGAGACGCAGTTGCTGCAAACGCAAATAAACAAAATGCTGGATTTGATTCATTCAGTGCTACATATCCTAACCATGTTTTCGGTCCAATGAATGTTATTAAGAACGTATTAGTTAGAGAACAGGGTCTTAAATTTGAACAAGAATTTACTATTAAGTTTGAATATGAACTTAGAGCATTTGAAGGAGCAAATCCTAAAATCATGATGTTAGACCAACTTGCAAATATTCTAGCGTTAACATATAATAATGCTCCTTTTTGGGGAGGCTCTGTTAGATACATTGGAGATGGGTCAGTTGCAAAACCTTTAGGTAATTTAAGTAAACTTCGAGAAGGAGATTATCTTGGATTTGCAGGAAGTATTGTTGATGATATGGGTAAAATGTTCAAAGGAGCAGGAACCGGAATGGCAGGTGCTGCAGGAGCGTTAATGAGCGGAGATATTGGAGGTGCATTAGGAGCTCTTAAAGATAATAAGTTTTTAAATAATCTTATTGGAGGTATGGCGATGGATATGTTTAATACTCCACAGGGAGGACAGGCAGCAGCTTCATTACTTACAGGGGATCCTACTGGAAACTGGCACTTAACTGTAGGGAATCCGCTTAATCCAATAATGGTAATTGGTAACCTATGTATGACTGACTGTGAGATAACATTTGAAGGTGGTATGGGAATTCAAGATTTTCCAGAACACATGACTGCAGTTATTAAGTTAAAACCAGGCCGACCAAGAGATAAAGCAGAAATTGAATCAATGTTTAACTCAGGAAGGGGACGATTCTATGTTCAACCTGATGATGTTGCAGATATTAACAAAACAGTTGATGTTAATGAATATGGAAACAAGGATAGAAAAGGAGCAGGTAAAGATACCTTTGTAAATAACTTTAGAAAATTAAGTAACGGATAATGCAGTTTGATACACTAAATAAAAAGAAATTAGTAGATGGTAGATATAAATTTACCAAGCCTACTCTTGTATTTATTGAAAACAATGAAACAATAAATGAACATACTGTTACTGAGGATCAGGTTGGTAGAATTGATTTAATTTCATTACTATATTATAGAAATGCAAACTACTGTGATTACATATTAAAATGGAATGGCATTTCAAATCCATTTTCTATAAAATTAGGAGATGTTCTTAATATTCCAAACCATAGAGAAGCTCTTAAAGTTGTCAAAGAAATTAAAATTTTAAATACAACAAATGAACCTTCAATTAGAGACCAGTTTGTCGATACTAAAAGACTTCCAATTAAAGATGCTAAACGACTTGAATATTTACAAAGAAAAGCAGCACAAAAACCAAATGGAGCAAAACAAATTTTACCTCCAAATATCTTAAAAGAAGGAGATACTAATATTAAAATCGGTAACGGTAAAATAGTAATTTAATGGCATCAATTAATAATCATATTCTTACAATAACAGAGCCTACTATTAAGTTAGACAAGGTTACTTTTGAATCGTTCGGTGAAGGTGAAGGTGATGCAACTAAAGCTAACACTAGTAAAGGTTATATACTAATGGTTTCTATCAATGGATATGTTTTTAGTGACCGAGACGTTTTGAAAATGGTATTAGATTGTAATGGGTCTCTCCCAACAATAGACCTTACTCTTGCAGATACTCAAGGTCTATTTACAATTGACACATTCCCTAGAGATGGTGATGTTATTAACTTTAGAATGGGTACCCTTGACAAAACATCGTATAAAGATATTAGAATCGATTTCGATATTACAAGTGCTGACCAACCTAGACAAAACTCAAATGTCAAAGGAGGAAAATATAATTTTTCAGGAAGGATTAAAGTTCCCGGTTTATATGCTGATGAATGCAAATCTTATGGGAAAGGTACTTCTCTAGACCATCTTGAAGCAATTGCTAATGATTTAAAGCTTGGAGTTGCAACCAATATTGATTCTGCTGATGATTCATGTACCCTGGTTTTACCTTATAATAGTAGATTTGATACATTGGAAGATTTGGTAAAACACTCGTACATTGATGAGGATAGTTTCCAGACGTATTGTATCGATCAATACTACTATGTTAATTATGTTAACTTAAATACTTTATTAGAATCAGAAGAATCTATTGACGACATTATTGCTTCTTATGATAGAGAACTTAATGATATGCCTGGAAATGGATCAGATGATTCAGCAAATCAAACTAAAAAACCACTTATATTAACCAATCATAAAAGAGATGCAGGTACCAACCTATTTATTGAGGCACAGTCTCTAGCAAATAGTGCTGGAAGTAAAACCAAAAAAAATGGTTACAAAAGAACTCTTCAATATTTTGAAGATGATTCAGATGAGGGACTAGTAAGTCATGAAATTGAACCTCTTGCAAGCAAGAAAATGTCGGATATTGAGGAACCTATGAAGGGTCGAAGAGATGAAGATCGTTATAAAGGTGAAACAAAGACAAAATATACTGGTAGAAAAAACGCAGATCCAGAAACATCACATACTCATCTAAATTACGAGTATTCTGCAATAAGCAATGCTCAAAACTTAGATGAGGTTAAAAAAATGTCATTGGAAGTTTCATTGGCATCTTTTAATCCTGCGATCCATTTATACCAAAAAATACCGGTTGCTATTTATACAAATCAACAGGACAAATTAGGAGCAGATAAAGTTATTAAAGATGCTAAAAAAGAAAAAGGGTTCGATACTACAGTAGATCCGGATGCATCAACAGTAGAACCTGGTAAATATGTACTAGACGAATTTTTATCGTCATATTATGTTGTTGGAGGTATTGAATATACCTTTAAGACAGGGGATCCTTCTGTTAAACAAAAATTAAAATTGCTAAGAAGAGAATGGCCAAGTAGAATTAATAATATTAATCCAGAGACTGTTGCCGCGGCACCAACACCTGCTACACCTGCGCCTACTCCTCCTGTACCACCACCTACTCCAGAACCTGTTGAACCGCCACCACCACCAGAACCACCAAAAGAACCAGTATTAGATTTGGACTTAAGTTACTTTAAATACGCGGATAGGTTAGGTTCTTGGTATGAATTTAAACCAAGATTCAAGTGGACTGCTGATGATAAAACGCTAGTTACAGAAACTCCTAAAATTAAGGTTAAATTTGTAGGACCTCTTGAAAAAGAATATGATGCTAACGTTACATTAGAAGACCAAGGAGATCCAGGGGACAAATACAATGCTATATTTGAAGTCCCTAAAGCAACGTTTAAAGATAAAGAAGGTGCGTATACTATAAAAGTGACATTAACATATAAGGAGCAGAAGGTTGAAAAAGATGTTAAGTTTAAATGGAATCCATGGAAAACTGGAGATATTATTAATCAAAGTGGAATTACCTCTTCTGAAAGTAAGAAAGTTTATATATGGGATGTTAAATACGGACCTGATTATGGAACATTTGTAGGTTCATATACATTAAGCTCTGATGCTCAGAAAAAGAATTCAAGTCCTCCTAAAAATGGTAAAGTGGAAGGTGAAAAACTTGAAGATGTTTTAAAGGATACAGAAGCAGCGAATGAAGCTGAATTAATGAAAGGTTAAAATAAAAATAATATATAATACATGTCAGATTTTAAAACACCAATGGATTTTAGAAAAGGTTCCTACAGGAAATACCCTTACCAAGATCCGACGTATCTTTCTTTTGCTTTATTATTCGATTTTTATGATATAGAAAGCTCTCCACTTCTTGCAGGTGGGGCTGTTAATTTTTTAAAACCATTGGCAGCGCAAGACTCTTTTTATGCAGAAAGACTCAATGACTTACAAAATTTTATAAAAACACTAGAAACTATTAATAAAGAATTGCCATGGTTTTGGCAATCATTTAAGGGACTAGAAAGACTGCAACAATATAATCCTCAAAATGCATACATTGGAGGTGATGATGCAAAATTTGAAATTGAAACATTAGAATCTTTAAATCTTACAATTTCTGGTTTAATGCACTTATATAGAAGAGCAATATTTGACGAGAGAAAGTGGAGTTACATAATCCCTGCTAACTTAAGAAAGTTTAGAATGTGGATATATGTTACTGAAGTACGATCGATTGCAATTGTAGAAGATGTAAAGGTAAATGGGATTCCCAAAAAACTAGATAAAAGTGCTATTGCCGGATTTCCAGATAATATGAAACCAAAAATTGATACCGAAAATAAAAATGCAGGTATTTCTGGACCAGAAGGTCGTCCCTACTTTTTAATAGGTGCAAAATACTGTGAGTTTGATTTAGCATCAGGAACTACTGTTTTTGCAGATCTTAGTAAAAACCCTGAAATGGCAAAAGAAGCTCTTACGATAAAATATGAAAAAATCGAAAAGGTTGAAGCAAGAGTGTTAAACGGAATCATTAAACAAAGTTACGCAGAGGCTCAATTGTCTCCCGCGCCTGACCAAGAAATGTTTTCATCCTCATCAAAAACTCCTATTGAATTTGCTAAAGATAAACTTAAAGGTAAAGTTGATAAAGTAAAGGAAAGTGCCGCACGAGACTTAAAAGCTCTTGCAGAAAAAAAGAAAGCAGAAGCTCTACAAAGGTTAAAGGATGAGACGCTTAACAGAATTCCTAAATTCGAAAATGTATTTTCGAATGTTATAAGAAGAGCAGACCAAGCAGTCACAAGTGCCGCAAATGATGTAATTGCGGGAAGAAATATAGGAGCTGCCATTCAAGCTAATGTGTATGGAATCTTACCAGGTTCTACAATAGGACAAGGACTTAATAAAGCGGCGATTAATAACTTAGGTAACATTTATAATAAATAATGGCAACAGATACTGAATTAGAAAAGGATAACATTAGGGAGACCCATTGGATAGGTGAGGTTGTAGATAATGCGGATCCTAAGAATTGGGGAAGATGCAGAGTTAAAGTATATGGGAAGTTTGATAAACTTCCCAATGATGCTATTCCATGGGCAACACCAATGAATAGAGATTTAGTTGGTTCTCATAATACTCCAAATATTGGAACTATAGTTGCTGTTCGTTTTGATAATGGTAATATCTATCACCCTGAATATTGGTTTCAAGTCAATCAAAGTAAAGCTCTTAAAGCAGATGTTCTTGATAAGTCGGGAGCCGCACATGATGTTGTTTCATTAATATATGATGAAGTAAGAAATATAAGAATCTATCATTCTCCTGAAGATGGATTGGTAATTACCAGAGGAACTGGAGCTAAAGAACGTCCATTAATTCAAATTGATGAGAAGGGATTTATTAAAATTTCAACTAAAGACAAGATATTCCTAGACTCTGGAAATGTATTCTTAAGTAATACTGGAGAGGGAAGTGAAAATGAAGATGAACCTACAGTTCGTGGAGTCTCTTTAGAAAAATGGTTAAATAAACTATTGGATGATTATAAAGCACATATCCATCCAACTCCAACAGGACCTTCAGGACCTCCTTCACCACCGACTCCTTCGACAATTTCAAGTCTTAAAAGTTCGCATATAACATATCAGCAAAAGAATAAATAATTGGGATAAATATCCTATAAATTAACACAATATGCCTGCACAGTGGCCAATATTTATTAATAACGTTTCCAAAAAACTGGCCAGTAGAACTTCTAAAGGTCCAGACGATTTCGGTATGTTTGTTGCTAATGAATATTTTAATGCTGTTAAAACCTCACAAACTCCATTTGGAAATATCCATAAATCTGGACAAAAACCAATACTTGAAGAAGGATTTAAAAAAGCATTCAATATGCTATTCAAATCTCTTGAACCTCAATTAGAAGATAAATTTGGAAACTCATTATATGAAGATATGTTTGAAAAACTTCCTGGAGTAGATTTAAGCATGAATCCAGATTGTGAATTTGAAGAGTGGACCCTTAAGAATAAGGAAACAATAGACCCTTTTGAATTTTACCCATTGTTTCCTACTACGTGTATAATTCCAAAACCAATAGTTCCATTAACTAATCTTTTTGGAGATATTGATATAACTTCTGAAAATGTAGACAATCAACCAGAACTTCGATATGTAACAATGTCAGTTGTTGGCGGGGATGGAACTTCTCCATATGAATTTACATATTCATTAAATGGATTAATACAACCTGCATTGACATCTGATAGCGCAGGAATTGTAAAGTTTTTGGCTCCTACAGATCCTGGTAAATATGAGTATGTTTTTATTAGTGCAATGGATGCATCTAAAAAGGCAGAAATTAAAAATATAGATAGAAGCGCTTCAATAGAAATAAAAGAAGATACAAAGGCAGTTGAAATTAAAGTGGATCCACCTATTGTTTTTCAACTTGTAAAACCTATGACAGAGGCTCAACAAGTTGATGAACTTACAAATAAAGTAATACATGAAAATGATGGAACAGAAGAATATTTAGATTGGGTTGAAAGACTTCCATATCATGGAGATTTCGCCAAAAAAGTAAGTAAGAAGGTTTTAGAATTTTTTGACAAAGAAGCTGAATCTATAAAAACTAATACTGGAATTAATGGATTGCCTCAAACAAACGCCGATAACTCAACGAATGTTACTAGATATAATTATCGAAATCAATATGATTCAGCTCGTGAATCTATTAGAAAAGCGAAAGAAAAGTATGATAAATTAAATACAAAAATTAATCTCAAATCAATTGAAAAAAGATATGCATATGTTGAATTACTTCAATCAGAAATTTCGCTAGAAAAAATTGAATTAGCATATAAAAATTTTAATAATTATAATGGAAGTGCTACTTCAGTATCTGATAAAATTGAAAGGTTGAATCAGAAACTTACAGTAGAATTACAGTTAATTAACATCGATATTGTTAAAAAAAATATCAATGAAATTAAAGAAGTTGATTCAATTGATTATATAATGGCAAAAATTAGGTTATACCAAAATGAATTAGCAATTGCAAAGTTCAAAAAAGATGATAAAAAAATAGATACATTAAATAGAGAGTTAACTGTGCAATCTCTTCGTGTAATAAAGATTAAGAATAAGATTAAAAAAGAAGTAGCAACTAATGATAGATTATTCCAAGAAGAGTACGATGATAGGCCTAATAGTATTCCAAAATGGATAACTTCAACTTTTATTTGCATATTTACTTATGTTAAAGGGATTGACAACGATCAAGCAGGAGCTCCAGCCAAAAACCCAATAGTTGCAGCGACCGCATCAAGTACAAAAAATGAAACGTTTAAACAATGGTCTATGAAAACCGAACCAATTCGTTTAAAGGCAAAACTAGCTAAATATGATATTGAAAAGGTTAGATATAGAAACCTAAAAATCCGTCATATTAATCAAATAGCAGAAGATAACAAAAAAGCTGGAAATGCATGCGGTGCGGATGATGCATATTGCGTAATGTCAAAATGTATACTTGATTATTGGAAATCTACAGCAGCTCAACCATTTGCAACGTCACCTCCAATATTACCTTGTTTAATACCCCAACCTGGAAGTTACATTCCAATATATTACGGAGATGAGGCAAAACTAGGAGCAGACTTAAGAAGAGCATGGAATACTGGTAAAAGATTTAAAATTGAACCAACATTAAAAACAGCTACTAAAGCAGTTGCAACTGCGGTTGCAGTTGCATGCTCAAAACATCTTTTAGACCTAAAATTCATATACAATGGAAAAATACCAGTAGGTACAAGTACTGCACCTATGATAGGATTTTCACCGCTAGCATTCTAAAAAAACAAATATATAATTTATTAACCTTTTAAAAATAAAAACAATGTCACAAGACGTTTTAACTAAACAAACAGAGAATTTATCAAACGATATCTCTAACTTCGATTGGGAAGCATATTCTGCAGATTGCCCATCTACTCTTAGAAAAATAAACCAGCATGTAAAAGCGCCAGATGGTGTTAAGGTTTATTCTAGAGAACCATATGCTCAAGAACTTCTTAATTTAATGGAAAGTCACTGGAGTGAAAATAATCAAACACATGTAATACATGCTGGAGAAACGCATACTGGTAAAGTTTATGCAGTAGACATGGAATGGGCATCTATCGATATTGGATATCGTGAAATGGTGTATGTTCAATTGTCAAAAGAATCTACAATCTCAAGAGCAAAATTAATTCCTGGAACTGAAATATCTGTTGAAATTACAGCAGAAAAAAGTAAAAGTACTAGAGGATTTGTATTAGGTTCTGTTGAAGCTGGTATCAAAGCTGCTACATTAAGAGAAATTTTAGCATCTGCTGAAACTGGAAATACTGCATATATGGGAACTGTAACAAGTATGATTCCAGGTGGAGGTTACTTTGTTAATGTTCAAGGAGTTGATTGCTTTATGCCAGGATCCCTAGCTGGTATTAATAAACTTGCAGACTTTGGTTCTGTAATTAACACACAAATGTACGTAGTACCGATGAGTTTCTCTCCGGAAAAAGGAACAGTAATAGTATCCCATAGAAAATATCTTCAAGCGCTTATTCCAAATGCTATTGAAGACCTTAGAAATACCCCTGGAGAAACCAAAGAAGGTAACGTAACAGGTTCTACAAAATACGGAGTATTTGTTGAATTTGATAATTGTTTAACTGGAATGATTCATGCAAATGATTTAAACACAGAAATGGCAAGAAAACATAAGGCTAGAGAAATTAATCCAGGCGATGTTATTGAATTTAAGATTAAAGAGATAATCAATAACGATAAAATAACGTTGACTCAATTAGAGCATGTTGAAATTGTTGACCCATGGACTGATGTTGCTACTAAGTATAAAAGTTTTCCAGTTGAAGTTAAAGGGACAATAAAATCTGTTAAAGATTATGGAGTGTTCGTAGATGTTGGAGATGGAATTGTTGGATTACTTCACGTATCCGAACTTCCTGATAATGTTAAGGTTGATTCACTTACAAAGAACGATAATATTACCGTTCAAATAACAAGAATGGACGTAGCTACTAGAAAGGTTTTCTTGAAACTATAATTGTTAATAACTTTAACATAAAATTAACAACCCAGATTTTCGGATCTGGGTTTTTTTGTTTATATTTACATTATAATTAAAACAGATATATAAAACATGAACAAATTTAAAACATACGGACAATTCTTAAATGAGTCAAATCAAGATAATATTGTTAATGTTATTTTAGATTCGTTAGAACCTACAATTGTTGAAATGCTAGCTGCAACAGAAAAATGGTTTGTTGAGACCTTTAAACAGGAGTTCACTAAATACGACAGAGAGTATGCTAGAATCAATTTAACATACGATATGGTTAAATCTATTGAAATGTATACCTTACCAACCGATTCACTATTATCAATGAACGTGCGTAAGAGCGTTAAAGGAAATATTCAAATTGATGCTCAAATCCAAAGAGGAGAAAACACTTATAGTTTCCAAACTGAAGCGATTTATGCAGGAGGACATAACATTCAGAGACTTCACTATAGATATATTGTTAAGACCAGCATTCCAAAAACTGGAGCTACCGAAATTGCTAAAGAATATGCAGACAAAATTAAGAAAATGTCTAAGCTTGAACAAATTAATAAAGAAATAAATAGTTACAAGCAACGTATTAAAACAGAACAAGAAAAACTTGAAGTTAACTCTAAATTAACAGATGATGAGATTAAGGCAAAAAGTGATTATGTATGGCCGACTTGGAAAGAAATTGTAAAGAGAGATGCTGCTAAAAATTATAATAATGACGAAGCATACTACTATCAAGAACAAGAAAGAAGCATCCAAGCTCAAATCGATAGTTGGAAACGAATTAATGTTACTTCAATACAAACATGGTTAGTAAGTGTTAACAAATCACTTCAAAAACTTATAGCGAAAAGAGATTCTATGGTATAGTTATTTTTTACTTGGATATATACTTTAACTTAAGTTAATATATCCAAATTGAATGAATAATCTAAATGAATCTAAAATTTTGCAAAATGCTCTAGTAGGCGTAGAGTTTGAGTTCTACTCAAATTTTAGTGCTGAAGATACTGCAAAAAAACTTGAAAAACTGCTTGGCAAAAAGATTCACGTCGAGGATAAAGCACATAGCGATTTTGAAGTAACTCGCGATGAATTTAAAATAGAACCTGACATGTCGGGTGGAGCTAAACTTCTTGAGTTAGTTACTGGAGCCCTTCCATATACTGCAGCTCGTCTAATGATAATTAATGTTTGTCAATGGATTCAAGAGAATGGATATACAAATGATAGGTCTTCGATTCACTTAAATCTTTCATTTGATAAATCAAAAATTGAAAACAAGTATCGTATCTCTAAAATGAACGTTCTTAAATTCATTTTGGATTTTAATGAAGAACAAGTATTCAAATTCTTTCCTAAAAGAGAAAACTCAGCATACGCAAAATCTATCAAATTTGTCCTACCAAAAGAGGACACATACTTCTTTGATGGAAAGCATATCAATCAACAGAATTTTATCTACCCAGATACAAAATACTACGGAATAAATTTTGACAAAAGACATAAAAATTATCTTGAATTTCGTTATATTGGAGGAGAGGACTGGGAAAAGAAAACAACTACGATTCTTTATTTAGTCGACCGTTTTTTACTTCAATTATGGAAATCAACCGAAAACCCAGACTTCACAGAGTTAAATGCAATTGAATTAAAAAAAATAGTTGCAGATAACCAAAGAATAATCGATGCTAGAAAGGACTGGAAGACAATTAAAGATAATTGGAAAAATGTTAAGTTCACCGTCGACATGAATGACGATCCTAAGGTAGTTGACCTATACTGGCCTTCTGTTAAAGAAAGAGTTATGAAATTATTTACACATGGAGACCTTAGCAAAGGACATATTAATTATGACACCGATGCTGGTAAAATTCAAGTTAATGGAGGTCGTCTAGAATATTGTGTTGACCTTAGAGGATATGAGTTTGTAAGTTGTTTTTTACGAGGAGAATTTACTGAATGTGATATGTATGGATGCGACGTTAATGGTTCTGATATTCATTATTGTAATTTCTACCAATCAACACAGCTTAATAGTTCTAAATTAGATGGTTCATATGTACATGGTACGTGCACTGCAAATGATTGTTATGTTTATGGAAAAGGAACCTTTAAAGGAACAATGAATGGAGGAATCTTTAGAGAAGGTTCATTCGATAAAAAACTAGCTAAATTTAATGATGTTGAAATCGTTAAATCTAGAGCAATATAAAAATAAAATAAAAAGATGAGTAATATAACAGCGATTGGAAATTCAAGTCTACTAGATCCGACATGGGATACGGACTGTTTTAATAAATTTGTAGATGAACTTGCGGCTGACATAACAGGTTCATGTATGATTCCAATGAATCTTCCAAAAACAGAGGTTCAGAATATAGTTAAAAGAGCAAAGAAATGGTTTTATAAAAATTACGAGTATTCAGTTCAAGAAAACTTCTTGGTAATTCCAGCGGCGATGTTTCAATCCCCTCATTTTAAATTAACTAGAAGTTTTACTCTTCCAGGAATGGACCTTACATCGGGTGGTGGTGAAGTATTTTCAGTATTTGCAATCATGGAAAGAGGAAGTTCTTGGGGTGGAAGTATGGATATTAACTTTACGCAAGGAGATTTTGCAATTGAAAGAATGTTAATGGGTGGAATTTATGGAGGTTCTAAAACGGGACAGGCTGCAGAAAATTTACAATACTACGTAATCAACGAATCGTTTTTTGATTTAGCACGACAGATTTTTAACAATCCTTATAGTTTTCATTATAGTCAACTTACGCATGAATTAAAATTCACAGGAGAAACTCCTAAAAAAGATACAATTCTAAAAGTTTATCAAACAATTCCAGAATGTGCTTTATTTGGAGATGAGGCATTTTTTAGATATTGTTCTGCAAAGATTAAAATTTCGCTAGGACAAAAACTTGGAATATTTGGATTCTCTCTTCCTGGAAATATTCAAATTAATCCTGACCTAATTAAAGGGCTCGGTGAAGATGAACTATCTTCACTAATTGAAGAAATTAAAAGCGACGAAGGTACCGACTGGATGTTCCATTCTTAAACAAATATATACTATTATGGAATTGTACATAAAATCACTAGAAGACCCTAATTACGACGAAGACCAATTACAGATCGACGAAGATATTGCATTAATAATATCTCAAATCGAAACATTGGTATTTACCGAAAAAGGCGATGTGATGGGAGACCCTGAATTTGGCCTTAATCTTGAAGATTATGTATATTCTTTTATGTATAATGATACAATGTTACAAGGGGTAGTTCAAAGTGCTATTTCGCGATATATTCCACTAGCTGCAAAAATACCAGTTCATGTTACTGTTGAATTTGCCGAATTAACCGAAAAAAATATGGTTTTTATAGATATATCTATTGACTATAGGTTTGGAATAACAATCGCTATATAAAAAAATAAATGAGATGACTGAATTAAAATTTTTATCAAAGGCCAGAATTAAGGCTACTGAAATGATTGCCGATACTCGAACATATATTTCGAGAGTATATGGGCGATCAAGCGATTTATTTACAACAGCTTCGCCATATTCTCAAATACTTGAAGTACTAGCCGAAATTACTAATTTAGTATTCTTTTATATTGAAGATGCTACTGTTGAACAAAACATATTAACCGCTCAAGACCCAGAATCTATATATGGACTTGCAAGACTTGCAGGACATGATGCATTTAGAGGTTCATCTGCCTTAGGTGAATTAAAAATAAGATTAAATACTAGCGCATTTAATGATATTGAAGGAGATACTTTAAATATTCCTGCAAATTCAGTAATTAAGGCAAGTAAAAACGGTCTGGAATATATCTTAAGAACAAACAATGATCAGTTTATAATTCAAAAAAGTAGTCCTGATTATATATACATACCGGTTATCCAGGGTAAAATTGAAAAACAAACTCTAACAGGTTCCGGTGAAAAACTACAATCGTTTAATGTAATTATCAAAAAGAACACAGACAATGACTCTGTTCGAATTAGCGTTAATAGCGAATTGTGGAGTAAATATGATTCACTATATGACATGCAAGTCGGCACTAAGGGGTATCTTGTTAAAACAGGAATCACTGGAGGTCTAGATATTTATTTTGGTAATGGTTCATTTGGAATGATTCCACCTCTAGGCTCTTCTATTGATGTTGAATATATTGTCTCAGACGGTATCAAAGGTAATTTAACAGGTTCTAAAGACCTTAATTTTAAATTTCAAACTGAAGGGTTTGATTCTCTTGGAAATTCGTGTGACTTAAATAAATTATTAGAGTCTTCATTTACAGTTTCACCTACAATGGGCTCTGACCCTGAAAGTATAGAACTTACAAAATTAATTGCACCTTTACAAAGTCACTCATTTGTATTGGCAACTCCAGACAATTATGAGTCATTTCTATCGAAATATGGTATGTTCTCATACCTAGATGCTTACAATACTACGGATGACGGATATATTGATGACGACAATGTGATTTACCTATTCATGTTGCCAGATACAAAAAGAAAGTTAACTAAAAATAATGACTATTTTAATCTGCATAAAGAGGAGTTCTTTTTCTCAGAAGAGGAAAAGAATGGAATTCTTAGAACTTTAGAAAATTCAGGTAGACAAATGGTAACTACTGAAGTTAAAATTGTAGAACCTAAAGTTCAATATTTTAGAATGGATGTTAAGGTAAGATATTTTGAAGGATTTAATAAGATTAACCTATTTGGAGAAATAAGAACTAAAATATCTCAATACTTAATTAGTATCACGCGAAGAGACCGTTTACCAAAATCGGACATTATTGCCCTATTAGAAGGAATTGAAGGAATCGACTCAGTGAATGTTAGATTTGTTTCTGAAAAGGAGGAGACAGCTAGAAGACTAGGATATTATGTAAGTGACACGGTTACGGTAACTCCATCAACTACAACTCTTGAGGATATTGGAAATGGAAAACAAAAATACGTTTTCTTTAAAAGAAATGTAAAAACAACATTGGTTAACTTTGAACCAAATGCCGCACTTCCAGAAAATGTAATTAATTTAGACTCTTTTGGAGATATTCTTTTAGAGAAAGAAGAAGTTGCTCTATTCAGAGGAGGATGGGTAGATCGAGATGGTGCACCAGTTTTAGATGATGCTAAAGTTGGAGAGATGGCAGCACTATCGGTTTATTTTGATGAACCTGCAGTTCCAAACACTGTTTTCAGTAGAATTCAAGCTCAAAATAGAAAAGCATTGTAATGGGTATTTTAAGTAATTTATTTAAAGTTCGTAAAGTAAAAAGTTATGATACTCGACTTTCAGCAATGGACAAAAGATTACATGAAGGTAATGATTATCGAACAAATATATTAAGTAATTCGTTATCAAAATACATACAACGAAATAATACAATGTATGATTTTATAGTGATGATGCAACATGTTGTCGCTGATTGGGTTGATTCTGTAACGTATTTAAAGGCATATAAATCATACACAATTAGAAAAGACGATAAAAAAGTTAAATAAGAATGGCAAATCAAAATTTAAGATTTTTTGATAGTGAATCAAATGACCTAAACCTCCTATATAATTCAGATACGAATATATGGGAGGGAGTTTGTTATTTACCGAAAGTGTCTACTGGACTATATGAAACCCTAACAATATACATATTAGAGCAGGTTCAAGGTGAATTAGGAGGCGATAAGTTTATTACTCCAATCGGAACTGGAAATACTACCAGTACTTTTAAATTCAAATTTTTTAGCGGTTATGAATTTAGCGAGGACATATTTATGTACAGTGCTAAAAATAATAATGGAGTTCTTGAAATTCAAAAAGATGATATTCAAACTCATACTATATTAAACGCAAATACTGCAGTAGGAACAAACTCTGATGGTTTTAAAATTATTAGTAGTAATATTCCAATGATTCCCGTTAAGTGTAACATTGCTCTTATGAGTGAGGAAGATAATTACCATACAAGAATCCTTGATATTTATGAAATAGCAGATGGCGATCCAGAAGTATTAATTGCAAGCATAAGAATCTATGGAGAGACGGAATCTGAAGACGAAAGATTATCGGTTCTTTTATCAAATATGGGAATGTCCCTATCCGAGGAAGAGTATATCATACTTAAAGATTCAAACATTTTGGAGATGTCTCCAGACTGGATTTTAATGAATCAAAAAAGAAAAGAACTCCTATTACAAGCATCTCAAATACAACCATTTGTCGGTACTTATAAAGCTCTCTTAAATGCTATCGATTTTTACGGTTACAATAAAATAACAATCAAAGAATATTGGTTGAATATTAATGAACAAGCAGAAAACTTTGGAAAACTGCAAGCAGTTGCCCTTCCAAATCAAGATACTGTTGGATTTCTTGCAAATAAAAATAATGGAAACCAATTACCAAGTTCAAATTTAAAAAAGACTAGCAGATTTTCTCTTGTCTACCGATTAAATGAGGCTGATGGTAATGTCGACGAGTGGGATATTCCAACTGTAGTTGAGTCTGTTGATTATAGCCCAGATGAAGTACTTATAAAACTATATGGACTTAAGAATAAACTGCAAGCGACATATTTACCTCTTCAAGCTAAAATCGTAGATATTACTGGAGAAGGTGATTACTTTGCACAATTTAATTTAAACGTTTGGAATAATCAGCATGTTATTAAAGACCAAACCGCTGGACAGAAGGTTGACTTTAGTAGATACCCTGAGGATAGACAGTTGTATATTGAAGACTTAAGAAAGGTTGATTGGCAATTAACAGGAATTAATCAAGACTTTAGTGCTATTGGTATTGATGATAGAGAAATCATTTCGGAATCTATAATAAATTTCTATAATGGATATTATATTGATGAACTATCAAGTTTTAATACTCTTGTTGGAATTCCAGTAGGTTGTCCTATTATTTTAAATGCGGACTCATTTATAGGAAGTTGGGATTCTGCGGAATTTACATGGTTAGATTCAGGTAAAGATTACGTAGGCGGTGCTGTTGGATATAATTTTTTCGAAGATTTTCCACCGCATCCTACAAATGCTACTGGAGTTAGACCTAATACAACATGTCTTGGAAATTCATGCCCTACTGGCGTACCTGTAGGTACACCTCCAACCATAAACTTTACTAATTATGATTATTTATATGCAAATGAGCAATATAACTTATTAACATGGGATAACTGGTGGAGACAGGGAATTTATGAATTAGAATGGACAATACTTGGACCTAGAGGTTATTCAAAATCCTTCAGAGGACCTGTCGGTTACTATGAAACTGTATTTAATGGTCCTATCGAAGAAAATATTTGGCACCCTCAATATCAACAGTTTCCTATAGTACTTCCATACGCTGGAACCTATTCCGTTGAATTGTCTATATTTGACCTATATAATGTTCGAAGCTCTTATAGAAAACCTGACTACTTTGAAGTTAAAAACAAAAATGTTGAAGTTTACGGAATATTCCAAAAAATGTTACCTCAATTAAACTGGAATGAGTACAAGTACTCTTATAATGTTGCAGGTAGTGACTGGGATTGGGCTAGGGAGAATACAATCGATGTTGATAGTGTTATCGCAACATATTATTTAACTCTAGACCGAGCAAACTATGTTCACGACGAAGAAGATGGTCCGGAATTTTCTACAGTAAGAAGATATGTCGATCCGACTACTACATCTGGGTTTGCTGAAACTCCAGGGCCATATCAATGGAGAGAATTAAGAACCCAACTATGGGAAGATGGAGACGAGATTAATTGGAATATGACGAGAGTTGGAGCCGACATAAACTCATCATTTAAGATGGATTTATTGCAATCTAACGGATACACAAATGGTTACAATTTTTATATAACTCAATATGATGTTAATTCAAATCTATTAATTACTGATTCATATGAAATCCAAGCAGCATATCCTACATCAAATACAAATTTAACCGCGTGGAATGCTATCGCAAATGAGCTTTCTCAATTAGACCCAGTAGTGCATCCAATATTAACTAAATTTAATTACAACCCAATATTAGTTGATGTTGATGTTAATGGTACCGAAGATGTATGTAACTATATGTTAGTAGTATCTGAAGAACCTTCAAGAACGCATGACTATTTTAGTGTTGGCTTTAATAATCCGTTAGGTGGTGAAATACTTCCAGATTCTGAAATTCATTTTGAAAGTTTTAATCCTAATTATCAAGACCTATGCGTTATTGATACTCACATGGAAGTTAAAAGATTAAATCACGTTACATTCTCATACGATACTACGAATATGCCAGGAATCGTTGCCCAGAAATGGACACTTAAAAATAATAACGAGAATGTAAATGATATATATTATAGTAATACATGGCTGACATATCTATTTAAACACAAAGGTGATTATACTGTTGAATTGGAATTGACCGACGTGAATGGAAATAAAAACACAATAAATAAAAATATATTAAAAATCATTTAAAATGGCAAGTATAACAACAATCTTAGGAACCGACAGCGTTTCTTCATCTAGAATCGTATTAAATAATAATTTTGCTGCCCTTAATGGAGAATTGGCAAATATTGCTTCGTTATTTAATACAACATCACAAACTCTTTCATTAACAGGACAAATTACAGGCGGTAGTTTAAGTATTACTAATAGTGGTATAGAAGCATTTAAAGTAAATAATACAGAAGTTATATCAAACGTATCAGCTACGTTTACAAAAGAGGTTGTTCTTGGAAATGCCTTGATCCATTCTGTTTATGATAATGCAATATCTCTTCCTCTTGCCCTTGCATATGATAAAACAACTTATGTATTAAATGCAATTGTGCTTAGTACTACTATTCTTTTAGCAGCAGCAGATGAAGGTCAAGAAATTACCTTAATTGCAGAGGGAGGAAGTATTACGCTTGACAAGACTAATATAGTTGGACCTTCTCAGAATGTTGTGATATTACAAAATGGTTCAATTACTTTAAGATATATAAGTGGAAATTTCTACATAGTATCTGCTGTTCGTTGCACTATAACATACTAATAAAAACAAAATCGCTTAAATGGCAACACCATTAATAAGAATACCCCAAGAACAGGGAGGTACTATGTATGCATTTTCAAGTGCTGCTCGAGATTTAACAAGGGCTTATTATAATCCTGATATAAATTTTGAGTACTCTAAGTTTGCATTGATAGATATCCCAGTTGTATCAGATCCTGGAGTCACCGGAGCAAACTTTATTCAATTTGAAAACTTATATCAAGCTTCCGGAGATCCGTATAATACTCCAGTAACATCTTCAGATGCAAATGTTCATTTCGCGCAAACTTTACAAAACTATGCACTTAATTTTGAGAATTTTATCCTAACGGATGATGATTTTGATAGTGCAATTTATTCTACCGATGCTGAAAAGATATTATTTAAGTGGTTGCATCATTTAGGTGCATTCGAAGTTAAAACTGCGAATTCACAGCAAGTTGTAAGTGGGTATTCTAGAGCTATAGAAAATGAAGATACAACAGATACTGGTAATAGTTATTCTAGAGTTGTAAAGTATATTGGAAATATCGATGTTTCAAATGATAAAAATTATCAAGGAAATACGTACAATGAAATATTTGTAAATGTACCATCTTCAGTAGGATATACTCCAGAAATATTATTCAAATCAACTCCTTATAATACAACTGCAACATCATATGATGTTAGTTTAGGAACCGGTGTTATTAATGGAAGAGGTGGACAAACACATCCTGATGCTTTCTTAAATTTAGATGCTCTTGCTGATAATGCAAATGGCAAAATCAATATAGATCCGGTTGACTTATACAATTATGGTATTGAATGGAATTCAACAGTATATTCTAAAATTGCAAATGACCCTAAATTAAATAATTTTCAAGAATTTTCTAAAAGAGGAGGAGACTTTAGATTTAATGCAATATTAGTTTATTATGACCTATATTCAAAATCAAATATTTCTAATAAGTCTACAAATCTTTATGGTATATTAATATTAGATAACTTTAAAGACGATCCAGCAAGTTCAGGCATGTACATACCTGAACTTTCTAAATACAAACCAAACGATGTTACTGGTTTAAATGGAAATGCGTTTGCTCTTAAGTTAAATGTAAAATTTAACTCTTCATTAGATAATGTAGGAGTTGAAATGAATATAAATGACTATTCTACGTTTTCCATGGATATTTTCTTGGATACGACAACTGCTCTTGAAAATGCTGCTAAATTACTGGTTGATGCTGGAAATTCTTATGCTGCAATTGCACAAAGAGTGGCTGAACTAGAAAATTTAATGGCATATAGCACTTCAACTGATTTTTCTGAAAGAATCTCATCACTTGAAACTACAATTGAAAATGCATCTTTAAATTATGCATCGTCAACTTCAATCTTAGATATGATTACTTCGGTAAACACTAGGTTGAATCAAATGATTAGTGGAGTTATTCCAACCGAAATACAATATAATACTAATGTACTTGCAGCAGGTGATGGGGTAAAAATCGACAAATCAAACCCTAGTATGATTAAGATAGTTAATGACAATAATGGATATACATTAAATTCTATTTTTAATTATGAATTTATCCCAGGAATATCTGGTTCTTTAATTGCTCCAAGTAATTTATTTAACTTAAATCTTGCTGCATCTACTGGTTTAATTACAAGAATACGACCATTTGAGAATCTAATTAGAATTAATACGGATAATAATACAATGACCGGAGACTTGAATATATACCTAGATGATAGTATTAATACTTGGAAAAATGGGCAAACTATTAAGTTTTCTTTTAAAAATCAAATACCGATTGGAATTCCAACTTTAGGAAATTACAAAATAAATATATACACGGATAAAAACAATAGTTATGTTTTAAAGGCTTCTATAGATAGTAGTAATATTTTAAGCCAAAAACCTTACTTTGAATTAATATGTGTAGATGAAATAAACAAGACATTTGAACTTGAAATAATAAGATAATATGAGCGCTAGCAATTCAATATCACAATTACTTGAACAGTTTCTTGAGTTAAACACTAACTCACTAGAAACATTTAAAAGAATTAATGAAGCTATAACTACTGATAAGGAAACTGTTAGTATTGACCTTTTCAATAGTAAAACGAATACAATGGAAACTATTCAAATACCTGCATTTGGGTACTTGAAAAGAGAAATTGATCGTTTGAATAGTAATTTGAGTTCAATTAGTGGGCTTGAAGGTTCAAATGCAAATGTTAGATTAAAAGACGGTTCTTTTAGAACTATCCATACTTCTAGATTAAAAGGACCATCTCCTTCTATTACAACTCTTGCATCTCCTACCCAGTTTTCAACTAAGTTAAATGATTTCTTTGAAAACTTTTTAAATCCATTACTTACAATTAATTTAGATGTAAGCAAACAAATTCCAGTAGAAACTGAAAAGGTATATGTTGAAAGATTCATATTCAATGAAAATGATCTGGCTTCAATCACTGCATTTGATGAACTTTATAAAGGAGGAAGTGAACTTGTTTACTCTGATTTTAAAACGCAATTGACCAATAATAACTTTGTGTACTATTTAGATTCTCAAGTTATTGATATGCCTATTAGAAAGATCCAATACACTGGGTTTTTTGATGTTATTAAAATAGACAATGCTCAAAAGAATGTTGTTATTGATGGAACAACCCAAACTAAAACTGTTAAATTATTTACGCTTAACAAATTAACGTTTACTGATTCAACTAAAACCCTTAAAGATACTGAAACGCTAAAGACTGGAGATTCTCTTATTGTTAACTCTGGTAATTATAGAACAAGATACCAAATTCTTTCTATAGATACTTCAACAACACAAGTTGAGTTACTATTACTCGAAGGTTCTGAATCTATTAAGCTTGGAGTTAACTCGCTTGGAATTTATAAAGCAGTTGATACTGATTTGAATATCGAAATCAATGTCGCATTTAATGAAAGACAAGTTATCTTTGTTAAACCAATCGATCCTATTTCAAAAATACCTGCTGAGAATTTCTCACCAGGAGTTGGATTCTATTCTAATAGTTTAGAAATGAATGATGAAGCCGGTAATAAAATGACCTTGGCTGAATATTATAAAAATGAAGTTGCGGATTTTGGACAATTCCTTAAATCGCTAAAGGTAGATTATATTCCACCTGCAGCGTCTGGAATTACTCCAACACCCCCTGTTATTAATGTTGAAAACTTTAAAGTTGTTCAAATTAATAAACACTTAACTGACAATACTACAACCGATAAAATTAAACAATTAAAGTCTGATAAATCATCTACAGAGCAATCATTAAAACAACTTGATGAATCTATCAAACAGAAAAAATCTTTAATTAATACTAAGAAATTTGCTTCTCAAGCAGAAAGTGATACTCATAAAAATGAATTAAGTTCATTAATTTCTCAAAGAGAATCTGAATCAAAACTTTTTTCATCAACTGTTAGTGAAATTAAATCTTCAGCAGAATCTGCAGATTTACAAACAGCATCTCCAAAGTATAAAGTTAGAGGATTTTGGGCGGTACCAGAACCAAAAACAATTGGAAACCAAGTATCGCAAGAAGTTGTACAATTTAAAATTAGATACAGATATGTTTCTACTTCAGGAAAAACTTCAACAATCGATCAAATAAAATTTGTAGATGCTACAAATCAAACTGAAAAAACAGCTGCTTTTTCAAATTGGGTAGAAGTTAGTGGACCTGTTAGAAAGAGAGCAATGGATGCTAATGGAAAATATGGTTGGATTCTAGAGAGCGAAGAGGATGCTAATGCAGTAAACTTTAACTCTTTCGATATCTCAATTAACCCTGGAGAAGTCGTTGAGTTTATGATTAAATCAATTTCAGAAGCTGGATTCCCTGCGAATCCTTTAGAATCTGACTGGTCGGAAATTCAAAAAATAGAATTTCCACAAGGTGAAATTAATACTGACAATTTAGGAAATGTTATTAAAGCTAATGAGCTTGACTTATTAAAAGTACAAATTCAGCAAGACTTAGAATCTGCAGGTGTATACAAACATGTTGGAGAATCTTTTACAGTCGGCAGCCAAACATTTGCCCATAGTGCAAATACAATAGCTTCTGGATTTATAACAGACACCCAAGCACCGATTACTGTTTATGAAAAGTTATTAGCTCTTCAAAATGAGGTTCTGAGCTTAAGAGCGGTTATTGAGAAAACAACTGGAGAATTACTTGTAAGAATTATTGATGAAAACGGAAACGTTACACCAGTAACAAATAACTCAACAGTACAGTTGTTTGCAGGTTATTATAGCCAAGAAATTCCAGCGGTTAATGGAAAAGGAGCAATTGTTACTAAAAACTTTAAAATTGAATTATCAAATACTAAAGCAACTGATCTTGAGTTAATATCTAGAATTGTAGGAGACACTACTCTTCCCGCTCCAGTTTCTTCGAGTAATACAAAATTTGGACTTGGAACTGGAATTGCATCAATCGATCCAATATATGGTAGTAACTCGTATTATACAGTAGAAGGTCGATATGATTTAGTTCCGGTAATGTATCAAAATATCACTGATCTTACCAAAGACTATCTTAATAGTGGTCCTGATCAGTCTTCTCAGTTAAAAGGGCAATTTATTTACTCTAGATTTAGAAATATCGCAAATGATGATAATTTGTATGTAATCACTGAAGGAGTTGACGGTAATATTAATACTGCAATAGATTCAGGTACTAATAGTGCATATGATTTATATGAATATGGAATTTCATATACATTTCCTACAGTTCCTCCATCTGGAACTAATGGATTTAAAAACTTTAATGGTATAAATGGAACTCCATTTGCTCCATTATCTTCTAGTCCAAATGATTTTGTTTGGTCTGGAAGCTATGCAGCATCAACAGGAATTCCTGAAAAAATTGCAATTGGAGTTCCAACCACGATGTCATATTTACAATATACAAATGGTATTTATTTGCATGTCGATCACCCTCTTTTACAGAGTGGTACAAATTCTCCATCTTTAGGAAATATTGCAAGTAATGGAACGGTTGGAATGCCAAAAACAGCTTCTCTAAGAGCAACAGATCTAAATGGTAAAAAACAAACACCTCTTAGAATAATTGATACTATAAGTAATACCAATATTGCAGGTCTACGACAAACTGGTAAAGCAGGATTCTCTCCAGAAGACCAATACTTATTAGGCGGTCGATCATGCGGTTCATTCCTTTATATTTCTCCACTAAACACTAATTCGTTAGTGGTAGATGCTTCTAATAAAAGTGGTAAAAAGCTAATTCCAGGTGGAAGTGCAAATGCTGTGTCAGTTGATTTGGTTTATCAGTACCGTATGACTGATTATTATGGACCTAAGGCTACTGGAACTGGTAGAGTTGGTGGAGTTTTAGATAATACTTTTACAAACTTAAGTTATGCTAAAAAAATAGGTATTGATATAATTGATTTTGGAAGTAATGATTTTAAATTTGATATTGAAGTAACATCTAAATATGCGGCTGAAGGTAGAAATATTAACAATGTAACAAGTACTATGTTAACTAAATATCAAAATAATTATCAACCGGGAAGAGGAAGACGTAGATATTTATCTGATGACTTCTTAAATCTTTCCTTTCCAGATATTAATAATTATTAATTAGTTCTACTAAGGCATATACTCTTTATATTGTTCCATAATCTGGGATATATAATATAAATAAAAAGAGGTGTCCTAGATGGCTATAATTAATACTGATGCTGTAAACAATTCAATAGATAATAAATCTTTTGCTTTATTAAGAACAAATCCAAAGTTAACGAGTAATTCAAAGTTGCTTGTTAACTCAAATGGCGACTTGTTTTTAAGTTCTTTTAGAGCAAACAAAGAACTTTCTAAAATTGAATTTCAAAAATATGAGATTAAATCTTCCGGGATATATTCTATCGATATTGCTAATTTTTATAAACAGCTTCCGCTAACGCAAAGATACGAAACTCTTAGAGCATCTTCTGATATTGCTCTATTTTCTGATTATGAATTTCAATATGAAGATCAGTATCAATATGGCGCAATCCAAAATATTACTAAATTATATGATGAGCAATATAAAATATTTGCTCCAATTTGGCTTGAAAAACAAGTACCTTCTAAATTTGTAATTTATAGAATTGAAGATGTTGATTATAACACAGATTATACTGAAAATACTACTGGACAAAATTCTAGGATTTTAGAACTTCTTAAAAATGCTACAATAATTAAAACGTTTGATTTGGGTAAATCTTCAAAAATTGGAGAGTACTTAAATACTCATGTTAACGATAAAAGATTTCCAAACTCAGCGCTTACTATAAACTTTAAAGAAGGTTCTCAATCAACATTTAATGGTATTGATATCGTTAACGGTGGATTTACAGTTAAAACAGAACAATTAGACAGAGATTATGTTCAAGTTGATTATCCTGAGATTTTTAGCAATCAAACCATAACTAATGGATTTGAAAGGAATGGTATTGTTTCTGCTAATATAATTAATTTAGAATTTTTGTTCGATGATTATACTGCAGAAAACTATAAAATCTATAGATACTTTGGTATTTATGCCGATGATATTGATGAAGGTAGTTTTGGTTCTATTGGACTTACGAATAGTCAATTAAATGCCGAATACAATAGTTATAAAACTTTTTATGATATATCTCAAGCTCCAATTCCTTTGGTTGATATTGATATGTTTCCTGGAAGTGACCAATTTCAAATTCCAACCTTACAATATGTTAAAGATAAATCAGGTACTTTTTATAATATCAAAAATGCATCAAGTAAATTAATAAATGCTGGAAATCCTGGACTATCTATACCAGAAGTTTGGTCTTATAAATTTTTAATATCTCAAAATGATAGTAATGAAAAATCTTTTATTGGATATGCAAAAAATGGTAAGAAAATAACGGCAGATCTTAAAGAGCCAAGTTATAAAGGATTTATTAAGATTACAATAAAAGATATTCCAAGTGCTAATGATAGAATTTTTATTGGAGATAAAACTGAAATTCAAATTTCACAATACAATTTAGGAGACTATATTGTTATTGCAGATCCAACCTTACCAGTCGCTAGAGCTGTAGGAAATAGATTCTCAAGCGATGGAAGTCTACAACAAATAGCAATTGCTTTAGCTTCTGCAATTAACAATGGAGAAATTATAACTTATAAAACAAAAGTTATTGGCACTTCGATAATTATTGAAGAGATAGTTGCTGGAAATAAAAGAAAACAAACCGCATTCGGAGTATACAATACTAATTTAGTTGATTTTATTAATGTTGATAATGGTGAATTTGATGATATTGGACTAAACGCTAATATTCCAAATGTTTGGAATATATGGACAACTATTGCTGGATCATCTGAAGGACAATCAGTTCTTGTTAAATCTTCAGAAATTGGAAATGTTCAAGTTGGAGAATACTTAAAACAAAAAGATTCTGATAAATTTGTTAGAATTATAGAGATTAACCAAGACCCATTTGATACAAATTACTATAGAGTTATTTTAGATAGAGCTACAAAACTTTCAAATGATAGAGTATATGAGGTTTATGATGAATATAAAACGGTTCATGGTAAATTTGCTGCATATGATTTTAAAGATTTTGATTTTGATTTTTACTCAACAAGAAACTCAGACCTAGGAGATTTGGTTTATGATTTTGATGAGTCTTCAACAACTACTGCATCATTATTCTATTCAGGTCTTAGAGATATTTTATCCGCGGAAACTTCAGAAACAGTCGCAAAAACTCAACTCTTAAATGAATATGACCGTCTTAAAGAAAATAGTCTTAAGGAAACTGCTCTTTTAAGTAGAGTTGTTCCGACTATTTGTAAATATGAACTTAAGAATTCATCAAATGGTAGAAATTTACCTTATGTTTTAAATGTAAACGAGGCGTTTGGAGATGATAATTTATCGCCAAATATAGAATTGGATTCAAAAAGAAATATTGAATCCTTGAATATGGAACATTTTCACTTAAATAGAATTCCAACTAGCATTTTAGGCTCTAGAAAAGACTTAAATAATTATTTAGATTTTGCAGGTGATGGAGGATTAACCATTGATAAATTAAAAAGTACTACGTTTAATTATTTTGATAAACATTTTAATTGGACTGGTTATTTTGATACAAGCAACTCTGCACAGTCGTGGTTTGATAATAAATCAAAAAGATTATGGTCTAAATTTGATATAGGTAATTTTGAAAAAAATTCATCGGCAGTTTTTAGAGGTCTTAGATATGTTTTCCAAAAAAGAAAAGAAATTACAAATGAAATTCCAACTGAGTTCTTGAAAGGAATTGACATAAGTGATTATAAGTTTGGAGCATATCTGTCATACAGTAGCGATGATACTATTCCATCAAATTCAATTGTTTTTAATTGTGTTAAAAATGACAAGTTTAAATTTATTTGTGTTAACATAGAATTAAAGATTATTGAAAATGACATAACAGAAGAAGATATTAATAGATACTTGCTATACACTATAAACGATTTAACATTAGGCGGTGATATTATAGATACTAGAATTCCATTTCGTATTGATTTTATTGGATCAACTCCAGAGCCAGATTCAGACCCTGATACTCCTTTTATTATTAAGGCATCGATTATATCAATAAATAATGGCACTGCGAAGTTTACTGAGTTTGTTAAGAGAAATTCTATTGGCGAATATTCATGGATATATTTCACAGTGACAGGAGATACATACGCAGTAAAAGTTATCGATGTTATTGATGACACTTCAATATTAGTAAGTGGACACCCGTATAAATTTGTACCGAATCCGACGCAACCAATAAATCCTAATGATCCGCCTATTGCTCCATATCCTCTAGAGGGTCGATTAGATCCACAATTTATGTCTTTGGTAGCTGAAACTGGACCTTTTGATTATTCACAAGGAGGTAAAAATGAGTTTGCAAATTTATTAGATTCAATTAGTGCTTATAAATATTCTAAAAGATTTAATTCATTTGGACAAGTAAACTATGTTACAATTGCTGAAGATGGAACTCTATCAAAAAATGATTTTGTTCTTTCGGTAGAATCAGGTGTCGATGTTGTTAAACCTTCTATTATACAACCAACTTCAGATCCAGAAAGACCAAAAGCGTTTAGACTATCTTCAAATCAAATTGGTAATATCGTAGAAGATAGAAAAGATGGAGGATATGTATCTATTTTGAGAAGAATGAATGGAGATTATAATCCTATTTTTAATGATATTATAACTTTTTCAGATATTAATTCAGATAAAAAAGTACTTAAAATAGAAGAGGATCCATTAGTTCCAACAACTGCGTTAAAAGAATCTGTTTTAATTGCGTACAACAAGTTAAATGGTAAAGGAATCTCTTTTGATTCTTTTAAAGAAAATACAAACAACTATGGTTTTATTAGTAACTATTTTTATCATAAAGTTAATGAGCAAGACTCGAAAAATATATTAAAACTTTCTCAAACAACTGATAAATTACCATTATATCCGATGATTGGAGAGATTGCAATTGATAAAAAAGAGATTAATGTTTTTAAATCTAAGTATTCTAAAGATTATTTCACAAGAGCCCTTAGTGGTGGAGAATCTGAAACAACAAATGGAACATTAAGTCCTGTAGAAAAGAAAACATTCATGGCATCAACAATCATGAAGGTCAGAGATACTTATGATATAACTAAATTTGATAATGTTCAAGAGCTTTCAATTGAAGTTTTAGATAAAATTAGGTTTGTACAATCTAATACAGCATCCATACATTGGATTGAAGATGAATCTCAAGTAATTGCAGATTTTTATTTATCAACTGCAATATTAAATGAATTAACTGAAGATGGAATTGAAAGATATTTCGGAAGATACGTTAAAGCTGCAAATTCATATGGAGATAAATCTTCGATAAAAGATGATTTGCAAATCTATTCAAAATCAAATATATCCCCTCGTTTTATTATTGATTCAATTAAAATTTATGGAATTGAAGGTAAGGGATTAGAAACGAGTTTCGTGTCGGTTACTCAAACATCACAATTAACTGCTGATAATTATGTAGAGTTAACTAATTTCAATATTCAAAGTTATCAAAATGACGGTTTAAGTTTTAGACTAATATATAATAAAAAATATGGATATTCATATAACTTTAAAATACATGTTAAAATACAAGCATAATTAATGGCTATTAATATAAAAGAACTTTTTGTAACCGATCTTAATCCAAATAGTGGAGTCTGGTGGTCTAAAGATAAAATCGATAAGATTAATTATAATTTTGATCAGCTTTCAAATGGAGGAATGCCAGGGCCTCAGGGTACTATCGGAGCAGATGGTGGAGATGGAAATATGGGAGCTCAAGGAGACACTGGATATAAGGGTCTTCAAGGTTACCAAGGTCCTCAAGGAGCAGAGAGTTTAAATGATTGGGATTATTTTCCAGAAGGTAATGGTTTACCGGGATATTTATTTCCTAGAAAAAACCCTGCTACTGATATTCAATCAGCGCCAGTTGCTTTAAGAATTGGATTTCTAGGTAATGATAGCGAATATAATGATGGAGTTAATCCAATTGACACGCCGATTCAAGTTATAAAAACTAAAGATAGTTCTTGGGTTAATCTAAGAGTCGAAGATAACGGAGGTTTTAATGGTTATAATTTTAAGTTTGGATCTAATAGTAGTAATCCAAATTTTGAGATTACTCCGGATTTAACAGATTCAAATTTTAAGATTATATATGTTGCACAGACTATAGTGCTCAAAACAGGTAGCATTACTAATTCTTTATTAAATAATTCAATCGTTATTACTGACTCCCAAATTACTATCAATAATGGTGGGATTGGTGGGCCATTTAATTTAGGCAGTGCAGCTGGAACAATAGTAACATCTCAAGATGTATTTAGATTTACACCAGGTGCTGCTGAAGATAGGGTTCTTGTATCGACAAATACTAATGGTGATGTTGAATGGAAAAGCGTTAAAGACGTTTTTGGAACATTTCCAATAGGTTCTATAGTTTCAATTAGAGCAAATGAATTTATCACTGATCACTTTTGGTTAAATGATTCGATAAACGTAACTGCCGGTTCTCCATTAAATAATATTTATGGAAGAGGAAAGGCAGGTACTGATTATGAAGGATGGTATCTTTGCAATGGAGAGACATGGGAAACAGTTGGCGGTTTTAATCAATTTTTAACTCCAAATCTAAATAACTTTAGTTATACTATAGGTGCTAATGGTGATGCTCAAAATCCAATTACAATTCTAGAAGATGCTCCAATATTAATTGGAGGATATGATATGCGAATTTCAGCAGTACCAAGTGCAGCTGGAATATATACCGTAGGATATACTAATGAATTTCTAAATAATAATACATCTCCTGGAATTAGTTCTATTACTATGGGTACTTCTGGACTCTACGAAACTAGTAGAATGATTCATATAGTTTACTTAGAAAATCATGATTTAAAATGGTCGAATACTGGAGTTTATGTGCCTCCTATTACTACAAATGCAATTACGCTAACAGAACCAATAATGAAACCAGGAACTATTGGAGCTCTTATGTCGTGCTCTCTTCCAGTTGATATGTATTATAGTTGGACTGGAAACACAGATTGGAATACGTTTACAATTCCTTCAACATATAAATTGTTTAATAATGGAACAACAGATTATGTGTCATCCGGATGGTATAAAAATATTGATGGATATCCAATATTTTGGAATGGAACTGATTTTACTCAAAGAGGAGCTACATGTAGTGGCGGAGGAACAACTAATAATTTGATAACTAGCCTACTTGTTGAAGAATTAAATGGACCTAGCAATTTTGTTGGTGATTTATATCTTCAGTATAATGCACCATTGTTTATTAATGCGACTACTTTAAAATGGTCTGACGATCAACCGGAGTATCCTGTCGGAACTAATGCACCTAAAGGATGGTACCGTGAAGGTACATCCGGAGTTAGAAGATATTGGAATGGAAGTATATTTGTTGGTTTTTCATTTACTAGAGATTATGTTTGTAGAGTAGAAATATACCAACCAAGCAATGGCAATCTATATGACCCGGGTTATAATAGCGCAATCCAACTTACTCCTACTCCATTAGTGCCAGAACCGGCATCTGTTTGTGATGCAACGCAGATGATTCACATAACATATGTTGCTGCAAATACTGAGTTAACACCTCCTCCATCTGGAACAACGCTAGCTGAACATGTTATGGCTTATGGATCTGCGTTATATGTTACAGTTGGATGGGATGAAGGTGAATATTCACTAATTACTGGAGAATTAACTGCTACACCTCCGTTAATTAATATAAAAGACCAAAACAGACCAAATACAATTGGTAAATATACTAAAGTATATTTGAATGGTCCTCTTTTTGGTGAATCTCCTGTTGATTATGGAAAATTAAACGTAGGAGGAGCGTCGGCAACTGGTCAAATAATAGACGTATTGGAATGTTAGTTATAATTAAAATAATATATAAATCTAAATGACAATTAACCTTAAACAGATAAGAGTACTCGATACTGATAATATTAAGCTGGACAAAATTAACTATAATTTTGATCAGCTTATTGCAAATGGTGGAGGTCCTAAAGGTTATATAGGATCAAATGGAAATGATGGTGCTCAAGGATTTAAAGGAGCATTAGGAGTTCAGGGTGGTAGAGGAAGTCAAGGAACCAAAGGACCGGACGTAGGAGGTTCTGATTCATATTGGGTAGTCGTTTCTCAGAATTTAATAGATGGTGGAAATGTAATGGCAACTATGTTTTCAAAGCATCCTATTGACAATATCGATCCTGCTCCATTATATGCTTCTGTTATTGCTGCCGGCTACACAGATGAAGATACTGGATATGAAGCACAGCAGCAACCCAATGGTTTACCAAAATATCAATGGGTTGTTAATAGACGTAGTAGCAATGTTGCTTCTAATTTAAGATTTAAAAGTTCAGGTGTTTTTGGTAATGCGTTTGATATTACCATGGATAATTCTGATGGATTATCTAAATTATATCTAGGTTTTATTGATAATCAAAATTCACAGTTAAATTTAAAAGCAAAATCTCATATTATTAAAAGTACTGGAAATACTGCAGTTGATTTATTTAATATTTCAACATCTGGTGGATCAACTCTAGGAAATACTTTTTTTGAAAAACAGGTTACTTTTAATGCAGCATTACGTATTGGGAATCAAGGCGCAGATGTAAATAAAATAGTAACTGCAATTAACAGTGCTGGTAATGTAACTTTTAAAACGACAGAAGAATTAGGAGGTAGTGTTAAAATAGGTACTATTATTTCTATATTACCTTCAATATTTAGTGACCCGTCTAGATTTGTTTATAGTCAAATCATCGATACAAATTCAGATCTAAATAATCCTATAAAAATAAAAATGGGAGCTGGAATTGGAGATTATCTAGGTTGGTATGTTTGTAATGGACAAAGGTGGACAGATGGTGTTATTACTGATCCTAATAATCCTGATTTTTACAAATGGCAAGTTCCTGATCTTAATTCATATTCATATCAAATTATTAATAATCCACAGTCTGCGGATCCTAATAGTCAAGGATATAAAAGTGTAACTAATGATGAAATTCAATTAATTGGAGGAGCTCTTATTTTTGTGGATGCAGATGAATCCGGAGAGAGTAGCGCTTTGTATGATATTGATCTTTCAAATGATTCAAATGATCCACAAATCTCATCAAATAATTCAGGTATACAATTTAAAATTAAAAAACTACCTCAAATTGTTTATTTAGGAGTAAGTAATTTATATTGGTCACAATTAGGCGAAGGACAACTTATAACAACAGACTATAATCAAACTGACTATGCATTATCAGATTATAATGCAGGTTAATAAAAATAAAAATAAATTATGGCGACATATAATGAAGTATTACAAATTATTTCCGAAAAGCTAGCTCCTGGAAGTAATATAACAGCAGAGAGGCATATAGATGCTGAAGAAGCTATTTTAGCTTTTGCAAACAGCCAATGGCTAACCGGAGACATAAAAGAAATTGACTGCACTGATGCATATATTTCGAATAACTTCGATGCAAATGGAATAGGAACTAATGAAAGATTAGGATGGGCGATTTGTAACGGATATAATGGTTTAACAAAAAACCGAACAGGTAGAGTTTCTGTTGGTTGGGGAACTACAGCTACCGACGATAATGGTACTAGTATTGCTCAACCGAATATGTATGCTAATGGCGTACCAGTTACTTTTGGTGAAAAAACACATATTTTAACTACTGGTGAAATGCCGGAGCATGGACATAAATATCCAACACACGGTAATGACGGTGGAGGATGGGCTGGAAATATATATTCGCATTCTAGTAATGTACCACCTCTATATACAGACGGACCTCCTGCTGCTTTAAATGTTCAACTTACTGATAGGCCCGGAAGTACTTCAAAGCCTAATAAGGAGTTTTCTACAAGACCGATAGGCGGTGGATCAGCACATAATAATGCTCAACCATCTATAGTTACCTTGTTTATTCAAAAACTATAATAGTATACTCTCTAAAAATTAGAATATATAATCTAAATATAGATAGGTATGCCAATTAGTCTTAAACATATAAACACTTCAGATTCTGACAATATTAAACTTGACAATGTCAATTATAATTTTGATCAACTTGTTGCAAATGGAGGAGGACCTCGAGGTCCTCAAGGTCCTATTGGACAGACCGGAACTCAAGGTACTACTGGGCAGCCGGGATTCCAAGGACCTATAGGAGATGCTGGATTCCAAGGACCTCAAAGTCCAATTTCTAGTAACTATTGGAAAAAGATCGCTCCTGGAAATATTGATGCAGATACTTTAATACCTATTCATTCTGGAAACAACTCCTATCCCGCTCCAGTTGTAAGTATTGGTTATGTTGAAAGCGATCCGGAATCCGGGACAAAATCTGAATTAGTTGGAGGAAAAACACAGTATCAATGGAATATCTATAGACAACCGTATTCTATTTCTAATTTAAGATTTTTAAATGGGGATATCCCTGGCAACGCTTATGATTTTAGATTAGAAAAATTCGGTGGAAAAGATCAAATGACAATGGGATTTCTCGAAATTGAGAATTCAATAAGTACATATAGATCTGCAAGCACTAGTTTTCGTAGTTCAATTTCATCTCCAGATAGTTTATTAATTAATTTAAGTGGAACATTCTTTAAAACTAAAACAACATTTGATTCTCCTGCTTCAATTATAAATGGTTTAATTATTGGAAATCAAGGTGCAGATATTAATGAAATTGCCATTTCAGCAGATAATACTGGAAGGGTTACATTTAAAAGTGTACAAGAACTTGGAGGAACCGTTCCTTTTGGTACTATAGTTTCAATTTTACCTTCTATATTTGCGGATAACACTAAGTTTATAAATACTGAAAGTATAACATCACAAGGTGATACAAGTCCGATACGTATATCGGCAGGTAAAGGAGTAGGAAACTACAAAGGATGGTATCTTTGTCATGGGAAACAATGGACAAATGGAGTTGATACTCATCAAGTTCCTTCGATAGGTCAATTTAATTACATTATAGATGACAACCCGTTTTCTGAAAATCCAGCAGGACAGGGTAGTGCAATTACATCAAATTTTAGAAGACATATCACCGGAGGTTCAAACATAAATATGACTGCAACTTCAGTTTCCACATTAGTTTATAATATTACTTCTACAGTGGATACATCTTCAGGTAATGTAGGTACTGGTACTGGAACAACTTTTAAAATCAAACAACTACCTCAAATTATTTATTTAGGGAAAACTGATTTATATTGGTTCGATGGAGGTGGAAGCCAAAATCCACCAATTATACTAACATTTTTATTGGATGATGCGATGGAAAATCTTGTACCAAATCCACATCCGTTAAATACAATAACTGATCATGTAGTTGGTGATTCATATTCATTCACGTCGACCGTTACTCTTCCGGCTGGATATTATTGGTCGGCAGTTGTTACTCCGGAAAGTATTACCGGATTACCAGCATATGCTACGATTCTAGAAGGAGGTATAACTGTAGCTCCGGGCGATCCAACTACAATTTCTATAGTTATTAATATAAGTTCACATCCTGCCACTTCAGAAACCGCAACTTTAAATATTAATACGGCAGCATATATTAGTCCTTTAACAGTACAACATTCTTATTTATTATCGACCCCTGAGTACCGCCCTGCGTATGCAACTGCAGTAGATGATGGAACTGATGGAACATTGGATTCCATTAAACAAGCATCTCAAATTCAAGGATCGACATATTCCTTTCCAGTTACAATAACTGCTAATGGTGGATATTATTTTACACAAACTCAAGTTGATAACTTAACTCTTCAACCTGGCTCACCGAGTAGAATTCAAATAATTAGTAAAACTTTAGTTGATTCAACTACAATTGAAGTAACGTTAAGTGATACTAATTTTCCAAGTGGAGGATCTACTACTATAATGTGGAGTGGTACTGCAATAATTATACCAGATACTGGAACGTATGAATCTTTACCGGAAATATATATAAAAGGTATGGAAGCTGGTTTAGGAGGAGCATGCGGTTACCCATACGTAATATATACAAATAGTTCTAGTCCTGTGGCATATTATTGGTGGTTTAATCCCAATAGTAACTCATATGAATCTGCGGAAAATATAAACTGGTATTATTTTGATCAATATAATCAACCTGAATTTGGTACCGGATATCAATATATAGTGACTACATTTGTAGGCACTATTATCTATCAAGAAAGCACAATTACAAATAATTGCGCACCATACTAAAACCAAGTATAAATACGATTAATTATGATAGACTTTAAAAAATACATTCCGACAAACAAGAACACTATCCAATTCATAGTTTTAGTGATTATTGTTTTATTATTATTGCATCAATGTGATAGAAATTCAACGCTCAAACATGATGCTGAAATTGCGCAAAAGGTTTCAAACAGAAATTATAACAATCTCAAAGCATCTCAAGATACTATTAAATTCGAAAGAAATAAAAATGGAGAATTAGTTGCAATTAAATTGGCGTATGAGTTTGATATTAATACCTTAACCGCTGAAAATAAAAAAGTTATCGGCGATTATCAAAAATCTCTGGGTCTTAATAAAGACCTTAAAGGAGTAAATTCATTGTTAAGAGCTGAAATTAAAATAAAAGATTCTATTATTAATGCCCAAAGTCTAGTTGTTCAAACAAGTGATTCAACTGCGACAATATCTATTAATGATGAAAAAAATTGGGATAAATATAATTGGAGGAAGTTCAATGGAACTGTTGACATTTTAAGAAATAAAAAGACAAACAATATCAAAGTTCTTTCAAATAAATTTAACTTTGAGCAAGGAATTGAACTTAAGGCTGCAATTATAAACGAAGAAGGTGTTAACAAACTAAAAATTACATCACCTTCTCCTGGAGTATTATTTACTAATATTGAAAATATTAATTTAGTTAACGACAAATTAAACCAAAAACTTGAAAAAAAATCAGGTTGGTCACTTGGAGTTGGAGTTGGTTATGGAATTAACCTAAATAATAATAAAGTTGTTAGTATCGGACCTTCATTAAATGTAGGACTTATATGGTCTCCAAAATGGCTTAGGTTTTAAAAAATTATAGAGTAATGGCAAAATCATCAAGATTCGTTAAATTAGACGACGACGTATTATTAGAATTCATGTATCATGACCAATCAAACGCTGATTTGGTCAAAATCGAAAATGACAATAATGGAAGTCAAATTAAGTATTTAAACACAGTTGATGCCGATAATAGTGCATCAAGATTTTTAATACACGAATTAGGAGCAGATGTTGTAGAGTTTGTAGTTACAACTTCTAATGGGTTTGTAGTTATTAATAATTTCGCTTCAAGAATGCTATTGTTAAAAAATGGAAGTACTTATAAATTTGACTTGAGCGATGTTTCTATTAATAATCCTGCTGGATTTAATATTCCAGGCGGAAATGGTTATTTATCAGGAGCTGGAACTACTTATATTTATACACCGACAACTAATGGAAAATATGCTTATGAATATACTAATTTAGCAAGTACCGAATTTACTGGAGGAGAAATCCAAGTTTCAGACCGTGCAAGTTCCCTATTTTCAGTTCCATTAGCAGACACTGGAAATGATATTAGAACCGGAGCTGGACAGTCTGGAAGATATTACGCAGTTCCTACTGATACTGCAGGTACAATGGCTCTTCTTGAGAATAGTTTAAGTTATTTAGATTCTACTGAATGGCTAGGAACTGATTCTACTGGTTTACAGCCAGTTCCAACAATTGATGTAGAAGCAGTATGTTATGATACAATTAAGTTACATTTAAGAACAGGATATTCTTTTAGTGGTAGAGGTTATGATGGTTTCTTATTCCAAACAAAGATTAAAAGAAACTCTGGAATCTATAATTATTTTAATTCAACGGTTTATTTAAACTCTTCAAGTTTTGAAATTCAAAATCCAAACCCATTTATATTAGGAGAATCTTCATATTCTAAGTATATTGAAATTAAAGTTCCTTCTTTAGTGGAAATGTTTTCAACTATAGATATTCCAAACGAGAAATTTAAAAATACTTTCTTTGGTGTATCTGGGGCTGATTCTATTCCAACAACTGCTAATTATGAATTTGATTTTAAATTAATCGATAGTGTAATTACTCTCGGAGGTTATGATTATATTAATGTTGCTGAAGGAAAATCATTAACGCTGGCTCAAGAGGATGAGTACACTGATATTGCAGTTCATGTTGAACATGCAACTGATGGAGATTATTTTAAAATCTATGGTACTTATAATGGAAATCAACCTGCATTTGAAAATTATATAACAGGAAGAATCGCAACTTCTGGAGATGACATTACCTTATTTTATGAGGTTCAAGTTGCAGAACAATTAGGTCTTAATTATATTAACACCTTTAATAATACGTTTACACAAACTTCAAATTATGATGAAGCCATTGTATTTCGCCCGGTTATTTTAAACTCTTCAGTATCAAGTAACTTTTTATTATCGGTTAATTTAAGAATTTACAATGAAACAGATAATACTCAAATCGTAAAGACTGCTTCTTTAATATATGCTCAACCTAAAAAATATGGTAAGAAATTACTGAAACTGGCTCTTAATTCTAATTTTGCGCCAAGCGTAGTTTATAATACTCTGCCAAATACAAGTACTAATAGAGAACTTAATCAATTTGTAAATTCTATCAGACCTAGTGTTGGAGAAACTAAATATGTTCCTGTAGCCTTAGATACTTATAGAATTATGGCAGGAAGTACTTCAGTAACAGTCGATGGAGCAGCAGTAAATGATACAACATCGATGGATTATAAAAAAGAAGGGGATGGAATTATTAATCTTTCAAAAGTTTCTGATAATTATGTTAAATTTAAAATTGCTCAACCTGATGGAGATTCGATGAAAAGTATAAGTCTAGTTAATGCGGAAGATTTGATACTTATTATTAAAAGTGGAACTATTGAACAACAAATATCTCACGATCCTAGTTTTCCAGGAGTCGACTTAGGAGTTGGAGAAGTTTTCTTTAAAGTACCAAAAAGCGTAGCGGTTAGATTTGACCAAAGTGATACAAATCAGAATGCAGACAAATTTTATATTAACATAAAAAACGGAAGTACTGAATCACTGTTGTACTACGGAAATGTAAACATCATATAATGATATTAAATAGCAGAAATAATTTATTCAATTTTAAGTTTCCTAGGACTTTTATTCCTAAAGAGGTAGCTGACAAGTATCGAAAGTATTTGAATAGAATGCCAGGTAATTTAGTTACAGAACCTATAGATTTTATAAACTATTCGATCCAAGGCGTTGGGCTTCCAGGAATTAGTTTTGACCCTGTTGAAGTTTCACCAAATGATGGTACTGTAACATATCACAGAGGTTCAATTCCAATACAAAATACTATCGATAGACAGTTTAAAGTAACGATGCAGCTCCTAGATGGTTATATAAATTATTGGATTATGCAAGATACTTTACTATATTATTATTCAAAGACAGTTAAAGAGCCTTTTATTAATGATATTAAACTTCAAATAATGGATGCGGAAGGAATTCACTTAATGAGCGCTGTTTTTGAAAAACCAATACTTAATTCAATTTCAGATTTGGAGTTAAATATGAGTTCGAACATCGCGGAATTTACAACATTTGACCTTAATTTTTACTATAACAAATTCAATATAATATTAGAAATAGATAACTAACATGAAAACATTTTTAGATTACATAGCAGAACAAAATATAACAGAGACTGAACTTCAAGTATTAAATGAGTCTCTTCAAACCGAATGGACTGAAGAACTTGAAGCAAAAGTTGATGCTGCCCTAGAGCAATTTTCAAATACTTATAAAAACGTGGATGGAACATATAACATCCAGGCTTTTAACGAAGAGATTACTAATGAAGGTATTTTAGGTAGTATCTTTGGTGGACTTGCAGGTTTTGCACTTGGTAAAACTATTGGGAAAACGATTGCTAATATCTTAGGAATCCAAAGTGGTATTATGTATGACATGTTAACCTCAAGGCTAGTAGGAGCCGCTCTTGGTTCTTCTCTTGGTAGTAAAATCTAAATATGAATTTTGTAACGATTGACTTTTCCTTAAATTCTCCAGGTATTTGTATCTTCTCAGGTAACAAGTACTATTTTATTGGGTATTTAAAACCAAACACAGGTACCAAATCAGAACAAAAACTCCAAGAGGAATTACATCTACTTGAAGATACCCAGATCTCTCATCAGCCGGATTGGACGAATAACGAAGCCTATTCGAAAAGCGAAATGATTAAAATCCAGAGACACACTCAAACTGCAAATGACATTATTAATATGATTATTGAAATTGCAGGCGATGATTCCTCTTTTGTGATTGCTTTCGAAGGCTCCTCTTATGGTTCTTCTAGCGGAACTAATAATATTATTGATATGGCGGCTGGAGCTGCAATCTTAAAGATGGAATTAATGTCAAGGCTTAAAGTCTTAGATATGATGACCATCGCGCCTTCAACCATTAAGAAGCATGCTGGAAAGGGTAACATGAAGAAGGATGAACTTTGGGTTAAATTCCTGGATAACGTTTTAAACGATTCAGTGCTTGAAACCTCGTCACTGCTTAAATACTGTAAAACCCACATCGGAGAGACTAAAAAAGTTCCAAAACCTTTAGATGATTTGGTGGATGCCTATTTTTTAAACCACTTAGCTCGGAGTTTATTTTACCCGGAGGCTTAAAGACTTTAGTTATATTCAACGTATGAGTTTTTGTTTCAAGAATCTTAAAAAATATTTTAAGAAGGTAACTTTATGCTTTCAGGGACATGTTTCCTAATAAAAAGATATATAATTAATATAGATTCTTGAAACAAAAAAGAAAGTTTCTATATAAATATCATAAGTAATTAAAGGGCCCTTAAGACTTATTAAATTAAAGTTTAACAAAATTAAAGCAATTAAAGACATGGCAGAATTTGACATTTTTAATCTTGGCGTAAATGACGTCGACACACACGAAACTCAAGCTTCATCTGGAAGCGATCTTTACAAACCTACAGCAGACGATGGTAAAGATGGAACTTATAAAGCAATGATTCGCTTTGTTCCAAACCCAACAAACCCTAGAAACTCTTTAGTGAAAAAATACGTACATTGGCTAACAAATGCTAATGGTGACGGTAAAATGGTAGATTCTCCATCGACAGTTGGAGCTCCATGTCCTATCGCTGACGTATTCTTTAAGTTACGTAAAAGTGACTCAGCAGTTGACCGTAAAATGAGTGATAAACTTAAAAGACGTGAACAATACTTTGCACTTATTAAAATCATTAAAGACCCACAAAACCCTGAATTAGAAGGACAATACAAGGTTTTTAAATTTGGTTACAAAATCAAAGAGAAAATCGATGAGGAATTAAAACCAGCATTTGGAGAACCAACTCAAGTATTTGACCTATTTGCAGGTAAAAACTTCGAATTGATTATTACAAGACAAGGAGAATTTAACAACTACGATAAATCAAAGTTCTCTTCAAAAACTTCACCAGTTGAAATTGATGGTAAAGGTGCAACACGTACTCCTGAATCAATGGGTGCTATTAAAGCAGAATTGGAAGCAGCTCCAAGTTTAGAGCCTTACGAATACAAAGCATGGGACGGAGAAACTCTTGATTTTGTTAATTCTATTCTTAGAAATTACTTAAATCCAGGAAGTTCAATAGATTCAGTTGTTAATAAACCTGCAGCTAAAAAAGCTCCAGCAAAATCTGAACCAACTTCAGAATCTACTGATTTTGAATTCCCATCGGAAATGGTAGGAACTCCAGGAGGTTCTACTAATGTAGATTCATCTGATGACTTAGATTCATTCTTGAACGACTTAGATATTTAATCTAAAGTTATTTTATAAACTAAAGGGCTAATTAAACTTAGCCCTTTTTTTCTATATAATAGTATGCAAAGTCAAAAAATCACAGAAGATTTAAAGATAAAAATCAGGAGCTTGGTTAAACAAGCAATTGTAAAAGCCCACAATGAGCCTAGCAAGCATATGATTAAAGAGATGCCGGGTAGAATTACGATGGCATGTCCTTATTGTGGTGACTCAACAACTGACCATAAAAAGAAGAGAGGAAATCTCTACTGGGACACTTTACAATACCATTGTTTTAACTGCAGTGTCCATTCAAACGCATACCAATTATTAAAAGACCATCATATAAAATTTCAAAGTACTGATGATTCCATTCAAGTTATTGATTATATTCAAGAACATAAGATGGAAACTAATGAGATTGAAGTCCTAGAGCATGATGTTTTTAAACTCACATATGATATGGCTCCAACTCGAAAAGAGTTAATGGAATGGTTTAAATTTAAAGAAGTAGAACCAGGAGACCCTGCATTTTTCTATCTTAAAAACAGATTATTGTCTTCTCAAATGCATCGTTTTATGTATTCGCCTAGAGATAAAAGAATTGCAGTTCTCAATTTAGCTCCAAATGATAAAGTTATCGGATTTCAAACTCGTTCAATCGACAAGCGTTCTAATTCTCGTTATTTAACTTATGACATTGAGAAGATGTATCAAGAGATTCAACGGGAGATTGTGCTGACTGATGAAGAATTGATTGGTGTTAAGAAACTTTCAACCTTATTTGGAGTAATGATGGTTGACTTTGAACGTGATGTTACGATGTTTGAAGGACCTATTGATGCAATGTTTATGCAGAATTCGATTGGATTAGCAACAGCAGGCCGTTCAACCTTAGAATTTGATGAAATACCTACAATTAGATATATGTTTGATAATGATACTACTGGTAAAAAGAAGATGATGGAAAAGATTAGAAGAGGCAAACAAATATTTACATGGGAAAAGTTTTTCAAAGATACTAAAATTGACCAGGAATGGGAAGAGTACTTGCTAAAATTGAACAAAGATGAAAGAGATAAATATCCTAAACAAATAGGTGATTTAAACGATTTGGTGATCGCGTCTTGGCTAACAAAAAATAAATGCCTTGCACAGATTCAAAAGTATTTTACTAACTCTCGACTAGATGCATATTACCTATGATAAAAATAGATTTTTTAGAAATGGTTGCCCAAGAATTCGAAGATTTTGAAAACGAAAAAAACAAAAGAAAGAATATTAAGATGATGCTAGATTTTAGCGCATCAGCATATTCACACACTGAAAAAGAATTTAAAATGACTAAGCCAAGATTAAAGGCCCGGTTAAAAAGTTCAGTTTTCATTAAGGAAAACAATAAAGGAAATTCACTTTTTTAAAAAGCATCATATATGTCAGAAGTCAAAGACAAGATAACACAACTTGACGAATACTTAATTAAACAGCGAGAAGATTGGACCCAAAAAATAAAGGGTCTAACTGAGGAACTTAAGTTAGGTAATAATCTAGAAGACGTAAGCGCGTACACTTTAAGTTATCGACAAATATTGGTTGAGCACTTAGCAACCATGGGTAATAGAATCAAAACCCAAAAATCAGTAGTAGATAAAAAGTATAAAGATAAATGGATTGAGTATTATAGTTATGACTATAAGCTCACCGATAAAATGCGCGAAAAATTCGTTGATGCGGACATCGCAGACGATACAAACATCCTTGAGTTATTAGTGACTCAAAAAGGTTTTTTTGAGGGATCAATTAAAACACTCGACAACATGGGCTTTGCAATCAAAAATAGGTTGGACATTAGTCGTTTATAAAAATATCAAATGAGATTTGATTTTAACATTAACGGATGATAATCAATTTTTAAGAATTGATGAAGCTACCGAAATTGAGTTAGAGCAGATTCGAATCTCTCTGACCAAAAGAATAGAAAGTTGGAGGTTTCACCCTCTAGTAAAACGCGGAGTTTGGGATGGATACGTATCATATATTAAAGATGATAAATGGATTCCAGCCGGACTTTGGCGTCATGTTATGACAATATGTAAAGAATACCGATACGAACTTAAAATCGAGGGTATTAAGAGACTTATTGACTCCAACATTAATGCAGAACAGTTTGAGGAATGGGCACTAGAATTCTTTAAAGGTTCACAATTTACTCCACGTGATTATCAAATAGAAACTGCATATAACATTTTAAAATTTAGAAAGTGTCTAGCAGAACTTGCAACTTCAGCAGGTAAGACATTGATTAGCTTCATGACCGTTGCATATATGCTTGAAAAGGGACATGCTCAAAAGATTCTTTTCATTGTTCCAAACGTTTCATTAGTAGTCCAAGCCCATGAAGATTTCCATGAATATAATTGTAAAAATAGAATTGATCTACGAATCCAACAAATATTTGCAGGACAAGAGGTTAAAAAGAATAAAAATATAATTATTGGGACCTATCAATCACTAATTAAAAAAGATGCTGCCTATTTTGCAGAATTCGACGCAGTTATTGTTGATGAAACTCACAAAGCAAAAGGAGCCAGTATCAAAGAAATCCTGAGTAAATGTGTTAATGCAAAATATAGATTTGGACTTTCAGGTACAATACCTAAAGATGGTACACTTGACAAATTAACCCTAATGAGCCAAACTGGACCTGTTATTAGTGAAGTTAAGGCAAGTTTCTTACAAGAGCAGGGGCATATTGCTCAATGCGTAGTTAAAGTTATTGAAATGAACTATGCAACTCCAAAACAGCGAACTGCCTTTATGGAATTGGCCCAAAACCGATATGAAAATAAAGATGTGTTCTCATTGGAGCAAAACTTTGTAATCACAAGCGAAGCCAGACTTAATTTTATTTCAAATGTAATTGCAAGAGTACCTAGAAACTCATTAGTACTTTTTCATCGAATAGAACATGGACAGCGACTTTATGAAAAGCTGCGACAAGAGAGTAACAAACGAGTATTTTATGTTGATGGTGGAACTGCTTCAGAAATTAGAGAGGAATACAAAAAGAAAATGGAGGCTGGTGATGAAATTGTAATTGTTGCAAGTTTTGGAACATTTTCTACAGGTATTTCAATTAAGAAAATTCACAACATATTTTTTACCGAATCATTCAAATCAGAGGTAATTATTAGACAATCAATTGGACGTGGACTTCGACAACATCACTCAAAAGACAAAGTATTAATTGTTGATTTCGTCGATGATATTAGAACAGTTGAATGGGATAATTATCTATACAAGCACGGAAAGGTGCGACAATCTATATATAAACAAGAGAAATTTGAATACACTGTAAAGAAAGTGGATTTTGATGGAGATATATAAACATAATAACGTAATAAAAAAACATATCAAATATGGCACAAGTTAACAAAATCTCTTCATTTAAGAGTTTTACTGAAGTTAAGAATCAGGAAAATACAATGAAACTAAGAGAAACAAACAATGCAAAAAGACAGGAAACTGTTGGTAAAATTGGAGCAATCCTTGATGAAATGGGTTTAACTTCTCTATCTGAGTTAGATGAAGAGAAAAAACAAGCCCTAATTAACAAAATGTTTGGAACAGTTTCAGAAGATGAGGCAGAAGATATTGAAGATGAGCTTAATAAATTAGGAGAACCTAAAAAACTAGAAGAGGGAAATGCATTTATTTTTGCAGCCAGTAAAGCTAAACAAGATGGAAAATCTGAGTTTGAATTTAATGGTAAAAAATATAAAGTAACCATTAAGAAAGACACTGGTCTTAGCGAAAGCGAAAAAAACGAAGGTAATGCGTTCGGAGCTGCTGTTAAAAAAGCAAAAGAAGATGACGAAGATGAATTCGAAGTTGATGGTGAAACTTACAAAGTCGAAGAGGCTAAAAGAACCAAATTCACAGGTAAAACTGCACATGACTTATATACTCAAACTAGTGGAAAACCTGTAGAAGTTTTTGTTGGAAATGACTGGTATTCAGTTGACCCTAAAGAATTAAAAGATGACAAAGGAGATTCTTTTACTGGATATACACAAGATGGTTCTGACTATGAATTATATCTTAAAGATATTAGTTTTATACAAGAATCTGTAGTTAATGAAGGTTCACACGGAATGGCTAAAAAGATACTTCAATCTATTGTTGATGGAGATTCTTCAAGAGCAGAAGGTATTAAATTATCAAAAGATTTAGCTGAACATTATTTAAACTGGATTAAAACATCCGTATTCGGTAAGAAAAATGAAAACTTACCATTGAATATGTTAATAAATGCAAGTTTTAACTGGGGAATTGAAAGACAATTAGACCCTAAATTGAAAAAAGAACTTGAAGATTTAAAAGCATCTCAAAAGAAAAATGAATCAGTAGAATCTATTGATGAAGCTCGTTCAATTGCTAAAATTCAATATGACTGGTCTAAGTTAACAACTTCAATGCAAGCTACCGCACAAAATTGGAAAGTTGCTGAAGGTTCTGCTAAAGAATCATTACTTGGAAAATTAAAAGAAATGACTGCTCAAAAGAAAGCCCTAGAAGCTGAACTTGATGCAACAATTGCTGATAAAGATAAAGACCTAGAATTGGTAGTTTCTGAATCAAAAGAGGCTGATGAGGCTTCAAATATACTAGACGATCTTTTAGATGAAAGAGATGGTGATATGGAAGAACTACATGGTATGTCGATGGAAGATGCATTAGATACTGTAGAAACTTACGGACATTCTGGTTCAAAAGCAAAAAAGATTGCGCAAGAACTTTATTCATTATGTAATGAATCTACCGTTTCTGAAGCATTCAACCGATTACCAAAAGATGTTATTGGTAACGAATTATACTTAGCATCTAAAAATTTAACCAACTTATTTAATAGTGCAAATGCTGGAAATGATATTGACCCTGGAGTAATTGATTCTATCATTAAACAATTAAACACTGTTAAAAAATCTGCTAAGAAATTTAACAATTATGATGAGGTTGCTGGAACTGTTTACGAAGGTAAAGCAAAAGACTTAAAGCCAAACCACAAATACACATCAGACTACGGTGAAGTTACATTCATTAAATTAAATCCTGATGGTAAAACTATGAAGTTGCATTCAAAAGAAACTGGAGAAATTAAAACTGACATTTCAAATGCATATAATATGGAATTGATCGAGTCAGTAGTTAATGAAGGTACTAAGCAATTTGACAAAGATGTACAGACCTTAATTAAAGATATTAAATCAGGTTATGGTTGGATCGATCCAGAATATGTAGGTGATACTTGGGAAAATTCAAGTAATGCTATCGACTATAGTCTGGTTAAAGGAGAAGTTCTTAAAAGATTATTTGATGCAGGTTTATTAGCGCATTCTGATGAAAATGATGAAGAAAAAGCAGGTAAAAAAGTTAAATTCAGCGAATTAGGAGCTTACGCAAATGAATCAGTAGTTAATGAAGCTGAAAAATTCAAATCAACTAAAGACTTTGAAGAATTCTGTGAGGAAATCGATGGTATGCCAGAACAAAGAATCAAAAGAATCATGGGTAAAGATTATATCGATACTCCAGGAGGTTACAGAGATGAGGCTGAAGATTACGACAATGATATTATCGAATACATGATTTCTAACATGGGTAAATCTGATTTTAATGAACTTAAAACATGGTGGGAAAACAATGTTGCTGAATCTACAGTAACTGAAAGTGGTTATCAACGTTCTGGTCCAAGTGCTGAAGCAACTCGTAAAGCTGAGCAATTAAAGAAATTAAAGAAATTAAGAGACCATAGAGAAGAAACGGACAGAATCAAAAAAGCCCAATTAAAAAGAGCTAAAGCCGCTGGATCTGCTAAAGAATCAGTAGTTACTGAAGGAAAAGATGATTATATGGCTAAATTTGGTAGTGCAAATATAAACTTAAAGAAAGGATATAAACACCACACTGAAGATGAATTAAATGATTTATATGATAAATTAGGAGATTTAGTTAAAACTCTTAACGTTAAGGATGTTACGTTAGTATTTGAATCTACGGTTAATGAAGCTGAAGTTAAATCTGATGACGAATTTAAAGAATATGCGATGGCTGTTTTGAAAAAAGCATTCGGAGAAGACTTTGATGAAGCTAAAGCTGGAGAAGTAGTTGATGGAATTCTTAAAAAATGTGATGGAGATTATGGAGCTGCGGTTGGAATGCTAACAAGTTCTCTTGGAGAATCAGTTGTTACTGAAGCATTTGATGCAAACTACTGGGAAGATTATCATGAAGATTCTACAAAAAGTAAAAATCCAGGTAATTTTCAACTACAGCAAGAAGTAGAAGGTTGCGTTGAAGATTGGAATGATAATAATGAAAACGGTAAAGAAAATGAGGTAACATCTGCTGGAGAAAAGAAAGTTTTAAAACTTGCAAAAGAATTTGTTAAAGCAAAAGGATGGATTTCATCTGATGTTATCGATGCAATGATAGCTCAAGAATCTTAAAAATAATTCAAATAAATAATACCTGATGTTTTACCATGTCAGGTATTTTTATTATATTTACACTATGAAACACATTAACTTATTTGAAGAGTTCTTAAATGAATCTGACTATACAGATGCAAGATCTGATTTGTCGGCTAAATCACACGACATATTCCTAAAAAGAAAAGAACTTAGAAATAAAGTAAATGATTTGAATCAAAAGGTAGATGACCCAAAATCTGCAATTCAAGCGCAAATAGCAACTCTTAAAATGTCACTTCTTGAACTTGATAATCAGAAAATAAAAATTAATTCTGCAATACTTGATTTAAACAATAAACTAAGCAATTTATAATATGAAACACATACAATTATTCGAACAATTTATTAACGAAGGAAAAAATGACTACGTAAAATACGTAAAAGACGCCTCTAAAAAAATATTTGCACGTGGCGGTAATGGTCAAAATGTACTTGATTACCTAACAGACCTTGGAAAATATATTGATAGTACTATTGACCCAAAGGCAGACAAATGGTATGGTCCACAAACACCATCATTATTCCAAGAACTGGTTAATAATATGGGCCTTGATGATATTGAACACAATAACGTTTCTGGTAAGAAAAGTAGTAAAAAACCCGAAGCATTTAGAGGTGCAAACGATTTAGTAGCACTTACTAATGATGCAATTAAACGTGCTAAATCTAATGGAGGAAATGACACCGGATGGGGAGATGCAGCATTAGAACTTGCTGGACACATTCAAGCTTATAAAGTAGGAGCAAACAATGCAGGTCCTGGTGAAGATGGATTTTATACCGCTGCAACCCTAAGTTCTTTTACAAGATTGATTGATGATATCGCAATGGAAAACATTAAAAGCAACAGAGTTGCAAAGTAATTAAAATATGAAAACAAGAATCCTTAATTTTAATCGATTCATAACTGAAAAGTATGAAGTTAAATTGAATGAACAGTTACTATTAGAAGGTGGAGCTGCTGGACACATGTCCCATCCATTCGATAATAATGACCTAACATTCGGAGACTTCAAGAATATGATTATTGGTGGACTTCAAGGTGAATTGAACTTTGAAGAGGAACCTACTGAAAAAACAGACGGTCAAAACGTATTTGCAACTATTCAAAATGGTGAAGTTAAATTTGCCAGAAATAAAACTGAGTTGCAAAATCCTATGAGCCTTAAGGATTTCCAAAATAAATTTGAGGGACATGCTAGCAAATTAGTACAAGATACTTTCCAATTTGCAGCCGCTGATTTAGCAACCCTGCTTATAAAGTTGCCGGCAAAAACACAAGAGGAAGTGTTCCAGAATGGCCTAAACTTCATGAACATGGAGTTGATATATTCTGCAAATCCTAATGTAATTCACTACGATGTTGATGTAATTCAATTCCATGGTATCAAGAAAACTGATGGTGCAGGAAATATAGTTGGAGATGACAATAGTGCGGCAAAAAGTGTTACTGGAGTACTTAAATCCCTAAACGCTGATATTGGAAAAACATTTACAATAATCCCTCCGCAGGTTATTAAACTACAAAAAGATATGAATTTTGAAGAGAATCAGTCTAAATTCCTAGGAAAACTTGATGCTCTTAAAAATCGTTATAAATTAACAGATGCTGATGCAGTTGCAAGATACCATGAAATGTGGTGGAGAGAGCAAATTGAAAATTTATTCGGAGAATATCCACAAAATATTAAAGAAGGATTATTACTTAGATGGGCATATGATGATAAGAAAACATTAAACATGCGCTCTTTAGACAAAGAATTAACAAAACAACAATCAGATGCTGTTAAGAAATTTGACAAAGAAGACTTTAAAGTAAAATTCAAAGAAAACATTAGACCATTTGAAGACCTTTTCTTAGAACTTGGAAGTGTTATCTTAAAGAATGCAAGTAACTTTGTTGCTGCTTCTCCTGAAAAAGAAATGCAAAGGCTACATAATGAAATCAGAACTGAAGCCGATAAAATTAAACTAAATGGAGACCTTACTCAAATCGAGAAAGTTGCAAAAGAACTTGATAGACTTGAAAGAATTGGAGGAATCCAATCTATTATACCGACTGAAGGTATTGTATTTTCATACAAAGGACACATGTACAAATTAACAGGAACATTCGCTGCGATTAATCAGTTGATGGGAATTATAAAATATGGAAGATAAAATGAAACACGTAAAACTATTCGAAAAATTTGTTGAAACTAGACAACTATATGAATCAACAATTAATAACTTTAAACCTGAAGTATTAAAGAAATCTAATTCATTAGACGAAACATTCTTTAAGAAATTAATGCCACTTACTGCAAAAACAACAGATACGGCAATGGAATGGATTTGGGATTTTGAAGGAGAAACTATGTTTGTTCACTATCAATATTTTGAAGTAAAACCACATGGAAATATCATCGATACTCCAAAATACAGAATTCACAATTCACAGTATTGGTTGAATGATTATCAATTAGCACTACAGTCTAAAAGAGGAGAAGAGGTTAATGTAACCCTATTGACATTTACTGATATAACTGACCCTAAGAAAGAAACAAAGTTAGGTTCTATTTGGGTAGATACTAAAGTTTATTTAGACGAACAACGAAGAGTATTTGAAGTATCAAAAAGTTCATCATAATTAATTAATAAAAACAAAGAGATGGCATTACAAAAATTAAGAGAGTATTTTAACGAAACCAATAGAGAAACCTTTATTGAGATGTTAAAAAATAGGGTGTTAGTAACTGAGAAAGTTTCTGCGCCTACATTTCTTGTTAAAAGAAATCTTGATGGATTTGAATATTTTAAATCTTCAAATTCAGACAAACTAAATTTAGTTGATAGAACAATTATATCTCTATATGAGATTGCAATCAACTACATGCAAAGTTTACCAAGTGCTACTAAAAATCAAATGCCAATTGATTGGAGATTTGGTTTTGAATACCTACCAGAAGTTAATGTATCTAAAATTAAATACATAAAAACTCCAAAAAATAATTTAATCTTAACGCATATCCAACAACTTGGAGAAGGTAATAAAGTTAAGAAAACTATTAATGACCCGGTAATCTTAAATAAATGGGCAAAAATTCTTGATGTTCAACAGCCAAGCATATTATTTGATGGCTATTTATCTCAATTACAAAGAGATGAGTTACTAGAATTGCTTGGAATGAGTGATAGAGAATTTAGTGAATCATTCGACTATTTACCAGAAACAAAGGACAAATTAAGTTTTACCAGTAAAATAGTTAAACTTTTTAATCCTAGTGCTTTTGAAACTGCCCTAAATTCTGATATTGATGAGGAATTCGATGGATTGGTTGTTAATTTTATCGATGAAAAATCTATAAAATCTTTTAAATTAGAAGATTTTACAAGAAAAAATCCAATTGATAACTCTTCAAGTCACATGTATCAAATTGCAGTCACCGACTTTTTAGAATTTATAACTCAATTTAAGATCGATGAAGTACAGCTTGAAGATGACCGAGCAGATTATCGATATCTTGAAATAATGTCAATTATATTTAATGAATATGTTGACAAGAACTCTTCAAAATATATTGGAGTTAATTTTGAAAGCGCTGAATTTTCATCAGCAGAATCTTTTAAATTAAACTCAAAGTATATTACCGATGAAAAAACCTTAAAATATGTTTCTAACGATATTCTAGCAGAACTTTTTAAAATGATTTTAGGTTCTTTTAGAAAGAAAAGAACTAAAACTTCAGATTTAATAGACCAAGATACTATGGAACGTTTAAACGAAATTATTGAAAAAATCAACGATAAAATATTTGTTGAAAACACTGATGAAAATGCAATCTATGACTACCAAAATTTTATGTTGCGTGATAAAATCAAATCTTCAGTTAATTTAAACGAGGCACTTAAACTTACTCATGTTGAACAAGGAAAACAACCAGTAAATATGTTTGTTGGAAGATTCCAGCCGTTTACATTAGGCCATGCAAAAGTTTTAGAAACTATACATAAAGAGAATGGATTTCCAGTAGTTGTATTCCTAGTTAAATCAAAAACCAAAAAGAAAGGTGATGAATTTAGCAGACCATACGATGAAAAGACCCAAATCGATATGTTCAATCATGTTAAAAAACAATATCCATTCTTAAAAGAAATATTTGTAGTTCCAACTGGAGGTATCGATATCATGTTTAATGAAATGAGACCTAAATATGAGCCAGTACTTTGGGGAACGGGAAGTGATAGAATGACAAGCTATGGTTATCAAGTTAATAATGATTCTTATAGAGACCAATTAAATTGTAGAGCTGATTTTGGACTTTTTGAAATTCCAAGAACTGACGATGATATTTCGGCTACTGCAGTTAGAAATGCTCTATTAGATGGTAATGAAAAACAATTTAACAATCTAACACCAAAGGCAGTTCATTCGATGTATAATGAACTTAAATCTAAAATTGAAGATGCAATGGGAGTTGTTACAGAATCAGTTACTAATGAAATCATGACATTCGAACAATTTATTAACAAAGATATATAAAACATAAATAAATATAAAAATCATATGAATTTTGATCAATTCTTAAACGAAAGCTCTAAACCGATGGGGTTATCTGTAGAAAAAACTAAAAAAGTTGCAGAACTTTATGCTAAAGCCCTTTCAAAGGCAGATGGTAGCAAATGCACCGTTAACACTAGAACATTAGAAGAGGATTCATTCGACATCGATTGTAATGGAGAAGAGTTCGATGGAGGTTCTTATACTATACATGCAAATGGTGATGTTGTAAACAATGCCGTACCTGGAAGTCCTGTTTATGGTAAATGGAATGATTCAGTAGATACTATTGTTAAAAATCTTAATAAATTATCAGAATCAGTTACAAATGAAGCTACTGTTAAAAAAGGAAGTATTGTAATTCCTTACGCTTCATCTGATGGAGAATTTGTAGTTGATAAAGTTTTTAAAAATAAAGATGGAGAAGTTTCTTATAGCGGTGAATTTAAGAAAACTGGTAAGAAAATGGAATACATTTTCCATAAAGATGATAAAATTATTAAAGAATCTTCTTTAGATGAGGCTAATTTAGTTTTAGGTTTATCAACTAACAATTACCCATCCGGAACTGCTTCAAAATACCGTATAGAATCTACAGTAATCAACTTAAGAAAAGTTGCTGATTTATCAAAAGACTCATGGAAAAAATATTCAAAAGCATTTAGCGATGACGAAATTGGGTTTGAATCTGCAAGCGATAGAAAAGAAGCATTAGCGGCTATTCAAAAATCATTTGACAATGGACAAAACGATATCAGAGAGTTTGGTTTAAATGAATCAGTAGTTAATGAAACTGGATTTAAAAAATCTGACATTAAAAAAACTATCGACTTTATTAATAAAGAAATTGGAATTGATCCAGGATATGCTCTAATCGGTGATGAAGATGATATTGAAGAATTTGACAAACTCTGGGATCGTGGAGAATATGAAGATGCATTTGATTTTTTAACAGTTGCAACCAACATGGAAATATCTACATTAGGCGATGTTAAAAATGCTATTAAAGAATCAGTAGTTAATGAAAGAAACATCACAATCAAAAGGCATTATACTGATAAAAATCCTGCAGTTACTGTAGGTAAAGCTGCTAAAGTTCGTAACAAAATGCTAGAAGCTATTAAAGATGGTAAACTTTCTCAAGAAGATTTTAATAATATTCTTAAAGAAATGACTACAGATTCTAAAAGATGGTTGAGAAGAAACGCTCAGTGTTTTAATGTATCTGAAGATGGAATTACCCTATCAAAAACAGGTTCAAGAATCCTTAAAAATGTTATGGTTTCTGAAGCTACTATGAATGAAGGATTAAACTATAAAAAATTAGCTAAACAATTTGTAGATGATGAATGGTTAGATGTTGACGATAATATAGAAGACCTTGATGCTGATGAGTATTTTGATGATAAATTAAATGCTTTTAATAGAGAAGAATTAGGAAATTCTAAAGAATTCGATAATAATAAAACCAATATGTCAATAGAGGTTAAAAAACTATTAAAAGGAAGATTAAAGCAAATATTTGAAGCTACTACTAAGGCACCTAAGATTTGGGTTCCTGGAGGATTTGAAAAAGAAATTGCAAAATACCCAAATAGCAAAATTACAAGAAAAATCGTATTAGATGCGGCACTTAAATGGGATGTAAATCCTGAAGACGCTATCAAGTACGTTGAATATGCTTGGGTTATTGACTTAGACGAAAACAAAAATAACAACGATATGAAAACAAAATTTATTTACGAATCTTTCGCAGAATTTGTTGAAAACAAATTAAATGAAGGTACATTAAACGAGGCATTTAAAAGTGCTAAATTATCTAACCTTTTCTCTGTAGGAAGTGCAGGTACTAAAGACCTTGCAGGAGCATTCTATAACTTCTCAAAATTGGCAATTGACCAAATCGAAGATTATGACATTATTGAAATGGACCCTCAAACTGCTCGTAAAGAAAAAAGAGCTAACGCAATTTACTTCTATATAGTAACTAACCAAAAAGAGAATCCATATATTGAAGCTGGTAGAATTCCAAGTAGATACAATAATGGAATTATCCAATCAAACACCCTATTAGCAATGACTAATGGACAAAATGAATGGTACTCTACCGGATATAATAGATACTCAAAAACTGAAACTATATCAAAAGCAAGTTCTAGAGAAGATGCAGCAGGATTTGACAAAAGAGACAGTAAAAGATACGATGGTTCTGGAATCACTTCACTTACTAAAGTAGCTGAATTAGCCGATACTGTTTATGTTATTGACTTAGATGTCCTTAAAGCAAGATATTCTACAACGTCATTAGTATCAAAAAGAGCCGATGATAAACGTGGAGCTACTGCTTTTAAAAGTGATAAAGACTTTAAAGCAGAAAACAAAGCCCGTTATAACCAAATATTAGCCCAAAAAGCTTCAGAAATGCCGATGGATTCAATTGTATTAGGAGCTATTGATACTCTTGCTACACAAATCAAAGATGCCCTAACTAAAGCTGAAAAAGGAAAATATGGAGAACTTATTATTGGACTAGACCCTAGAGGTAGAGAAATCAAAATGAGCGATGCTTCTAACTTAATGAAAAACATCCTAGATGAATATAACAGATATGTTGCATACGCTGTAGATATTGAAAAAGAGGCTGCATCTGGTTATAGCGGAAAATTCTATGAAGGTAGAATGAAAGAAAGTTCTAAAACAATCGTTGACTACGTTAAGAAAGTAGACGCTAAAAATTACGCTTGGTAAGATGAAACATATCAAATTATTTGAACAATTTGTAGGTGAAGCTAGGATGCAAACCTTTCCAGGATATAACAATGGTCTAGATTCTGATGAGTATCAAAAACAATTTATCAAAGCTATTTCACCTGTTAAAGGAATTTATTTTAATATGAGTTCAACTGATAGAATGTTTCTTAGGAGTGAACCAGATATGGCAGATATAGATTCAACTAAAGATATTCAAAAGGCATTAAAAGGATTTGATGATAACTTAGACCTGGATAATATTAAAAGTAATATTGGTAAACCTGGAGAAACTAGTCCCAATGACCAACAAAGAGGAATTGTATCATATCAAATTCCAAAGAAAGTTGATTGGTGGACACTTAAAAGAGCAGCAGGTAAAGAAAAACCAAGTACCGAAACAAAATTAACAGATGATATTATTTTTGGAATTTTAGATCGTATGGCTCAAGTTTCAACAACACAAGATCAATTAGCGGATGTTCAATGGACTTCTTTAGATGATTTGCTTAGAGCAGCTGAAGACCACATGAATGCTACTAATTACAAGAAATTCTATAAAGAAATTAAGACTAAATACCCTAAGGTAAAATAATATGAAAACTATAAAACTTTTCGAAGAATTTAAAGAAGCAACTAGTTGCCCTGTACCGACAAAGGACTTAAAGGTTAACACTAATAATAGAGACCGCGCAATTAAAGCAGACTTTATTGAATATGGACCTCTTAATGTTGATGAACCTGCAGGTTTTTGGGAGCATATAGCTGATCATTGGAATACTAGTGTTGAAGCTGCTAAAAAATCAACATGTGGAAATTGTGTTGCTTTCGACATATCACCAAGAATGTTAGACTGTATGCCTGGCGAGATTAGTGACGACGATGGTAAATTAGGATACTGTTGGATGCATCATTTTAAATGCCATTCAGCTCGAACATGTTACACATGGGCAAAAGGTGGACCTATTACTGAAGACAAAGTATCTTACAATTGGCAAGAGAAAAACCAAGACGCTGCAATGAATAAAAATCCTATAAAATAATGAAACACATAAAATTATTTGAAGATTTCTTAAATGAAAAAGCATACAGAATGACTGGACCTTATACCTCTAAAGGTATTATTGGTAAAGTTATGCAGGCTTTTAAAAAAGAAATTGAAACTGCCACTTTTGAAGGAGATGCAGCAGATACTTTAGAAGAGGTTAATGGTGCATGGTGGGATTTTACCAAAACTGCCGAAAAAATCATCCTAGATGAAATTAAAAAGGTTGTAAAAGATATGGACCAAGTTGTATATGTACACGTCAAAGGACTAAATCTTTCATGGGAACCAGATACTATTAATAGATTGAATAGAGATGGTGCTCCTTTACATATTAGAATTCCCGGAGACTTTGTAATTAATATTGGTTTTATGGATGATGTTGATGGTTCTAAATTTAAGAACAAATTAGGAGGTATGTTAAATACTGCAATTGCAGGTGGAGAAGACATTTACGGTGGATATGATGCCGAAATTGGAGAAAATAACGTTGAAATCAGAGGTTCTGAAATCATACAAATAGACCAAAAGTAATATGCCAAGTACGAGTAAAGCACAACAACAATTAATGGGAATGGCATACGCTCTTAAAAAAGGAGATATGGACCCTAAAGATGCAAGCCAAGAGGTTAAAGACCTTGCAGATTCTATGACACTTCAACAATTGAAAGATTTTGCAAGTACAAAACACGAAGGACTTCCTGAATATGTTAAAGAAGCTGAAGACCATGAAGTTGGAATGGCAATGAGTCAACTTAATGCAATTTCAAAAGCAGTTGGTGAATTACTTCAGAAAATTGGAAGAGAAGAAAAGGACTTACCAGGATGGTTGCAAGACCATATTTCACAGTCTTATAATTATATTAAACAGGCAAACGACGGTTATCATGAATTAGATGAGATGGTTTCTCCTGAAAGTATTGGAGGAATGGGAGCAACTGCTCTACCTTCACAAACTGAAGTCGGTTCTGGAGACATTCCAAATTTTGGGAAAGATGACAAAGAGGATGAGGAAGAGGAAAAAAAGAGACGTAAAGAGTTCTTAAAGAAGTTTAAATCCTTTGAACAATTTATTAATGAATCTGTGCAAAAAATCGTAGATTATAGTAATTCTAAAAGTAAAATTTTAGTTGGTTTAAAAACTGATCTTTTGCGAAATATGAAAGAAAGATACGAATATAAAGAAGATGGAGATACCATTTATTTCTTTGATAAAAATGGAAATCATTTTGGTACTCTTTTTGATTTAGGTAGTAGATACCAAGAACTTCGTCATAATGGAAAATTAGATGATTATGGTTATTTAAAGTAACAAATAATAAAATTGAAACAATATTTAAAACCTCAGTATAACTACTGAGGTTTTTTTAATTTAACAATGATGCAATATTTTTTTAAACCAGACAATTATGTTAGATGGTCAGAACTGGCCACTGAAAAGATAAATGTGACTATCGAATCATGTGATACTCTGAGGCAACTAGAATCAGCCAAACAGATGATCGACACATTCATAATGATTACTGCTCTCGAAGACAATATTCAAACAGAGGAGCTAGAATGGATTGTAAATCTCTATTGGCTAAGAATAATTTTAAAAAAACAAATTATTTTGAAACAAATTAAAAATCCTAAGTATAAATTAAGAACTTAAAAATAAACAAAATGGAATTCTTAGACGCATTAAGACAAGAAGATATAGTAACTGAAAATGGAATGGCGACAAACTCGAGTTCATTGAATGCTTGCGTTGACCTTTTCTTTAACATTGGAGCTATGAGAGGACAAGACAAGCAACGTTTGATTGCAACTTTCTCTAAAGCATTTAATGAAGATCCGAAGCGTGCTATGAAACTACTTTTCTGGGCCAGAGATGTTCGAGGTGGAGCTGGAGAACGTCAAGTTTTCAAGGACATTTTAGTTTATTTAGCAGAAAACCACGACTTAGTACTTAAACCAAACTTACACTTAATCTCAGAGTATGGTCGTTGGGATGACTTATTAGCCCTATCAGGAACATATCTTGAAAAAGATGCATTCACCCTAATCTCTGATGCATTAATCAACGAAAACGGTTTATGTGCTAAATGGATGCCACGTAAAGGTCCAATAGCTGAAAAGTTACGTAAATTTACTGGAATGTCCCCAAAACAATACAGAAAATCTCTTGTAGGTTTAACTAATGTAGTTGAAACTAAAATGTGTGCTAAAGACTGGAATTCTATTGATTTTGGTAAATTACCTTCAGTTGCTTCGGCTAGATACCAAAAAGCCTTTGGTAAAAATGCATACGAAAGTTATTCAGCGTACATTGCTTCTCTTGTAAAAGGTGAGGCTAAAATTAATGCAGGTGCAGTTTATCCTTATGACGTTATTACATCATTAGAACGTGGAAATGCAACCGTAGCAAACGAACAATGGAAAGCCTTACCAAACTATTTGGAAGGTGCAAACGATATGATTTTACCAGTAGTAGATGTTTCAGGTTCTATGTCAACTCCAGCTGGTGGAAGTAAAACTGTAACTTGTATGAATGTTGCAATCTCTTTAGGTCTTTATATTTCTGAAAGAAATGAAGGTCTTTTCAAAGATGCATTTATCACATTCTCAAGTAAACCACAGTTACAAGTATTAAGTGGCTCACTGAATGATCGCTACACACAGATGTCAGACTCTGATTGGGGAATGTCAACAGATCTTGAGGCTACATTCAAACTGATCCTAGATCAGGCCACTAAGCACAAATTGTCTCAAGACAAAATGCCAAACAAAATCTTAATCCTATCGGATATGGAATTTAATTCGGCAACAGGAAAAGGTTACGGTAGAGAAAGCCACTGGAATCCAACTGCTCAGAAGATGATTGAAACCCTTTATGCCGATGCAGGTTACAGGGTACCTCAAATTGTTTACTGGAATATTCAATCCCGAAACGGAGGAGTACCAGTTGCATTTGATGCTAAAGGAACTGCATTAGTTTCTGGATTCTCTCCAGCAATTATGACAAGTTTACTTGGTGGAGATATCGAATCTCCACAACAAATAATGGATAAAACAATTTTGAGTGAGAGATACGCTCCAATTGTATAAGAATATATAAAAGAAATATATCTCAAAGATGAAACACATTAAACTATTCGAAGATTTTGTAAATGAATCGGACCATAATGTATATGAGCCTATAGAAAATGCTCAAAGTCCAAAAGCTTATAAAAGTCGCAGTGGTACTTACATTATTAACATTGATAGTAAATCAGTAAATGGTCCTATCAATAAAATGATTAAAAAGCCAAATGTAGTAGAAGGCGATGGATATAACATACTAGCAGATAATGGAGGTAGTGTTGTTTTCTTTGAAGTAAATTCAGTAGCAGAAGAAGTTGCTAAAGAATTAGGTGGTGAAGTACTATCTAAAGTTACTTTAGCTAATGGTAACACTGAATCTGCGTCATCTAGAGGAGGTTTATTCGTAATAATTAAATAAAAATAATTGGTTCCTTACAGCAAACGATACAAGCAATTATAAACTACGCAAACATTGGAACCAGGTGGATCGGTACAGCAAAAAGTACAAACACAGCTATGATAGCCAGATGTATTACAGAGATAGTATCAAGTATAACAGGCAAATGGAAGTTTAACCAGGATAAAAAATGGATCGCAAGTCACACCACCCCAATAGGTAACCGGTAGGATGGGTCGAAGTTTAGTAGACGCTCGCGAAAGTAAATGCCGAAGACTATAAAATGGGTTATTCCGCCGGGAAGAAAATCACGAAAAACGATCCCGTAATAATTTAATCCTGACAAAATTGTTAATAACTTTTTTAGTCAGGATTTTTTTATGTCGATTTTTTGTATTATATTTACATATCTAATTTAAACAAACATATTATGACTTCAATTTCAACGCAAGAACGTTACAATCAAATTATGAATAACCAAACATACTTGACCCAAGAAGAGTATGATTTTTGTTTTAATATTAACCCATCAGAAGTTCGCACATCGACTTCATATATTGGAGATTATTCAAAATATGGAGCTTACTTAAACTGTAATGTTTATAGTGAGCATGACCATGAAAAACGTCAGTTTGAAATGGAAACTGGTCGTTAATAAGTGCATAAAAAACAAAACCAATATATAACATATAATAACTAAACACAATTTATGAATATTTTAGATGAAGCAAGCGGAATTGTAAACAACCGCTCAGAAGAAGCAGACAGAAATTATGGTCCTTTCTCAGAAGGTATGGATCGAGCTGCAATGATTTTTAAAGGTATGACCGGACTTGAAGTTACTGGTGAACACATGTTTAAAGCGCTAGTTGCACTTAAATTCTCGAGAGAATCATACAATCACAAGCGTGATAATTTATTAGATGCAGTTGCATATATCCAAGGATTAGACAATTACATTGAAGAAAATAGAAACGATATAGATGACGCTTTCAATGGTTAATATTTACGAAGTTTTAGAATCATTAAAGGGAAAGAAGATTGCAATTGATGATGTTGTAACAACTTATAGCTCAAAGAAGGCCTCTCATAAAAGTGCATGGGCCTTCTTATTAGCTAATCAATTGAGGTCTCTAGGATTAGAAGTTGAAGTACTTACAAAGTCAGAAGATATTCACCAATATGATATCTGGCTAGTAGCGCTTCCAATGGAATTCCAAGGTTCTTATAATCTATTTGGTGGAGCTACTGATGAACCAGCAGAGAGAATTAAAAGATTCTTAGATTTTAGTGGAACTATATATTGTTTGAATCGAGAAATGCCAAATGTTGGCCAATTTGCCGAAAGTCGAATGAAATCATGTTCTCCTTTATGGGCATCTCTTAATACAGCAGAGCTTACCAAAAGAAGTTTAGAAACCCAAACAATTGAATTAAAATTAGATTCAAAAACATTTGTATTGGGAGATTCTCATTCAGTTTCAGTGTACCATCCTGGTGCAAATATTAGTCGAAATGATGGTAAAACACTATTTGGAGTCTTGAAAGAAGGAATGGCCTCATATATTCCTGAAGGAACCGAGCACCTAATTACATACTTTGGAAACATTGATGTTCGACATCACCTATGTCGACAAGAAAAACCTATTGATGCAGTTAAAAGTCTAGTAACAAATTACTTTGAACACCTTAAATCTTTAGGAATCCAAAAGAATACCATTGTAAAATTATTGCCAATCGAATTCGAAGGTCGTAGAATCCCAAAAACTGGGTACTACAAAAATACTCCATTTATCGGAACTCAACGAGAACGGACTCAATTGATGGAGATATTTAACGAAGAGGTTGACAAACTCTCGGCTATATATAATATGAACGTAATCGAATGGCCAATTCACTGGTATTCAGCAGAACCTCAATATTTTGCCGATACTTACATGGAAAAGCCAGGTTCTGTTCACCTATCTAGAGAGTTTTACCAATATGATTTCGAGACGTCCGAAAAAAATGTTGTCCTAAAGAAGACTATCAATACTCTTTTTTGAAACTTTTTAAATAAAACAAGTATAAAAATTATAAATTAAATTTTAAGAACAATGAAGAAAATTAAAGTAGGAATTATTGGAGCCGGAAATTGCGCTAAATCATTAGTTGAAGGTGTACAATATTACACAGAAAATCCAAATGATATTACCGGAATGATGAAGTCCGATATTGGAGGTTACAAGGCAGAAAATATTGAATTTGAATGTGCCTTTGAAATTGATGAACGTAAAGTTAATCAAACATTAGGATATGCCCTTAAACAAAGACCAAACTGTGCGTATGACATCGTTGATGTTATTACTTCTACAGCACCAGTTTATGAATCACCTGTTATTGATGGTTACGCAGCTCTTATGGACAACTATCCAGAGCAAAATCGTTTCTTAGTTGACGAAAAACTAAGAAATTCTACAGACATGAACCGTACTGATTGGACTCCAAAAAAATCACGTGAGTGGAAAGATTCAATTATTGCTAAATTAAAAGACCACGGTGTTGAAGTACTTATTAACTACTTACCAGTAGGTTCACAAAAAACAACTGAATTCTGGGCTGAAATTTGTCTTGAAACAGGAATCTCTTTAGTAAACTGTATTCCAGTTTTTATCGCATCTGACCCAGCTTGGGAGCAAAGATTTATCGATGCAGGTATTCCAATTATCGGAGATGATATGCGTTCTCAATTTGGAGCAAGTATTCTTTCTCAAATGTTACAAGAACTTGCCTTTGAAAGAGGACATCATGTAAAAGCGCACATCCAAAGAAACGTTGGAGGTAACACAGATTTCTTAAACATGGAAGACAAATCTCGTCTAGCATCTAAAAAGATTTCTAAAGAAAACGTTATTCGTGCTCAAAACGAAATTAGAGGAATCTCAACTGAAGATTCATTCTTACATGCAGGTCCTTCTGAATATATCGCATTCTATGGTGATAATAAAGTTGCTAACTTCCGTTTAGAACTTACAGGATTCGGTGGAGCACCAGTTCTTTTTGATGCTCAATTAAGTGTACAAGACTCTCCAAACTCTGCAGGAGTTGTAATCGACGCAGTTCGTTACTTAAGAGTTGCAAGAGAATTAGGAGTTGTAGGAGCCTTAAGAGGTCCTTCAGCGTTTACACAAAAAACTCCACCAGACCAGATGATGTTCTCTGACGCTGTTTATGAGTGTACTGAATTGGCTGCAAGACGCCTAACAGATTCTACAAGAAACCAGTTAGTTGCTAAAACAAAAAACTAACAATCCAATTAATCCAAAAGGGAGAGAATAACTCTCCCTTTTTTTATCAAAACTTTTAGCATGTTAAATATATTTAAAACTAAAAAATCAGTCGATATCTACGGATACGATTTTGATGGAGTAATCTCAATTGGAATAACTCCAAGAGCAACCACAGATTTTGTTATTACCGGAAGATGTGTCGATGAACAGGACGAGGTTCTCGCAATCCTTAAAGAGAGAGGAATTAAATGCAAAGTGTATTTTAATCCAATGACTCTAGAGGAACGTGGAAATCATACAGTTGCGGCAAGAAGACATTCTGGGCATCACAAAGCCCATACTATTAACCGTTTAAAGGGTGAAGGTGTTATTGTTTCACGTTTTTTTGAAGATGACCCAATACAATATCAAATCCTTCAGGAAAATTGTCCTGATGTAGAATTGGTTAATATTGTATCAAAATTAGTACAAAAATAAGATGAGTAGGGTTAAACTTCCAGAGTTTCCAATTTCAAAATTAGAAAGGACTCGACTTAAAAAGAAGTATGTTAAAATACTAGGTGCATCAGAAGGTGTTGACGATACTATGATTGGTGAAAGCATTTCTAATTACTTAGTTCCTGAAATTGATTATAATGGAACAGTTTGTTTAGACCTTGGAGCCAATATTGGTGCTTTTACTCAAATTGCAATAGATTCCGGAGCAAGCAAAGTTTGTACTGTAGAATGTGATGCCCGAAACTTTGAAAAATTACAATCAACATTTAAAAATGATGATTATGTGGATTTAATATATGCTGCAGTTTCTGGACTTCCTGATAAAACACTAAAGATATTCAAATCGTCAAGTCAAAATGCGCATTGCTCAACTTCAATTGAGAACAAGGTAAAGTTTAATGAATATGATTCAGTTGAAAATATCCATCTAAAAAAATTACTAAAGAAATACAATCCGGATATAATTAAAATGGATATTGAATCTGCTGAATATACGCTAATCGATACCTTAATAGATTATCAACCTAAATATTTATTTATTGAATTACACGCTGGAAAACACAGAGCTGAAATGTACCAAGTAATGGAAAGGCTACAGTCAATTTATTCACATTCTAGAATAGTTCCATTGATTATATTTACCGATAATTTAATAGCGCACGATTGCTTCTTTAAAAAATAAACTTAAAATGACTTCAAACAAAAAACTGCTTGAGATGGATTCTCAAGCCCTATTGGATTTAATTCCTGTAGAAAAAAGACAACTTATTCGAGATTTTGTTCATGAAATGAATCGAAGAGAATATGAGGTTCGTTTTGCAAAAACATGTACTTTTGATACCTTTCGGCACCGTGAAGGAACTGGAAAAGAAAACACGTTTGGACATGGATTTATAGTAGATGGACGTTCAGTTCCATACTTCCATCCAAATCGTTCTTTTCACGATGAGATTATTTGGTTAAATGAAAATGTGTTCTACAATCCAGACTGTACATTTGAAGACCGTCTTATTAATGCAGCGATTGTAAAATTCTATGGACCGTCAAATACAATTAGTCTATTAACGCACGACACTGGATTTCCATTTGTCAAATATGACCGATTAGTTAATGATGAGAAGTATGTTCTACAGTGTATGGTTAACATGGAAAATGCAAAAAGACGTGGAGAAAAGATTTATGGCACTACTGAATTACGAACAAGTCTTCAGACTGAATCAAGAAACTATGCCCGAGTACTTAAAACTCCTTATGATGTATTAATAAATGCCGAACCAGATCCAATCAGACAGAGTCGAACAAGCGATATGTTTTTTTGGTTTACTCTACTAGGTCCACGTTTTGCAGAATTCTATGCTAAGAAACCGACGATGGAAGAGTCTTTTGAATTTTTAACTTCTCATCGAGGAATTGGAAACTATTATGGTTACCATTTTAGTACCAACCTTGCCAGAATGCCTGAAATCGGTACTCCTGATCTATTGCGACCAAATAGTTTATCTGGAAATCTTAACGAAGATGATGATTTTGTTGCACCCGGAGTTGGTGCGATGATTACAATCAACTGGTTCTATGAAGACTTAGGTTTTTCAATTTCATCTGACGTTGGAGCTAAAGTCATCAGACAAATCCGGGACACTCAACATGAATTCTTTGATTTTACAGGAGAGAATTTTGACTACTTACAAACAATCACAGAGACTGGAAGGTTTACTACATTTGGTACTGAAATTAGTTGTTGTCAGTTTGGTGTATTTTTACGATTGAGAGATAGTAAAAAGATGGCCTTAAACCGTGCAAATGCTCCAATTTCAAAAGAACAAATTGGTGAATCTTGTGAGATTGAAGCTCCATCATTTAAAAGTTCATGTTTATTTTAAACAAGTTCAAAATTACCTATAAAACTATTATATAAAAAACTTATGGCAAATATAGACAATCAATGTAAAGACCTGGAAGTTAATGACTTCTACAATGAATCAACTACACATTTAGCTGACATCATGGAAAATCAAAAGAAAATGCAAGAGCAAACCTATGGTTTTAATTTCGAAGATATGACACTTAGAGAGATTATGAACTTTTGGCATGTTAACACACACGCTGTTATTGATGAAATTCATGAAATGACCGATGCTCTTGGTGGTATTAAAGATGGTAGTGGAAATGCAGTTTGGAAATACTGGAAAAAAGACTTTTCAAAGTATGAAACCCTGAAAATCAGTGACCTATCGGAAGATGATAAAAAAGAATTGTATATGGAATGGGTCGACATAATCCACTTTGTATTTAACTATGCAGCATCGATTGGATTGGATGCCAAAACAGCCTATAATTACTACTTCGCAAAAGCAGAAGCAAACGTTCAACGTCAGAAAAATAACTATTAATGATACTTGACATCGAGCAGCGTGAAAAAGATGTTATCATTTCATACTATAATGACAAGGGAGAAGTAGCATTTAAACAATACCCAGTGGATAAATTCCAAAATTGGTATGTTTGTGATGAAAAAGACAGAGCGGCCAGTCCAGACTATAAAAACTGGGATGGCCGTCCTGTTAAATTAGGATATGGAAAACAATTTAATAAGTTTTCAATTCTTTATTTTTTAGATAATCTTTCAGAGAAGGACAAAAAAGACCTAACAGCATATAATATGCCAAAGACTTATTTTGTCGATATTGAAACTGAAATTGTTGATGGCTTTCCAAAAGCCGAAGAGGCCAAAAGTAGAATTCTTTCATTCTCAATAATTACTCCAGACCGTAAAGCAATCGTGCTTGGACTGGAAGATATGGCTTCAGATAAAATCCAAAAGATTCAAGACGATACTAATGAGTACTTCAAAGATTTTGACCAGGACTGGGAATTTAAGTACCATAAGTTCAAGTCTGAGTACGATATGGTTTACACATTCTTAATGAAATTCTTACCAAAGTTTCCTATGATGACTGGGTGGAATTTTATCAACTATGACTGGCAGTATATCGTTAATCGATGTAAAAGACTTCAAATCGATATTAAAGAAGTTGGTATGACCCATTCAATCGATCATACAGATGGTCGTCCTCTTCATATCGGAATTCTTGACTATATGCAATTGTATGACAAATATGACCGAACTGTAAAAGTTAAAGAATCCAATTCATTAGATTATGTTTCAAGTCAAGTCTTGAACGTTAACAAAATCAAGTTCACTGGATCACTACAGGACTTATACCGGGATAACTTTGTCAAGTACATATATTACAATGTTGTCGATTCAGTGCTTGTATATTACATTGACCAGAAGTTGAAGTCGATGGAGGTACTACTAACACTGGCAAATATTACAAATATGCCGTTATACAAAGCAAGTTCTCCAGTGGCAGTTACTGAAGCAATTATGGCAAGAAAACTTGCTGAGCAAGGAATGCGAATTGGAAGTGAAGAGAAATCTGATAGCCAAAAAGATGGCCAATATGCTGGAGCATTTGTAAAAGAACCAATCTTAGGATTCTATGAAGGTGTAAGTGCATTCGATTTTGCTTCACTATATCCTTCGATAATGAGACAATTTAATATATCTCCCGATGCATATATTGAAAAGATTTATAAAAGTGAAATTGAAGAGCGCAGAAAAAATAAAGAGGTTATCGTTTGTGATAATGGCGTAGTTTATAAGACCGAAGATTCTATTCTCAGAAAGATATTAAGTGACCTATATGCACAACGTAAAGATTATAAAAAAACTTCTTATGAATATTACACAAAAGCTGACCGGTTGAAAAAACTGCTCCAATAAAACTTATATATAAACTTCTAAAATAAATTATCACCAATGAGCAATATCTTTCAAAAACGCGTAAATATTTTACCTTACGAATACCCTTCACTATTAGCATACAAAGACGCAATCCGTCACTCATATTGGATTCACACCGAATTTAATTTTACAACAGATATCGATGATTTTATGACTAAAGTCACTGATCCAGAGCGTGAAGTAATTAAAAGATCGATGCTAGCAATTGCACAAATTGAAGTTAATGTTAAAACTTTTTGGGCAGATCTTTACAAAAGAATGCCAATCACTGAAATTGGAGATGTTGGTATGACATTTGCCGAAAGTGAAGTGCGACACAAAGATGCTTACGCACAATTATTAAGAATCCTAGGATTAGAAGATGAATTCCAACATGTAGTAGAGATTCCAGCAATTAAAGATAGAATTGCATACTTGACAAAGTATTTGGATGGTACAAGAAGTAAGGACAATAAAATGTATACGAAATCCGTATTGCTATTTTCATTGTTTATAGAACATGTTAGTCTATTTAGCCAATTCTTTATTATGATGTCCTTTAACAAAGAAAAAAATCTATTTAAAGGTATTTCAAATGTAGTTGAAGCGACAAGTAAAGAGGAGGAAATCCACGGAAACTTCGGATCTGAATTAATTAACATTATTAGAAGAGAAAATCCAGAATGGTTTGATGAGGAATTTGAACAACTTATAGATTCTGCATGTAAGAAAGCATACCTAGCAGAGGTTAAAATTCTTGATTGGATCTTTGAAAATGGTGAACTTGATTTCTTACCAAAAGAAACTATCAAACAATTTATTCAAAATCGTTTTAATAATTCCCTACAACGAATTGGAATGAAACCAGTATTTGAAGTTGATTTTACAGAAATTGAAAAATCTCTATGGTTTGATGTTGAGATTCTTTCAACAAAAGAAGGTGATTTCTTCTACAAAAAATCAATTGACTACAACAAAAAGTCTAAGGCAATTACCGAAGACGACTTATTTTAAAATTAAAAACAAATTAAACTAAATGGATTACGAGAAGAATTACTGGCTTAACGAAGACAGTAGAACATTTTTATCTAGAGGTTATATTACTGAATCTCCAGAGCAGCGAATTAAAGATGTAGCAAATACCGCAGAAAAAGACTTAAAAATTGAAGGATTTGCAAAAAAGTTTGAGGACTATATGACTAGAGGATTCTATAGTTTATCAACTCCAGTTTGGATTAATTATGGAAAAGACAAAGGACTTCCGGTTAGTTGTTATGGAAGTAATGTAGATGATACTTTAGATAGTATCTTAAATGGAAGTAGAGAAGTTGGAATGATGTCAAAATACGGAGGAGGAACTTCTGCATTTTTAGGAAACATCCGGGCAAGAGGTACTAAGATTTCGACAGGAGGAACTGCCGATGGTCCAGTACACTATGCCAGATTATATGATACAACAGTTGATGTTTGTAAACAATCAGAAGCCCGAAGAGGAGCATGCGCGGTTTGGTTACCAGTTGAACATAATGACATTTTAGAATTCTTAGATATTGGAACTGAAGGGAATCCAATTCAAAACCTACAATATGGAGTTACTGTTACTGATGCTTGGATCGCTGATATGAAATCAGGAGATGCTGAAAAACGTAAAATTTGGGCTAAGGTAATTCAAAGACGTAATGAGTTTGGTTTTCCATATATTATGTTTAAAGATAACTCAAACAATAATTCGCCATACAAAGAATTAGGACTTGATATTACTGCAAGTAACCTTTGTAGTGAAATTCAATTACCAACAGATTCATTCAATTCATTTGTTTGTTGTTTAGGTTCTATTAACCTATTACACTGGGACGAAATTAAAGAAACTGATGCTATCGAAGTTTATACAATGTTCTTAAACGCAGTTATGAATGAGTTCATAAATAAATCTTATAATATGCCTGGAATGAAAAGAGCATGGAGATTTGCAAATGACCACAGAGCCTTAGGACTTGGAGTCCTTGGTTATCATTCATTGTTTCAATCTAAATTAATCAGTTTTGATTCACTTCAAGCAAAACAATTGAATCATGAAATCTTTTCAACACTAAAAGAAAAGAGTGAAGCGGCTTCTAGATTATTGCATGATGAGAAAGGTTACAAATCAATCCGACCAGGATACGCTAACACTACTCTAGTTGCGATTGCTCCAACCAAAAGTAGTTCATTTATTTTAGGACAAGTAAGTATGGGAATTGAACCAATCAAATCTAATTATTTTATTAAAGATTTGGCCAAGTCAAAAACAATTTACAAAAATCCTTTCTTAATTCAAGAGCTGGACAAATATGGTTTAAATACACCAGAAGTTTGGGAAGGAATCTTAAAGAGAGACGGAAGTGTACAACATTTAGACTTTCCAACCAAAGAAGTTTTTAAATCTTTCGTTGAAATCAGTCCAAAAGAAATTGTACTGCAAGCGGCTCAAAGACAACATTTTATTGACCAATCACAGTCACTAAATTTGATGATTCATCCTTCAGTACCCGCTAAAGATATTAATACATTGTATCTTTATGCTCACGAGGAAGGGGTTAAAACATTATACTACCAATTTAGCCAAAGTTCAGCGCAATCATTTGCAAGAGATATTCTTGAATGCGATAGCTGTTCGGCATAATGAACCGGCAATCTGAAACATGATTGCATTTTAGGACCGGGACTAGTTCACGGAGGTGTTAAGCAGGGAATTCGCTACTCCCTGCTTTTTTATTTTAAAATTTAACATAAAAAGTTTTCCGGTTTAAAAATTAATGTTTATATTTGTATATCAAAATCAGATATATAATTAATAAAAATAAAAAACGATAATGAAACACATTAAATTATTTGAACAATTTATCAACGAAGCCGTAAAATTTCTTGATTATCAATTTAACTCACATAAAAATCACAATCCATCTTGTGATATTTTAGAAGGACATTTAGATTCAGATACTTATATTACTTATGGTATCTACGTTAAAGACGATGGTTCTAGAAAGGTTGGAGATGAATTTATGGAATACTACACAGGTGAAAACTATAAAGTAGGTTCATCTAAAAAATCTAATTCTAGAGTTTATGGACCTGATAAAATTCCAGCAAAGTATAAAGCTGCATGGGAAGAGTTAAAGTCTAAATATGAAAATGAGTACAAATAATATGAAACACATTAAATTATTTGAAGATTTCGTTAATGAAATCGCTGGATTATATACAGCATCAGACGTAATAGGAAATCCTGTTACGATTGGTAATATAGAAGTTGCAGAACGCGACTTAACTGAACTTAATGGCGCAGACCTTAAATTGGTTAATGCAAATCGTTTAGCCAAAAAAATGGGCAAAGGTTGGAGAGTACCGACTAAAGATGAATTGGAAACAATGTACCAAAATGTTACCCTACTACCTAACCTTAGAATGAACGCGTTTTACATGTCTTCTGAAACATTTGGTAAAAATGCAGTTTGGGTTCAAAACTTTGGTACAGGAAAACAAGAATACTTTACTGGAGCAGGGCAAGCCTATTCAGTTCGTCTAGTAAAAACATTATAAAATATCATTTCATGAAGTGAACTCTGATCCGAATTGCTTACCTTTCTTTATTGGTATAATTGGTCTATTTTTTTTAATTGTTGTCTTTGACGAATTAAGAAAATCTAAATAAGAACCCCTCCTCAGGATAGAATCAGAGGACCGACTCAAACGAGTTTAACCTGTCAGTAATGACAGGTTTTTTTATGTGAAACAAAACCCAATTTTTGTCTATAATATTAAAATAATTTAAACACTAAATATGAAAATTAAAATTGACAAAGTAGACCAAAACAATTTCATCGGTTTTGTGAATAGACTTAAGGTTATCGATACCTTTATCTACTTTAAAATCAAGGATGAAGTGGTACAGGCATCCGCCTATCTTCCACAAAGAGATGCTGTAAAACATCACAGAATTCCAGTGTCGCAAGTATTCCAATTGGAAGACGGTGCTATTAACACATCAAAAGAATTAAAAATTGCTTTCTTTGATGCTGGTCGTTTAACTGACGCATTTAAACAATTTGAATTTGGAAACATCCAAGCTGAAATTGAATTCGTAGAAAATGACGAGGATTTCGTAGCAACTGAATTCCGTATTTTCAACAATGAATTGGAAATTAAACTTGCATGTTCTGAGCCTTCATTAGGTTATAAAGACCTTACAGATGCTCAAATTGCAGGAATCTTTAATATTGACGCAGCAAACTATGTATTTGACATGGATTATACTGCAACTTCAAAAGTTCGTTCTCTTTTCGGATTGGACAAAGAAGAGACTTTCACTATCTCAACTAATGCAGAAGGTGTTAGAATGAAAGGTAAAACTTACAACTACCTTGTAACTGATTCATTCCAAGGAAATAATCCTGGCAATGTAACTCTTTTCAAAAAATATTTAAACCTTTTAGACAAAGAAGATTATTCAGCAAATGTTATGGATAACAGGGTAGTATTACGCTCAAAAGATTCAGAAACATTACTAACTATCGCTACTTGCCAAACAGCTGAATAATTTATGACAATCGAAGAATTAATACTAAAACCAGAAAGTGATTTATCACAAGATGAAATTAAAACATTGGTTGAGCATTATTCTATGTTGTCAGCAAAGTTTGGAGCCTATGAACAAGCAGTAAAAGTAATGCTTAACTCGATCTATGGCGCCTTCGGTAACAAATGGTTTCACTTTTTTAATATAGACATCGCAGAATCTATTACCTTACAGGGACAGTCTGCGATTCTATATTCTGAGAAGATACTAAATAAGTATTTTCAAGAGTTTTGGACTAAAGATAAAGTAGTTCATGAGTTTTTTAATATTCAAGTTAAAAACAAGTTGGTGAGACCTTCTGTTGTTTATATTGATACCGATTCTTGTTACGTACAATTTGAAGAGATGTATGAATCTATTGAATGGCTCGGAGACAAGGTATCGATTGACCAATTTATTATGAAATTGTATAACTTCAGACTTAAAGAATATATCTTTAAGTGTATGGAGAAATATGCGGAAGCAACTAATACAGAAAACTTCCTTCAGTTTGAATTAGAAACGATTGCATACTCTGGAATTTGGTTAGCTAAGAAAAAATACTTGCAAAATATTGCTTGGGAAGATAAAATTGGAATCGAAGAACGTTACCCTTCGCTTAAGAAAGTTAAAACCATCGGATTTGATACAATTCAAAGTTCAACTCCAGCTCTTGCAAGAAAGCAGTTGACTGAGATTCTTAAACTGATTCTTTCAGAAAAACCTACAGCGTCCTTATTAAAAAGACTTGTAGATTATTTGAAACAATGTAAAAAAGAATTTCAATTAGCAAGTGTTGATGAGATATGTTTTAATAAAAGAACTAATAATATTGAAAAATATATCATAGACGATACGGTAGAATTTCAATATGGTTTAAAATGTCCACCAAACGTTAAAGCTGCAGGATTTTATAATTTCCTAATGAATCAAAATCCAAAGTATAAGAACAAATACAAGATGATTGGTAATGGTGAAAAGTTAAAACTATACCACTGTAAACATGGAACTTGCGAAATATTTGCATACCAACCTGGAGCTCATCCTTATGAAATTGCGCCAACCGTTGACTATGAAACACAATTCGAAAAGAGTGTTATAGATCCATTGAACCGGGTTCTAACCGCAGTTGGTTTACATACACTAAATAGAAACTTAATTTATTCAACATCATTATTTTAAAATATGGATATAAACATCGATGACCTAACAGCAGACCAAAAAGACTATGTCAATCATTACAAGAGAATCAACACACGTCTTGAATCTCTTATGACTCAAATGTCAATAATACAAAATGAGACTAAAGTTCTAATAGAAGAGCTTGAAGACCTTAGAAAAAAAGAAACAAAACAATACAAAAATGGCAAAAAATAGATTTACATTTGACGATTTAAACGCAGAACTTGCAAGTTTAAACCCACTAGGATCTGTTATGGATAAATCAGACTTCTCCGAAGTTACTGAATGGATTCATACTGGAAACTATCATTTAAACGCATGCCTATCTGGAGATTTATTTGGAGGATGGCCTAACAATAGGTCTTGCTCGATTGCTGGACCATCAGGAACAGGTAAAACTTTCTTGACACTTAATTCAGTTCGAGAAGCAATTAATATGGGTTACTATGTAATCTATTATGATTCAGAAGCTGCAGTTGACAAAGACCAGATGGTAAAATTTGGTATTGATGTAACTAAAGTAAACTACCAGCCTGTAAATACTGTACAAGCATTTAGAACTTCAGTAACTTCAATTACTCAAAGAATGCAAGAGGTTAAAAGAAAAGGCGGAGAGATTCAAAAGATAATGATTATATTAGATAGTGCCGGTAACCTTGCAACACAAAAAGAAATCGATGATGCTGCGACTGGAAGCGAAAAGGCAGATATGACACGTTCTAAAATGTTAAAGTCAATCTTTAGAATTATTATGACTCCATTGGCTGACTTAAAGATTCCATTCTTATTTACAAATCACACATACCAAACCCAAGATTTTATCTCACGACAAGTTGCCGGAGGTGGTACAGGACCAGAGTATGCCGCTTCAATAGTTCTTATGTTAAATAAGGCACAATTGAAAGATGGTGATAAAAAAGTTGGTATCGTTGTAACCGCTAAGCCTGACAAGAATCGTTTTGCTAAACCTCACCCAATTAAATTCCACCTTGATTTTACCAAAGGTATGAATCCTTATGTTGGATTAGAACAATATGCGACATGGGATATTTGTGGAATCACAAGAGGTTCTATCGAGAAAGGTGTTAAAACTCCTAAAGCAACTGCAAGAGGATGGATTTGTAAACATCTTGACGAGACTGTTTCTAATGCAGAATTCTTTACTGAAAAGGTATTTACAAGAGAGGTACTTGAGCAAATTAACACACACCTTAAGCCAATTTTTAATTACAATACTTCGGCAGAAACTCTTAATAATGAAATTGGAGACTTATTAAACGAGGACTTAGATACTGAATAATATGGAAGTGAATCTTAATCGACTAGATGAAGACAAACTACCCATTAAATATATTTTAGGCATCCATGAACAACTAGAAAGTTTTCCGGATGCCTTTGATATTATACATGTTTATGTTGTCGAAACTATGAAAAAACCAGACCGTCCTCGAAACAATTTTACAAAACACTCATTGATGACATATCATGCATGTGGTAATATTGAAAATGCGGAGAAAGGTTTACAACAAGCAATTGGACTTGGTTTAATTGAACAAACCAATTTTGAAGAGGGAAAAGAGGCTTATAAGATACTAATTAACCCGTTCCAATAAGAAACTTTCTTTTAAATACGCTTATAATCTAAAAAAATATATGAAATTCGGACAAGATTTTGAAAAAATATTCTTTAAGTTATCTTTGGCAAAACCAAAGTACTTAGAAAAAATACATAAAGGCTTTTATACTTCAGACGAAATAGATACGATGCACTTTTTAGCAACGAAGTTCTATGAGAAATTCCATGAATCGCCAAAGGCAGATCAGATGAAAATCCTTTCTCAAAGTCCTAAATTTAAAGGAAAAGTAGATGAAGGAATTATTGAATTGGTTTATAAAACTGACCTTACTCAATATGATGAGGAATGGCTAGTTTCTACGGCTGAGGCTTGGATTAAATGGAGAACGTTCGATACTACCCTAATAGACACTATTGAATATATTAAGACTACTGAAGTTACTCCAGAGAATGCAGATTCTATTATCTCAAAAGTTAAAAGTTTAATCAATGACCGAAATTCAATTGTATTTAACTCAGATATTGGATTAGATTTCTTTAATGCAGGAGACCACTACCAAGAAGGTCGAGCTAAATTTTCAACTGGATATAACTTTTTAGACAGATTACTTTCTGGAGGTTATGACAAAGATGGTTCATTAATAGTTTATGTTGGAGAACAAAATATTGGTAAGTCTATTTTCTTAGCAAATGACGCTGCAAATTTTGTTAAAATGGGAGTTAACACTGCATTTGTTTCAGCAGAGATGGCAGCTCATAAAGTTCTTAAAAGAATTGGAGCAAACCTACTTACAATTCCAATGAATGAATATGATGCAAAAGCCCAAAATAAAGATTTAATTAAAAGAAAGCTTGAAAATGTAGGTGATGGTTTAACACCACCTGGAAATCTTTTTGTAAAACAATTTCCGACATCTCAAGCTACCGTACCAGATATTGAAGCCTATTTAAAACAAATCGAAGAAGAACGTAAAATAAAGCTAGGAGCTATTGTTATTGACTACATAAATATCTTAGCAAATTATAGAAATCCAAACTCTGAAAATATGTACCTTAAAATCAAGCAGATCGCTGAAGATTTACGTGCAATGGGAGTAAGAAATGGTTGGTTGATAGTTACTGCAACGCAGATTAATCGAAACAATTATAATTCAAGTGATATTGGAATGGGAGATGTTGCAGAATCTGCAGGACTTTCACATACCGCAGATTTAATGCTTGGAATTATTCAAGATGATATTATGCGAGCATCATTTGAATACTGGCTTAAAGTACTAAAAATTAGAGATGGTGAAGGTAAGGGCGTTAAATGCCGCCTAGATATTAATTATCAATATATGAGACTTACTGAAACTGACGATGTTACAAATTCAAACATACACAACTTATAAAAATGAGAACACAAAGAGATAAAATATTCGACAATACATTTGCAGAGAGTGAATTTGAATTAAACACTTCATTTTCTTTTGAAATTGCACCAAGCTATCTAGACAATCGAGATGAAGAGGACAAAATTGAAACGCAAATAATAATCACAAAGATTCATGAGCTAATTGAATCCTCAAGATTCAAACACTTCAATAATATTAATGAGTTTAACGAAACTGTTAAATTAAAAAAGAATGAAATTAACGAAATCTATGAATTTATTTCAGATGAGCTCCGACCAAATCATTCAATCATTGAAGTATTTTCAGAATTATGTGATTACTTTAATGTTAATCCAACCAAATTCTACCAGTCATTAGGAAATAAATTTAAAGAGGAGCTAATCGAGGTATTAGACAAGAAGACAAACGTACTCAAGAAAAAGCATATAAATAGATTATTCTAACTTATGATTCAACAAGCAAATTTAAACAAACCGGTAAAAAGAATTTGGATTCTAGGTGATATGCATCTAGGAGTCCGTTCGAGTTCTTTGGAATGGTTAGAAATGCAAAAAGATTTTTATGATAATCAATTCATCCCGACCTTACTAGAAAACTACGAAGATGGAGATATATTGGTTCAAGTTGGAGATGCATTCGATAATAGACAAAGTGTAAACATTAGAGTACTTCATTATGCTATTGATCTATTTGAAAGACTTGGAAATATTCTACCAACCCATATAATTTGTGGAAACCATGATATTTGGGCAAAGAAAAGTAATGATGTAAGTTCTATTGATGCTCTTAAATGGATTCCAAATGTAAGCATCTACAAAGAACCTCAAACTTTTAATTGGGGTGGAAGAGAAGTCTTATTAATGCCATGGAGAAGAGATGTTGAACATGAAGTAGAAACTTTAGATTTGTTTCCAAACTCTGAAATTGTATTTTGCCATTCAGAAGTGCGAGGTATTAAATTAAATAAGAAGGTTGATAATCACCATGGAACTGATTCAACAACTTATGACCGATTTACCGCAGTTTATTCAGGACATATTCATTATAGACAGCGAAGAGGCCAACTGAGAATGGTTGGTACACCTTATGAATTGACACGATCTGATATGGATAACACTAAAGGATTTGACTTGGTTAATTTAGAAGATATGCAAGAAACTTTCTTTGAGAATACAATATCACCAAAGTTTGTTAAATTTAATCTAACCAATCTTTATAATACACCTCTTGGAGAATTTAAAGATGCCATTAGAAACAATTTTGTAGACCTTTATGTCCCATCAAATATTGCAACGACCTCTGCTCTTTCAAGACTTATAAATAAAGTACAAACAATAAGTAGAAAAATTGACCCCAATATCTACGAACAGGACACATTCCTAGACGAGGATTCATACGATATGGACCAGATCGAAGACCTGTACAAGAACTATAATATTCTGCATCTTTGTAATATCTATGTTGATAATACTATACATGCTGAAGATGTTAAAACACAAATCAAAGATCGTTTAAAGAAACTTCACGATTTTTACGCATATAATAATCAAATGGATTAAATATGAAAATACAAAGTATTGAACTAAAAAACTTTGCATCTTACGGTAATCAAGTTCAAACTATAAGATTTGAAGATGATAAATCTGAACTATTTTTAACACTGGGTAAAAATGGTGAAGGCAAGACAACTATTGCTAACGCGATAGTTTTTGCGCTTTACGGCAAAATCGAAGGAGTTAAATTATCTGACCTTCCAAATAGAATTAATAAAGAACTTTGGGTCAGAATAACCTTACAATGTAAAAGTATTGAGGTTGTTATTGAGCGTGGTTTGGCTCCTGGAATATTCAAAGTTCTCCTTAATGGAATAGAATTCGACAAGGCAGGTAAACGTTCAGTACAAGAATATCTTGAAGAGGAAATCTATGGGATTCCATTCCACGTATTTAAAAATATCATTATTCTTTCCGTTAATGACTTTAAGTCTTTTTTAACAATGAGTAATAGCGACAAAAGACAAATTATTGATAAAATGTTTGGGTTCTCTATCTTAAATGAAATGCAAAATGCACTTAAAGAAGAGAGAAGAAACCTTAAAAGTGATATTGATGCATTTGGTAGAGAGTTAGGCCAAATAAATGAGAATATACAATCAGTTAGGACTAAACTGGACCAGTTAATGGTTGAAAGTCAAGAAAAGGACAAAAAGAAAATTCAGCATCTTAAAGATTCTCTTGTTAAATACGATGAGAATAAAAAGAAACTCGAAGAGGCTCAAGGTAAAATTAGTGCAAGTATTAAAGGTTTAAATTTGGACCTACAATCAAACCAGTCGACTGAAACTGAATTAAAGTTTAAAATAGCAGAGCTTAAAAAGAAATTGGAATTGTATGAAAATAATGCATGTCCAACTTGTGAGCATGAACTTACCGGAGAATTCCATAACTCTAGAAAAGATGAACTTGAATCCGAACTAAAAGATATTCCAAATCAACTTCAAGAAGTTACACAAGAAGTGTCAAACATTAAAACCCTAATCAGTGGACTTAGAGATAAAGATAGTGTTGTTCGAGACAAAGTATCTTCCTTAAATATTAACATTGCAAATTTTAAAACTGAACTCTTAGCAATTGCCGCCTCAATTAAAGGTACAACTGATTTTTCTCACATGGAACAAATTATCTCTGACTTTGAAACACAAGAGTTGGAGAAAGGAAATCTTAAAGATACTAAAACTATCGACTTCAATTTCTTAGAAATGGTTGAAGAGGTTCTTGGAGAGGATGGAGTTAAAAATCTTGCAATCAAGACTATATTGCCCGGACTAAATGCAAATATTGCAGCTATGACCCAGACAATGCACCTTCACTTCCACCTCAGGTTTGATGAGAAATTCAATTGTATTATCAATCACTTAGGAGAAGAAATAAATCCAATGACCCTTTCAACAGGAGAGCGAAAGAAGGCAGATTTTATAATTATTATTGCAATTATTAAAATCTTAAAATTAAGATTCCCACAACTAAACTTGTTATTCTTAGATGAGTTGTTAAGTTCTGTCGATCAAGATGGAATTCACAATATTTTAAAAATATTAAGTGGAGTAATTAAGGAGAGCAAAATAAATTGTTTTGTGATTAATCACACACCATTACCTCATGAAATCTTTGATAAAAAAATTCAAATCTATAGAGAAAATGGATTCTCCAAATTTAATATTGAGCTAATAGAATAGGATATATAATCCATGGCAAGTTACAATCAAAAATTTAATTCAGATGATAGTGTAGTTAGACACATTATTATAGGATTTTTAGCCGATTTGAATACTAAATTGTATTTTCATCGACAAATAACTAACGAAGAAAGAGTAGTAGTGGATGTTCCATTTTACTACTCAATAACAGGGGATGACCAGTTCTTAAGAGACAATTTTCTATTCTCAACACCTTCTGGACCGAATTGTACTCCGGATAAAGCAAGCGCCGATGGTAATTACGATGTTGTACCTAGAGGAATTGTAAACTTTACAGGACTTTCTATTGATTCTGGAAAACTAGTTAACAAAAGAATCATGGGTAATTATACCAAAATGAATTCTGAAGGTATCATAGAATCCTATGTTGCTGAATTTGACATGATTCCAATCACTATTGGATTTGATGTCGAAATCCTAGTATCTTCAACTCTTGATTCGTTTAAAATAACAGAATCAATAATTAAAAGAATGTACAAATCCAACTATTTTAATGTTGAAGTTGGACATTTAGAAGAGGGTAATTATCGAATTGCATCGTATTATGCACTCCCGGACGATTATACTTTAGATAGACCAGTTGGATTTACATACGAAGACAAAGATCAATTTAAAATAACATTTCCAATTGAAGTCAATTCATTCATACCTTCTTTCTATTTAGGTAATGAACAAGGGTTTGGCTCCAACAAGCTTTCTACTGAACAATTTGCTGGAAACAGAATGTTTACGATTAATAATATAGTAAACGCCGAAGATGTTAATCAAATCTCTGGAAAATTTATTGGAGATATTATACAGGTACCTACGCCAACCCAACCTCCTGGAATTTCTTTATTTGGAGCTCAGGGTTACCAAGGAGCTCAGGGTTACCAAGGTTACCAAGGTTACCAAGGAACTCAAGGTTACCAAGGACTTCAAGGATACCAAGGTGCTCAAGGAGAAAAAGGTGAACCAGGAACTTTTGGTGGTGCAACATTTGAGTTCTATTATGATGATATTACAGTTGATCCTACAAATTTGACTGCAGGACATGTAAGGATTAATGAATTTGGTACAATGATGTACATTTCATATTCAGATTCTAACTCTGAAAACATTCAATCATTTTTACAAACAATTGATGATTCATCTTCTCAGATCAAAGGTACGTTTAAAATAACATCACAGGCCGATCCACTTCTTTACGCGTTTTTTAGCATTACTGGTAATCATACAGAACATAATGACCATTATGATGTACCAGTTGCATTTCTTTCTAGCCCTGTTGCTGGAAGTGCGCCACCTGACCAATTAGTCTACATTACGTTTCAAAGAACAGGAGATATTGGTGATCTTGGACCTCAAGGATTCCAAGGTGCGCAAGGAGTTCAAGGATTCCAAGGTGCTCAAGGTTTCCAAGGTTTTCAAGGATTCCAAGGTGCACAAGGTTTTCAAGGATTCCAAGGTGCACAAGGTGTCCAAGGTTTTCAAGGTGCTCAAGGTTTTCAAGGTGCTCAAGGTTTCCAAGGTGCTCAAGGTGCTCAAGGTTTCCAAGGTGCATCTGCATTTATAAAATTATATTCACAAACATTAAATGCTGCCTCTTGGACATTAAATGGCCTATATTATACTTATACATTTTCTAATACAAATATAACTCCTAATACTGATTTATCAATAACACCACAAAATGAAAGTTATCAAACGGCATATAACGCACAAATACTTCCATACATATCAACCGGATATACTGTAGCAATATTTTTCTCTCAATTTCCTCCGGAAGCAGATATTGTAGTAGATATAATAATAACACAAACCACATAAATCAATGGCATTTAATATACCAATAAATTCAATAGCACCTCACCCAACTCCTGCAGATTGGGTAAGACCTGTAGATTGGATAACAATTACAGATGTAGCAAATGAAGTTCAATTTTTAGTTGCCGATACGGGATTAAAAGCATTTGCTATTGAAACTACATTCACACAAAATAGTGGAGCTAATATCTATATAGATTGGGGTGATGGTGTAATAGACACTATAACTATACCTACAGTACAAACAACAAACCATGTTTATAGTACAGGAGGTACTCCTTGCTCGCGTGGATATAATACATTTAAAATTAGAATATATGGAGATGCAACGTGCGTAATTACAAATGTAAAACATGTTCCTAATTTCTCTGTTACAGGAGGAAATCCATCCTATAGTGTAGGTGTATTAGAAGCTTATTTTGGAGATGGTACAATGGAAGAAATATCTCAATCTTTATTTTCATCTATTGGAGGTATTAATTCCTTTGCAAGTTTTACAGAGTTAGAATATGTAAAATTACCTGCAGTTGTTACTTGGACTACTCAAATGCAATATATGTTTCAAAACTGTGTAAATTTGCATAAAGTTGTTATGCCTACATCCGCTAGTTCTCTAGTCACATTAGTAAGTACATTTAATGGATGTGTAAATTTATTAGATATAACATTACCATTAAATGCTACATCAATAGCTAGTTTACAGACTACATTTTCTAGTTGTAGGTCTTTAAGAACTGTATCTTTTCCTACAACATTAAATAGTGTTACTGCCCTCCAAGCAGCGTTTTCGAATTGTATTTCTTTAAAAAATGTAACTTTACCAAGTATTAATATATGCATAGATCTAGGTTCTATTTTTCAACTATGTCAATCATTACAATGGGTTAGATTTACATCTTTTCCTGTGTTTTCATCCGGGTTGACTGCTGTTAATGCGGCAAGCATGTTTTCTCAGTGCTCATCTCTTCAACATGTGTACTTTCCTTCAGAATGTTCGAGCACGGCTTTTTATAATATAAGCTCTGCTTTTAATAGTTGTTTCAATTTAAAAAATATAGTATTTCCTATAAACTTCAACGCCAATACGCTAGTTAATACTTTTAGTAATTGTAATAGTTTAATAAGCGTTATATTTCAATCACCAATGCCTAATCTAACAATGATGGATCAGACTTTCCAAACTTGTTATTTGTTAACGTCAGTAACATTACCAGTTACTGTTGGAGCATCTGTTAGCATGCAATCTACGTTTAATAGTTGTTATGCATTAAAATCTATAACAATTCCATCTGCATGGACACTAGGCGCATTAAATAACGCTTTCAACAACTGTATTAGTTTAAAAACAGTTGTTTTACCAAATAACACCCAGGATAGTATAACTACAATGTTAGGTACATTTAACAACTGTTATAAATTAGAATCTATTACACTACCTACAAGCTTAACTTCAGTCAATACACTGCAAAATACATTTTCTAACTGCATAAGAATATCCTCTGTAGTGTTTCCAGCATCAATGCCTTCTTTAACTACAATGGCAAATACGTTTCTAAACTGTTTCAATTTAACATCTCTTACATTACCTATAAGCACAACATCTCTTACTAGTGCAGCCTTAGCATTTACCAACTGCATTAAGATAGAAACAATCACGCTACCTACAACAGCAGGAGCAATTTCCAGTTTTCAACAAACATTTCTTGGATGTACTAATTTAAAAACTATAACACTTCCAACAACGCAAATGATTGCAATAAATACTATTTCAAACATGTTAACTCAATGCGGAGTATTAACAACAGTAAATAATTTAGACAAAATAGGAAGTTTAGTAGCTACTCCTTTAGTTAATGGATCATTTTTTACATCCCAAACATATGCACTAACATCACTAAGTTTTAATTGTCCATTCTCTCAATTAGCTGTAAATGGCTCATTTAATTCACGTTTTAATAAGCTTAATAGTCTAAGATTATTAAATACATCAATAGGACAATGGGTAGGAAGTTCTCCGCAAATAAACGTATCTTACTGTGATTTAGGAATAGCAGCATTAGACCAATTATTTACAGATTTAACTACAGTAACATCAAAAACAATAAATATAACAGGTTGCACTGGAGCAGCAGGTTGCACAAGGTCTATAGCAACTGCTAAAGGATGGACCGTAACAGGATAATAACATGGAAACAACAGCAGGATTTTACAAATTAGAAGATGATAATTGGCAGTACGCACCCAACTTTGTGAGTGCGCCGGATTATACATTAGAGAAAGAATTAAAAGACACATATACATATCCAGTAGATGGATGGACTTGGTATGATGAACAACCTTATGTAATAGAAGAAGCTCCTATTTAAAGAGATATATAAATAAAATAAAATAATAAAACAATATGACAACTAATATTCTTGCACCATTTGTTAAATTAGACGAATCTTTCCAATTTTATGTAAGTGGAAGACTTTTCGAAATGAATGACACTGAAATTAAAGAAGTTGAAGGAACCCAAAATTCAACCTTAATTAATGCAATTAATGCATTTGAATCTTTTCAATTTACTGAAGATTCTGTTAGATGGTTCCATGGACCAAGCAAATTTATTTACAATTTAGCTGAAGGTATTTTTCAACATAACAATTCAGAAATTATTGGAAGCACATTTTCAAACCATATTATGGCAGCCGGACATATCAGATACGCTGAAAAACCGATTGCTGAATTATTTGAATCACTTCCTACACTTTTAGAAAATTTTGTAACTCTTGATTTTGCTGCAACATTTGAAGGAAATAACACAACTGTAAATCTTTTTGTACTAAACGAAGATATTTACATTGCACGTAATAACCATTCAAATAAAATTACTAAATTCTTTAAAGCAAACAGTGCTAATGAAGCTGCTGAATATGTTACTAAAGAAACTGGAGAATCTGCTCTTTTATTCTTAAAAGAAATGGTTGAAGGAGAATCTGCTGACTTAGCAATTAAAGAGGAAAAACTAGCAACATACGAAGCTATGATTTCTTTCTTAAAAGACCAAAAAGGAATACTATCAAACGCTGATAGAAATGATGAAGCTATTAAAGAGGCTGAGTCTTTAATCAATGGAGAAATCCGTTCATGGGAAGACAAGATTACTGCCCTAAATGCATAATCTATATAGTTTTTAAATTAATATTAAAGGGGTTGCCAAGCAGCCCCTTTGGTGTCTAGACTGGAATTGAAACAGTACCAACATTTTGTTATATAAAGTTAAACTAAATAAATTAAAATGGCTAAAACTAAAAACTATCTAAATAATAAGGACTTGCACGATGCAATGAGTGAATCTAAGAATTTGGATAAATTAACTCCAACTGCAGAAAAAATGTTAATTCTATTAGCAGAACGTGCAATCAATAGAATGTCGTACGTTAATAAAGATGATAGAGATGACTGTCTTCAGTTTGCAATGTTAGACCTCTTAAAATACTGGAGAGGATTTAACCCAGTCTATCCAAATGCCTTTGCATACTTTACAGAAATTGCTAAAAGAGGATATGCCAAAGGTTGGAATAAAATTCACCCACAAAAATACAAAGGTACTATTTCTATGAGTAGAACATCGGGCGATGATGATAGTGGCGGAATTTATTCTATTTAATGTCAATTAAGAATTTAAAACCAACTAAAAAGTCCGGATTTAACCAAGGATATTTTAATCCCAAGAACCCTGAAAAATATGTAGGTCCATTGCCTATTATTTACAGAAGCTCTTGGGAATATAAGTTTATGATTTGGTGTGATATTAATGACAAAGTCCTTTGCTGGTCAAGCGAACCTGTTGAGATTAAATATTGGTCGCGTCAGGGAAACAAACAAAGAACATATCACCCAGACTTTTACTTTAAAATACTAAAGCAAGATGGCTCCAGCGAAGAGTTTCTTGCTGAAATCAAACCAAAAAATCAAATACAAAAGCCAAAACCTCCGGCAAATCCAACTAAAAAAAGTCTTGCATCCTATAAATTTCTTACGGAACAATATATAAAAAATATGGATAAATATAATGCTGCTAAAGAATATGCGGCTAGTCGTTATTGGCGATTTATTGTCCTAACTGAAGATACTATTAAAAATGGGTTACATTAAACAAAGAATAGATGAATTAAGCAAGGAATTTGGAGGTAAAGTAAAGGCTTCTATGGCATGCATGGATTGGTATGAAGCTGGAATTAAATCTAAAACCCAAAATGAGGCTAAAATAACCCGGACACGTTTTCAACCTGGAAAGATTTATGTTTTTAAATACGATCCAAAATACAAGAAAGAACTTCCATGGTTTGATGCAAATCCAGTAGTATTGGCAATTGAACAAGTTAATAATAATGACTTAGGAATTAATTTAAACCTACTGCCGGTTCTTTACAAAGAAAAATTGCTAGATGAATTATTTACCCGTATGAATATTAAGGTAGATAAACAAGAAACAGACATAATTTCAGAAATTTTAGGAATTGAAACTCCTAGTAAGAATAATGCACTTAAAGAAAAACCTCTCCGGATAACTTATGAAGGAATCAAAGCATACCTTAAAAAGGATGGATATGAGTTTGCCTTAAGGCAATATATACCTTCAAGAAAGAGGGACCAAGCAGTTGTTAGTTATTCAAAATGGCCAGAAATAGCACTATGTGATTTTATGGACTTTAACAAAACAAATGTAATGAAGGTCAGATTAATGTTTAATGACTATTTAAAAAAGAATATATAACTTAAATTAATATAATAATATAATGGCAGGATTTGTACAAAGAAATGGTCCATTGACTAAGCGACCTTTTAACCTAAGTAGTACTCTTAAGAAGTTATCTTCTTTTGGTATGTACTATGACGATTTGGTGCTTAGACAATCTCAAGCAATCGGACCGGTAGAAGATGCAATTGGTTATGGCCAAATGAACCCAACAGGTCTTGATAGTGATGACATGTATGGCGCATTTGCAGCCCTTTCGATGGCTGATACTACAATGCGTAAAAATATTCCATTTTTTGACCAAGCATACCGTGGTAAAAGAGATGAACTTAGAGCATTTGCACAACATGATGAAATTGAAGACATCTTAGATATACTTTGCGATGAGTCAATTGTGTATGATAGCAAAAACTTCATGGCCAATCCAGAGATTATCGGTATGGAAGTTTCTGAAGATGTGCAGAAATATCTTAATAAAGCATATAGAGACCTCTATCAATATTTTGGATTCAATCTAGACCAATCAGCATGGTATTTTTTTAGAAAATGGTTAATTGATGGTTATCTATCATTTGAGATTATTTATAATCCTGAAATGTCAGATGTTATTGGATTTAAAGAAATTGATCCAATCACATTGGTTCCAGGATATAACCATGAAGATGGTAAAAAAGTTTGGATTCAGTTTAAAGACGATCCAGTTAAACAGAGAAAATTGTATGATTCACAGATTGTGTACATATCATACTCTTCGATTACTACAGCATCAAGGGTTTCTTACCTTGAGCGACTTGTAAGAGCATTCAACTTAATGAGAATTATGGAGCATACCAGAGTTATTTGGGCTGTTACAAATTCATCTTATAGAATGAAATTTATTATACCAGTTGGTGGTAAATCTAAAACAAGAGCAAAGCAATCCCTTGCTCAGTTAATGAATAACTATAAAGAAGTTGTAGATTTTGATTGGGATAGTGCATCTCTTACAACTAACGGTAAACCAATGTTACAATTTAACAAAGAATATTGGTTACCTAGCAAGGATGGAGAACAACCTGAGATTGAAACCTTGGGTGGAGAAGGTCCAGAATTAAGCGACACTGAATCATTAAAATACTTCTCAGATAAACTTAAAGCAGTTTCAAAAATTCCTTACAATAGATTCATGTATGAAGATGGAGGTGGAGATTTCAATCTAGCTGCTGATGGTATGATTAGAGATGAGATTAAATTCAGTAAATTTATTAATCGTTTACGTAGTTCATTCCAAGAGATATTGATTAAACCCCTTTGGATTCAAATGTGTCTTAAATTTCCAGAATTTAAAGAGGATGCAGGATTTAGAACTCAAATTGCACTAAGATTTAATGAGGATAATATGTTCTCTGAATTAAAGACAATGGAAATCATGCAAAAGCGACTTGATTTTATTAGTACGATGAAAGATTCACTGGTTAAAACAGATCCAATGACAATGGAAGAAACTCCATATTTTGATATGGACTTCTTAGTTGATAGATACCTTAAACTCTCTCCAGATGATAAAGCAGCTAATGATGCATATAAAGCCAGAACTGCTGCAAAGAAAGCTGCCGAACCAGAAGAGGAAAATCCAATGATGGGAATGTAATTAAATAAAAATATAAATAAAATGAAAATAATTAAAACATTTGAAGAATTTACTAGCTCTCTTCAAGAAGATGCAATTGATGCAGGAGAAGATTCAAAAGTAGTAGTTGATGATGTAACTCTTGACTCAGGAAAAGAAATTAAATCTACTGAAATTTTAGGGACTATATTGTCCTCAAAAAGTGAAAAAGAATTTAAAGAATATTTCTATAAAGAATACGGAAATACAGCGTTTACCGAAGAGGATATGTTTACTCTAGTTAAATTTTTTAACGATTATCAAGAAGAAGTGGCTCAAAAAGAAAAGGACGCTGAAAAAGATTCAGAAGGCGATGCAGGTGGAGAAGAAGAGGATCCGTTAGCCGGTCTATAAAAATTTAAAATTTTTAAAAATCTTCAAAAATTAACTGGATATATAATAGAAATATAATAAAATAATAATTATGACTAATAACTTACTGATCTTAGAAAGATCGTCAACGGAATTAGAGTTTAAACAAGAAGGTGGGACTTATGTTCTAGAGGGTATCTTTGGAGAAATCGATAAGAAAAATCGTAATAACCGAATCTATACTGAATCTGAATACTTACCGCAAATTGAAGCTCTACAGGCCAAAATTAAATCATCTAAGCTATTAGGTGAATTAGACCACCCACAAACATTTGATGTTTCTTTAAAAAATGTATCACATATTATTGAAGAACTTACTTATGATACAGAGACAAAACAAGTTAAAGGACGTATCAGACTATTAGATACTGATGCAGGAAGACAGGCAAAAGCTCTTGTAGATGCTGGAGTTCCATTACAAATTTCAAGTAGAGCAGCTGGTGCAGTTGAATCTAATGGAACTGTAAAAATCAAACAATTGTTTACTTACGATTTAGTTGCAGACCCTGGGTTTGAAAACGCTGAATTGAAAAGAGTTAATGAAGCTTATGGTTTTGTTAATGAAGGAAACGACCTATTTATTTACGAGATAAATAAAGAAAACAAAAAACAATCAATCGAAAATATAAACGAAACAAAAATGGCAGAGTCTAAATTTATTACGACTGAGGATTTTAATAAATACTCTAAATATCTTTCTGAAGAAATCAAATCTATTAAAGAAAGTATGAATTCTTTAACAGAAGCAGAGTCTACTAGTTCTCAAGTACAATCATTAAAAGAATATACCGATTATTTAGCTAAGAAATTAGAAGAATCAATCGCATATTCAGAACACGTTGCTGAAAAAGCAGACCAAGGTATTCAATATGCAGAAACACTTGCAGAAAAAGTTGATCAAGGTATTCAATATTCTGAGCATATCGCTGAAAGCGTTGATGCTATCAAAAATTACACTAACTATTTAGCTGAATCTTACAATGAAGGTTCTACTTCTTATGACAACTTAATTAAATATACTGAATATTTAAGAGAGAACTTAGAGAAAGTAACTGAATACGCAGAATACGTTGCAGAAACAGTTAATACTAACCTATTATTAGAAGACGAAGCAGGAATTCCAGCTGAAGCTCTTAAAGATGAAACTGAAGATGTTTCTCCAGATGTAGTTGATGCTGATGGTAATGTAATCACTGGAAAACCAGAAGATGTTGCAAAAGACATAAAACTTGCTGGTAAAGGAAATGCTGCTGGTAAAGAAATTACAGAAGCAAATGATGGAACTGAAGCAGGAATTCCTGCCGAAGACATTAAAACTGCTACTAAAGATGTTACTGTTGATGTAGTTGATGCTGATGGTAATGTAATCACTGGAAAACCAGAAGACGTAGAAAAAGACTTAGACCTTGAAGGTGAAGGAGAAGCTGCTGGTAAACAAGTTGACCAAATGGAAGCTTACAAAAATTCAATTACTTCTAAATTAGAAGCAATTGTTGAAAAGGTAAATTCTAAAAAATCAGAAAATCCAACATTCTTTAAATTTATCTCTGAAGAGAAAGTAAATGAATTTAATACATTAACTATTGAAGAAAAATCTAAAGTTGTAAGCGCAGTTGAAGGAAGAGGTTACCTTACTGAAGGACAAATTTTAGCTCTATGGAACACTTCATTATCAGGAGTTGTAGAAACTAACAACACACCTAATGTTATCAAATTAATGCCAACTGAATACCATGATACTTGGGCTAAATGTTCTGAAGGTAAGAAAAACCAAATAGTAGCACAATCTAAATATCATAAATTAGAAACAGCTTACCAAGTTGCAAACTTCTGGCAAACTAGAGACCTTAGAGAGGTTGCTCCAGTAATGGAAAAAATCGCTATGGTAAATGAATCAGTGGTTGAAACAACTCAAACGCTAGGTTATGACGCTACTGAATTAGGTGCTGAAATTGCAAAAAGATTTAACAGATAACATTATTTTTGGGTTTTTTTAAAAAAACCAAAAAAACAAGGATATATAATACTATTAAAACATATTCGATGCTCAGTTAAGAAGCAAAAAACTGAAATTATATCGAAAACTCGTAATATACGAAAATATAAAACCATTAAAAAAAAATAAATTTACAAATGGCAAATTTAATTAATGAAGCAGAAATCAGAGCAACGTGGGCTCCGATTATCGAATCTGCGACAGGTATCAACGATTCAAGCAAATTAGCTTGGATGTCAGAATACTGTCACAACCACAAATTATACGAAGATGCTTCTCAAATGACTTTAGGTACTGCTGGTAACATCTTTGGTATGGGTGCTACAACTTTACCAGGTAATACTTTCTCAGGTGGTATGTCTACTACTAAAGGTTCTGGTGATAAAGCTCCTTCTTTACTTCCTTTAGCAATGCAAGTTGCTGCTCAAACTATCGGTCTTGACTTAGTACCAGTAGTTCCTATGGCTGGTCCAATGGGATTATTGTCTTACTTAGACTTTGTTTACGAAGGTGGTAAAATCGGTCTTAATGGTGTAACTGCTACTACTGCTCCAACTTATGTTAAAGTAGGTCTTGCAACTGGTACGTTTGCAACTGCATTAGCTGAAATTCAAGCACTTGCTGATGATACTATTGTAGCTGTTGGTGGAACTTATGGTTCTTATACTTTAATAGGAACTTCTAGAATTGATGGTAAAATGATTTTTAAAGTAAATTCTATTGACGCTGCTAACGCTAACGTTAATGACGATATTAAATTAGCATTTGTTGGTTTAACACATGCATGTACTGCGACTGATGTAGAATTAGTTAAAGCTTTAGAGGATCACGTTAAAGGATTCGCTGCTTCTAATGCATCTGGTACTCCATTCTCAAGAGAAGCTGGAGAACAAACTCCAGATAAAATCATGGGATTATCTTTATTCTCTAAAAGCGTTACAGCTGAAACTTTCCAAGTTGCTGCTGCCGTTACAAGAGAACAAGTTCAAGATTTAAAACAATTCGGAGTTGATGCTGTTGCTCAAGTTGAAGCTGTTTTAACTAATGAATTAACTCAAGGTATTAACCAATACATCTTAGGAAGAATCAGAACATTAGGTGCTCTTAACGTTACTAGAGCATTCAGTGCTAATGCATTTGACTTAAACTTACCTCTTGCATCTGCATTAGCTGGTGGAGAAACTTTACCTTCTGTTCACAGAAGAATCCTTTCTCAAATCTTAGCTTCTGCTAACTTGATCGCTAACAGAGGTAGAAGAGGTGCTGGTAACTTCGCAGTATGTGGACCACAAACTGCTACAGTTTTACAATCAATCGCTGGTTTCGTTGCAAACCCAATGGCAAATACTTTCGCACAAGCTGCTGGAGCTATCTACCCATTAGGATCTGTTGCTGGAATTAACATTTATACTGACCCTACAATGGACTGGTACGATTATTCAATCGCAGTTGGTAGAAAAGGAGACGGAAACGGACCTGGTATCGTATTCATGCCTTACTTAATGGCTGAATCAGTTCAAGCAATTGCTGAAGGAACTATGGCTCCTAAAGTAGCTGTTAAATCTAGATTCGCTCTAGTTGATGCAGGATTCCACCCTGAAACTCAATACGTTGAGTTCAATGTAACTGTTAATGGAACTGCTACTGGTAACTTGTTAACATTAGCTTAATATTTTAAATTAGAACTAACATTCTAATTATACTTAAAGGGAACTGAGAAATCAGTTCCCTTTTTTGTGATATATAATCTATCATAACAAAATAAATTAAAATATGGAAACATTTGAAAATTGGTATACAAGTATACTTGAAGAGGTTGCAACAGCTCCTATTAAATCATTATCTAGAGATGTCGATACAATTATAGATTCTTTAGGTAGTCTTGTTAAAGAATTAACTGAAGAACTTGATTCTCCGGAATTTAATGAATTAAACGAAGCTGATGCTGAAGGTCCAAGCAAAGTTTGGCAATGGATTTGGTGGATGCCAAAGGCAATAAAAGCACAGTCAAAAGTCAATAAAATAAAATTGAATGTCACTGATATGGAATCAGCGGCCGAAGATGCTCCAGACGCAGAACAAAAGGCAAAAATTAATGCAAAAGCAAAAATTGCAAGAGATCAGGCAGGAGAACTTCAAAAGATGGTTGATGATAAATTTAATGCAAAAGGTGAACTAGTTGCAAAGGCACTTCATAATGCAAAAATAGCTGGTCAAATCGCATCAATTAAAAGAGCTTCAGGATTAGAAGATGACCCGGAAAAGGTAGCATCTTATAAAGAAAAAATGACTGAACTTCAAAATAAATACAAAGAAGATCAGGCTGCAATTAAAGAACTTGAACCTTCGGAAGATGATAAAAAGGCTGAAATTGAAAAAAAGAAAGAAGAGCAAAAGAAATCTGATGATGCTAAAGCAGCACAAAAAAAATTAGATGATGATGCAGCTGCTTCTAAAGCTGCTAAAAAAGACAATACTGAAACTCCAGAAGAAACTGAAACTCCAGAAGAAACTGAAAAAGATCCAAAGGTAAAAGCATTAGAAGATGAAATTACAGGTGATGAAAAGAATTTAGCAGATGCAGTAGAAGCAAAAGATACTAAAGCCATTGATTTATTAAAAGGTGCAATTGCAGGTAAAAAGAAAAGATTAGAAACATTAAAACAAAAATCCTCAGAATCTTTAGTTAATAGAGCAAACTCAGTTGGTTTAAATGAATTAGCATCTGAAATTGGTTCTAAGTTTGATTGGCAATTAGATGAAGGAACTATACTGTATCAAAAATATGATGCAATAATTAAAAAGGCTGAATATTCAAATACCTTAAATGAATCTAAATACCAAAATCTAAGTGTTAAAGATAGATTCTCTAGATTACTATAATTTCGAATTTTTTCTAGCAATATTTAAAAACTCCTTTTGTTGATTCAATAGGAGTTTTTTTACGTGCTGTTGGAAGGCAACAGAAGATTTTAGGATTCTACCATCCACCATTTTACCGCCAAGAGTATCGTGATAATCAGGATGAACAAAGTTCTCCGCATTAAAGTTATTTATATTAGACCTGATAGGTTCTCCAGATAGAGCGCAAGTCCAATCAATTGTATCGTAACTATCCGAAAGCTCTTCACTTTTCATAAGCTCCCCAGTAGACCAATCATAATAATATTTGTCCCTCTTCGAATCATTTTTATATTTACACATCTCAAAGATAATATGTAGAAACTGGTCAGATTGAGCCCTTTCTTTCATTAATGGATTCTCTAATAGTAATCGACGCTGTTGTCGCGAGAGTCCTTCATAACATACACCATACCTATTCCTTGGATAGGGTCCTCCAGTACGACGAATCTTTGGGTATTTGTTATTAAAAGCCATACAATATTTATCTGAAACTTATAGAGACCTTCTTATATAATACCTATAAACTTAAACCTAAAAAATGATTCAAGCACTTTTTACAGAAAAATATCGTCCTAAAAATCTAGAAGATTTAATCCTTCCAGAACGTGTAATGTCGAAATTTGAAAATGGATTAACACAGAATATGTTATTGGCAGGTAGCCCAGGTACTGGTAAAACTTCAACTGCAAAGGCTATTGTTAATCAATTTGGATTACCATACCTTTATATTAATGCATCTACCGATACTTCAGTCGACGTGATTAGAACCCGGATCACTGATTTCTGTTCAACGATGTCAATCCTAGATGACCAAGGAAAATTTAAGGTTGTTATATTAGATGAGGTTGATGGTGTATCTGACCAATTCTTTAAAGCACTTCGTGCAACCATGGAGCAGTTTGCAAGTAACTCCCGTTTTATTGCAACTTGTAATTATGTTAATAAAATTCCAGATCCAATTCTTTCACGGTTTGAAGTTATCAATTTTGACTTCGATAAATCTGAAGAGAATGAATTGACTAAGAAATATATTAGAAGGGTTTATGATATTTGTGGAAAAGAAGGAATGGCAATTGAAAAACCAGCCCTGGTAGAATTTGTTAAAAGAAACTTTCCAGACCTTCGAACAACTCTTAATAAGTTACAAGGTTATAAAACTCAAGGTACGCAGAATATTACACTCGATGATGTTAAGAAATTTAACTCAGTCTACAAGGATATGTTTGACCTGATTTTTAATCAAATGGACCCTGTAACTAATTATAAGTATATTGTAGGAGAATATTCAAATAGAGTTGATGATGTGCTCCAAACACTTGGCCAAGAATTTATCGAATACATACAGACAGAAAAGCCACAAAACGCTCGACACATTCCACAAATTGCAATCTGTGTTGCAGAACACCAGGCTCAAAGAACCCTGGTAATAGACCCGGTTATTACGTTACTTTCATGCACGTACAAAATACAAGAAATTGTAAAAAATTAAAAAATAAATTGATAAAAGTTTTCCCGTGTCAAAACTTTTGATTATATTTACAAATAAATTATAGAACTATGAAACTAGGAAAACATACACTTATTATCGATGGAAACTATTTCGTACATAGCAGACTTTTTGTACTTCCACGTCCTAAAAAAGAACAATTATTAGGAGACAGAGATGGCCAAGAACAATTTATGCGAAAATTGTGTATTGACTTTGCGTCAGAGGTCAGAAAGATGACACCCTTTGTCGACCAAATCGTAGTTGCAGTCGATTCAAAATCATGGCGTAAAGACCTATTCCCAACCGCAGAATATAAAGGTACCAGAGTTGCCGATAGTTCAGTTAACTGGGAAAATGTATTTAATGTTTATACAGAGTTCCAAGATATTCTTGCAAAGCAGGGTGTAATCATTCATAAAGTTCCCGGTGCAGAAGCAGATGATATTCTATTCGGTTGGTCGACACAGTTAAACAATGAAGGTAAAAATTGTATTGTTTGGACAGGTGACCGTGACCTTATTCAATTAGTTAATTATAATGAAGCAACAGATGCATATACCTTATGGTACTATAATTCTAAGCGTAGATTGTTAGCATTCGAAGGTTTCGAAAACCTTATTAACAAACCTAATGAGGTAGAAATTTCAAATGATGACTTATTATTTAACATGGGTTCTGCTGATGTGCTAAATAACCAACTTAAAGGTGATTTTATCAGTTGGATTGCTAAAAACGGCGTAGAAATAGAAGAGATTAATTGCGATGATTTTATCTTCTCTAAAATCTTACAAGGTGATAAAAGCGATAACATTCAATCAGTCGTTTCATGGACTAAAAGAACTAGTACTGGTTCTATCCGAAACTATTCAATAACTGAAAAACAGGCAATTCAAATCCTAGAAAAATATCGTGAAATTGAAGGTAACTTCCACATCGACCATTTTTTCTCTGAGGAACAGGTTAAAACTATAGTTAATATGATTCATGATGTTGTTGGTAAATCTACAATTGATGAAATCCGTTTGCGATTCAATCAAAATCTAGACTTAATGTTACTTCACTTTAATACGATACCTGGTGGAATTCTAAAAGCAA